ATTTATAAATCAAGAGCGATGGGGCGTGGTGCGGCGAGGTGCGGCGAGGTGCGGCGAGGTATGGTGCGGCGGGGTCTGGCGGGGTGAGGTCTGGGTGCCAATGGCACATTTACAAGCCAATAGATCTGGTGCGGTGCGGTATGGCACGGTGGGGTCGGGTACGGTAAGGTGTGGCGCGGCTTGGTCTGGTCTGGGTGCCAATGGCACATTTACAAATCAAGAAGTGGCTCGGTACGGTCAGGTCAGGTGTGGTAGGGTGTGGTTGGGCCGGGTTTGGTGGGGTCGGGTTTGGGTACCAATGGTACATTTATAAATCAAGACGAATAAGGCATGGTACGGCCCGGTGAGGTGAGGTCGGGTGTGGCGAGGTCTGGTTTGGCTGGGTCTGGTATGGTCTGGGTGCCAATGGCACATTTACAAATCACTGTTTTCATGCTACAATCTGGTATAATTCAATCATCATTACAAAGAGGACATTATGATTAGACGAGCATTTGAATTTAACCCAGCATCACAAGCAGCAGTCGATCGACTTATGCAATTCGCTGTGCCGAAATGCCGTGGCGATATTCTGACGTGGGAAGAATTGGAGAGTGTGAGCGGATTTAGCCGCACGGAATTAGCCTACCAGAACAATACTGCAAATGGTGGCTATATCATGAAGCGGTTTGTCCAGAGAATGCAAGACGAACGTGGTATTCAACTTTGGTCATATCGCGACGTTGGTCTTAGGATGATGACCGAGCACGAACAGATCTATCTGGTATCGAAGAAGCGTATAAAACGTGCAAAGCACCAACATAAAGCCAACCTCCAATCATTGATGTGCCTCAGTAACGATAAGTCGGCGAAGGTCAACGATCGCGAGGGCAAATTCATGGCTGCACAAATGGAGATGTTGCACGCGAATATGACTGAACTAGATCGGCAGATGCGTACGACAGAACACAGTTCAAGGACAGATGTTATACAACGTCCACCGATCATTATGTAATATGGGGATATCGTGTTTAAAATTATTAAACCTTCCGAATTAAAAGTTCCTCCTCTTACGCGAGAAGAACGTCTATGGGTTTACCGTTTGAAGCGGTGCCTGGAAGCGTGTCCAGAGCGACTTGAGCTTATGACCGCTGGCGATCAGTTGAGTGTCGTGGACCGCGTTGGTGCAAGTAAAAGTGAACTCCATAGTGGTTTTGCTCACGATGACGGCATAGTTTTGGCAGAAATGCCGGGCCCTAAATGCCACGGTGTATGTTAAGTGGGGATAATTCAATATGTATTTTATAAGTTGCTGCGTGGCGTAGAAGTGGGTTACTTCGAATGCTAATCGAGAGGTCGCTGGTCCGAGTCCAGCCATCCGAGCAATCGGGTGTAGCTCAGTTGGCAGAGCGCTAACGTTACCTACTTCGCTTTTTCCCGCAGCAACTTTAAAAATAAAAGGATATGTGAACCTGCAGGCTTTTGACTTACAGCGAATCATATCCCTATAAAACTGTGTTGCGTGGCGCAGAGATGGGTTACTTCGCAATTGGAGCGAGAGGTCGTTGGTCCGAGTCCAACCATCCGAGCAATTCGGGTGTAGCTCAGTTGGCAGAGCGCTTAAAATAGCCCGTTTCGCTTTTTCCCGCAACACTTTTAATATAAGGCGGTTACAGTGTGGCGCATCGCACAGATACTTCGAAACAGCCCCTCTCAAAAAGGGACTCAGTATTAAGGACTGTGTGAGACTTTTCCCGCTGTAACCGCCTCTATATTAGATGGTTGCAATTATGAAATCCAGAGAATTCTTAGCGGACAGTGAGAAACTAAGGAATTACTTCCTTGAAGAGATCGCTCTGTGTATAGCATGTTCACTGACTAGAGAGGGTATGCCAGAAGAAATAATTGGATGGAGATATAGAGCAACTGGTGTTTGTTCTCTGATGCGTGATTTATTTTATCACGTTAATCCGCTAGTAAAATTTCAAGACATTTTAGTAACCGAGGAGATCAAAGAGGATCTCCTAAAAACTAATTGGCCAGTTTGGTTTGATAAGAAACTGCTGGGTGACGATTATGGCGACGACAAACAAAAAGACTAAGAAATCACACGTTTACGCTGACAAGCACCTTGCTGGTGGATATGGCCCGAGAGCAGCCAAACAGGGAGACGAGGCTACTCTTCGTCGCCTTGTTATGTCTTGCCTCTTGTGGGAGAAAAACGCATATTGCGATGGCCAAGAAGTCGTCAATAAGATCAAGAGTTTGGTGCCGTTGGTTCCGAATGTTGCCGATATTGCTATTGAGGCCAGATACGATCAGAAACTACGGCATGTTCCGCTGTTGATCGTTCGTGAAATGGCTCGCAATCACATGCCCGGTGTCGCTGAGACGCTGACCAAGATCTGTAAGCGTCCAGATGAGATAACTGAATTTATATCTCTTTATTGGTCCGACAATGATAAAAAGAAATCATTGCCAGCAGCCGTAAAGAGAGGTTTGGCGGCTGCGTTCGATAAGTTTGATGAGTATCAGCTTGCTAAATACAAGCAGATGGATAAAGACATCAAGCTTCGTGATGCTATGCGTCTCGTACATGCGAAACCGGCAGGCGATCGCAATTCATTATATAAGAAACTGTTGTACAATGAATTGGCTACTCCTGATACTTGGGAAGTCGGTATGTCGGCGGCGAAGAACACCGATGAAAAGCGTGGAGTATGGGAGCGATTGATTGATGAAGGTAAACTGCCAGCATACGTATTTTTGAAAAATCTGCGAAATATGCAGGAAGTAAAGATTTCACGTTCGTCGATGGCGAAAGCATTCGACACGTGCAAATCAGATATGTTATTACCGATCGATTTTCTTAAAGCTCGCAAATATGCTCCTGATTGGACACGTGAAATCGAGGATTTGATGTATCGGTGTGCGAAATCATGGCCGAGACTTGCCGGATTCACGACACTAGTTATCGATGTGTCTGGATCGATGCACAGCAATCTGTCGAGCAAATCAGAGTTCACTCGAATTGATGCGGCGGCTTCAATGGCCGTGCTTGCGGCAGAGTGCTGCGATCACGTTTCTGTTTATGTGACTGCTGGTAGCGATCACCAACGAAAGCACGCCACAAGAAAAGTTGAAGCAACACGTGGATTCTCGCTCGCCGATCATATCACGGATGCATATGATAATATGGGTGGCGGTGGAATTTTTACACGTCAGGTGTGTGACTATATTCGCGATAAGATTGAATCGCCGGATCGGTTGCTTATTTTCAGTGATTCACAAGATTGTGATTTACCTGGAAGAGGACAGCCGAGACCGCACGGCCAAAGAAACTACATTATCGACGTCTCATCTGAATCACATGGCGTCAATTATCAGGGAATCTGGACAGCTGAAATTTCTGGTTGGTCCGAGAATTTCTTGAAGTTTGTTGCGATGATGGAATCGAACAACAATTAAGTTAGTTCAGGTCCGCCCCTACCATTATCATCAATGCGTAGGGCATGGATGTTGTTTATTCTACCATATTTACTGGCCTTTTCTATGGCTTCACTCTTCCGTGACGCCCGGACTATGATATGTAGAGTACATTCAGCTTCCGTGTTGATAGCCCCAATGAATGTCTTGGGAGTTCTTATAAACGCCTCAAATCTACCACCCTCACGCTTATAAAAAGCAAGATCGTATGTGCTTTCAAACCCCTTTGCTTCTAGTTCGCTTCTCCTGTCTTTCTCGTAGCGTAGTTTCTGGCCACAAGACGGACACCAAACCTTTTGGTGGTCCGAAAACGATCTACATCTATCGCATATAAAATAGGTATATATTTCTTCTTCCATATCTTATTGTAGCACGAATCTGTCTGTTAATTAATTGTAGAATAAATTCGTGCTACAATATTTCAGAGGAGACATTATGCAAATCCCAGGCGTTTTAGAGATCGATCGCGAACGTGGAGTTATTTACTTCCACACATCCGATCCAGAAACACTCAAAGTCTACAAAACGTGCAGCATCCTGCGTATTTGTGGACTTGGTAAGATACCGTATGGTGGGATCGATATAACACTGCGTCCCAAAGAACAAATAGATTCAAACACCAGCGCACTCATATCTTACACACGATAATATGGAACAAGGTTATTATAGACTCGTCGAAGAATTGAGCAAAGAAGACGACAGAGATGCCGATAAATGCGTTGTCGGCGATCTGTGGTATCTTATGGAAATTGAGGGAGACGAAGTATCGCTTGTCAAAGGCGAAAGCACTTGGGTGTTCTCGCTTGAAGCATTTCTAGATCATTTCGAATACGCACCAGAAGGAGTCGAAGAGCGGCAGCGTGAAATGATCAACCTAATGTCTGGTCTGCATGACGTTGGAAATAGGCAAGACAATCTCATTGAGTCATCCAAGACGCCGAAATTATTGGGTGACGATTCTCGACCAGCCAAACCGACAAGCACAGAACTGGTTGCAATGGCAAGTCGTGCTAATCCTGCGGTTGCTGCTAAGAATCTGAAAAAAGTGAAGACGGTCTTCGCGATAACGAAGAACCAAATAGCAAAACGATATTCAGCATTGCAAACTCTTATCAAAGAGCAAGAGTTAATATTGAAATCGAAAACGGAGCTTCTCACAAAACAAATCGAAATCGCCCAAGAAGCGATTTATATGATTAATGCGTATTTGGGGCAAGACGAAGAAATCATCAGATTACAAACCGGCGTGCCAGCCGACGAAAACGAAAAAATCGTTATTCGGCAGCAGGTGTTATTTATGGATGAAGAATCTGCTGTGGCTGGTGAGTTAGCGAGGGGTGGCGGAATCGATTTTCAGAACGTCGATGAATTCGACAAGTGGGTGTGTGATCCGGAACATCTGCAACAAGTGTTACCAGAAAGAAAGGGAGTTGTGGCATTAAGGGCACGTAGGAGCAATAAGTTCTATGATGACAACCCCTTTGTCAATGCCGAATTGAATAGAAAGAATAAGTGCTTGTATCTTCTTATCAGGAACGGTGACAACTTATTCAGAATCTTCACGACGCTTTGGGTTGAAGAAGTGCTGCTACCACGAAAGGACGAATTCGAATCGTTCTTTTATACTACGAAAACCAACTGGGACACACACGAAACCGTAAAAGAGCCGTTGACGCCAGGATCTGCACAATATATGCAGGCGATGGACAAAGCAGAAGCCAAAAAGCGTCGTTTCTATACGGTGCTCATTCTGATTCAAGGATTGGTTGACAGAACCAAAGTATTCCATCCATTGCCACAAAATGAGCAAATCAATGTGTGCAATCTCGATAACCAGAAACACATAACACTGCGATATGATGCTGAGAATTTGCTTGGCAACGGACGGCCAGACTTCAATAAATGGCTACAAGCTGTGAATAATGAATTGGAGATTGGATGCCGGATTATCGGCGAGTTCGACAGCTATCACACACAGTTTCGAGAGATAGAATCGCGAAAAGGCACAAAACACTCGTATGCACCAGACAACCGTACAATCTATATCATTGACAAGAAATCTAGTGAGGACGGATTCAAGTTTCTGTACAAGTCTGACCATCGGTGGAGAAGTCCTGATGGCCCGCGTGTAAGTTTTCAGATCTACACACACGATGACTTCATTGTCAATATTGACAGCATTACGATTGCTGATATTGAATTCTATATCAAATCTCGCACCAATCGGCATCATTACATAAAGATGATCCCACTTCTTAAAGCGGCATTAGCAATTAAAAAAACTGAATTCGAAGAAGAAGCACCATTTAGACAGTTGCTTATTGGCGAAATTGCCAAGACTCATAATGTCTCAATTGCAAGAGCCGAAAGAAATGTTGACGCTTTAATCAAATGGTGGAAATTCAAGACGCGAGTCCACAGAGCGTTAATATCAGATGATGCGAAGGCATTGAGGATGATTGTCGATGAATTCGGGCGGCGAAACCTCTTAGATGACGAATCGTTGATTGAGGTTCATAAGCAAGTTGCTGAAAAACTCAAAGAAGATCAAACGCTTGCAATTTTTTATCGCCCAGATCGCAGTTATGTGGTTTTGCGATTTAAGAACCATGAGAATATCTTTGTTCAAGAAGAAAGATGGAAACTGTGTGCTGATACGCAAATGGGGTCTGTGTTGGCAACGGCAGATTGTAAATTTATCGTGCAACTTGATTGCGGAGCGTTTGTACGCCGTACATCATTCAAGGAATGGTCTGTTGTTGATAAACGCCATGAAAGCTGGCAATTAGTTTGGGGTCATCCACGATGGAAAGAGTGGGTAGTTGGAGCAAGACAGCAAGAGCATTTGACAGATCCTGAAAAGCAGCAAGCTTCCGAGTATGTGTTAAATGCGTTGCATGAATGTTTTATAAATCAAAATGTAGACGAGCATTCGCCATTTATCGATTGGCGATCTACAAGAGGACGAAGATCGTGGTTGCGTCCGTTGGCAGTCATATCAGACAAAGAAAAGGTTATTCTTTATTATCTTCAATATCACGCGGCCATAACAAAACGGCTGCTGACAAAACGTACTGAAAATCCTGAATATGCCAGCGTGGTCGTGCAATGGGATAGAAATCAGGATGGTCTAACGTTCCAGATATTAGGCTACAGAGGCTTTTTGCTAAATCTTACCAACCCGCCATGGAAAGAACACGCTATTGCAATTTTTGAAGACAACATAGCATCGGCTGTCACAGAAGAAAGCAAGGTAAAAAAAGCGAAGATTGAAGAACGTAGGCTTAGCAAGCCGATCCACGCTATCGTACGTCAGGCCAACGAGCTTATTAAGAATGCTTGGCTTGAAGATCAACACAAAAAATTTCTTAATGATTATGTCGATGAAGACGATTTGCTATGGGTCGATTATAAAGAGAGTCTCGATTTTCCTGGCGGAACGTACCCAAGCTGGATAGAAGATATTGCAGGGCACGTTATTGAGAGAGGAATCAACATAAATGGCTGGACATTAGAAAAGCTTCTTGAAGAGGCTCGCAAATACGGCTATAGCAACGACGCAGATAAAGTGAAGTATTATAATGATGTCAAAGGAATGATTATTGACTATACACCTGCTGAAAATGGTGAAGACGACGAATAGATTAATAATCTCGTAAAATCGTGCTACAACAGTCAGGAGGACAATAATGTCTACTGTTGGTATTGGACCGAACTTCTTTAAGAAATCACTCAATGATTATCGTGATTGGTTGTGGGCATTGCCAAGAGAAGCCATGCAGAACAGTATGGATGCACCCAACTCCAAGAATATCACGACGTGGACAGAGTGCAAAGATGGTAATACCTCTTTCATGTGGGAGAATGATGGCGACCCCATGAACAAGGAGGAATTAGTTGGAAAATTGCTGACACTCGGAGAATCGGGGAAAGACTTCCAAGGAACAGTCGGCGGTTTTGGTGCCGCCAAACTCATTCTTCTCTTTTGCCATCTTAATTATGAAATTCTCACCGGAAATCTTCGCGTCGTCGGCAGTGGTGGCAATTACTCGCTTGAAGAGCGTGAAATTCGTTATCCTGGCACATTGACGAGGATCACAATCGAAGGTGATTATACCAATTCGATTATTGCGAATCTTAGAGCGTTTTTATCTATGTCGCAATGGCGTGGTCACGTCTCTATCAATGGTGAAAACTACAATTGCAGACTCAACAAGGGCACAAAACGCGATGAATTTGAATGGTGCACAGTTTACACGAATAGAACCATTCAAAATCGGATGGTGGTTCGAATTAACGGAATTCCGATGTTCTATCGCCACGTTGACTCCAACAGACGATGTATCGTTGTTGAGTTGAAGTCTGGGAACTCGGAAGTCTTACAATCAAATCGTGATGCTCTTAAGTGGGAGTATCAGGGACAACTTGATGCTTTTGTTGACAGCATAACGATCAACAAATTGTCGGCACTACGCAACGACGAGCCACGATATATCCATTACAGTGGCGACAAGCTCTTTTCAAATCAACAGGAAAGAGCGAACGAAACGATGATGAAGATTTTTGCTGATGCATACGCCACAGTCCCATTTGTTATTGGTGTCGATCGCGCAGTTGAGAATGCGGTAGTTGATGAAGCGGTGCTTTTGACACCAGTTAAAACAGCGCAGGTCCACGAAATCTCGAAACAATCAAAGCTCAAGCACGAATTCGTCATCAAGAATAATACCGGAATGGAGATTCCTATTCATTACTTACCAAGCGATTTTAGTGAATACAGCCAAAAACTGACGACGATTTGGACAAAAGTCCTACTCAAGCTGCACGAGATTTTCAAGCACAAGGCAACATTCTCTGTCGGCTTCATTCTTGATGACGATAGTGCTGCGGAATTTGAATGCAATAGAGAATATGGCGATGTTTATTACGTCAGCCCCATCACAATCGTTAAGCAAAAGGAAAGCGGTAGTCGCTCAATGGCAAAGCGTCGAAAGTTCAATGCTGCTGGACGTTGGGCGATTGTAGCTGATGCTCTCCACGAATTCGTCCACGGAGCTATAGGGCTGTCTGGGCATGACGAGCTTTATAGTAGTACTCTCACTGAAATGATGGGAGTAGTATTAAAAGAGCATCAGCAATTCAACAAATGTTTCGTCTAGGTGAGCAAATCAATGGACCCTATGAGAATAAATGGGATCGACTCAAGTAATGCCATCCCAATCCTAATTAACACAGAGGATGGCTATGTTGAGATTTTGATGTCATTTATAGCATCAAAAAATATCGACGATTTCCCGTCACAAGCAAGGAGAATTGCCGTGTGGTCTGATAAGTATGATGCTTGGATCACACCTGGACTAACTGGTGCAAGACTAATAATTGGGCCATTGGCAGACAATATCCCAGCCGGCGAAGGTGGTGAACATATCGATTTGGAAAAAGCACAACAAATAGCCAATGAATCGCATCTTGATAAATTCTTGATCGAATATCGCAAAGGGCTTGATGACGATAGTGACCTAGCCCCAATTTTAGATGGCATCTTAGAGAAGATCGAACAATATAACGATAGCGATGAATTGTGATTATCGTTTATTCTTCATTGATAGCCTGTAATGTTTTTCGCAGGCTTCTTTTGCGGCATTGAATGTTTTGAACAGATGTCTTTTAGATACAAAATCCCACATTTCGCGGCCGTCTGGCAGCATTATTCTGACGGAGGCTTGAAATCTTGCAAGTATTGCAATACCATCACATTCGTCTCTCCAGACGATTCGATATCTGTCTGTCGACAGCCACATTTTACGGTGTTTTTGGCTCTGTCCCTTTACTTTTTTGCGTTTGAAATCCATGATGCACTTATATACTTGACACCATATTACTAATAGTATTTAATGAATCACTCTAGTCATAGCACGACAAACACCAACCAATAACATGATACAAAATCAAGCTAAGAAGCAAACAGAAATGTGGCGTGATGACATCCATCCAGATGAAATACCCACTATTGGCAATGTCGTTGTATACGCCGAAGACGTATTGGCGTTATCTGGTCAACACAGCCTTGCTGTTCGACACGTCGCCGACGTAAATGGCAGAGGTTTTCAAGCAGTTATTTTTAACGGTTACGATATTATCAAATCGAGTGATATTTATCGTGCAGAGGATAAACTATCGTTTATTTATGCTGCTTCTAGGGGTAGATGGCTATTTAGAAAGACACTAGAAAGAATTAAGGATTCACTTAAGAAGAATAACGAAGAGAAAGAATTAAAAAAGCCGATTAGTCGTGCTAAAACAAATCGTGGAAATAAACGTAAGACAAATCGCCGAAAATAGCAAGTGCTTTTCTGTCGAGTGTTGTGGTAAGTGGTATTGCTCTGCCAACGATATTGGATCGGACGGGTACCGCGTTAATCGCTATCTTCAAAGTGATGGCAGTTGGGGTCCTACGACCAAGTATTTTGACAGCGGAGATGAAATCCAAGAATTACGAGAAAAGGGAGAAGTGCCCGACTTCTCACTTACAAATGAAGAATTGATGATGCGTGTGGAAGAGCGTCAGATGATGGAAGAATATGATCATTTCGACGATCAACACCGTTTTGACGATTTTGACTAATCATCCAGCATAGCCAAGTAACATCGACAACAAGTGTACATAGGAATCGATGGCTGTGAAAGACTCTAAATCCTGTAACAGTGCTGTGGCGACGTCCGTTTGCTGCGGAAAGCCGAATTCGACCTTCGGATGCTGGGCTTGTTAATAGAGGGTTCGATATGGAAGTTGGAGACGTCGTTTGTGTCATCGATGGCTCTTGGAGTTTAGAGCGTAATGCGAATACTGGTAAATTATACTCTTCTAGCCCAGCGTGCGACAAAAGACGAGATGAAAGATGGATAGTGCTGCGTATTGGTGACAACCTACCAACACACGAAACATCATCAGCACCGCCCGATTTCCACAACAATTTAATGCTGCAATCAATTAATGATCCAGAAAAAATTCTATTCAGTCATACCCAATACTGCAGCGTTTTGTGCCACAATAGATGGTTAGAGGATCAACGTAATACAATTAAAACCGCACAAACAGCGAACGACGACATACGAGCGATTTATTTAGACGATTGACCAGGAAAGAAAATGGGAAAGAAAACACAAGAAGAACATGAAAGTTTTGGTATGCTTGGTTTCTCGCGAACTTCAAATTCGCCCGGACTCAACCTGTTTGGGTCGTCAGTCAAGCACCGAAATACGGTTGTCATGACCGTCAAACGTGCCACAAAATTGCGAGATTTGAATTATGATCACTATTTCGGCGGTGAAACTCTCATCGAAATTGAACTAAGTCCGATGCAATTCGCAGAAGCCATAACGACGCTCAATGTCGGCGATGGAATTCCGTGCACTATTCGCCGAATCAACAATCATGGCGTTGAAGATTGTCCGGAAGAAACCGTTCGACAACGGTTTGAAGACGAGTTCGCCGACACATGCAAAGAATCAACAAAAGCGGCTTATGATCTCGTTGAAGAAGCACGCAATTTGCTGGATCAAAAAACAATTAGAAAGTCTGATTGTAAGAATCTCATTGAAGTTCTTCAAAGACTGGCAACGAACCTCTCATCTAACTTACCGTTTGTTCAAAGCCAATTCAATGAGTCGATGGACAAGGTGACGACCGATGCCAAAACATCTGTTGAGGCATTCTTCTTGCATCGCATTAATGAGATTGGTGTCAAATCGCTTCAAGAAGGAAAGAGCCTTCTTGAGAATAATGCACCAGTAATTCAAATCGAATCACACTAATCAGATTTGATAATCTGCAACCGTTGTTGAATCAATTATTTTTATTAATTGATTCATAGCCTTTGCTATTTCTTGCAAGCTATCTGTATTTGTGCTACTTCCAGTATCAATATGATCGTTGAATTTCAGAAAACTATTGTAATATACTGAACAATCACCCCAGCTTCGTTCAGCATTAGACTCAACTGATTCGACTGATATTATACCAACATTGTTTCTCAGTTTTGCAATAAGCAAATCTGGTATCTCGACCAACATATATCACCTAAACTGTCTTGAAGATACCATCTGTTAGATAGCCGTGCCAACCGCAGCTTAGTTGTTTAATGCTCGGTGTCGTCGTTGGTTTATCTTTATCACCATTCCATTTCCAACAATATGGGTCAGATTGGTTGATATTGACACTGCCAAGATCACCACAGCCGCACGGACACAAGAACGTTATCTGCTTTACGTTCTCTTCGTCATAAACAATATAATCACCAGGATTCTCTAGGTGCTCATAGTCCGCCACACGCCGAGCGATGATGTCCATTGTTAGCTCCGTCAAATGGTCCAGATGCACCACGTTCTATCTTTTTATATTTGAAAGATCCATTAAAGGATTGTTGATTGTGCCACGAGAACAAACATGGATCGGTCAATTCGAAGAATGGATTAATTTCTAGGAGCTTTACTTCGATATCTCTTATATTTGGTCTCACTTTTCTTAGTTTGATATAAACATCAAATACCACAGATTCCATCTTCGTGGCTTTTAGAAATAGATCAAAAAACTCTTGTATAGCCCATTCGAACATATCGGCATCAATTTCTGGAAATTCTTCGTCATAATAATACTGAGAAATTCCCGCCAATTTGCGATTCCGCATAAAGCATCGAAACTCGGACCATTTGGGAATATCGACCCACTGCCGCACCCAAATATGGGGATTATATGATTGTTGTATCGATAATATTAAATCTTCATAAATGCGTTCTGAGCAGTCTAGTATGAAACGCAATGGATCTTCACCAGGAAGCACCTTCCCGCCTTCTTCGTGCATCATCCAAGAGTCTTTAGGAGAACGGCTGCCCAAACGGACAAAAGCACCAGATGGCATTTTCTCGACAGCGGAAGATACCTTGGAGCTAATGCCTGATATGTCAGACATACGACCAAATGCTTCGCCATACTCGATGATGTTCGATCCAAGACACTTAGCATCATCCACAGTTAATGGTATATCTATCGATGCGATACTTAAGGAATGTAGCGCCGGTTCCCAATTTTCGATATATGTCGGTTTAACTATTTCCCAATAATTCATAATTATCCCTTGAATACATCGTTGGTTATAATTTCTACCCGACCATCGGCAACTTTCGACCGCAATACTGGTGTATATGTATGGCAGTATCCATATGAGTCGATATAAAATGACTCCCCATCTGCCATTTCAGCCTGTATTTCAGCTTCTACTTTTTTACGCAACTCTGGATCATCAGCCAATGACTGTGAGAGTTTGAAAATATCTTTCGCAGAATATCCAGTAGTATCGCTCATAGTGATAAAATACCATTGGTAGTACTGGTTACAAAGAAGGTTTGCTTGTGCTATAATTGAAATGGAGAGCGCAATAATGAAGTGGATGGCAATTAAAGAGGGTATTATTTACGAAGGATGCAATGGAACGAAAAAACTCGCTGAACATATTACTGGCGAGAATGTTCAATGGCGGATTGTAGATAGTGATCCTCGAAAGATACGCCACAGTCAAGATACTGGCGTATGCACTTTAAAATATTTTGCTGCTTGGGCTTATAGTGAGGCTAAATAATGAGTGAGTTATTAGATCGAGGCACATGCCTTGTCGAATCTTGTGAAGGTGAGGTCATAGATGTTTCGAATAGCCACGTTACATTAGTTCTTGAAATCGACGGCGAGTTGCTCGAACAATCATATTCTATCGAACAATTTATGGAAGGTCGCTTGCCTGAAAAGGGCGATAGAATTGGTATTACTGTTCAGTTTACGAAATTGCCGCCAAAAGAACACAAAGAATATGATCACCCAAAACGTAAAAACGTTGTCGAGCTACCAATGGAATTCTGATACGCAACTGCCCCATGAGATATACTAATGGGGCAGTATGCTAATACCAGCTAGTTAATTAAGCTGATGGTGTCGTGTCCGCAGCAGGTGTCGTGTCCGCAGCAGTCGTGTCTGCAACTGGTGTCGTGTCTGCAACTGACGGCGTTGGAACTTCTTCTGGTACACCAGCGGTAATGTTCAGGCTAACGGCATCGCTACCAACAACCTGAACATCCAACAGTCCAGAAATAGTCCCATCACCAGCATCGGCTGTGACGGTAATTTGAGTTGTACCAAGTGCACCTGTTGCGGTTGCGACAGTTGTTAACCCGTCATCCGACGTAACAAGTGTGAGAATTGATGGGCCAACAACTCCCCAAACTGGGGCTGCATCGAGCACCGCAGGATTGCCTTTGGCATCAATCGGTGACACGGTGACTGTTACCCGCTGAGTATCCTTTAATATCAATGACATCACAGAATCTCCAATCGGTGAGGTTTCGATAGGACCAATATGCCACCGAAAGCACATAGCCCTCCGTTTATGACGTCCATGCCAAAGCCAATTAAAAAATTTGTACATGATGTGCTCCTAATCACCACTATTTACTATGTTTGATGATGACCTAGCGATTTTCTAGAGTATTTTCTTTTCAGTTATGCTGCGACTGTATTTGAATTAACAACAATTAAACAAGGGAGTTATGATGCTTTTTGGTATCGATGATGATGTTGATGACGACGACACACAAGAAGAGCGAGATGAGGAAGATCAAGACGCTGAGAGTGCACAAAAGGAAGTAGTATTATCTCAACCTAAGCAGGCAGTACTACTTGGGCACATCAATACCATCAGAAAGGGTATTGCATATCTTACACTAAAGGATTCAATTGGTCGTGAATCGTTCGCTGAACAGAAATTATCGATATTAAAGGCTGATGGTGTAACCAAGAAAGCTGGCAAGTTTGAGATCATCATTTCCGCTACAGATAATATCCCAAGCGTAACTATGCGATCGGATAAATGGTCTCGATTACTTAATCGTGATGAGTGGGCATTTATGTCGGAGACGGTCGCACAAACGCTATCTGACAACAAAATGGTTGAAGATCATCGATATGACAAATATAAAATCTGAAGAGAAAAGATTATTACAATCTGTTAAGAGCATCGCCGCAGAAGCGTTTGGCTATTGGGATGATGATCAAGATATGAAAGTTGGTAAGATATTAAAGGCACTTTCTGGCGATTTGCCTGGGTACCGTGCCGATATTGATGAAATTGTGAAAGCGACGGAGTAAACGTGTACCTCCAACAAATATCAGTTGGAGGATCACACACGATGAAATTAGTCGGCAGTGGATCAGCAATCAAGACCGGCACCTACCGCTCTCTAGACGGTGTGATATATACCGTCCTCGGAATCGCAGAATATGCTGGTATTATAGACCAAATGGTTGTCTATACGACTGGTAGAAAACTGTTGGTTAGTCCAGCAATACAATTTGCTGTGATGCTAGCAGAGAAGGTGAAAATCAACGGTAAACTGACATCAAAATTCGAGTTTATTGATCCGCCTTCATGACTGCTTCTTGTGCTGCTTTGATATGACGCAAATCAAAATAAGCCGATGACATCGGATCGGCTTCAATATCACTAAGAAGTAGCTTGAGTGATCTTAGCAGATCCTCATGGCAATTGCAAGCATGAGTGATGAAATTAGCGTCATCTTCGCTAATACAAACACCACATGTTGTACCATCATCACCTGTATTGTAAGAATCATAAGATGCGGCACTAACAATGGGCCTATTGCCAGCGTAAATTTCTCGCCAATTAGCTGAGAAACTGCTGTCTGTTTTTGTGCTTTTCGCTTTCCACGGTGTAGCTGTATGTTTCATGATATGTATTTAAATACATATGGGAATACATATTAGAAAAAGTGAACAGTGTACTTTCTTTACTATGCCGGAGATAGCCGAGAAGTTAATTGGTGAGGTTGGTGATTTATCAAGATTTAAATTAATAATCGAACCTTCAGCTGGCGATGGTGCTTTTTCTATTCAAATCGACGGCTGTAAAGCATACGACATACACCCAAAGCATCACTCAATCATTGAAGCTGATTTTCTACAAATGCATTATACTGGTGATGTTAACCGAAGAAATATACTATGCATAGGTAATCCGCCCTTCGGCCCAAATGGCTCTTTAGCACTTGCATTTATCAAGAAATGCTGTGAGTTTGCAGATACAATCGCTTTTATCTTACCGCTGTCATACAAGAAAGAAAGCATGCAAGAAAGAGTGCCGCGAAATTATCATCTAATAAAACAGGTTGACGTTCCATTAGAAAACGCATTACTCGATGATAAAGTACAGAAGGTCCCTGTGGTGTTTCAAATTTGGGAAAATAAGTATGAACCACGACCTAAGCCCGATCGCTTTGCACCAGTCGGCTTTTCTTATGTTGCGAACATAGTCCGCGCAAACGCAGATTTTTGCGTCAGAAGGGTCGGTATGTATGCTGGAAAGGCATCGCGCAAGTTGTCGCAGTCAGCAACATCACACTATTACATAAACCTATTTCACGATGATGCTGATGATGTTGTTCGTAGGTTGAACAGTGTAAAGTGGGAACACAACAACACAGTAGGTCAGAGATCAATATCTAAGAATGAATTAAATAAAGTTATGTTATCGTTATTGGTTAACGATTTTGATGATTATTTGAAAGCCTATAGCGGTTCAAAAAGCAACGAAGATGTATATGCTATGTTCGCTGGCGTTGAAGGTCTAAGCGAAGGCGAAATGGCTGCATTACCCGGAGACTTTTGATACTGCCCATCGCGCAAAGTGTTTCATGGTGCAATTGCCAGCTATCCAAGTCTTGCGAACCATCTGGCCAGCCTTATCCCTCATCCATGCTGCATAGGCAACATCGCCGTTCGGCCATGTAAACAGGATACGTCTATATGCCCCATTAGTGCATAGATATGTCTCACCCTTTTTGATTTCGCTTATCTTCATTTCTCAACCTGTCGCAATATTTAATGAGATTATCAACGCTTAAGCCATTGGCCACAAGCATTCTTTCTATACACACTTGCGGATACCCAACATTATCTAGTTCAATAGCAAGAGTTAATGCACGATCTTCACCGATGCCAACGAAATCTTCAAATTCAGCGAATTCAGAAAACCACCATTTATAATCAGATATTGATTGGTCTCTGACGCCGATCATACATCACCGAATACCCAAATGTGGTCAAATTCTGATGCAGCCATAGCTGGAGTATCTCCGGTAGCTTTTATACCGCCAAGCTCAGCAATCCACAAATCATCTTCGTGTCTTATCTCTACTCCTAATTGCCGCGATGGACGCTGATATTCACGGTACCCCTCATGCATCATTTGGGTTATTTTTAGTCTTTCCTCGCTCTCTAGTTTATCAATCTCAGATTTAATCTTTGCCAATTCCATCCATATCTTAGCTGTATCACGCGCAATTTCTGCTGCTTCTCGATCAGCTGCAGATCTGCGCAAAGATTCTTCAGTTGATTGTAATACGAGTTCCTCTAGTCGAGCATTAAACGCTTCTGACGGCATTATACTTTGATCTCTTTCGGATTGTGTGCACCAATATTTGGTGACACCTCATTGATTTTAATATCGTTGATCGCACGGAGGCGCGTCAATTTGTTTTCCATGGCCTCAATCGTATCATCTATCCATTTTCTACACGCCACCCGCAATTCTTCTTCAGAACGATACCATTTAAAGTTAGGTGTGTTCTTTGCCTTTTTAATAATGGTACCGTAAGATTTTAAATATAGATAATTATTCGTTTCAAGATCTAGTTCGTAGACCAGTGCGGTAGCTGTATACGGCTGCGAGCCCTCAAGAACATAAATATTACTCATGATCACCCAATTGTGTGACTATAGCAGCATTATCTTCACACCACGCTCGCCATAAAAATATTGACGATTTGTCTGACGAATACAACTTACCCTCTTGAAATGTGTCGAACACGACCAATCGCACCGTATCTTCGATGACCATTGTGACTAGACGCACCATGACTTCCGTATCGATCGTCGCTTCGACGATATCACCAGGTCTCGGATCATATAATGGATTTCTATTGTCTTGCATCGTCAAGTTCTTTTAGAGCATCTTCCTTGAACTTTTCCCGTTTATCTGTATCATCGATCAATAGATCTGATAACATACAGATTTGCATTTCTTCACGCTCTTCTAATTCTCTATCTGACGGGATGTAAGGTATTCGATCATCCATCCAACGCCGATTGCAGGCGACAATAGATTTTTTGTATTGTGTATGGTTGTATGGGCAATAGATGCCCCTGTGCCTGAGGCGACCGTTTCGTTTGATTGGTTCTTCGAAGAACCTTTGGATTTTAATTGCCAGTCTTAGCTTCACGTTTATTCTGCCTTACAGTTCTTTCACATAAAGCATATGCGTCTCCAAGTTGATATTCTTTTATACCACCTGGAAAACACCTTTTGAATAGTTCTTGTTGCTTTGGCGTGCACTGTGCCAATAATTCGTCAATTTTTTCTCTCTGAAACTGTTCTGTCAGAATTGGTAATGTAGATAGCATCATTCTTCCTCTTGTATCTTATTGCGTAAATCTGATTCAACGGCGTCGATCAATATTTCAAGATCGTCGCGTATGTCGCGCAAAGAATGCAAAGTGTCGCGTTGAGATACTGATCGATCAGAAAACACTGCCTGTATTGCATCCAAAGCAGCTTTACGCAAAATATTATGATTTGCCATTTTTCTTCTTTGGTGTTGCGCCTTCGATGATACCAGTACGATCCATAACTTCGTCAACAATCAATCTGATATCGTGATATGTTTTAGTTTCTGTGAACGCAGTACGATCTTCTTTCCTTGGGTATGCCTGTGTTATCAAACCATCAACTGGGTCGAACAGTTCATTCGATAAATCTGCCCACGTTTCGGCAGTTTCAGCGAGTGCCTTCGCAGCTTTAAATAATTCATCTGGAGTCATAGAGAATCAACTAATAGTTTTATTTGTTCTTTGACTTTTGCAATCTTTTCATTTGCTTCGGTTTCTGCTGTGGTCGCACCAGCCAAAAAGGCGGCTTCAATTCTGTTTTTAAGAAATACTCCCGTTGGTGTCCCATCGCAGCATCGGTGCCCTTCGTCCGATTCAAGCCATATATCGCGTGCTTTTGCGAGTGATGATCGTAAATCTCTAGCCATTATTATTCCTCTATTGTATCTTTCAAACTATGCCATGACAGTTGAGTCATGCTGCGATCTGCGTAGCTTTTACCTGCGCCTATAACTGAAATCGGAGCAAGCACTTGTTCAATTCTTTTGCCCAATTCAGCTTGATCGGTTTCAATTGCATCTTCTGCTGTGTCGATAATCGGTATCGATTCTCCGATGTGATCAACACAACTCATAGATACACTATGCATCTTGCTACCCAACGCTGCCTTTGAGTATGCCAATACATTTAAATCTAATAATCCATAACGTACGTGCCCTTGCCATTCATTTTTTGGATTCTCGGCATCAGCTATTACGGATAGTCTGTTAGATAGCCCTTCATCATACGAAAGAAATGTACCAGCACCATGTCGCGTCATATATGGCCTTGTGCATCCCATCACATGAACTTCAACATCTTTATTTTGAAGCAATTCCCACGCACGTTTCGTATTCACCGTTGACCATGTGGTATGTGGGTGATAGCCGTAGTTTTCATCTAGTAGAATACCCTGTGCTCCTTCGAAGACAGCCATCTTGAATTCTGGCATCTCGTCTACAACGTTGATACCCCATGATGCATTATATAGATGGTTATATATATCATCGACATCTATATAATTTGTAATCCCAACACCGGCTGTTTCGTTGACCCACTGCTTGATTTTTTGCAGTTTATAAATGGTAGCGAGTCTATTGTGATGATGCGGGTGTAAATCTTTCATCCTGAGTGCGTACTCAGGGTAGAGTAAAGAATATTCGCGTGTGGCACCTATACCCATACCACAAGAGCCATGACGTCCATCGCCTCTTTTTAATTCTTGGAATCGGTTTAATGATTGATGGTATGGTGTTGTGATTAGACATTCCTTGTCTACTTTGAGAAGCTTGTATGGCCGATAACCTAATTGAATGAGATGATTCGCCTCATTCATCATGAATAATGGCGAAACAATTACATCTGGCCCGAGATATGTTTGGACATGATTAAATGTTCCAGAGCCGAATTGACTAAAAGTATGTGATACTCCAGATGGGAGCATGACGTTGTGCGCAGCTTGGCAGCCGCCACTATATCGAACAATTAAATCAGCCTTTAATTCTCTGCATAGATAGTCTACAGTCGCGCCTTTGCAGCAGTCACCGAATCCTAAACCAACAGTAATGACAGCGCGACTCGTCATGGCATCTCCGTTATAAAACATCCCAAGTCCAGCCATGTGGCTGGACTTGGGATTATAGCACGACGAAGGTAGTTGTTAAACCATCGCCAAGCCGGTCCCAGACACGGACCCTTTGGCGATTTTCCGACCAGCAGTGTCAGCCAGAGGTACTAACGCCTTCGTAATCGACATACGACGATCTGATGAGACACCGGCGTCGTCGAGGTTTCGAGCGACGGTATCAAGATCATAACCTTCAGCAAGGCTAATCGTGCTGGCAACGACTTCGCTGATTGCAGTCGGATCATCCAAACGGAGAACTTGCTGGCCGAGAATCTTTTGCCATCCTTCAAGCAGCCATCTGGAGTCGTAGTGGCTGGTCCCAGCCGGAATCAAGAAATACACGTCATAAAGACGTTGAACTTCTTCAACGATGGTTTCGATTGAGATATTGCCCTGGAGCGTATCACCAATCACCCGCTTGACCTCATCGGCTTTGACTTCCGGATAATACAACTCGTCGCCGGTCAAGAAGAGATAACCACGCTTGTTTCTCTTTTCGAAGCAGTCGATTGAGGTATGGCGGGCCATGAAGTACATAGCCAGTTCATAGCTCTCGGTGTTCTGACCGCCACCCATGCCTTCGAGATAGATATTGGTCAAACAATCTTCCATCTCGATACCTGACTCGAATTGTCCGATCTGCAGCGGAGCAATCTCGCTGCCGCCACTGGCATCGCCGAATGCACCCATCAGGATTTGAGGATGTTCAACAACACCCTTTCGCATCAACAACCCCATCAATTGTGGCAGAGCTTGCTGAAACTTGACGGGGACGCTCGCCATAGATCCTGTTTCATCAAACAAGACGCCGATAGCGAGACTTGTCGGGTGAGCTTCACTGTCGCGGCTTTCGCGAAACTTGACGCCAAACGGATTCAAAGTATCGTGAACTTTTCGATCACTGGCGGGAGCCGACTTCATCGCGTCGTCGTAAGCGAATGTCGGTGTGTGCGTTGCCGCACGCATAGTAGCACGATCTTTATAATGGTCATTAGACCAACATGTACCACCCATAATAATAACTCCAAGGTAAAAGGAAATCACATATCCAAAATAACGTATTTTGAAGGGCCATACACTTTTTTAAGAAGCGTATCCCATTCATCCAACAGCTTCCACGCGTCTTGTGGCCTTTGTAAAGGATTTTCAACGACGCATGATTCTAAAAATGTCAAAAGTGGTTGCGGCGTCATGCTTTTTTCTTTATCGAGCTTAACCAGTTCAAGCATCGACTTCGCAGCCAAGAAAATATCCAAGCTTGGTGTTGCTGGATATTGTTTAGTAATTTCTTTCTTTGGATACCACGGCTTATAAGCCATTGGCACCACCGTCAATTTCTGCTCAGAGCGAACGCAGCCAGCCCAGCTTATTAGCTTGCAGCCATGATTATCGGCATTAAACATAATATGCATTGGGAATACTGCACAGTGGATGTAATTCGCTGTGTGTGCGAATCCTATAATAGTAAGAATCCGCTTAAACATCCACGCGACATGCCGACCACTGAGACCATTAGTATGCCTAGCCATGATCTCACTGAGCGTGAAAAATCTATCGTAATGATGTTGTACGGCTACATGCAAGCCATCATGAACAAATATTTCAACTGGTTTTGGTAGATAATCGCTGTATTTTCTATCTCCAGATTGGATACGCAGATCCGTTAATATCTTGGCTTCTTTGTCGATATATTCGTTCGCTTCTTTTGCTTGTGCGACCTTTAAAATCATAGGTCTGCTCGTACCCTTTGGTACAAACTTGTCGCTAATCTGCGAAGCGAGATAAATATTTGAGATTTCGCCCTTGCCGATTTGCCGACCGAGATGGTAGCCATATTCAGATGACGCCCAAACTACCGGTGGTTTCTTTAATTCATTGTATCGAGTCTCAAGAAGTTGGAAGACTTCTTTGGCGTGTTCCTTGATTTCATCTGTATCAGTAGCGAAACGATCAGGATGGCAAATCATCGCAAATCCGCGATAGGTTTCATCGACATCATCGCCAAAAAGTTCGTGTGCTGTTTTAGCGGATTTTAATAGCGTTTCTAAGTCGCTCAGCTTCATTGTGTCTCTTTTCATTCAATTAAAATAGCGGTTTTGTTGTGTTATCTGGCGTATACCCAATTGGTTTGAAACCATTAACCACCAGTATATCCAACTCAGCCCTTGATAATGGGCAAACGTTTCTGTGTTGGATCTGTGAATTCTCAACCTTGAGTACCTTGCCATTGTTGTAGTTTGGGACTTCTTCAATTATATGATCTATCCATTCACCATAGTATCCGGCGATTTCACCCATCAAAAAAGCCGCTACAGCCTCTACGAATGTACATGACGCTGATCTATATGGATGCCTCTTATCGATACCACTAATAAATCGCCATGTACCAATTTCATCCCAATCGTGATATTCAATATCATCACGTGTAATGTACAACGTTAACGCGACCGGTAGATTGTCTTCTGTGATTTTCTGGAAGAGTCTATCTTTCATTTTTTCTTCTTGCTTGGCTCTTTGCGAAAACTAAATTTATCAAACCCTTTAATACTGACCATATCTTTATCAGATGGTACCGGGATTGGCTTTTGTGGCACTGCTATGTTGCTCAAGAACATATTGATTTCCTGGTACGCGGTCATTGGGTCTTTTACTTTGAAGAATTTAAATGGCTTTAGATTGCAATTGTAGCAAACATACCATCCATCACGTCGCTCTTCAATGACCCACACAGGATATTTCTCAAACAACGGCGCAGCTTTTATTGTTTGATCTTCTTGTCCCCATATGTCGAAAAATTCTACGAATGTTGCTCTCTTAATTGCAATGTTACGCCAACGCCAATAGTCGCGGCTACGTTTTTTACGTAGTACGAACTCATTATAACTCTCTTGTGCTTTTTTATTGCAATGCTTCTCAATAGTCCTGTCTATGTCTACCATGCTATAGCAGAACTCTGATCTTTTTTCATATGGATAATCATAACACCAAATGAGTTCAAACAATGGATAGACTTTTCCGGCAAATCCAATAACATAAAATCGCGCACTGGTCGGTAGATCGCCATGCCTCGCGAACGAATGATCGCGGTCTAAACTAACCGATGGAAATGGCAGCTTCTTTGTTTTTAATTCCGTCGCAACTGGGAAATCGATCTTCTTGCGAATATAGATAAGTGACTGATCTTGCCCAAATGATTGGATGCTATCGTAGTAATCATGAAAGTCTGATTTTATTCTCATATCACACCTAATTCGACTCGATTATCTCTCGCATCGCCACCTGCTCAACTTCTGATTTCATAATAGCACCTACGGTTTGTGCTATCCTCACGAACATTTCGGGATCAATGTTATCAAGTCTTTCCTGGAGCGTTGTGATTAATCCTCTCTCATCGACGCATTCTTGGCAAACCAAAAGCACTGGAACATCTAAACCAAGCGATCGTTGAAATAGCGTAAATTCATAGGTCTCATGTGGAATCTTGATTTGAACATTTTTGTTATGCCAAGCTACTTGATATAAACATGGTATATTCAGCAAAGAATTATCTGGCTTTGCTGCAGCAGCACCACTATCACGCAATATTTCTCGCTTCTTTAATTCGATTGCTGCACGAGCAAACCATTCTACTTGATGCATGCCAGTCCTATTACAGATCATACATCTTGGCTTTAGGTCTATGTCGTCGTGTGTGTGGTGCTTCTTTTGCATCGACTCTAATGCTGCGCGTCTTTTCTGCTCAGCATTTTCATGCTCACGTTTGCCTGCCTCTACTACGCCTTCATGAGAACGGCAAGCCCGTTTACCACCACCTATATGCGTCGTTTGTGCTTTGTTGACCTCTTGTCCGCAAATGCTACAGATTACTTTGGGTGCTGGCATCTATTAATCTCCCTCGACCTTTACACATTTTTCGTGCTGGTGGAAATAAATTAAAATCTCGCTACCACCAGAAAAATGCAATATAACCTCATCACTGCCGGAAACAGATTCGTCTTCTGTACTGTGTTCATAGTCAATAAAAGTCTGCCCAATTATCTGATCGAGGCTTGTTGCTATCACTTTATGCGCTGGCATCACTCAACCCTAATGATAGCAATTCGATTGGCGACATATTCGTTTCAATATATTGATAATCCTGTTGTGATAGCACAGATTGGGCTGATTCAAAAACTTCGTTTGCTAGATCACGATAACGCGATAATATGTCTTTTTTGTATTTGTCGTAGTCTCTTATTACTGCACACAAAAGGTTGTGCTCGATAGATCCAAACTTACACCTAAATCCGTTCGCTTCTGTTCTCCATTTATAGATATTGAGGTAATCGCGTATCATCAAGTATTTATTATAAGACCTATATGGATTAACATGCAGATCCTTGATTAATAGTTTTAGATTACGCTCAGATACTTTCACTCGCCGCAGCGGTTCGTCAACACATCCATAATGTGCGAACCCCCAATCCTTCGTGAACATATATGGTGAGATGGCCTTGTCAGGACCACTTGCATTCATATCCTCTGGCATTTCGTGAATGCATCCAACATACTTATAATGTTCACGATTTCTAAACAATCGCATAGCGATCGATGTTTTGTTGCCACCGATCATTAGATGTTCTTGCGATGACAGATATGCCTCATAATAATCTGATTCGAGGCATGGTAGCAGTTTTTCGGCATTCAATAACACTTCGTCGGCGTCGATTTGCAAGATCCAGTCATCAGGAATGCCTTCCTTCGCGTCGTTGCGTGCTTGTGCAAAATCTTCAAATTTGATGTTCCGAATAGTACATCCGAGTGATCCAGCAATTTCAATTGACGAATCAGTACTACCAGTATCAGCGTAGACGATCAAATCAGCAATTGGAAGCACTGACTTGATACAGCGACTAAGATTATCTTCCTCATTCTTGCCGATTATTGATATTGTTAAGCTCATAATTCACTAGTATTGATTTGTAAATGTGCCATTGGCACCCAAACCTTACCACACCTTACCTTACCACACCAAACCGCACGACACCAGACCTGACCCGACCAAACCACACCGCACCTCGCCCGGCCATCACTCTTGATTTATAAATGTGCCATTGGCACCCAAACCTTACCACGCCACACCGCACCGCACCAGACCTTACCTTACCAGACCGCGCCTCGCCTAGCCATATCACTAGTATTGATTTGTAAATGTGCCATTGGCACCCAAACCTTACCGCACCTCGCCAGGCCCGACCGCACCAGGCCACACCGCACCGCGCCACACCATACCTCACCTCACCTCACCACATTGCTCTTGATTTGTAAATGTGCCATTGGCACCCAGACCTGACCGTACCCTACCCCACCAAACCCCGCCATGCCTAGCCGGACCTCACCAGGCCACACCATTATATTAATTCATTTTTTGTTCGCAAGCTCTTCTCGAGCATCTTCGATTATAGAGTCGGCAATAGATTTCTCTACCTTGCTGACCCAGTTGCCAAGGCCGATCTTCTTAATCGCCTTAATAATTGTATCTTTCGGAACGCACATCTTGTTTTCCGACATGTCAAGAGAAGTCTGCTCGATTTCCTTTCTTATCATCCAACCCAACACAGACATAAACACGACGGAATCTAGATCGAACGAGAATGTTTGTTTGAATGAACTAAATGAGCCAGAAGAAAGTTTAGGTTTTGCTGTCGGTTTGCGCTTCTTCGCCATCTGTCATCTGACTTTCAATAAATTCTTTCGACTTCATCCACTTTTTATGCTCTATCGACAAAACATTATCGAACGACTGGATTAATAGTGGATTGTGCGCTGATGATATGACCTGATGCTTTGTGGATTTTAAAATACCTACTAATTTATTTATCGATCTGATACTCAGAGCCATATCTGGTTCATCGAGTACAAACGCTTTGACCGTATCTATTTCCTCGCCAAGTACGTCAAGTATGGCCAGAACGCAATTGCCGTGGGCCTGGAATCTCATATACACATCCGCTGCGTGCTGACAATAGCTTCTTGTTCTTGGATTATCTGCTTCAAAGTCGAATAGGCGTAACTGTATCTTGCCTTCGACCGATATATGGGCAATTCTTTCAAATTCCTTATTATCATTTAGTGCCCATTTGAACAGAGTTATTAGAGAACTCTTTCCGGCTCCCTGATCCCCCACTAGAAGATTTATACCAGGGGTAAATTCAAACCGATCGCCAGCCTTGAATGTTCGCCAATCGACTTTGAATTCGACAGATTTGATCATACTATATTATGGCACGAGAATCATATATCATTAACTCTCTTCGATGATTTCACTATATATGACCTCAATGTCAACATATAACTGTTTCCCCATGTTTTCGACTTTATGCTTCCATTGCCATGCCAGAACAGTTTTATTACCTTCTGATGCCCAATCATCAACGCGCTCCAGCAACTTATTCATTGCTTCTTCGCAATGCGGAGAGTCAGTGCGTTCAAAAAATACCTTAAATCGTGTTCTCGTCCGATAAACAGAATCTTTCATAATGTCTTTCTTAAGCGGACAGTGGGTGATTCGAACACCCGGTAGGCTTTCACCTACGGCAATTTTCAAGACTGCAGCCATAATCCACTCGGCCAACTGTCCATTTTATGTTTTGACGGCACAAGTTGTGCCTTGACCCGTATAACCATATGCTTCAAGCACGTCCTTTAACATACACCATTGTGTACCGTTGCTAATCACTTTGATCGATTCATCGACATACGCACCTTCTTTGACGTTTGGTGCAAATATCGCAACGACACGATTACCAGACTTCTCCAGCAGCATCTTCAAATCGTTGAGTGCACGCTCTTTTGAGCAATCAGGTTTGAGCGTCAATACGAATTTTACCGGTTCTGCTATAACCTTAAACCGCTCAAAACAGTCGGCGTCCTGCATGAATCTGGTTGTCCACTCACTACCATAAATAGCCACACAACTTAATTCTTCCATAATAGTACCTCAAATGTCATTTTATTGTAGTTCTCTCTTCTTAGACGCTATTAAACATTCCCATTCATCGATCATATTTTGATTACATGTTTTTGATACGTATGGATCAAGCTTGTATGGTCTATGATATAGATCGACAGGGAAAGTTGGCATCCAGTTGAATTCTTTCGCACCGTCTTGTCCAACTCCAACCAGAACGATTTTTACATGAGAATCGACAGCAGGACACCAGATTTCAACATTAATAACAGGTCTTTTTTGATATCGTGGTGATGCTATGTAATATAAGCGACACCCAAGCTTACTGCAATAATACCAGTATGCCTTAGAAATATTCATGTATTTAGTCTATGCTCCAACCATCTAATGCCGCATCGAAAGCAGTTTGGTATGTTAAAATCCTGTTCGGATCTTTCAACATAATCGAATAATATCCGGCTTCGAAAAAGATGATTCCATGACCTTTTTCACCCTTAACGAATGAGAATTTGTCTGTTGGAAGTGGCCTATTGCCGCTCAAAAGAGCAATGCTCTCCACAAAATCATTTAACCAAGCAGCAATACCATAAAATCCGCTACCCTCCTCTTTCAAACCAACTACCAATGGTTTTAATTGTGGATATTGCTGCAAAACGGCGTTTCCGATTTGCCGGTCAATCTCTTCGCTATCATAGCAACCAGCAAAAGATCCGCCCTTGATTACGATCTGCGTAGCTTCTCTCGAATGAATCATTTCCATCGCTTGACGGCATCCCGCCAAGTCTAATGTGCAATTGAGTAACTGCAATAATTCACCAATAACTTGTGGATATTCTGTAACCATATTGAAGATCACTGTCTTCTAATCAAGTGTGTCAGGGGAGAGTCGAACTCCCAACCGATGGAGTAGAGGTCCATTGCTCGATCCATTGAGCTACTGACACGTTTTGTTTAAATTCTTATCTCACACCGTCTCATTATCTCCTTATACCAATCGTCAGCTTCTTTCCTCAAATGCTTTGCAAGCCATCTTCGTTGATTTCGCTCACGTACTGCTTGACCTTGTTCATCAAGCGGAAGATTTGGCGGTATATCCATTATCTGATCTAAATGTCCAATCGCTTCGTCATATGCTTCCATGCGAGCATCAATGTCTTCTCTGCTTAACACTATTTTACATCCTTATCGTGTATCTCACGCCTTTCGGCATACCCCTTTAATGGGCGTGCGTCTGCCGACTCTACTGCCCGATCGACCATATCCTCGATTTTACATATGAATTCGATCACTTCGTTTGATATATCCGGTGTGTTTTTCGCGGTCGCACCTCCACGCAGTGACTCATAAAAAGCCGCTGTTATGTGGACTGCGAAGTTTGAAGCATGAAAATTTGGATGATTGTCGATTGACATATGATTGACCTTTTCTTGCAATATTTCAATTAAGACACGGTTGTGTTGACAACTCTTGCACAGTATCGGTGTACCAGGCTTTTTACTACATTCCTTGCATTCCATAAATTCATCGTCTATGTCGGTCATTTGCTTCTTTGTCTATTATTGATTTGTTTATAGCTTGCTATATTTCGATGCGGTCGAAACTGAAATCCCAAGCTCTTTACTGATGTGTTTAAATGATTCGCCATTCTTCCTTCTGGCCTTCACCCATTTAATGGTGCGCTTCACATTGTATTCTTTGGCTTTGAGTAACCGGCGTCCGATTCTCCTAATGCTCGCATTATCACTACCATTCGCTTCGATGAATTTGCCAAGAACGATGCAGAAGTCTTCGTCCAGTAAGATTGGTGTAGTATATTCGTTAAGGCATCCGATCCTCAGGAACGCGGTCTTATTTATTCGTTCGAGTTCTTCCATGATTTCAGGGTCAATTCTCTTGCATTTAATGCGCTTGTCATCTTTCATTTGCTGCTTACTGGTGCTCTTGAACTTGTTAAGCTGAGTACCAAACGCTAGAAGAGCATCACTATCCGTATTGCTACTGGTAATGCACTCACCGAGTGCCGCACACGTTATAGTATCGAGCAGCAAGCATAGATAGCTGTGCATGACAAAATACGCCCCACGTTTGAACGTATCGGAGCGTTTCGCCTTAGACTTTTTTGCCATTTTTTCCTCGTTTCTTTGTTTCTTCGACTATCGGTCTGTAGCCAATAAAATCACCACAGACTTTGCAGGTGGTTCGAATACGTCCGTCTTTTGTCGGCGTATCGATGAAATTACGTGGATTAGAACACATCGAAGTCGGATCGAGAAGTGAGTGTACTGTATAACCAACCATATTAGTGGGTCCTCTTGAATTCTTCAAGTGCAGGACCGTCGCCACCAAGAAGCGCATACATATCAACTCTGATAGATGCGCCGCCAAGCAGAACAACATATCCGTTGATTGTCGGCCACTGACTGTGTACTTTATAGTAGCGGGACGTATGGCTATGCTTAACTCTTCGTGCCTTCAAAAATGTCCCATTGGACGTCTTTGTAATATGCTTGTGTTGTTTGCTACCAGAGCCAACTATTTTTCTAGCCTGTCTTATGTTCATTTTTGTGGATGTAATATATTGCTTGAATGACCCACGTCGTATTAGCGATAACTATTCCGAGAGCACCAGCGAAACTCCACCAAGCGTCGTAATGCGGATAAAAGTACAGGTTCCAAAATCCCCACAAGTTAAAGAACGTCATCGGTAATAGACTGACGCCCTTTAACTCTTTATCTCGGTGAAGATTCCAACAGTTTTTGGCGATCATAAAACCGCCTAGTAACTCAAACGCACCATTAATGACATCCGGTATACTTGCCATCTACACACTCCGATTCGAACTTTTCTTTTGCTATCTTCAACGAACACTCGACCTCTAAACCTTTGCCCTCTAGGCATTGTGGATCATCATCCATTTCTTTTTCAATCCACGCGATAGCAAGATCGATCGGGATGTATAATGTTTTTCCTTTACTCTCTGGAAAAGTGACTATTTCTTCGGTAAACCCTTCCAATGTGGCCGTCAATATCGACATTAAGTATCGCAACTCGACAAAGAATTCATCTCGGCCATCTTTATTTTGGTATATTGCAAAGGGTGTTTCTGCCATATTATAGCACGAAAGACATGTTTATATAATTGCATGGCAATGGCTCGTCTAATCCTATTTTCATGACGATTTTTGGCGATTTGCCTTTTGCCATCGGATGTAAATTGCCGTCATCTGTGATTCCTTGTCTTGGATCAACATGAATTGGGCTGTCGTTCGTATTTACTATTCTATAAATAGATATCCAAATATTGAATTTTGGTACGGAGATTTCAGCTTCGTGCTTAACATACCAGTAGATTTCCCAAGCACTATAGACGTCTTCTGTCTGTGCCTTAAATTCTCTGCCATTGCCATCGGACCAACATATTACATACATAATTCTTGCTCTGGTGGTAATTCTGGCAGATCAATTGGTGCCCATAAGCCGTCAGCACCATCTCTCTTATAGATGAACCCGCCTTTACATATAAAGGCTAATGATGATGTTTTTTCTGTTCCTATTTCACGAACATCGACGTATATCAGCTCTGGCTTATTTTTGTTTTTGCTTTTGAAGTAATTTGACGTCCAGCCATACAGCCAGTATCTGCCAGGATTCGTCGGCCACTCTTTAGACCAAATAGTTTTACTCATTTTTCGAACTCACGACCAAAAGTAGATAAAATACAAAATCGGAGGTCCAATATGAGTGAATCAAAGAGTGTGTTCAAAGACAGAATCGTTGAATTACGGCGGAAAGGGCATAGTCTCAAAAGCATCGTGAAAATTGTTGGATGTGCTAAGTCAACTGCTGGCTTATACTCAAGAGATATAGAGATAGCAGATCGAAGCATGATCGATCGAAGCATTCGCGATAATGCAAAGAATGCATCTAGACGTGCTGAGGAAAAATGGAATAATGCCGTTGAAGCTGTTATTAATGACGCAAAGAAAGAATGGAAAGTTGTTAAGAATGATCCGGAGTTAATGGGCTTTTTAGGATTGTACTGGGGAGAAGGAACGAAGATAGCTAGAGGACACAGGACATCGCAGGTTGGCATCGCAAATAGTGATCCTAGTGTTATCATAAAATGTAAAAGATGCTTCGATAGGTTAAGTTCTAATAATAGGTATTATTGCAACATCATCATATATGATGATCTAGACCCTGAAGAAATGAGAACATTTTGGGAGAATAAGATTGGTGTAGAAGTAAAAAGGATTGAAGTGAGAAAGAATCACAAACTACGCCGATGTACGCACGGCACTTGTTATTTGAGATTCAGTAATTATAAACTATCACACAGAATATTAACTTGGATTGAATGCTGGAAAAATGAGCCGGTGGAGGGAATTGAACCCACTACCGTCTGATTACAGATCAGATGCTCTACCAAATGAGCTACACCGGCTTAGTACTACTTGGCTCTATTTTTGCCCCTTGATGGGCTTGTGCTTTGTCTAGTCCTGGCGCTTGAAAAGAAATCAAGCATTCCGATTTTAGCCCACATCTTATATTTTAAAATTTTTATAGATTTTGTATTGAGACGATTAACATATCCTTCGTCGATAGAATCTACCGTTGCAAAGACTTCACTTCTGCAGTGTACATCGGTCGGGCTTAACTTCTCTTTTTGCTTTTGCCATTTTCTTCCTATCAATGGGGTTAGTGAAACTAAGGACTACTTAAATACAAATTCTGAATATCGAATTATCTGCCCGCTATCTTTCGTCTCGTTCCCAATATTCCAGTAGAAAACGGCACCTTCACACAATAGCTTTACGTCATTGGCATCGAATTTGGATAGATAGATTGATGCAAACTCGATTGGATTTGATGGATTCGTCAAATCATACATCTCAACATCAACACAGTCCTCACGAACCTCGATGACGATGCACTCGAATCGTTGAAGAAGATCGATTGACATAACTAACACAACAATAGAACAAGTTTTCTATGATGGGGTTTCAACCCACAACTTCCTATGCTTGCCCGCTCATTCACGGTACACAGACGGCCATTTAATTCCGTTTTTCTACGAGAAGTGCCTCTTGTTCCATTGTTATGTAATATGTAGGCCCGGTTCGACTTGGACGAACGACCGTCAAATTATGAGTTTGCTGCTCTAACCAACTGAGCTACGGGCCCAAAGTGGCGGGAGCTGGATTTGAACCAGCGATCTTAAGCTTATGAGGCTTATGAGCTACCAGGCTGCTCCATCCCGCATCATTAAAATACATTATTATTTTTCAACTGGGACTATCTCGACCTTCCTGTCTCCTATCATTCCTTTTACGCGATCGACCGACCCCCACCAGCACTGACAACCCCAAACAACGTCGCCGTTGTCAAGTCGGATTCTCGGATTTGATAGCAGAGAGTTTAATGCTTTCTTGTGTTCTTCTGAGATCTGATCGGCTGTTGTGCCCTCTGGATATTTATGATATTCTATGAACGCCTTCTGGACCTCTGTTATGGTACCAAACGGTGTTCGTGTGTCGTCTGGCCGTATAAAGTCGCCCTCATATACACCATATCCATATAGACGCACTGTGTCCTTGTCAGCAGAACAAACAGCACCAACTCTCGATCCGATTTTCGTACTCATTGTCTTTGTGCGTTATAAAATTGCACGGTTGGATGTCTGCAACATGTACTATTTTCACGATCACAAAATTCTTCACAATCAACTTCTGATCTGAATGGACCGACGAGATAATCACCGACTATTACTCGTGGTTTTTTATACACCACCACTTTACTCCAAATTCCGCCAGCTTCGTAAATGGCGTATATCTTAAGCTTTGGTTTACATAAATTAGAGAGGAAATTAAACATTATGACTCGTTTGCTTCTTTGATTAGTATGTCAAGTGCTTCATCAAATTCATCGATCGTAATGAATTCATCCTCTAGACAACCTTCAAACTCACCGCAATTTTTGAATGCGTCGAGCAGAGTAGTCGCAATTCTGAACGCTCTTTGCTTTTCCATTATGCACCCTTACATATAGGACATAGTTTTTTGTGTCTTGGATCTATCCATCCACACGACGGGCAACGTTCAATTTTTAATATTTGTAAAATCTCGTCGAGCGAAAACGGTCGCCATTCGCCTAATAGTCTAAAAGCATTGTCAATACCCACATCCATTGCTCTGCGTCCTGGAAAATGTAGATTCAAGAAATCTTCGCTTCTACCGTGAGAATGGCCATATAAGTGGATCGACTTGGCCTTCTCTCGACCTCTCCAAGAGAACATCGGAAAATGAAGTAAATGAAACCTGATGCCATCGATTTTGACGTAGCTAATCTCTTTAAAAGACGATACATACGCAGATAAAGAGTTGCTATCATGGTTGCCGCAAATGATATGTAGTTTTCTAACTTTAATCTTCGAGCGATAATATCCATATCGCTGTGCATTCCAAAACACATCGCCAATAACATGCAATTCGTCATTTGGCTTTACTACACGGTTGATCTCATTGATGAAATGATCATTCATTTCATCAAGACTTGCAAAAGCTTTAGCCCGCTCTGGCGTATGCTTTAATATGCTTTTGTGATCGATATGTAGATCAGCCGTGAAGTGGTGCATCAACTACAGGTGGTTCCTTTCCTTGAAATAAAATTCGCATCGCCTCTTCCCAGTCTGCGCGATCTACAATAACGTGTTCATGGTCTTCATTTGGTGGCGTGTGATCGTGGGCATGCAAAAAGTTTGTGCGTAGCGTTGGCATTTTATCTTTTGGGTGGTCATTAACAATTTCTGCCTTTGTTACATTAGGCTTAGCTATCACAACCATCAACAAACTTTCTGCTGCCTCTTGCGTGCTAACAGGACCACACTTACTATTACGAGTAACCAAACCCTCTCCATATGTGAATGTGACTTCAAACATTATAACGGCTCCCTTGGTGTGATCATTTGTGCTATATCGCACATGATGTTTGGTTGTGGGAATGGTAGAGGCCCTGGTGTTCGATTAAGCCTATCGAACAAAGATTCGATCATAGCTGAGTGTTTATTGACCCAATTGAGATTTCGTGAATCCATTTGCTTGTAGACTCTCTTTAACCTCAGCCAATTCTTTTTATAGGACCTTCCGTGCTTTTTAATATATCGCTTGGCTTCGTGTGCTAAATTAACCGCTTTCCAGTGCCGAGTTTTGGCGTCCAATATGGTACTATGACGCCAAAAATTTTGGTGTAATGGCCCACCAAAAATCATTGTCTCAAACAGTTCATTCTCCATAGCACCAATAAACACTGTCGAAACGTGTGTTTCCTGGATTTTACATAGCGGTATGTCTCGATCTCTTATAGGATAATGTCTATTGAAAGTAACTGTTTCTTGCGGCATTCCAGAACATATATCTGTTCTGTCGATTATCCGATGTTTGCATCTTTCCAAAAAGATACCCCATCGATAAAAGTTAGGCTCTTGAACGATTCTGTAGTCTTCGGTCAATATAAAATGCGGGAAAGGATAAAGCTGCTGGAAAGCGTATTGATCGCCCTCATCCGCCCTGATTTTCAAATCTGACACAATGCACGGATCAGTATCTGGTGTTATAATGAAATCGTCAAACTTGTCGATCAGTTCAGAATCAGCTTCAATAAGCCATGGTTGGTCGGTTGCGACATTTTCTTTTTTATATGGTATGATATTATCTAACATTCTTCGCCAGCAACTTTCTTCCACGCTTGCTCAAACGATATTGTTGGATTGATATCTTCAACTCTAACATTGGCACTAGTAAAAGGTATGACACGCATCTGTGTTTCTGGCACCTCAATTCTTATAGCTAGCACCTGCGCCATCGCCTGTGCCACAACACGCTTACTGAAAGTAAACGCACACTCGGTAGTTCCCATCCAGGTTTGGTTTTCTATATCCCAAATACCAAACTCCTTTGGATGCTCGAGAGTACCAGGTGTTAGATCTTCTTTCGTTATCTGTTCGTTGCGCCAATCTTCACCAATATCGTCCATTATTCACCTTTCGTAGCACACGCTAACATAGTTCTGAACACGAGCATATTTGGCATATAATTGTCAAAATAGAACTGATCATCGCCATATTTAATCTTGGCGATGGCCGCAGCGACGGCAGGAGATCTACATGCACCAGCTAGGCAGTGCACCATTAACAAATCGACTTTATCCCAGACAGATTCAACAAATTTCCATATTTGCTGAGCGTGATTCTCACTAAATAAGACTATTTTGGATTTGTCGTGAGAATTAAGGAACTGCTCTGATGGCATTTTGTCGAGATCATAGAAAGCTACTTGTAGAAGATCAACCAGCTGGCATTTGTTGATTTTGGGCCAATCACCAACTTCTGTGCCAATCGATATACAAGCCCACGGTTTGCTGTAGGTAAACTCACTCGCCGCCGATTTACCTAGAACGAGAAGCTTCTTATTAACTGGCTGACCTGAATATAAACCGAATTCACTACAATCATACATATATCACCTGGGAACGAACTTAACTCATACTGGACTTAGAAGCTGATATTATTGAATCAACCAACGGGGTACCGTTATACTCCATTGACATGAACATGTTATTTAATCTTATTGTTATATTATGTCCGCCAAATTCGAGTGCGGAAACTGACGATACTGGTCCTTTTTCTATTAGCTCTATTGCTTGTTTGTATCTATTAGCTACATCTAATGCTTTCTGTAGCCTCTTTATTTCATCTCGTAATGGTTCTATTAGAACATTTTGGATGGCTTCTTGCAATATTAATCCATCAATATTAACCATCGATTCATCACTGATAGCTTTTTTCATCTCTGGGTTTTGTTTGCCGTCTAAAAACGACGTCATTATTGCCCATGCCTCCGACTCTTGTGCTACTGGCTCTACTCCCGCCTTGTGTGCAGCAGCGTAGTCGCGTATCATCTTAGCACGCAAAGCATAGATCTGATCCTGGACGGTGACATAATCACCTGCAAGACAAGCATCCCAACTTTGTTCTTCGATTTGCTTTTGACTTGGTGTATTCATAATATCTATGAAATACACTGTCTTATTGATTATAGCACGAAGAAAAGTAGCTATTAAGTGAATACTATGTAAACTTTGCCTGCAGCTTCAACGCCGTAGCCAATATCTTCTAATACTGCACCGTCATACCCAAGCTTCTTTAGTGATCTGACTAAGGTTATTATTTCTTTCTCTCCGTGAAGATTGTGATCGAAAACGCTGGCTGGCGTATAATGTTCATTATCGATTCCAATTTTCTTTGCCTCTAAATCTACTATATTCGTCGGTGCTGGATTGTTAATAGTTATCGCTGATTTGTGTATGCTGCCGGAGCCAAAGCGGTCATTATGCATTTCTGCATAGCTCTTTGCCATTTCTATGGATGTTGTGTAATAGGTTACTATTTTCCCCTTTGAAGAAGAGCCGCCATGGAATACTTCAAGATTTCTAATAGACTCAGAGAGTATCCCAGATAGCTTATATAATCGCATGGATTCCTCTCGATTCCATTGGAACAGATCTACCTGGCTTGAAATTGGGCTTCCTTAGAATCTCGCAACCCCAGTTAATTAGTTTGTCACCAGATGCGTTGGTGTCATGCCATCTTTCCGACAATGATGCATCATCAAGCCAAGTTCTGGTCGGGCTGGCTGGATCTTCGAATATGAATTTATTTGCGTCGTAGCCAATACAAACAACACCATGTCCATCGTTCCAACAATCACGATATGACGTCTTAGGATTATCTCGATATGCTTGCAGCATCAATAGTACAGGGTGGTCATTGTCGATCGCATCATAAATTTGTTGTATCGTTATGCGACCGGCTCGGTATGGTACTTTATATTGCTTTAAAACTTTATAAACACCATCTGGATCTGTACCATTCTTACTTGTTGCACCAGAAATCTTTATAATCTCACTCTCGTCAACTACGATATTATCAGCAACAAGAATACAAACCAAACAGCATGATACGCAATCATACCGATAAACCTGCTGTCGTTCAGGAAATTCTATTATCTTTCTGGTCGATCTCGACAATTCGTTTAGCTGCATTTGCTCCTCTTAATACTAGATTACCTTGTATTTTATTATTTGCATTACAGGAGTGATAATGAAATCATCACACGATCAAATCGCAGACAGATGTATCCATTTTAATGGTATTATGAATGATGTTTGCAGGGCTGGTGTAATTTATCCAAATACAAAAAATCTCCAATGTATTCGTAATGGAGATAATTGGAAATCATCGTGTAGTAAATGTGAGATGCCAGACGAAGAATATATTGATAGCATAGAATCTGAAATAAATAAATCGATTGAAAGAATGGAGAAAATCGATCCATTGGTAAATCGAATAAAAACGAAGTATAAGGGAAAAGACTGGACGGGCATAGAAATTTGCCCAATTTGTGGTGGCAAATTGCACATGTCGCATGTCGCCTACAATGGACATACTGCCGGAAAATGTGAAACTGTTGATTGCGTAGCCTGGCTAGAATAACTAGCGAGACACAATTTTCAAGTCTTCGAGTAGTACCTCTTTAGAAAATCCACTCGGGCTTTTCCCATCAGTATCCCAGTCAAGAGATAATATGGCATAAGCTTCATCACAATATGCACCATAGAATTGCCATGATACATCGATGACTTCGCCCCAGCTAATAACCTTCACTATTTTATCGTTATAATATACAATTGGGACACAATGGCCGTTGTCTTGTTTTTTCCAAGTTCTGGGGTCTTGTGTTGGCACTCCCATCCAGTTTGGTGCTTCATCAATCTTAATGCCATTTGTATAATCAGGCAATGCAAATCCGGTGTATAATCCACCAAACATCCATACACCCAATCTGGTGCGTTTCATGTCTGATATTCTAACCTTGGCGTACGCACCGATTTTGTGCCCACCGATACCGACATTACGCCAATAATTCAACACATCAAGCAATACACACCCAGTATCGCTTGCATCATTTAATACTCCATTCCAGCCGCTTACAGATTTATATGCATCAAGAATTACATCATCTGGCAAGATTACTGTGGTTTTGGTTTCATATGTCGTCCAACCTTCAATCAAATGGCCAGCACCAGCCATAGTGCAGTCAGCCACTTCGTCATTCTTCATTACTGGCCAGATTCTGACATCTGATGCCCAGTCGGCAGACGGTGGTGGAATAATGCTTGGGTCGATATACTTTTCTAGTTTGAGTGTTCTTTTGTCGTTTCTTGGAGGCTTTTTACCAAATTTTCTATTTGACATATTGCACCTGTTGGTTAGTGTCTGTATTATCTTTGATAATTAGCCAAATATATATTATGCATTCGCTACATTTTAATCATCTATTAGAAGATGCTTTATCGAAGAGCCATACTTCAGATGAGATTTATTCTGGTCTGAAAACAATCAAAGGATATACACAACAAATCCTCGGGCCAAAAGACAAGCCAATAATATTGTTAACACAGAAGAATAAGAAACCAGGACCCAACTTACTGGTTGCCGCTGGGTTTCATGGCGATGAGCAGGCAGGACCTTTTGGAGTACTACAATTCTTGACACATTATGTGCCGAAAATCAACATATCGTTTTTGCCATTAGTTAATCCAGTTGGATTCGATAAAAATAAGCGTGAGGGTCGCGATGGGCGTGACCCAAATAGAGGATTTGACGGTTCTAAACCAGTTTCAGATGAAGGTAAAATATTATTACAATATGACGATTTGTTAAAAGATCTAGCTCGCGATGGGTTCTTATCGTTACATGAAGATAACGACAAAACAACATTTCACATCTTCGCATATGAGAACTCAGATAAGCCATCTAAATTTTCAGAGAGTTTGAGAACATTTGGCGCTGGCTTCTTTGGAAAATCGGCTACAGTTGGTGCTCTTAATAATGGTGAGGAAGGGCAACTTAAAAATGACCAAAAACCAACAGATGTCGTCAAAGAACAAGGTCTTGTATTGAACGTTTTAGATGGATCATATGAAGACTATATGCACCGCTCTGGAATATCATTTACCGCTACAACAGAAACTGGCGGTAAGGCAGATTTCGATCTCAGAGTCAGAGCAAATTCAGAAATCATCAAACATTTTGCTGGATTAGCTTATGGAATATCGAAAACTGACATGGTATAAGTATATGGTGATGTCCGACTATGTTGTCAAAATCGATATATGTCCACCAAATGATTTGACATATAAGTATATGGAGTTGTTGTCATCTGGTCAGCTCTCAATAAGACAGGGATATACATGGGATGGTGCCACTGGCTTTCCGATGACGCCCAAAATGCTATTAAGAGCATCATTAGTTCATGATACATTATATCAATTAATGCGGCTTGGTGCTTTAGATCCTTCAACAAACCGCATTCTTGTAGATCGCACATTCAAAAAGCTATGCTTAGAAGACGGTGTTCCTAGGCTAATAACATATCCGCTATATCTTGCCACGCGATTATTTGGTTGGATTCTTCTATATAGAGAGAATAAAGAAGTTGTTACTTATGAAGCGCCATGACTATTCAACTTAAAATCTTGAACACTACAATCTAGATTCCAAATGTGTGCCTGTTTGCAATACTGTGCTGGTGTCGTAAACGGCCACCAAAGATAATTTCCGTTGTTCTGAAATCCAGAGTCGGCAAGAAAATTCCAAGCAACTGTGTCAGTAGAAAGTGCACCAATGAGACGTTCCATCGTTGGATTTGCGTTATAGCTATCAAAGGTGGAAAGTAATGGTAACCATTTCGATACTTCTAAGCCTATGAACTGCGTTTGAATCTGAGGCATTTCGTTTATTTTGGCGATGGTCATATGTCCAAAGCCTTCACAAAAGCTAGACACCCAGTTTTTAACTGGGATAAACCTCCTGCTAATCTTCACAAGATAATCTAGTTTATTTTGTTGTGCCCATCGTAAGCCTGCAGCAAAAACACGCGCATCTCCATTGCGATGCTGCAAATGCTGCGAGGTACTAGTGAAATCGATATTATAATGTTCTGCGATAAGTTTCAATCTAGGGTTATTACTGCAATCGTCATGCAGAAGAACATTAGTATTCGGAGTAAATCTTTTGATACTCTCTAGTTGCAATGATATATATGCTGGAGATCCGAAGGTACCTATGACTATCCCAAAGTTCATTTATTCAGCATCTCGATAACGGAATTATTGATATGCTTCGCACCGAACGTCTCTTTGATCACCACATCCACTGATCACGGTAAAATGGAGAATCATTTAATATCTTTTCACCCTCTGGCCATCGACCCTTTATAACACGTTTGATGTATTGCACTATGCGATTATTATCTTTAAGTATCGCTGCTTCTCCTTCTGGCCATTTGCCCTTAATAACGTCTTTAGCATATTGATATGAACGTGCTGGATTTTTTGATATTGCTTTTTCGCCTTCTTGAAATCGCCCTTTAATAATATCTCTTGCATAATAATATGCTTGTTTTGCTCCTCTTGCTATTGCTTTCTCGCCTTCAGGAAAGCGTCCGTGAATAACGTCTTTAGCATATAAATATGAATATTCAGAGCTTCTTGCTATCGTCTTTTCGCTTTCTGGCCATCTGTTACCGATAACAGATGCGGCATATAAATAAGCAATATTTGGATCATCTACAATTGCTGCCTCGCCTTCTGGCCATCGCCCGTTAATGATGTCTTTAGCATAGTGATATGATTCTCTTGCTTCTCCTGCTATTGCTGCCTCACCTTCTGGCCATCGCCCTTTAACAAAATATTTAGCGTAATTAAAGGCAGCACTTGGATTACTTGCTATTGCCGCTTCTCCTTCTGGGAAACGCCCTTTTGCGACATCGCTTGCATAACGATATGCAAGTTGTGCGTCATTCTCTTTTGTTATGCCAGTAACATCAGATAATAAATCTACTAACTTGAATTTTGTGGCTTGATTAACTTCACTATCGTTTGGTTCTTTAAATTGATCTGATTCATAATGTATTAGGCATATACGCTTATCATCTTTATAAATTAAATATAATGGGCCGTCTTTTAAATATTTATTAGCTGTTCTTGCGTTCGCAGTACACCAATTAGTTCCGCTGCATAATATTTCGGATGCTTTCGGATCTGTTATCTTTACCGCTTTAAATGGTAGCTCATCAAGCACCAACTCAGATCCGACTGGAAGTACTACACCCCCTGCTCTTCCTACTTTCTTTTCGTGTCTGCCAGATTCTTGTCCATATCCAGATAATACATCATACAACTTAGCAGGATCGTATTTGTTTATATCTGTTTGGTGGTGTAATTTAAACTCTTGTTTGTTCTTGATGTTTTCAAATTGTCCTAGTTGTTTGTTTATTTTGTCTTTATCGTCTGGAGAGATATTTTTCTTGTTGTATTGTTTGCAGATCCAATCAAGAAATTTCTTGTTTGGTGTTGGATCGAATTCAAGCAGCTTTTGTATTTGGTTTTCAGGTAATTTATATTTATTAGCTAAGAAAGGTATCTTCAGTGCAGCATCTTCACAAAGCAAGAATAGTTTCATAGCAATTTATTCAGCATCTCGGTAGCGGAATTGTTTCTTGATATGTTTCGCACCGAACGTCTCTTTGACCATATCTACAACTACGTCTTGGTCGAAATCTTTACAAGAGAATACATCTAAATATGCGGTTTTTGTTTTGTTGATTAAATGGAATGTTATGCTAGATGTTTCAATTAGTTGTAAGACGGAGTAACCTTCTTTCGGGTCGCCAGGAAGCAGGTACTTTATGATTGGTTCTCCGACAGCCTTCATATCTATGGCTTTGACTAGCTTCTTGATAAATTTCTTCAAATCGTCCTTGTTTTCAATACCATCGTTGCAGCCAGCAATATCTAACATTAGGTGGAATCCCCAATGTTTTTTCTTAGCTTCGACGATTGGATGCTGTGCATTAAGGCTAGACAATTTCATAGTACATTATATTTGAGCAGTATTTAACCAATATGGAACCATTAACGATAAGAATGCGTCCGAAGACTTTCGACGACATTATAGGACAAGAGCATCTAACTGGTAAAGATGCCGCTTTTAGAAGAATAATAGACGATAATAAATTTGGCAGTTTCGTATTATATGGTCCGCCTGGCTGTGGGAAGACTAGTATAATAAATGTCATCGAACAATCTTATAAAGTCCATAAGTTCAACGCTACGACATTTACTGTCAAAGAATTACGCAAAACTTTGGATTCAGTAGAGGATACTATTGTCTTTATAGATGATTGTTATCGTTTGACGGCCACACAAAGTGATGTGTTGCTACCATATCTTGAAACTAGTAAGGTGCGTTTCATTGGTGCTTCTGCTGACAATCCGTTCTTAACGTTGCGGGCATCATTATTGTCTCGTTGTCAAATATTCACACTTGAGCCGCTAAAAGAAATAGATATAACTAAACTTATTATCAGATGCGTGAAGCATTTAAAACAATCAGACGATCTTGTTAACATAAAAAAGGATGCGATATTATATATTTCGAGAATTGTCTGTGGTGATGCTAGAAAAGCTGTTTCCATTCTTGAAGCCATTTACAATTATGACTGCGACATAAATTTAAAGAACGCTAAGAAAATCGCGCCATCTAAATATTACAGACGTTCAGAAGATGACAAGTATGACTATGCTAGCTGGTTTCAGGGTTCGATTCAAGCGTCCGATCCTGATGGAGCAATCTATGCTTTAGCTGCTTGGTTAGAATCTGGCGAAGATCCTCGATATATAGCACGCAGGTTGCTCGTCGCTGCAGCTGAAGATGCTTATTCGAACCCGATATGTACTGCGGTAGCACACGCGGCATATGTAGCAGCATGCGAAATTGGGCGTCCAGAATGCGATTTAGTCCTAGCACAAGCAACATGTCTTATTGCTACTAGTAAACGAGATAAGACATCACATGATGCGATTCGTGCTGCGGTCGAAGATGTAAGACATGGCATTCGTGTCGAAGTACCAAAATCAATGAAGGATAGTCATTACGCTTCAGCGTCAAAGCTTGGCAACGGACAGTTTCATGATGGTGCAGATCAAAGTGCGTACGTAGGTGTCCGAAAAAGGTACTTTCACCCAGAAAATTGGGCGTAAAATGACGACCAACCACGATATCGATGAGGAAATCAAACGACTTTGTGGATTGACAGGACTAAATGAAGATGTTACAATTAAGAAAGCTTTGCACTTATATCGGTCCTATCTGTTATCAAAAAGCCTACACGATGAGTGGGTTGTTTTGCCACGCGATTCAGATAAACCTATATGTCTAAATGAACTCATAAGGATAAGACTGTGATGGATATACCAAAATTCATTGAACGTTTAAAATCTTGGTCTGATGCCAAACACACTTGCACAGAATGTGGCAGCTTAGAGCCTTGTTGCCAATGTAATTGTCACGGCGATGATGGTAATGGCCACGGTATGAACTGGGCACCAACAAGTGAATCTGAATTCATCGATGAAGCTGTGGCGATAATGCAAGTGTTGTTCAATTTTGCAGAAAAGACATGCCCTAAGTGCGATAGGTGTGGTGAGTTGCTACTTGGTGGTGGAATCGTTCTTTCTGATGGGTTACATGGTAAACCAGTAGATATTGTATGTGCAGGATGCTACAGACAAGACGACAAAGAAGTAGAGCCTGAGACACAAGAAAACACCAATTGGGCTGCGCGTTGGGTGCGGGATGAAATACTAGGCGATACAAATGACAACAGTTAGTGTTGCAGTTTTAATTACACAGCATTTTGTGTTCGATTGGATTTTACAGCCTAGATGGATAGCTGTTAATAAATCGCATAATTTGTTTGCATTGCTTTTTCACGCTTTCATAGTAACATTTGGATTTATAATAGCTAGTATGTGTGTTTACAATATAAATCAAGCAGTCATTGTCGCTGTCGTATATGGCATGTTACATGGTGGTCAAGATCATATTGTATGGAGTACATTCAAGCCGAAAACCGAAAATCCATATGATGAGAAGCAGTTTTGGAATCGCATTGCAATAGATCAGTTAATACATCTACTCGTCGGCATCGGATTACTAAATTTAAATCTATAGGATCACGATTATGCTTGGCAACAATAAAGAACAGCTTCCAGAAGATTTAAAAGAGATGGCAAAACTCTTTTCAAATAAATATGGGTGCAAATGTGATATTTCAGTTGGCCATATATGTGAGATGTGTTTGATCTATAATCTGATGATCGGTGCATCCGATGAAATAATAAGTCTGAGAAGTATGGTCAAGACAAAAGACAAAACCGATATATCTAATTTACCGGTTGCTGAAAACACAGCGATGACTTTTGTTGGTCGCAACATTTATACCATTATTGGCCTGCCAGGTCTATATTGGCTGAGAAACGATCGCGATAATGACCAACAAATTATATCTGCTAGACGCAAAAACACACGTGGTGCTAATTGGTCAGAATCGTCATTCACACGTATCTATGATGTTGAAGACCGCATTAGATCGGCTATGGTAGATGTGCAAAAATAGTGCATGCGATTATCACTAATATCAGAATCAACTGATTGGAAATTAGACGTTATTGAATCGTATAAAGAGATGTCGCCTAACGATACTTATATGCATAGTGAGACTAATGCCAAAAAGGGCAATGAGCTTGAATTTATCACATATTTAGCGTTCTTAGAGTCAACACGCGAAACTGGTTCGAAATTTGGAATTGATGCTAGAGTAGAGTTAATAATCAACAATTCAACTGGCATAGCATGGATAGACTGGATTGGCAAAGGTTCAAATCGCCGAAACAGTAATGCTCCGTCTCCAGGCCATACAAACTTAAGACAGCTACTCGCTCAAATAGCAAAATTACACCCAAGAATTGAATATTTCATGGGTCATAGAGAAAGTGGAATGCGTCACAAATTTAACAAGCCAGAGTTTAAACTATCAGTAGCTAATCTATAATCTTCTGCATTGAGAACAATCGCGACATAAATTTAAATCAGCTTGTTTTGACTGCTCGTGCATAGCTCTTATAGTATTATATTCTGGGCTATTCCAAATCTCTTTAATGGTTTGTGTATAAATATTGCCAAGGTTATATTTCCCATGAACATCAGCATGGCATTGAACTACCATGCCATCGACTAAAATTGTGAAAGTTCGCCATAATCGATTACATTTTATGAACTTACCCTTCACTTTATTGCCATGTTGCCCGCCCCAATTATGCTTTGGCCCCATTGCATATTGTATTGATTGTATTGGAAGATCGCTTAATAACAACGATGCGCTTTTGTCTGTGCAACATGTAACATAAATTTTAGTTCTTGACTTTAATGTGTCACGTGCTTTTATGAGATTTTTAATATTGTTTAAGATCTCATCCCATTTTAGTGGAGGTCTAATTCTCTCGTATTCTTTTGGTGTCGATCCATCGACACTTATTTTGATTTCGTTTATACCACTAGCTAATAGTTTTTCTATTCTGTCGGTAGTTAGCAGGGAGCCATTTGTGAAGATTTTAACATAAACTCTACACTTTTTCTTTATAAATCTAATTCTGTCTTCCAAATCAGCATCCAATAACGGTTCACCAAAGTTGTGCAAATGTATCTCTCTTGGTCTGTTTATTGCACATTCCTCTACTATTTTCTCAAGTAGTATATCAGGCATAATACGTACCTGTCGCTGCATATTACTATGCGGACATATAATGCATTTTGCATTGCACGCATTAGTTGTTTCGATTCGTATTACTGGTGGAAATTCAAGCATAATCTACGTACGTTGCCGGTGAAATATAAAGTAGAAAGTGAGGGATATTATGCTAAGATTATTAATTGCCGCGTACTTCGGTGGCTGGGTAGCATCAGCTGCGCCATTTTATACGACGACTAAGGTAGCTAATCCTAATCAACCAATTAGGAATATATTGAAGGCGTTTGGCCTTAGTGCCGTATGGTTTTTCTCTGTCTTCTCAGTCGGAACAGTATTGGTTCAGGATTTAATAACAAGATTTCAGAAAACAACTACTACTGGCGCAACTGGAGCTACAGGGCCGACTGCCAAGTGATCAAGTTGGCGACACTCTACGTAGACGCTCTATTTCGTCAAGAGCTAATTTGAATGCGTCTAATATTTCAGACTCCACTAATGCTTCGATAAATTTCCGAAACGGCTGTTTGTCGTCATTCATCTCTCTAAGTCTGCACCGCCACATTTCTTCAAATTCTGGTGTCCATTTATTACTCATAATATTGTGTTAAATACCATATCGGCATTGCTGTATTTTATAGGTGATGTTAGTTGAACTGAATAATTTAAACGAAGCTATGACCTGCGAATTACATGGGTTCTATTGGTGGGGGCACGCTACAGATAAATCACTAATCGCCAATAAATTGCACGAAATTAAGGGAACATCTGAATCGTATTGCAATAGCTGGGGTGGTTGGGATGCAGACGTGAGTATCCCAGTTTCAGACGCTAATAATGTCCATACAACACAATCTGATGATGGAGAATTACTATGGTCTTCCTTGAGGTAATGCAATGGCTTATTGCAGCCATAATCATATTAGTATTTGCAACACAAATATTCATGCCACTATGGAAAGGAGATAGAATATTCCCAATATTTCGTAAGAAACTGGTTAGAGTGGAAGAGGAATTATCAGAAGTTCGTGAAGAAGTGGTTATTAATACCGCTAAACGTAAATTGAAGAGTTTAAAGAAAACAGCTAAAACCCTAAAAGAAGAAAGTGAAAAAGATGACTAACAAAAGAATCATCGCGCTTGTGTTAGCGGGCATTGTACTAATAAGCCTGCTGCTGTCTCTGAACAGCCTGTTCGAAAATTTGGATGCCAGTCAAATTATGGTGATCCAGGCTCCTGTTAGTGGCAATTATGATTGGTATGTGACATCTGGTGTTAAGGTACAGATGTTCGGTAAGGTCACAAAGTACGAACGCCGATCACAATTTTGGTTCTCTTCGAAAAAGGACCAGGGGACGAGTGCCGACGAATCAATAAAAATCAGATTCAACGATGGCGGACACGCCACAATTTCTGGCGGTATTAGTTGGGAAATGCCATTAGATAATGAGCATTTAACCGCGATACACCAGAAATTTGGAAGCACTTTGGCTGTTGAACAACAGCTGGTGAAAACGATCGTACAGAAGTCGATCTATATGACCGGTCCAACAATGAGTTCTAAGGAATCGTATGCTGAACGACGCAATGAACTGCTAAATCTGATTGAGGATCAAATCCAGAATGGCGTATATCTCACACGTACAGTTCAGGATAAAACTGTCGATTCTTTAACCGGCCAAGAAAAGACGATTGCAAGGGTTGAGCTTGTTCTCGACAAAACTGGCGCACCAAAGAGAGCAGAAGAAAGCCCGCTAAAGGAATTCGGTATTAAAGTCTTTAACTTGAGCATAAATGACGTCGTATACGACAAACAAGTTGAAGATCAAATCAACCAGCAGCAGCAGCTAACTATGCAAGTGCAAATTGCAATGGCTGACGCTAAAAAGGCTGAGCAAGATGCGTTGACTTCCAAAAAACAAGGTGAGGCCAATGCGGCACGCGCCGAATGGGAACAAAAGACCATTATGGCTAAAGAAGTAACGAAGGCTGAACAGGACAAGAAAGTTGCGGAAACTCTTGCTCAGCAAAGACTAGCTGTTGCAACACTTGATACGAAAGCTGCAGAGCAATTCAAGCTCGCTGAAACTCTTAAGGGAGAAGGTGAAGCCGCTCGCCGTAAGCTCGTAATGGAGGCCGATGGTGCCTTAGAGAAGAAAATTGAGGCATATATTGAAGTCAATAAATTCTATGCTGATGCTATCGCCAAGCATGAGGGTGCTTGGGTCCCATCGATCATTATGGGCGGCAACGCTCAACAGGCTTCTGGTAGCGGTGCGACAGATCTCATTAGTCTGTTGACAATTAAGGCTGCTAAGGATTTATCGCTCGATATGAATCCAAAAATGAAGATTAAGGGTCAGCCAACACCGGCACCGCAATAATGTTACTGTTTAGCATACTCACAAACGGGTAGTTCTAGCAATAGAACTACCCGTTTGCTTATGTCTGTCATCAAAGATATATAGTAGTATTAGTACTAGAACTGGAGTATGCTATGTTAGTGACAAGAGCAAACAGAATTGGCCGATATAATCCGAGAACGAGCTTTAACCGTGGTCTTGTTGCACAAACTGGTTTTATGCCAGAGGGTCAGCAATTACTACAGGATGTTTGGCCACTTAAGATTCTTGACACTAAACAGGTCATTGGTGAAGGTGCTCTTGGTGGAGCCCCAATAACACGAATCACTGGTATTTTCCAAGTCGCCGATGATATGAATGCGAATGGCCGAATCTACCCACGGCCAGTTGTCAGAGAGGCAGTTGAGGCTATCCAGGAGGATTTAGCTGGTCGATCTGTTTGGGGTGAATTTGATCACCCAGCAGACGCCAAAATTCACCTTGATAGAATCTCGCACCTTCTAACCAAGATATGGATGGAAGGCAAGAATGTTTATGGTGAAGCAGAAATCATTGATGAGCTTCCATTCGGCCATCAATTGAAGACTCTAATCAAACGCGGAACTATCGGTATTTCTTCACGTGGTATTGGTGATATGGATGTTCGAGACCAAGGCGGTCAAGAGACATATTATGTAACAGAAGGTTATCGATTTGTTACATGGGATGCAGTCGCTGAGCCAAGTGTGACCGGCGCAATTCTTCACATTTGTGAAGGCAGGCTGAAGCCATTGAACCGTACAATGAAGAATATTCCAAAGGGCGTGTTCACAGCTGAGACATATCAGAAACGATTGGCTAGAGAAATTTCTGAATACCTCTCTAGCAGACGTTAATCGTTCCAGTGACGAAAAATACCAGCCATTATAATTAGGTTGGTAATTAGGTAAGTTATTACTATTACCGATCGTACGGTCGCAATAACATCAGATTCAAAGTCTGATTTGCCAGCTTTTTCGCCTAATGCCTTAGCCCAAATACGCCATAGCTTTTTCATGATTGAAAGCTATTTTTGACCATGGCGTCAATCTAAATCTTCATCGTCGAGTTCGTCGTCGTCGTCGAACTCGTCGTCGTCGTCCCAATCATCGTCGAATTCGTCTTCGTCTTCGTCGTCGTCCCAATCGTCGTCGTCGAATTCATCGTCATCTTCGTCGTCGAATTCGTCTTCGTCTAAATCTTCATCAACAAGTTCGTTCTCGATATCTCGCACAGGCATGATACACCTCCAATAATTATTGATTGAACCTCGATCCCTTAATACGAACACGTAAATTGTTTAAGGCTTCTTCTGATGTTCTTCCTTCAGCGTTAATTACCCATCTCTTACCAGGTTCTGAACGCTCTGCTATAGCACAGAAAGATAAGAATGGTGCGATGCAGTGCTGTTGAAATACATCTATCTCCCAGTCATATTTGCCGACTTTAGATCGTTCGATTTTAACCATCTGGTTTCTAAATCTTTTAATTGCTCTTGTGTCTCTACGTCATCTAGAGCAATTAAAAATCGCCCTAACTCTAATACACTCATAAAATTGGCTTTATCTGAACTCAACCAGCGGCTGCAGACTTCGGCCTTTTGTGATGGCAAATGATCGATCATTAATGCGTATGTGTTACTAAATCGTTGATCATGTGTTCTATTCCAATATATGTCGAAAGCCGGTTGAATAATTCCTCTGCTCTTGTTTCACCATCGGTATCTTGGGGAATATTAATATTATCTAATAATGTATGGCACTTCTCAATTTGTTCTGAATCAGACATAGCACATTCCTTTGTAGTTGTTATTTCAGGACGGTTAACTGCTTAAATACAAGAATTAGTGAATTTGATGCGTTACCATCTGACGTGATATTTATAGTCAGAAATAATTCCTTCTTCGGATTGATATAAAGGTTGGCGTTCGACATCGTATTTGATGTCGCCTCTGCTGATGTAGCAACCTTAGTAGCCACTTCGTCAGCGGGGAGTAGACTAATAGCATTGGGCCAGCTTACTTGAGATATGAAAGATAATTTCTTGTCTTTCGCCCATTGCATAAATTCCTTGTTATCGAAAGATTGCATTTTCTTGCGTCCCTTTATATTTCTTTGTTTGTTCTCTTAGCACACCTTTTGTCACCCTAAATTCTGCCGAGATGACAAGGAAAATACCAAGGAAAGCGTCTACGACCTCATTTGGTATGTTAGCATCAATAAAATACATAATTAACTGGTATACCAATTGGTGCTATGATAGTCAGGAATTCCTGATAGTATTAAATGTTTACCGATACTTCTTACCATCAGGAATAATAATGAGCAAATTGCAGAAAACAATCAAACCGATCACGCCAGAGAAGCAGGAATATCTCGATAGATGTGCAAAAAGACAAAAGGCATTGTCCAAGATCGAATCTCGGCGAAAGAAGAGGAAGATCGGGATTAAATTCACCCCCCTAGATGGTGATGCACCTTGTGCCTATATGGTTGAGCACGTCAAGAAAGAAGCGATAAATGATACAGTACGACACCAAACCGACCAACAGACAGTTAGTCCGTCCTGAGACATCATTCTACGTCATTGAGCGCAATATCGCTCGTGTGCCGCAAGGAACAGAGGTTGAAATCTATACTCCCAATCAACTTTCTGGTACACTAGGCGCATTCAAAGAGAAAACGACGATAATATTGAGATCGAAGACGGGGTTCGTTATTGCTTCGTCACAAGATATTGAAGATTTAGCACTCTTAATTGCCGAGCACAACTGGTACGCAGACGGGCCAGAATTACTTCTTGCGGCAATCAATATTGTAGCATAGTGTCTGCTATTTATCGGGTGGCAGATGTTTCTTAATCCCACATTTCCAATTAAAATTATATTGTGGTCCGTCATAGACACGCAATATGGGGTTAAGCAATGCCGCCAATCAATAAACACGACGATTGTCCTTTCAGAGATATCGTTTTCCCAGAGAAGTCTGAAAAGACTAACGAACGTGATCGTATGATAGACACACGTGTCGGGCGGCTGGAAGGTGTAGTAGAATCATTGACGCACGATATTCAGGAAGTATCACAGAATATCGGCATGATGAATAAGGAATTGGGCGATTTTAGGGAAACAATAGGTAATGCTCTCGCAAGAATGCGAGATGATTCTACTAACCAATTAAACTTAGTTACCGATAGATTAACTCAATCGGCAAAACCACAATGGCAGACGATTAGCGCCTTTGCTGCTCTTGCAATAACATTACTAGGTATGGCAGGTGCCGTTGTTGCATTGATAATGTCTGGACAATCAGAGAATGTGGCAAATTTGAAAAGAGATACTGCGGTCATCACGGAGCGCATGTTTCAAAGCCAATACGAAAAGGGCAAATCGGACGCTTTTGCAGCAGAGACAAGTACCCATTTAACTACAATTGAAAAGAGTCTGCAGCGGGAAATGACGTTAATGCAGCAAACTACTGATGCTAAGGTAGCTATGCTAGATAAAAATACGAGCGACTACAATGAAAAAATCGCCGAAATTTTAAAAGAGTTTCGCACATGGCGATTAGAATTCGTGTCGAAAACGGTTGAGAATAGTTCGAAATTGTCTGCGAGACAAGATATGATGCTCGATATGTTAAAAACGTCGGATGATCGCAGGCATCAAGAGGCACTAAAATTAATTGGGAAGTGATCTTAGAGCTCTGATTGCTAGAATTTTTTGTACCATCGCCCAAATATCTATATCACTATTTTTAAGCGTTGGTTCGGATGACATTTTGTGTATTTCTTGTTCGAAAGTTGATCGATCTATTACTCCATTTTGCCACGAATTAACTATTCCATATAACTTAGAAAGTAACGAATCGTTGGCCTGACCATATTGATCCATGGTTGTCAACTTGGTGCTATTTATCTTGTAATGATGTTAATGCTATTCTGTAATCTACACTATCTCCGAATACAGTTCTCAGGAACTCACGTGCTTCATGTGGCTCCATCTTACGGCTGATTTCTGTGGCAATCGTCATCCGTGAATGACATGAATTTAGAATTATTGCCAATTGATTGGTGTGTATTACGCCTTCGGTTATTAACCCGGTATCTGGTTCTTTGCCTTCTAATTCTTTAACACTTCTACTTGGTCTATGTCGTTCTCTCATATCAAAATCTGGCAAATCTGGCTCTTCTATTCCCACATCTGGAATTTCTTCAGCATCTGATTCAGGTTCATCTAATATCTGATTATTTGATAATGGTGCGAAGTCTATGGGTTGTTGTTGATCGCCATCGCCAAGTGATGGATTTGTTATTCCCTCAATCTGGTCGTCTCCAAAATCATCCCAATCTCCTGGCAACGAATTAGATACATATCCTTCAAATATCGATGGCACCCAATAGTGGCCGGTTTTATCAGAGTATTCGTTGAACACGTGCGTTTGATTAATGCTAAGTAAATCTATGAATTCGTTATATTCGATGATAACGCCATTCTCTCTGCAGAATTTGTCAAACGATTCATAGTAAATATTTTCGTTGTTTGATATAAATTGCTGTAGCAGCTGTTCTATGGAAACATCCATATTGTCCGCAGTCAACGACGCAATAACTTTCGTATTCAAAATATATCTCCCAATCCAAGCGAAGTTACATAGTATCTTTTACAAACATATAATAGCAATAATAAAATAATGTTAGGTAACCTACAAAACACAAATGCGTTCCTTGAAGATCTTATGATCCGTCGTGGGGCTATAACTGTGTCCGGAAACGCAAATCGCTTTGGTATAGAAATGTATGGTGGACACGTTGTAGAAATGACTCCGTTTGAGCCTGATGCGTCCACATATCGTAATTGGTATTACTATAACACCTCTAGTAATATACTGAAGCGTAAGATGATTGTTTCAAATAAACCAGTAGTAGTTGCTTATTGGAAGCAAGTTAGTAATTAAAAATTGCATTCTGGAATCGGATTAGCCACTACACCTCTTGTCGGCGCTATGTCTGGACGCATATGGTGACCTATTACAACATTAGCCATGTTGCTCGACGCATAAATTGCAGTATTATATGAATCAGGCAACATTGTTAGGCGTGGTCTATTATGTAATGAAGCATGATAGAGCTGCGATAATGCTACTTCGTCAACGACCGGCCCAGTACGTTGCTTCCAAAGCTCTATAAATGGTAAAGCACTAGGTGTAAAATATAACGTGCCGGTTAACCAATGCCCCGTCACTGATGCTAATGCCATTTCACAATCAATTGTTTCAAATATGCTTGGGTATTGGAAGATTTCAGCATCTGCATCCAACCACAATAATGGCCTGTGTAGTTGTTGCAATAATTGCTGAATAACTATTATTTTTGTAGCACATCCAGCATCCCAACCGTCTTGTTTTTCTAGCGGTAAAACTAGATGGGACAAATCGAATTTAATACAGCTATGCACCAATCTTGTGACACATCTTTTGTAATAATCACCCAGATGGCTTGTTGTAGTATAGGCGGTAACTATTAATGGAAATTTCGTCCTGGCAGACAGTTTGTCAATCATGGTTTAAAAAATCTATTAACAACATGCAAAGTTTTTTCGACCACATATATATACTAAATTTGGATAGACGCCGCGATAGATGGACTAGTATACAGACTCAGTTACAACAAGTGTGTATAACGAAAGCTGTTAGATTTCCAGCTATAGAAAAAACTCCAGGATGGGTTGGATGTTATGAGTCACATCTAGCCATGTTACAAAAAGCACTTGAATCTAATGTCAGAAACATCCTTATTATGGAAGATGATGCAGAGCTTTATCATGATTGGCAATCAATATGGCAAAGCGCTGTCGGTAACGGGCAATTAAAAGATGACTGGGATATGCTATATCTTGGATATAATCTCGATCCGCTCTCTTGTATAGCACCAATCTTTATTACTCCGAACATATTGCAGCTAAACGATGCATTGACTACACATGCATACGCCGTTAATGGAAAATATCTTGAAAGTTTAATACAAAGTGTAAAAGCATCTATCGGCTCTGGTATACCGATAGATGTCGTATATGCCAGGCAGCTATCAAACATTAAAGCGTATGGTATTTATCCTATGCTTTTTCGGCAATCGAGTGGTATGTCTGATATACTTGGGTGTAAATGTAGTTTCGATTTGAGGCCGAATATTGATAGAGTACTAGGTAGATAATGAGTCGTCCAACAATAGGCGTAACATTTTCTGGTGGCTTTGGAAATCAACTCTTTCAATATGCATTTGCACGTGCTTATGCGGAATCACACAACGCCACATTATTAACTCCAGATTGGATTGGACAAAAAATATTTTCAATATCCGACCAGCCATTGAATCATGATTTACCACGATCTGGTTTTGATGAGATTCCGAACGGCAGAGTTAACATCATTTTAAACGGATATTTCCAATTCCAAGACGCTATTAATTTTTTATCTAGGGCTAAGCTGAAAACGTGGTTTTGTTTTAAGAATAAGTGGAGGGCAAGGTTTAATACCAACTTTCATATCGCAGCACATCTGCGACGTGGAGATTATGCCAATTTTAGTAATATATATTGTTTAGTCAGTGAAGCCTCATATGTTGTTGCATGCGGGAAATTTGGTTTAGATCCGAATAATATTCATTGGATTAAAGAGGGATCTCGTAAACAATCGCAAGATCTGCTTGATCTTGGTGTACCGTTCTTAGAAGATTTTATGTTGTTAGTGAACGCTAACAATATTTTACGTGCCAACTCGTCATTTAGCTGGTGGGCTAATGTATTAGGCGACGGCAAAGCTTTCAGTCCGGTAGTAGAAAATCGACTTGGAATGCAAGATGTTGATTTTGTTGAAGGCAACTGGCCAAGATTAGTAGACAAAACCAATTGCGGAACAAATATTACAGATTTACACTTGAAAGATTGAAGATGGAATTTGATCGTTGGTTTGCCGATCATGGTGATGAGACATTAAGATTAGATTATCAAATCGATAAACAAGATATTGTTGTCGATTGCGGTGCCTACTATGGGTCTTGGAGTCGTAGTATATATGATCGATACCATTGTAGAATACTAGCATTTGAACCAATAGAAGCATATTATAAAATCGCAAAACAAGCATTAGTTCATACTGGTGCACTAGTTTTTAACGTCGGAATTGGACCGTTTAACGAAGCATGTAATATATCTGTGAACGGCTGCGCATCTAGTATAATAAAACATTCTGAATCTGTCGAGCAAGTCAATATTGTGTCTATTGACGATATGATTAGGGACAACTCATTATCCCACATACGTCTTATGAAGATTAATATTGAAGGTGCCGAATATGATTTATTGGATCATATGCTGAACTCATCGATCGTAAGCATGATCGATGACATACAAATTCAGTTTCACCAGTTTGTGGATCATGCTGCAGAGAGGCGTGAAAATATTAGAACCTCTCTACAGCAAACACACCACTTGACGTATGATTACGAATTTGTGTGGGAGAATTGGCAGATAAATGCTTAATTTTCAAATATGCACTTATCCATCACTGCTAATTGTGGATCTGGCTTTGAGTCTGGCTTTGGGTCTCCGCGATGTATTGCGTCGAAGATCTCGCGGCGATGAACTGGTACATCTTTTGGTGCCTCTATACCAAGGCGCACCTTATCACCACGCAGTTCTACAACGGTGATGGTGATGTCATCTCCGATAACAATAGTCTCGTTCTTCTTACGAGATAATACTAACATAATAACAATCCTTGTCGTATTGGCACCAAATGCACTATTAGTAGTGTATTATTTCTTGGCGTAGCCAGATTTCTCTAATCGCTTGCGGGCGTCATCAAGAGTGCCCTTCAACGAATAGACTGATGCCCCCGATACAGCAGGGGCAACATTATTCTTGAATGCTTCTAGCTGCGATATAAACACTTCGTCTGTATTCGATTTTTTCTTGCCGAGTGCTCCGTTGTAAGTATTGAAGCACAACTTACGTGAAGGATTGTCTGCGAGCAAGACGTGTGATTGTACGTCAGTGTGCGGATCGCTGAATTTCAACTGCTGCTTTGTCCACAATTCACCGTATTGTGCGACAACTGTGAAATCTACCATGGTAATCGTGTCTGTCTTTGACATTTTAGTTTCCTGCTGTACTATGGACGTGCTGTCCGGATTGTTTAAGTGCTCGTGACTTGTTATTTTTATTCTGCCGTGAACTGGGCACTCGGCAATATTTTTATCTACAATCAAAAATCTAGAGCAAGTAGGGCAAACCGTTTTCAGTTTGCCACCGATCACAACTGCGACAGATTTACCAAGTGCATTTTCTGGTAATATCCGTTCTTTATGTACTCTTAGCTGCTTACCTTTATTTGCGCCATCCGTCGCAGACACAAAAACACAATTTTTTCTGTCTGCAGGCCCAACTATTTCATAGGTATCACTCGAAACATCTCCATTTGGTGTCATTAGCCGTACTTGCATGTCGTTCCTTCTTTTTGTTAAATACTATGAAATAATTATTTTAATCGTAGAGCAGCTTTTAATGGTGTGATAAACCTATTGGGGCCAACGACATCAGATCGATATATTATTTGCATTTTAGATAATACCAATCCAATTTGGTCCTCAATAAGTGCTATCTGTGCCGACGTTAACGGTTCAGCTGTATATAAATCAACTACAAGACAAGTGCGATCGAATCCACCCACTTTAGTGACAACCGACATATTAGGTGGATAGCTTGGATAAGGAGTATTAGGCATGGATTATATTGGTGAAGAAGAGGAAATACCTCTCGATGATGAGATTGACGACCAACCAAAAAACACACCGAAAGTACCTATTTCTTACGAAGATTCTGACGATTATGCCCCTTTTGACGCCGACACCGATTCAGAAGAGACATGATTACTGTTTTAATTGGGACCGCTTTCGATTTTATATCTTCTGGAGATGGTTGCGGATCGATAGCAACATATTGTAGATCCTTGCAAGCTAGAGAGGCACATTCAAGCAAATTGAACCCATTGATTAATTTGTCGACAATACAGACCTGCAACTTCAAATCAAAATGCCTCGCGAAATATCGTCGATACTTTTCTGCTGTCTCAGCTTTCGTAAAAAGTGGCAATGTACTTATTCCGTTTTCGTCGTCTACAGACAACAATTTCTTTGTACTGTAGGTTACAGTGAAAAATGGTGTTTTTAACGATGTTTTTGGCATGATGAATTAAATACGTTGCTACAAATTTTACCACAGAACTCTTTTTGCAACAACCCCTTACTGTAGTGTGGTGTAATAGCATTCTTAAGTAGTGATAAACAAACTGACGGAACTGAATTATGAGACCTGCAAACGTTTTATTTGGATCTGGTTTTATTGGCTCGCCAGCACAGCAGAGGATTGTCGTTAACAAGACAATCAACCAAGTTAAGCCAGTATCAGAGAAGAAAGCTACAAAAGCTGTTAGAAAATCTCGTAAAAGTTAAACCCATCGCTGCATGACTGCTTTGTGCGTCGGATTTGTTGACCATTTTAGAAATTTTCTAATAATAACAGACCATTCTTCGTTGCCGTAGGTCTGTATCATGTATGCAATCATATTGCGATGCATAATGCGTAATTCGGCTATTTCATCGTCGACTTGCCCTAAAGCTACTTGTTCGTGACATCTGACGGCTCTATATTCAGTGCCGTCTATTGTGATGACGAGAGATATTGTTATAGTTCTAGAAGTAAAATCATATACGCCAACAAGTTCGGCTAAGCAATCTGGGATCGATGAGTTCTTAGCGAGTCTTTCGCGAAGCCACACTATTCTAGCATCAGTTTGTTCACTCATCTATTCCATTAGCACCCTAGAAGTTGCCTGACTAATCAAGCTCTCCGCTGTTGATTTTGGAAGTCCTTCTAACAGACAATCCCATTGACCAACACCACGAAAAATTTCGATTTTATACATCCCCGAATTGATATCCTGCCCTGGCATCGGCATCGTTCTTATGCCCCTTGGACCAGCTTTACGCATAGCCATTATCGCTTCTGAGATATTTATTGCCATAACGATCCTTTAAAGTATCTTAGGTAATTGTACTCTTTTTAATAGCGATTCGAATGCATCGAAAGCACATTCGAATGTTTTTTCTTTTGTTGTGGCATCACCATAGCGTCTGCCGAGCCCAGGCTCTAAACAAAACCACCCCGTAAAATTTGAGGATATAGCATCAGCTACAATAATATCAAGTTGAGCATCGCCAATCCCAGCTGGTTTCGCCGAGACTCTACTTTTGAAATCGTGGATATCGATAGAATCGACCCTCGATTTCAAAAGTGACCAGAATTTAACAAATGGATTTATTTTCGATTGCATTACTAACATCGCTGGATCGAACAATAAATTGATTCGTTTGTGCTTATTAAGAAATATAGCAACTGCAGCTGGTTGATTATAATAGCTGTTATTGTCTGGTTCAAAGAGCACCATCATATCATATGATATGCTAAGTCTAGAAACGGCAGAAGACCATGATTGGACTTGCTCTATGACATTCTTTGTTGTTGATATACCAAATCCTACACGAATAGATCTGCATTTTAAGAACTTGCAAATCTGCATAGCTCTTACAATTTTTGGCTCTTCTGCAGCTAGTTTTTCTGGATCGACACAACCAATATCAGTATGCAATAAAACGGGTGTCAAGTTGTGTTTCGACAATATACCGCCCAGTATACCTATTGCATTATCTGGCATACTAGATATATCGCGGCACCAGGCACGACGTAAGCAGACACCAGTGATCTTCTTTGATACTAGCACCTCACCAGCTTTATCTGGATCGTCGTGAATTTCGTCAAGATAGGCAGCTAATTTAATGCTCATAACTCAACAATCTGGCTATGTTTTGCGCCGGTTCTTATCCATTGCAATTGTCTATAATCAATTGCATCGAAAATGTTATCGGCCAACCATTGTCTTACCTTAGGCGTCATTACCTCTCTTACTGTCGTAGCACCCTTCACAGTTCGATCAACAAAGTTTATGAAATTAAGGCTATATAACAGATTGCTGGCAGGTAAAAGACCACCAGCTAATGCGTTGACATATTTCACTCTTTCTACTGGGAATTCAAATATGCGTCTGACCTTCTTAGTAACAGATGTCATCATTGCGTATTTGTATTCTTCGACAAACTCGTCAAAATTGTCGTAGCCCGCTTGTTTTGCTACGGCTTCCCAGCCGATCTCTTTAGCTTCCCAATAATTCCCAGTATAGCACTGTTCGCCGGTAGCCGCTGATTCATTGCTAATACGAATTGGATTGGTTCGCAGATTGATGATAACATTTGTAACAGCTTGACAAGGCAACCCTGCATCAGCGACAAGCTGCGTCGGATGCGTCTGGCGTGATGTGCAATATGGATATTCTGCAAAATTGAGGTCGAGATCGATACCTTGCGATCCCTCTACTAATACCCGCATTCCCCTTTGGGCAACACCAAGATTCAACTCCATAGTTAAATCTTTAATTGTACAGAATGTATGTAATTCTTCATAATCTCTTGCTAGTCTTTGTTTTTCAAGGCGCATAGCCTTGGCTGCTATTGCTGCACCACAACCCTTGAATGTACTGCCAGTTTTTATCGTCTCTCTTTCATACTGTTTATTCTCTTCAGTAATCACATTTGCGAGCGGGTGTATCGTAAGCCTATCTCTAATAGTGAATCCTAGTGATTCTAGGTTAGCGACCTCGCTAAATAGTGTTTTCAAGTCAATTGCTGCACCAGCATTGATGTATAGTTGCGTATTCGGATTAATAAACGCAGATGGGATGTGCTGGACTAGTATCCTAGTGCCATCATCAAGCTCTGTGTAATGTCCGGCATTTGTCATCCAATTGTTGGTGGCCAGGTGAAAGCCGTGTTTGTCGGCTAGCCAAGAATTTAGAGATCCCTTGCCAGATGAACCAGCCCCACCATCTGTTGTGACGACGACCATACCACCAGTCGCATTTGTTTGAAAACTCCTCATACTATCTCCTGTGTGTTGAATATTATAGCACGACGATGCTGCCGCCGTAATTATTAATTCATTATTTACAATACGGATTAGACCATTTGGACAGTTGCAATATCATAACCATCAGCGGCCCATATATTGATCTGGTCATTGCAATTAGTTTGGTTGGCCACCTTAACCGCCTTTGGGAGCGACATAATCTCGATGGTTTCGCCTAACATTGCGCCATTATGAGCAGGGCGTTTCACTGCGACTCTATTATTTTGTTGTAGGCGTTGTTTAATTTTGATTGCTGTCTGGACCTGTTCTAAGTCATGCAGCAAAAAGGTCAGTTTCTGCCCTAGTCTTGATTCCAATATCGACAGCCAAGTATCAGATTTTGTTAATAAATCAGCGTTATCACCCAATTCGTCAATGATGTCGAATTCGATCATTTTATTTCTCCCCGTCATTGGACCTATTACTCTCAGTCTCTTCTATTTCTAATAGCCAATGGTTAGGCATCCACACAAGCTTACCTAATAATTCAATCCTGCAAAATCCATTACCAATAGCACGAATAATACCTATTTCGTCGTGCCAGATGTGCTCTTGATTGTAGATGCGTACCAACATCCCAATTTTGATAGCACTACTATTCATTTGAAAATCTTTTCGATTTTTGCTGGATTTTCTCTTAGCTCTTTTATTATAGTTTGAGCTTGCTTTAAACTGACACCATACCTATGCGCCTTGCATGATGCTATTATCTTAGCAGAATTAATATTGCCACATAGTTTAATTGGTCTATTAATACATACATGTATCGCATCTAATAATGCATTGTGTGCGCTAATATTCGCTTTCGCTTGTGCACACCGCAAATTAATGTCGGTGCGTAACAAATTTGGCGCTGGTATTTCTTTGATCGCCAAACATAAATTGTTTATATCGGTTTGCTCTTTAGACAGGCAACCCAACACAAACCTAATTTCTTGCACTTGTGGTAGATGCTTCCTAATAAATTCTGTAATAGCTAGCGTTTCTGCCTTTGTTTCGCCCTGTGTTTTTGTGCCAAGTGCTATTTCAAATCCATCACATGATAGAGAATGGATGGACATATTGTGAAGCTTAGCTATTCCTGTTTTGTCTCCTTTCGGCCAATCAACAGTTGTCAAGATTTGACATTTTGCCTGTCTTTTGGCACGCTGTACTGCTGCGTCTGAGACTAAATCGGGATGAACAACAATAGCACCCATCTTATAAACGTGAGCCATTTCCATAGCTTCGTTTAATTCGCTGGCCTGCATCACATCTAATTCAAGTTTTTGGCTTATATAGTATAGCATCGCATGTCCTTTATTTGAAGATGACGTTATTTAAATACATAACGTTATCTTCGTAGTTTATACAACAAGAGCCGTCAGACTTTGAACCTGACGGCTCTTGTTTTTACTCGTCTTATCTCTAACACTATTTTGGCTTTATGATTTCGACGTTTTTCTTCTGGGTGTGCCCAGGAATCGAATCATGGACGGCAAAGCTATTGCCAACTGAAAGCTGATTATAAGCGGTTCCACCACCGTGTGGGCCAGCAAATGTCTTTTTGCTTTTTGTACCATCTGGCGTTATCGGCTTTGATGGCATTTTGTTCTGTTCTAACATAGGCACCTCGTTGGCTGCTTTCACAGTAGTTAGACTGTGTTTAGCACGTTAATTGATCGACATTTATATCTTTGCTGTCAATGTCAAAATGTTTAAAGATGTCTGATATAACCATTTTGACATTATCTAATCTTCGAACGCCCGGAAGATAATGAAAGCTAATTGGTGTAGTAGGCTCTGTCTCATCTAATATAGTAATTATGGGTGCATTAACATCTTTCAATCTCTGATATGCAACACCATATTCAAAGTTTGTACCACATCCTGTTGGTATAATTACGAGAACATAAGACGCAGTTGATACACCACTATATTCACATAAAGCCTTCTCACGCAATGAGTCGGGGTCTAGATCACGTGGTGCTTTTGTAGCAAAAATTTCTTCACCCCAAATTGTCCAATCAAAAGCTATTGGTATATCAAACGATTTAAAGTAGTCAATAAATGATCTGGCTCGTTTCCAGTTTGATAATGTTGAAGCTATATAAATCGATCTACTTCTATCCCACTCAATAGCGTGCCATCCATCAGTTAAATCATTATTGAATTCCATAGACCAATAATAATTACCACCACATTTCTCGCAACTGCCATCGACCCATACGGCCGCTGTGAAATCTGAATTGCAATATGGACAAGTTATTTCTTGAGTCAGCATAAATTATTTACGCCTCAATTTAGCTCAAATACTACAAATCTCTTGGATAGCTTGTTTGTGATCTAGTCTGTGAAAACTATCTAGAAATCTGAATTTATTATATGAACTGCAGAAATAGAATTTCTTCCTAATCTCTTCTGGCAAAGAGTGTGCTGCATCATCATAATATTTCACTTCATCTTCGAACCTCTTTTTTCGGTTATCAACTGGGCAATCTGGATTCACACCGTAGAAATGTAGTGTTTCTTTTCCATCTATTTTGACAGCACCCATATCGATACCAAGAATATAGGTTTTGTCATAACCAAGCCAATTAGATACTTGCATTGCTGCATATACACTAGACCTACCAATATGAAAACCGCTTGTTAGATCTAAACTAAATCCAAATCCAGGTTTGTTCTTTATAAATATAGTGCCTGGTCTGGAATCAGCAATCATAGTAGAATTGAAGATGCAGCCATTATAATTATCCCATAAATCGTGGTGGCGTTTCAATTGAGAAATATCACAGAACAACCAATATTTTGTGGGCCATACCCTCATGTCTGGTTTATTTATAGACATAATATCTATATATGGTTTACCAACTAACAAAGCCGTATCGATTTCTAAAATGCTAGGGCCGTTTCCTATAATAACTAATGTTCTTCCGACACACGAATTACGTAGTTCACGTATCTTTTTCACGCTTGCTTCTGGCGGATCACGTGTTATGATTTTGACGGTTGGCTTTACGCCGACCGATTGTCTTGCGACACCACCCTTCTTTGGGGTAACTGCTGGTTGTTTGTATACCTGCTGCGGCATCTGTATTGTAGGCTTAGCTCGCATTACTGCGCGTAAAGTCTTCGTCACAGAACGTTGCTGTTTGACAACGACAGATCGAGCAGCACGTGGTAAAACTATTTCGTGCTTGACGGTATTGATCGGTCTAACTCTTAAACTTACATTCATTGTTGCTAATCCCCACCAGATAGGAATAAATCTAAAATATTTTCCAGTGGCGAATGTGGCAATATATCGCTCTTTTAATGATCTATATTGACACGAGACCTCAAACCTGTTCTATTTGTGAGCAGGCGATCGCAGTCTTCGATGATCAGATTGTCAGCAAAGGCGATGAAATTCTTTTTTTGCCTTGCATCCTTACTTAGCACACTATAGATACAACGATGGATTGTTGTAGTCAACAAATTGAACACAGGTGCTCGTCCTGGAGTGTACTTCAGCTTGCCACGAGCGATCTTGCTTATAACCTGAACAAGTGCCTCACTAGCAAGATTGTTTGTTTCTTCTACAGATTGCTGGTTGAACTTGCTAGCAACACCATTGCACATCTTCGCAATGTCTTGCAACATATTTTGCCAAGACTGGGATGTTGTAGGTTCAAGATAATATCCTTGATCTTTCGTTTGCTCTGTGTTAAAATTGCCTGTCATTATCCAACTTACATCATCACCAACGGTGCAAAATTGGATATTACCAGGAATGATGCGATGGAGTCGCGTTTCGAAACACGGATCTTGTATTTTACTGTTCGGTATCATTCCTATGATGAGAGTCCACAGCACACCTTTTGCACGTAGAGATTCAATGCCTGGAGTATTGCTAGAAACGAGCCATTCAAACCAATTGCGTTCTAGCACTTGTGTGTCGCAGTATTTCGCCATAAATAATTACCTTTCATTTTCTGATTTTTTAATACACACGAAGGAATGTTTGTATGCCAAAAGTAAGACAGCTTTCGGAAGTCTTCTTGCGAGGATCGCTTGCCAATGTCACGATGAAAAATCTGACAAAAGAGGAACGGGCCAGAATAGAAGAATTAATGATTACTGTTGGAGAACATGAGGTTCTTGCTGGACACAAGCAAGAATTCATCTACCAATTAGGATCGACAATCGCCGCAGATTACAGAGATAGTAATAATGCGGCACAAGAGGAATTTCAAATAGCGGTTTGGCGTGGTTTGGTACATCTTCTATATCATACTGATTATACCTTTGAGTGCTCTTTGTGCCATAGTACTTCATTCCTAAGTCAAAGCGGTCGAGTCACTCAATTCAATAGATGTTTTGACTTCTGTCCCGTCTGCAATTGCTGCTTAATATCAGATCCTTGTGATAGCACTTTTACAGAGAATGCGCCGTTAACACAAGACGAATACATGCTTGTTGTCGAGCGTCTCCAAAGAGAGTGCAAATATCCTCCGACAACAAAGAGCTGCATAATAGCGACTCATGGTGCGGCGAAAATCGAAGACCCAGAGAGAATACTTAATGATCCAGAGCAATTGAAGAAATTCTTTGGCTCATTTATATGGAATTATTTCAGACAGATATTATTAGAAAACCCAATAACTAAGCATCAAAAGCATACAGTTGGATTGTTTGGCCCCGTTGATAAGACTGCAGCAGACGCAATCAATCTGCTATTATCTGATTTGAAGGCTTTTCATACTTATAATGGATACCCAGAACATAACGACTCATTAGCATTGAATTGCTCTTGCTATGTTATAACTTGTGATCCAATGCTAATATCACCATCTGACTTCTATCCACGTTTTTGGGAAATTAAGGAGCACTTAGTGTCCCTTGGTGGTGAAGTTGTTATTGATTCGAACCGAATAATAGTGCGCAATATGCAAGGGCAATCTTCGTACACTGAATTTACAGCGTCAGTAAATTCGGAAGTTCAAATTGTAAACAATGTCGTTGGTCGCCGCGACGATGATGGCGATCCGATCGATGTTATCTCACAATTAGAGGATCAGCATATGCTGGAAGAAAACACAAGCACATTGGATGCACGCGAAATAATAGGCCACGTACAAGACTGTCTCCCAGACGGTACTTGCCAAGCGGTTTTTCAGTTATTGATTGGGACAGGGCCAATCTATCAAGATTTTGTTAAACAATTCCCCGATACACCACGTGTTAATCAGGGAATTCCGCACAAGAACAGAATGGCGAAATTCCTTGGATGTACGTCTAAGGATATCAAGCAGTGCGAGCAGACAATCGGCCTACAAATGATCGCACATGGTATGTCTGCTGGAATTGCACGCTAGTTACCACGTCGGACCACCAGGTCTGCTCCAGAATTGCTGTGCCATACCAAGACCAGATGATCTTGGGTGTTGATATGGTAGCGGTATAATACGTGGCGTCAGGTTGATATAACCGTCTTCGTGAGCTTGGAATACCCTAGAGATGAATTTAATTACTCGTCTCGGTGTTGTTTGTCTTGTTGCAGACTGGTCTTCTGATAAAATCTGACCATGCTGCAATTGCATGGTAAGTTTCTTCAGTCCCATATGGAATGTTTCACCAAGATAGCATCGTTGATTGCCAAGCACAAATAGATTCCACCCAAGTCGTGCTGTGTCTCCAAGCGGATCGATATTTCTAACATGTGGGACGACTTCTAATTTGTCTGACATTTCCGTTATGGCGAACTGCATATCCTGCATAATTGGAGGATAAATCAGCTGATCCATTTTGGTCTTATCAAATCCCTTGCTAGTAAAATAACGAACGATAAGCCTTTCAGCTACATCATTATTTAGTGCAGTCCGCAGTTTGTCAGAGAAAGCATCCATAAATTATTTTTGACACTTATCGTGGGTAGTGATAAATTTGCCCAGCATAATTTCGCAATATTGTTTGGCTTTCATCGCTTGCTACTACATAATTTTGTTGCAATGGGACTTTTCCTCCTCCACCAGGAGCATCTATTACAAAAGTCGGTACAGCATATCCTGTCGTATGACCACGCAAGCCAGCAATAATTTCTACTCCCTTCGAAACTGGTGTCCGAAAGTGCTTTGTTCCAATAACAGGATCGCATTGATATAAATAGTATGGCCGAACTCTTGCGATTAATAATTTGTGCATCAGCGACTTCATTGTTTCTATGTCGTCATTGACGCCAGATAATAACACTGTTTGCGATCCAAGTGGAATTCCAGCCTTAGCTAATTTTGAGCATGCCAATACACATTCTTTAGTTAATTCGTCAGGGTGTGTAAAATGAATGCTCATCAACAATGGATGATATTTTTCGAGCATATCACATAATGACTGTGTTATGCGTTGTGGTAGTACTACGGGCACTTTAGTGCCGATTCTGATGATTTCGACGTGAGGTATATCGCGTAATCTCTTCAATATGATATCTAATGTGCTGTCTGGTAGCAATAATGGGTCCCCACCAGACAGCAAAACATCTCGAACGCAATTGGTGTTTTTTATGTAATCGATAGCACCATCTATATAATGCTGAGTAATCGTTGGACAGGCTTTTGGTGTTCCAATCATTCTAGAACGAGTACAATACCTGCAATAACTAGAACAGGAATTCGATACCAACATTAATACCCTATCGTCATATCTGTGAACGATACCAGGTACAGGGCTGTCATCATCTTCGTTTAACGGGTCCTCATATTCGCTATCAGAAACATCAAGCTCCGCCATCGTTGGAATAACTGTTTTTCGTAGTGGCTGATTGATGTCTGTTTGAGATATCAGACTTAGGTAATATGGTGTTATATTTATGGCCACCCTGCCGGATTTTTTTAATGCATCCATTGCATTTTTCTCGTCCTGACTAAGCTGAATTACTTCAGATATCTGGTCTTTGGTGACATATCTGTTGCAGAATTGCCAATGCCAGCTATTCCACTCACTATCATCTGTATCTGGAAAGTAATGTTCTCTAAAAGCGTCTGTTTTACTTTGTGAACTCGGTGGCTCGGCTTCTTTAATTGCCGATTGGCCTTCTGTGTTACCCATGCTCAAACGCTCCTGCTATCTGACGTCTGTGATATGTGAGAATCTGTCAGTTCTTTCGACAGCGATTTGGTGTGGAAAAACGTCGTGAAAACAATCGCTATGTGATATTATAAAGATTGATTCGAACCTAGTTGCTAGGTCATCTTTGATCACACTTATTAACATTTGACGCCCAGCTTCATCTAACGCTTTTTCTGGTTCATCTAGAACAAGAATATTGCTTTGTGGTCCGTGAATCCCTTGATGCAAGTCAAAAACGGCAAACATAAATGCCAGGTCTGTTCTGCCACGCTCTCCACCGCTTTGGAAATCATACCCCCATAGATTACTGTCTATGCCCAATGAATCGGTCAACGATACTCTTATGTCTAAATCGAATAGGTCGAGATAATGATGAAGCCTTGAATTAAAATATGGTTGATGTTTGCTTATTAGGTAGCTCTTAATTTTTCTTCGATCACTATATGCTTTTTGTATATACTGCAAATGAGATAAAATAATATCATATGTAGTAAGGTCTTTAGATTCAATTTTTACTTGATCTTCTTGCTTTTTGATGCTTTGTCCTAGTTGGATAATTGATTCAGTATGCGTATTCTTCTCAATCAATATATTGTTGGCATCTTCTTTAGCGCGACGCAGTGAATCATAAATAGTGTCACGTTGTGCGTTCTTAGAGTTAGCTTCGTTGACAGTCATATCAGGTTTTACACTAGATAATTTGTCTTTTGTGCTTATGACCAGATTCTCCAATTGTGTTTTCTTATCTTGATTTTTATCTTTGATGCTTTTTGCAGTTCCGTTGGCTGTCGCTATTGCACATTCTAACTGCGCGTCGATTTCAGCAGTCATATTTGTTGACTTTGCTGATAATTCAATAATAGATGCAGATGTTCCTGATCTTAATTCAGTAATTTGTTTAATGATTTTCTTGATTTCTGCTTCTAATGATATAACGATATTATTTAATCGAGCGACTTCTTTTTCGGCGTCTTCTTTTGTTTTTCTTGGTCCATCAATTTTGCTATTAGCGTATTCGACAGGCAATTCACGCTCACATTCTAAACATATCTTTCCAGACTTAGATTGCCATTTCTTGATGATATTATTTTGATTACTGACAATGCTATTTTGATCTGATATCTGGCCACGCAACGCTAAAATCTTTTTATTATAGGCTTCTACCTCACTCTCTTTCGTCTTAACGGCGTCATTACCGGTCTTTGTAACGATGTTTTGTTCTGCGATTATTGATTTCGATATTTTGTTGCGGTCTGTTTGTGCATCCTCCCTCAGATGCATTATTGCTTTTAATCTTGCGTTTTCGGCGTTCGATATATTCGTATCTGCCTCTGAAATTTGAGACTCTATTTCACTTATCTTAGCGTTTATCTTCGTAACAATCGCCCATTTTTGGGCTAAGGCTTTAATATCTATCTGAATAAACTTGCTTATTTTTTCTTCACATTCAGAGATATATTGTAATTTAGCTATGTGACGGCTCGAGCGGCTATTTTCAAATAATATTGAAGACTTTTGCGTTAATTCAAGCTGTTGTGTTAAATTCTGTATGCTTGTGTTTAAACTGTCTACCTTGACTTTACGTTTTTCTTGCTCTTGTATGACCTTATCATACCTAGCTTTTGCGACCTCGGCATAAATAGACAATCTATCAATACCCATTATACGTTCAAAAGCTTGTCGCCTTGTCTGGTCTTGCATTGCAAGCCATGGTTGTCGATATTGAGAAAAGAATACAGATCCGCAAAATAGTCCGTAATCGAATTTCAATTCTTTGTCTAATAATCGCTGTTGATTGCCTGTTGTCGATAGAGTGCAATTGATAATTTCTTGAGTACCACGTCTAAACAACAGCTCTGTATCACCCTGTCGTGTTCTGACTCTAGTAAGCTCATCGCCATTTTTTAATCTTAGCTTTACTCTTGCATTGCCACCAGAGAACCAATTTAATACTTTATCCCCCGGATTTTGGTTATATACCGTTTTACCAGACAAGCACCACAAGACGGCTTGCATCAGAGAGCTTTTTCCGGCACCGTTAGATTTCCCATATGCCACGCTTGTTGAATCAGATACATTACCTAAAATGAAGCATTGTTCCATCCCCGACAACTTAAGCGTTGTGTTATATGGTCCCCAGCTTACGAAGCCTTCTACGTCAACAGATTCAAGATCAATCATGGTAGTCCTATATTGGAGAATTCACATCTCAAATACGAACTTGTTAGCCGTCGAGTATCTTCTTAATCTTTTTTAGTTTCTCGTTCTCAATTCCTAATTCTGCGATTTTTATATCACAATCATGTAGTTCGGATTTATATTGCTCTAAGGTCGCCAGCACAAGCTTAGCTTCGTCAAGTGGCTTATTACAGTCACATTTACATCCACTATTTAAACAACCATCGATCCAAACAACAATAGACCAAGCTGCTTTTATTGCTTTTTCTTCGTTTTGTGGCAATATACTACGCATTTCCCCACGCCTCTTCAAACGTTTTTGTTATGCATAATGGATGCATAGGATTACCAAAATCTTGTTTTGCTAGAAATGCATTTACTTCTTTTACATATCTAATCGTGAAACTACATAATTTTACATTTTTAGTAAAATATGGTTTCACATTCTTACTCTCACTTCTAGGATGCCATAAATGATCTATGGCGTGTTTGTACCTTTGGTATGTACCAGATCTCATAAATGCTCGATATGCGATTTCATTGTCGATTCCCCCAAGTAATTCGAACCATTCATTAAAACCACCAATATTTAAGAAAAAGTCTTTATCAAACGCTACTATTCCACCTTCTGTTTTCATTATATGTGGTTCTCTATTATATTCTCTAATGCATGGCATATTTTGCATTATTTGGTTTCGCTGCTGTTCTGAAGTATAACATAATGTATTCCAAGCGAAGCACCATTTGAGATTCTTTTCGAACATAAAGTCGCTAACATTATTTAGATATGGTTCAGATGAATACATTTCAGATTCACATATATAAACATATTCATTTTTCGCTGCTTTTACTCCAACATTGATACACCAGCCCTTATTAAATATTGGGCTGCTTATTTTGATTATCTTAATACCATCAATTGCTGGTAGTTGGTAGTCTTGTGCTACAACTATGATCTCAGAATTTACATGTTTTTTATAAAAATTCTCTATAGAGAATATGAACGATTTTTCACGTTCTGGCATTGGTAGGCCGCTAAATTGTCTCCCAATTGGTATGATTATTGATATCTGCTTATTCATATCATTTCTTATCACGCTCAATTTTTTGGAGTTTTCGAGATAATTTGATCTTATTAATGCGATCTCGGTTTCTGATGGCTAGTAATTCCATGCGTTCCAATAATAGGCTGTCATATAATGATAAGAATGGTATTTTGATATGTTTGTGTGCATGTAACTTATGCCGGTGTACCAATAACACTAAACCAAGCTGTCTAAGTCGTTCGTATGGTACTTTTCTAAAATCGCTCTTCCGAAATTTTTTATCTAGAGCAGCAGAGACTACAAGTTCTGCAATTATTCTGTCCATATTCTTCAATTGCTGCTCGTCGGTTGTATGTTTTAGATAGTAATCGATGATTGCTACAGAACGGATACGTTTCGAAACGACTCGATTAGTGGATGCAACTGATTCAGCAACCTTGTCTTTTGCATTTCTAATGCTATATTTATCAGATTTTAAACCACGTTTAAAGAAATTGATAATTTTACGTTGTTTCTCTATTGGCAGCTTAACTGCTTTATCTGAAAACTCTAATCCCAAGAACTTGAATCGCTTGACGGTATCAAATCCATCATACGGTATAAACGAGAAGTTCTGAGTGTGAGACGCTTTGAACGTTAGCCCGAGTCTCTCTATTTCCGAGTCCATACGAACTGCTGCTTGTAAGACTACTTCTGGGTCATCGCCAGCTACAAGAAAGTCGTCTGCATATCGAAAATAATGAATACCTGGTAGACACATATCCTTATCTAAATCTGTCAGATGGATGTTGGCTAAGACGCACGCTAATGGACTACCAAAAGGAACCCCTAGATCAGCACATTTAATATTATTTAAGTCTGTACCATAATTGAATTTAACGCGCTGTTCTAATAGTCGTAACATATTCTTGTCGAATAATCTTTGTAGCTGCTCTAGTAGAATATCGTGATTAATATTATAGAAAAATTGTGTAATATCACGCTTTGCAAAGAACTTACATTGTTTGACTGTTTTTGCTACCTTGGATTGACATTGATCAACACCAAGGGCACCTGCTCTGTAGGCATAAGAACTTGTTGAGAACCATTTGCTCAGTGATTGGCCAATGGCCGTCGCCAACCAGCGTTCTACAATCTTGTCGGACCACGTTGAGATATAGATTTTGCGTTCTTTGCCAGAGCGAACACGTATATATTCTCTGTAGGGATTGAACACATAATTATTAGAGACAATATCACGATTTAAGGAATCTAATGTACGGTCTAACTTGCGTGCGAACTGCCAAAAAGTTTCACCATCTAATGATTTTGTGAATCCTCTATTCTTGTCGAAAGCCACCTTAGACATGACAAAAATGGCCGCACGGTCAAACGGTAGTTGCTTGAAACAATCGTTAATAGTAATCATTGGAAAAATTATTTTGGGTGTTATGAGTTTTCCCCGTTGTCTCGAAGCTATCGACACCGTGCCACGCCTTGGGGAGGCCGTTGATGGTATAGAGATTCATGCCAGTATGGATCTAACGATTCATGCCGTAATACTAGTTTTCGAACTGCCAAACTTGTAATGCCCTTTTTCATAAGTTATCTACAATACTGCGACTACCAACATGAATTTCGATCAGCAACTATCTGCTATTTTTGAAAATACTAATAGAATGCGTCCGGCGTTGGTAATGACTGCGCGTGGTGTTGAAATTAGAGCAGATCATGCTCGGTGGATAAAAAGAGAAAACGGGAGCATTTATTTGGCTATTGGTTTGAGACCTGGTGGAACTGAATATGTTCGCTCCGGTAGAAGTGCTCGTGGTCCTATGCTTGAAATGCGTGATTTCTATGCACCTACGCGCCATACCCAGTTTGGTAAAGATGGGTGGGATGAGCCAGATAAAAATGGTATGTATAATGCCAAAACGTTGCCAATAATTAGACCAAAATTTCAGAAGATTATCACCATTCACAAAGAGAATGTTCGAGCGTTTAAGTGGCTCTAAATTTATTCACAAAAACAAGGAGACAAGACTGTCGTAAATTTTCCCTGACGCTTCGAAGCTATTGATGTCCGTGTCACGCCTTGGGGAGGTGTTCAATGGTGCAGAAGCACATGTCATCTAAAACCTGACGGTTTTAGCCGTAGTCCTAGTTTTGCACTGCCAAATTTACGACAGTCTTTTTTATTATGAAGTTCAACGATCGACTATCCGCAATATTGGAAACGCGCATTTCGAAGAGATCAATTATAACTATGAAACGTGGTACAGTCATAGAGGCTGACCATATAAGGACGGTGAAGACCAAAACTGGGAAAACTGTCGTAGTAGTCGGTATAGGGCCTGGGCGATATGAGAAAGTACACAAAAATAATAATCCGGCTGGTATTGTTAAGAAGTTGCGAGATTTCTATGGTCCACCTCGCTATGTACCAACATCACATCAAGATCCGGCAACTGGCGTTGATCTAGAAGGAATATGCGAAAATTGCAACAGACATTATGTCGAATGTATGAATCAGCCGTGCGAGAGCCCATCGTATTATTATGATCTACACCGCAATCTAGTGACCTATCCGTTATTCAGAAAAATAATAACAATAAGACCAGAAAATATTGAGTCTATACGTGAGATTTGATAGTCTAATCTGGTTCTATATCATACAGCACTTTATGTAGGTAGTTTGCTTTTTGCTCTGGTGTGCCTTCTTCTCGTAATTTCTGTTCTAATTCTGCCCATGGTCCAATTATGTGTTCTGCGTAATCTATAGCGACATCCAAATCTTGAAGTATAAGGCTTTCACCATCTGGATATTCATCGCCGGTTGCCAATGCGAAATGCAAAGCTTCTTTTGGTGTCTTTGGCTTTACATCTCTTTCATCTCCTTTGTTCCTTGGTTTTCGACCAGTGGCTCGCACAAACTTATTGGCATATCGCGCATCATGTGCTAGTATTGCCTCTGCTTCGGGCCAGTTATATTTTTTTACAAATTGCATCCACTTCCAAACATCTGCTGCTTCTCCAAACCGAAGAATGTCTTCATCTGCTCCTGGTAACGCTTTACCAATAGCACCACAATAAACTATAATAAAACCAGGGTTTTGACTAGTCATTATACGCTTTGCGATGTGTGGCGTCATTCCTATCTCACTCGCAAACTTGCTCACCAGATTAGCGTCGTCTTGATTATTGATTTTAGTAGACAACACCTTATCTAATGCATCAACATCTAGTTTGCGTGCTTTATATAGCGGTATACCATAGGCCAACATTTGGCCTATGGTACCTTCTTTAATTATTCTATTTAATAGCCCCGGAATAACTAATGCTGTCGCGGCGGTATAGCTTATAGCGTTATCGAGATCGTCTAATAACCAATCCTGCTCAAATTGCGGGTAACGCTTCTTCGAACTCTTTGCTAGCATTATGGCAGCTTTATTATCGTGTGTTTCTGCAATAATATCTATTAATGCATCCGGAATTTTCTCTCGACCTGCAATATGGGTAACTAATGACGTAACCATCTGGCCAATTGCACGCGGATGGGTTGATCGTACTGTATCTATAAACTCTTTGATAAATGGTATATCATCGCCGAACTTTGATATATAATTGGTACAATGATAGATGCTAACTGAAATCGACCCTCGTGCTGAATCTATACGCCCATCTGGCTTTGCTGCTTTCAGCTCTTTTAGCAATAATTTTTCGGTTTCGGGATCTGTTATTCCCGTCAACGCAGAATAATTTGTACGAACATCAACTAGATTTAGACCTGTACCTTGAATCTTGCCTGATAATATGTCGGGATCTGGAGCCATTAGTTTAGCCAATTCTTTTGTTGGCGCAAATCGAGATGTCGTTTTAGCTCCTTGAACCTCTGCATAGTTTGGAGTATATTGTGCAAGTTGCTTACCATCTTTGAAAATGGTGTAGATAGCACCGAATCTATTAAGATATGATGGTGCCATCGAACCACTACCATAACTTTTACGCGTACACCAAATACTACCTTCTCCTATTTCGGCGAGCGATTCTGCATTGGTAGACCGCAAGATGACATAAGGACCACTACTCGCATAAACTTTAACACCAGGCTTTTTAGATGGATCGAAGCCCAAACCGCCTTGTCGTTTGCTCTCGACATCACCAAGCTGATCAAGCATATCTCTCGCGCTATCGACCGTATGTTTATTAAGATCTGGTTCTGGCAATCGACCAACTCTCTTCTGTTCGACAAACCGCCTCAACAGCTCGTTTATTGCATGTGCGTCGTCTGGTAGAATGATTGCTTTATTTCCAACTTGCTTCAATATCCATCCTACGCTCTTCTTCTTTGGGTCTGGATCAGTCTCTATAGCCTGTTGCAATAACTGCTTAGCAAGCTCTTCGTAATCTAGATTGGGGTGATTGTCATGTACCTTCTTGGCAATGTTTACAGCATTCTTACCAAATTTCGCGAAAGCGTTAGCGACAGGATCAAGTGCTTCTAATAAGTACAAATTGCTGAGTAGCATTATGTGCAAATCTTTTTATGGGAAATTTGTCTCTAGCTAGGAACATCCATGGTATATTTCGACAAAACACTATCGAAGATCTTAGAAGGTACTGCATCGCCAGTTGCACCCCCTGTCAAGACCCCAGTAAGGCCCAAGCAGCCCCCAGAGCACAAACCCTGGAATCCTCCTAGGCCAAAGCAATTACCACAGCCTAAAAATCAGACTACTACGCCTGTTAAACCAGGCACAATACCAAAGCCCAAGCAGCCCCCAGAGCACAAACCCTGGAATCCTCCTAGGCCAAAGCAATTACCACAGCCTAAAAACTATACTGCACCAAATCTACTTGCACAACTTATGACGGAAGCCTACGAGGATGAAGTAGAGCCTGGTACCCAAGATTTTTGGCGTGGCTTGCGTCAAAATCGCGAGCATACATTAGGAAAACATCCAATTTTCGCTATGTCTGGCGATGACTTGTCACGCAAATCGTGGGAACACACTGATCAGCGTTCTAAGGCTTCTGGCGCAAATATGGGGAATATGATGCGCGTTGTTCAGCAAATCATGCGTATCGAAGCGACACATGAAGATGAATTGGTAGAACTAGCCAAGACAATTACATGTAAGATTTGGCATATTCCAGAGGAGATGTTGAATGGTCGTCTGACTGGCGACGTTGAAGAGAATGAGGCCGACGAGGATCTTGGTGCTGAAGAAGAAGGCCAGGAAGAAATTGACGATATGACTCGTAAGCATATCAACAAGCGCTTGACTTTGAACGCTATGACTCATGGATCGGCAATTCACGCTATGCTATCTATGCATCATGCTATTGATAAAGAAATAGAGGCAATAGATCCACGATTGCTCAGATTGTATGATCAGATATCTTCTGGGTCGCATGGAATGTATTGGTTGATTGATATTCCAGCGATGTTTGCGAATTTGGGTGCTATGGCTGTGGGCTCTGCAAAGGTCGAATATCCTGAAGAGGAAGGCGGTGAACCCACTGTTCAAGCTCGCGGTATTGTTTTCCCAGTATTAGCACAAGAAATGAATAAAGGTGTTGCTGAATTACTTAGCCATCACGGATTAGCAGATCTTGATGAGCCGACTACTAAGACAGTTCTAAAACATGCTGATGATATCAAGCACGAGCCATATTTAATGCAGGTCGGCCCAGAGATGTGGCGTAGATTCTTGAAAATCAAGCCGCGTGAATTGTCTCTATCAGATCTCTATGTAGCCCTCTCAAAGCAGCCACCAGACGATTTACAGAAGATTATCGCTGCGGTTGTTGATGATCCAGAAAACGCCAAACAACTATTAAATGATTTAATGGTTGAACCAGAAGAATTTGATATTGGTGAATATGAACCTGATGAATATAGGCCAGAAGAAGATGAACCAGAAGAAGATTGGCGTGGTTAGTTTATCTTAAATCCTTCGCCAATTTGTTCCCATAGCTCTTCTCTGGCTGATTGCGAATAATGTGCCCAATAACCATTAGGTTCAGCTAACTCTGGTCTTACTGTATAATATTGCCAATCATTGAATAGATCCCTTGCTAATCGTTGCAATCTTTCAATTCGTTCTTTCCAGGCACCACTATGTAAATGATCTGTCGGATAATACACAACTGCGCGTCTGCTTATTTTGGTTGTCTCTTTATACAATTGTGCCCATAGTGCTTTTATAGCCGCAAAAGACAAACTTGCACCAGTTGTGCCTAGTATACTATTTAATGCACCATCATGAAAAGGATATGTCGTTTTGTCTTGACATCGTGCTAGTGGTGTTAGATATATTGCATCTGACACTGGTGTCCAAATAATACCAGTAATTTTAGTAATTCCAAAATACGTCCCTTTTGGCGAATTTGGATTATTGTTCAGTATTTGTTGCAATTGATCTTCATCAATTGATAGCGTTTCTCCATTTAATAGCCGTAGTACACCTTCAGTTGACATCCCTCGTGTACTGGTTTCGCTGCCCGGTAGAAAAGGCTGTAAAAATCTAGCCCCTTCCATAACACAACCAGCAAAGCTATATATCATCATTTCTTCCAATAGTGGTTGTCACCTGATAATTCACACTGATGTGAAAACCCCATACTAGCCAAAAGATCTGCTACCTGTTTTCCTACGTATGGCACATTGTAACGTTGACATGTACTTTCTGGCCACACTTCTATAAACAGATGATTGGCATTAGAAATAGTGTTTTGTCCGCCACGTAAGACATCTAATTCACCGTTTTCTACGTCAATCTTAACGACTTTTATGTTCGGGATTTGTAGTGAATCAAGAGTGGCTACTTCGACTTCTACACCAGCAACCAATCTTGAACCTCCATGATTCGTGTCGCTGTGCGTCATCTGGCCTCGACCATTATAATCCGATATAGCAATATTGAATGTTTTACATTTATTAATATTGTTCGCTTCGATGTTACGCACCAATTTACTATAGATGTCTAGTTGCGGCTCAATTGCATAGATATTATCTGATGGACAAAATAATGAAGAAAATAATGAAAATGTACCGACGTAAGCGCCAATATCCAGATAATTACCACAAATCTGTAATTTGTCGAGCATTTGTAGTAAGTCTAATTCATACCAGTTACCAGCTAAAAGCCAACTTTGCACACAATCTACTGGGTCACAATCGCAGACGATTACTTGCTTTGCGTTATATTCTAGAACTGCGTCCATTTGTACCTCGATTATTTGACCGTCTGGCAATATGCGTCAATTTTTGCAACCACATCTGACATATCAGTAAATTTCATCTGTTGATATGTCAGATGTGGTTGTTCTAATAATGTGAATAATTCTTCTCGATTTGAAAAGGTTTCCAAGTTCAGATCTTCAATAATTGATGGATGACAGAAAGTGCGACCATCCTTTATTGGTACCAGCACTCGCGTCCCTCTAGCAGCCATATCAATAATACTGTGTTCATAGCTGCCGCGATGCGTTACGATGAAGGTTTCATACGATTTTGTTTGTACTAAATAATCGTAATAATTAGTTAATGGGATTGAATGAATCCATATTGGAATTTCAATAGCTTCAACTGCCGGTCGGCGCAATTGTGCCATAGGACGATTGTATGGTGGTTTGAACCATTCGTAAAGTGAATGACATATATCTTCAATCGCCTCTGTACCACTCCACTGATGATCTAATAATATAGTACCAGGAGTTTTTAATGCCGAGTTATCAAGCAATGGTTTGTAATATGGTAATCGTATATGCTCAGCATCCGGACAAGCTAAAAATGTAAATGAACGATCTATCAAATCCGCATTGAGACCACCATATTTGAACTCCATCACTAATATGATTTTATGGCGAGTATTCACCCTGATTTCCGGCAGACGTTTAAAAATTGGATAATTGAAATAACAATGGATTAATGCAAAATCGCATGCTGGTATTATGCTGGTGTCGTCTGCTGCTGACATATATTGCATCGTTATGTGCGGCAGATTAGTAAATTCTGCCCACAATTCATAACTAATCATATCCGCAGAACTAAAAATCTTATCTGGACCATCAGGCTTGCTAGGAGAAAATAAAGTTAGTGTATATGGTTTATTGTTCATGTTAGTTTGAATATCTTCCTACCGTTTTCTTCATCTAATTCGTGAACATTAGTAAGCCCGACGTTGCTGCTAATAAAACGTAAAAACTCGCCGTTATCATAGTTTTTGTAGGCACCATCCATCTGCCTTTCGTTCTTGTCGTGTAGTTGCACAAACATTTCTCTGGTCTTGAGTCTTTTTAGAAATGCTTTAAAAGCCTCGTAAACAGCTTGCGTCTTTAGGAAATGATGAAAGATATTAAAAGCCAATACAACATCAAATTTTGGATCATTCAAATCAAAAACCGATTGTTCTATAACGTCGAAATTGAAATATCCGGCTTCTTTGATTTTTAATAATATTTCTAAAAAGGGTTTGTGATTTTCGACAGCCGTACAACAAAATCCAGTATCTTCCAATTGAGTACAAAAATAACCGAATAAAGATCCGATATCTAGAACTGTTTTATATTGTCGATTTATATTCTTCTTTATTAAATCTGCTCTACCACTGGACCAGTTATTTACAAGTAAGTCGAATGATATGTGATCGATCTGATGATAGCAAACGCCTTCTCCCCAAATACTTGCGCATCCAGACAATGTTTGCTTATAAAATTCATCCCATATCTTGTGTACTCTAATAATTCTGACTGGAATTTTGTCAAGTTTTAGAATCTTTGCAATACAAATGCGATTGTAGCCATTAAATAATATCAAATTTCCATGTCTACCAATACCAACGGTTATTTCGTCGCTGAACTTACCATCAAGATTGCAGCATGGCATATCAGATAACAGTTCTCTTTGGCTACGAACTCCATATTGCGCGATGCTATTGTATAGGTTTCTGAGTTCTGCCTCACGCTTCTCAAAGTCATCTAGCGTACGATGATCCCATTGTGGTATACCCTGTGATAGTTGTATTCTGGCGTGTTTGCGTAAAGAATTTCCTATCCATGGCTTCTTATCGACAAACAATTCGCGATGGCAAGCATATATCAGCATATCTTCTATAGGAATGACATCATGGTCCCAATCGCCATCGAGGATTGAAAACTGCCAAGATAGATTAAAATATTCTTGTGTACTACATCTTATTCTATTTGGATGTACCCAATGAATGTCTATCATGGTGCTTTTATCATTACAATTGGGTGTTCAAATAGAGTTTGTAATTTTTTATATTCCGGCCGCTTTTTAGTAAAATCCTTCTCCCCGAGTTGTAATTTTCTAGCATTGGCAATACTTGTATGTGCACCAAGTAATGCGTATAAGTTCAACTCTGTCGGATCTTTCTGGAAGATTTCAAATAACTTCCTTGGGAGTTCTTCCATCCACTCATATTTAAATTCTTTATATTTCTCCATCAAATTCAGGTATCGCTCAAATATGAGCTCATTAGTCCATAATGGAGAGTGCTTTCCAACAATAGTTAATGGTGATAAATAGCAATATCCATCTGCTTTAATTCTATCAAGCTGCTCAACTTCACAAGACATGCTTTTCAGATTGTATGGGTAGCTCTTAAAAATATCAGATCTATATATCTTAATTCCAAAGATAGCGAAATTAATATGTATGTCTAAAAGACGAAAAGCGCACATTGCTACTTTTGGATCTCGTTTTTCTTCTGTGACGACATATTTATACATCGTCTCTATTGCGTCAGTATTCAATATCATATCTTCATCAACTTCGATATAATATGGTGTTTTGCACCTGATGAGCATTTGTTGGAAGGCAGCAGACATCGGGCTATAGTCTTTAATAATATCAACAGTAACTTTAACAGTCTGGTTACTTAAGGCTTCTATACATGCTTGATAATTCGGATTCTCACCAGCGCTTATAACGAATGCTGTTATTTGTTGCGATAGATCTAAAACGGGTCGTTTTTCTATTTCACTTTTAACCTCACTTCTAGCTGAACGAACTCCAGGTCTATTCGGTTGTGATTTCTGAACAATATTCATTGTAGATTGGAATGGCTGTTTGTTCTCCGCCATTCCAAAATGTCTATTAATCATATTGATGCTTTCAACATTTCTTGTAACCCCAGCCACGAAGGCTTGATCCCAATATGGCGATAAAACCTTCCAGCTCAATGTTTTTTCAGCTCTACATCTATTGTCATACCCAACTATCTGTCGTAGACCTACATCTTCAAGTCTGCACAGCTTTTTATTCATCTCTTCTACGACTGTATGCTCTGGATTGACTGGAACAATCCATTCTGGATCTAGAATCATTCTTATAGAACCGACATCAGTGCATACAACTGGAATACCACACGAGCAAGCTTCTAATACAACTCTCGGCATACACTCACATAAACTTGTCATGACGAGAATATCAATATGATTATAAAATCGCAACATGTGGTCGTGCGATTTTTCAACAAAGAACTTGTCACCATGTTGTGATTGTATTTCGACACGATAATTAAGCTGGTCTAATAGGTGCATCCGCTTAACTTCGTGTTTTCTTCCAGCCCAGCCAACAACAGGACTAACTACATATTTATTGTTTCTTTTTATTAGTGACGGTATTGGTAATTTTTCGTTATCGACATGCCATTGACCACGACCACCTGTCCAAGTTGACATTAGTTGTCTCTTTACAGGTTTGAAAAATTCAGTATCAACACCCTCTGGTAAAAAGACAGTTGGGCAGTCGTAATGTTCTTTACAGAAATCAAATGTTTGTGGAGAAATGCCGACAGCAAGATCGAGGTATGGAAATACTGGCATATTTTTAGTGGGACCAGCATGACCGCCAATAACCGTTATGTCTAATTTTTTGGCTTGTAAACAAATATCGCGTGCTTCAGGACAAATATCTGGACCATGAATATAGATAGCATTTAGTCCAGTTAAATCAATATTATTATATTTCTGAATGACTAATTCATGTTTTGAATATCTTTGTTGTTCTTTATCAAGAAAATAATATGCCCATCCAAACTGATCTATAACCTTAGCAATTTTCATTAGAAGTTTCTTCTTCCACTTACATGTCCTGGTCCTAGTGAAAATTTAATTTTAATTATATACTAAGTACTAAATAGACCAGGACCCTTTTCCCGGCAGGGATATGGGCCAAATCATCTCACGCTTTTTTATCAGTACTCAGTAACGTGAAAATTGGAGTTCATGGAAGCTTTCATATCCCCGCTCGGTCCAGGTCATAGGGTTTGAGGTTGCCTGGTATTTTTAATAGCTTCTTACGCTCCGCTAGCGGGTCCTGTTCCGGATTTACCGGCCCCGCTTTTCCCGTCGCCAATCTGGTTGAAATCATCGCAATTTGTACTTTTGACGCCTTGCGACTCAACACTCGGCTCTATCTTCACGAGAACCACGATAATTAGGTTCTATTACAGAACATTCCTGATAAAAACACGCATGCACGTAAGATACGTGCCATAACTTCAAAGAAAAGTTCGTCATCATAGCGTGTGATCAGTACGCTATGATGACTTACTTAAAGTGATGTGTCTCGAAGCGATCTAACCATACTAGCCGTAGTTCAATGGAGACGACCTTGTATGGCTGCGATCAAGTGTGAGAATGAGTTTCCGAGTTGCAGTAAAATGAGTTTCCGAGTTGCAGAGTTGCAGTGTGACAGTTAATCTAACCATACTAGCCGTAGTTCAATGGAGACGACCTTGTATGGCTGCGATCTAATAGGTCATTTGCTCAAATACGTCTATTTACTTATCGAAAATCTCGTTTCGTAGATAGATACATGAATACTAGAATTTGCAAAATCTGCCAAGTATCTAAAGAATTAAATGAAGAGAATTTCTGTAGATCGTGTGGTGATTATTTAAGTAGAACTTGCAGAAAATGTCAAGAAATTCACGGTAAACATTATAAGACAAAATATAGAATACGACCAAGAGTGATGACAACTAGAGCATGGTTACTACAATGTCTGAATTCTACAAGACATTGTAGTAAATCAAGACAAGAAAGACACTATAAATTAAAAGAGAATGATCTCACAATTGAATTCTTATTAGATCTTTGGACAAAGCAATTAGGGAAATGTTATGTTACAGGATTAAAGACTGAATATTGTAATGTCTGCTCAGCGAGCATTGATAGAATCGAATCGAGTAAAGGTTATTTACAGAATAACATAGTATTAACATGCCAATGGGTTAATACTGGAAGAAACCGCTGTCCAATACCAGAATTCAAAGAAATCCTACTCACTCTTCCCAAAACCATTTCTGGCTGATCCAGCAGATTTAGCGCAGAGAACATCAGGATCTGGTGTTGGTAATGGGTGATTAACTGAGCATTTTACACAATAATGTGTATCAGGTAAGAACTCTAATCGTTCTTCTGGTATCTTATCACCACAATCTTCACAAGATCTAATCATAATTAAAAGAAGACGGCAAAGCGGACTTTTGTGTCAATTATTCGGATTTTATCTGCGACGTATCAGAGCCGTCTTCGTCGCATCACACTTAGGTCTTAATCTTACCAACTATTCGTTTCTGATGTTTCAAGTTGCCCTGTCAATTCAGGTCCAGCGTGCTCATCACTTTATCCGCCGTCACCTACTGATACCACTGCTAATACCAACCTCACTGAAAGCCGTCACTTCTGAAATACCATTAGATACTACTTGACAAGCTGATGCAATTAGATTCTAATGATGCAGCCAATCACTGATGTATTTCAGTTATTATGCAAATCAAATTCATGAAATTATCGGACCGGGCGAAAATTCCGACAAAGGCGACAGATTTTGCCGCTGGATTTGATATTGCTAGTACAGAGAGATATGAACTTGTACCAGGAGAGAGCCACCTTTTCAAAACTGGATTATCTGCCAGCATTGATGAAGGTTATTGTGTCGTTCTGTTCGACAGATCTGGTATGGGTGCAAAGAAAAATATTCACCGCTTAGCTGGTGTAATTGATAGCGACTATCGTGGAGAATGGGGAGTCTGCCTCGTAAACCTCAGCAAGAATACGCACATTATTAACGAGGGAGACAACATAATTCAGGGGTTAGTAATAACGGTTCCTGAATTATCCATAGTTGAAGTTCAGTCACTTGATGAGACCGAACGCGGAAATAAGGGCTACGGCTCGTCCGATAAGCCCGCATACAAACAACAATATAACCCTCAAACAGACTAATAGGCACATCGCCTCTTAGAATATTCTTTCTTTCTAACCTTTACCAAAGGAGTATGACTATGAAGCTGTATGCATGTGTGTTAGGCTTGCTAATTGCTTCCGTGGCCGCTTCCACGGCAAACGCTGGCCATGGTGGCCGTGGCATTTTTCGCCACAGAGGATCGGAGACTACAACTGCATCACTAGATGCTCCGATTGATGATGCACCAGTCTACGAACGTGAACACAAGTTATTAAAAGCTCTCAATGCTATCAGAGAGAAATATGGCTTGAAAGCTTTGATTCTTGACAAGCAACTGCACCGTACTGCAAGACAACATTGCGGTTGGATGGCAAAAACATTCAGCTTGATTCATCAAGCTGGGCACCATGCCGAGAACATCGCAATGGGGCAACCAGACGTTGACTCGGTTATGGAAGCCTGGATGAATAGTAGCGGTCATCGTGCCAATATCCTCAATCCCAACTACACCAAAGTCGGGCTCGCAGCATATCCGACTGAAGGTGGGGTGATATATTGGTGCCAGCAGTTTACCAATTAAGCGTGTATTGAACTCCTCTTACACGCACAATCCACGTACGCCGAATAGTCTCCGGCGTACGTGGAATTATTTTCTTTTTAAGAAAGAAGTATGATGCCAGATCTCAAATTGAAGATGGGTGTGCGTGTCAAGTGCCGTGTCACTGGACTTGTTGGTATTATTACCGGTAAAACGGAATATATTAACGGTTGTATCCAATGGCTTGTTTCACCACCTGTCGATAAAGAGGGCAAGGTTGTTGACGGTCGTTGGATCGACACGATTCAATTAGAAATAGTCGATGCAGGTATTTCAGTTGTAGAGCCGGAAATTCGTCCTGGTGGTCCTCGATCTGATGCACCACCAACGTCTTATCAGCATTAATAAACGAACGCTATCAGTTTCAAATTAACATTAGGAGGGCCAAATGGCCAAATTGCATCAAATTATCGCGCTCGCAAAAGGCAAAAAGGCGCGTGCAATATCCGGTCTGACCGAATTGCACAAGCTTCATCAGAAAACCGCACTACTCGACGGAATCGCAAGAACATATCGTCCGATCAAGGACGACGATGCTGAAAAATTACCTTCTGAGTCGAAGAAGGTACAATTGCGTGTTTCAGAGTCGATTGAAAAAGCCAAGGCGATTTTAACGGATGTAATTGATATCGTTGCTACTCAAGACGTTGCGAATACCGAAGCATTCGCAGATGTTGTCGTTGACGGCAACGTAGTTATTGAACACGTTCCGGCAACTCATCTTTTGTTCCTTGAGAAGCAACTCGTCGATTTGCACACGTTCGTCTCGAAGCTTCCGACGCTTGATCCTTCTGAATCGTGGCATCACGATGACGCGACTGATTGCTATGCGAACGAATCAGCCGAAACTATTCGCACCAAGAAGATTCCACGTAATAACGTGAAATACGATGCTACGGACAAACACCCAGCACAGGTTGAAACCTGGATGGAAGATGTCGCGGTTGGATATTGGTCAACCACCAAGTTTTCTGGTGGTATCCTTGATTCTGATCGCCGTGCAATACTTGCCCGAATCATCAAGCTTCAAGAAGCAGTGCAGACGGCACGAGGTGAAGCGAATAGCATCGATGTGAAGAACATTTCAATAGCTAAGAAATTCCTTAGCTATGTTTTCGATAACTAGGAATCATTCGGGCGGTTTATAAGGTTATAGATTAACTAGCCGCCAGAGTGAATTGTAGCGTAGTTTCAATCTCAAACTCATGTTTAGACCAGAGTTGAAATGACAGTTTAGGTTCGACTCCTGATCCCCGCACTTTTAAAGAAAACACGCGGGGGTAGCCCAACGGCAGAGGCAGTTTCACTCGAAAAGATTTAGATTGCCGCTACAATTTCAGCATCGTACCGAGGACCAAATCGAGTCTCCAGAAAAAACAACCATGGATGCCTGTGCAATTCAGGCCGACCGCTCTCGGGCAGAAAAATTAAGCGGTCGTTGTATAATCGCATTACACATGGGACTTAAACTAAAAACTGGAGTTAAACGGAAAAGTTGGTTCGTGTAATTCGGTACACAATTGGGTTTTAACGACCCCATTACAATCGCCCCGGTGGATCGGAAAATTCCACTGGGGCATTTTTATTGGTAAATATAACATCATGAAAACAGAACTTGATCTGACAAATCGAACTAGTCTTGTAAGAACATTGCCACATAACGGAATATTTGTGGAGGTTGGCGTATTTCGCGGAGGCTTTTCGGAGATCATACTACTAGAAAATAAACCATATAGGCTCTATTTGATAGACTCATGGTGTGAGCATCCCGGAACAACATGGCAAGAAAATGATGGTGCAGCTAAATCAGATCATTTAGCCAACTATTTGTATACGTTAGAAAAATTTACACCATTTAACAATGTATTAGTTGTAAGAGAATCATCTGTGGTCGCGGCAGCAAGGTTTGACGACGATGTACTAGATGTTGTTTATATAGACGCAGACCACACAAAAGCATACGACGATATTATCGCGTGGTGGCCCAAAATTAAAGCTGGTGGATATTTATGTGGACACGACTACACATACAAAACGTGGTCGAATGTAGAACCTGATGTTAATAGATTCATTAAAGAAAATAATCTACCACTCATATTAACAAATGATATTCCTGTTGATTGGCCTTCTTGGGTGATTAAGAAGCCGCTATAATAAAATGTCTAAAATCGATAAATATTTTCGTATAGCAAAACAAGTTGCTATGAAAGGTGATTCATGTGATGCTGCCAGGCGTCACCGTCTTGGGGCTGTTGGTATACGCAGAGATGGTACTGTCGTATCAGCTAGCAATATACCATGTAGACAGCAAAATGCTGGATCACACGCCGAGGCAAGATTAGTCCGGAAATTAAACCATAGCTCAGAAGTTTTCGTTGTAAGAGTGTTGCGTAATGGAGAACTTGGAAACGCACACCCATGTATCAATTGTCAGACGACTATGCGGCTTAGAGGTATACGACGTGCTTATTATTCGATCTCAGATAATGATTATGGCATAATTGTTTTCAATCAGCAATAACAGCAAAGATATATTGTAAAACTGATTGGATATAAAATGACTCAACCAAGTATAGATCAAATATCTCGTATGATTTCTGAGAATATTAATGAGCATGTAAATGTTAGCGGTTTCGGCAATATGACTAAGAAACAAGCATTACGTAGTGCTGTCACGTACCTTAGACAGATTGCTGATAAAATTGAAGATGGTGATAATGTTCCACCACATTTTTTCGATTTAGCAAAAAATCATTATTTATCGGCTGTTAGTAATACAGAACGTACTAACAATACTGGTAATTATAAAATAGACATTTGAGTAAAATATGTCTCAACCAAGCATAAAACAAATATCTCACATGATTTCTGAAGACGTTGATGAATCATTCGTCAACGTCAATGGGTTTGGACGAATGTCAAGACGACAAGCGTTGCGAAGTGCAGCAGCATTTCTTAGAAATATGGCAGAAAAGATTGAAGAGGATGTCAATATTCCACTGCACTATTTTGATATGGCAAAAGACCATTATAAGGCTGCTATTAGTGATAGGCCGGAGCGTGGCCATTCTGGATTCTAGTCTCTTCTAAATGTCATATTTCCTTATTTAGATGGTATATAAAACATCTAAATAAGGAATAATCATGGCAGTAGATCTCGTTTTAGCTGAGCGCATTGTTGACTATATGAATGGTTTAGTCGCACTCGACAAACCATGTGTAGCAGCATTAATTGCAAATCGTATTCCATGCAATAAAGCTTTCTCAGACCATCCAACTTGCCAATCTTCAGCCCAGAATGGTGGTTTCCATGTTGGCGTTCTGGGTTTGTTGAATGGTATATGTGGCGTATATGACGATGGTCCTAAAAAGGGCTGGGGTGCTATAGCAGCAACATTTGAAAAATCTGACGATAATCCGTATAATTGTTTAAAGGGATTCATAATACTAAAGAACGAAGAAATAAAATGAATAAAGTAAAATTCCACACAATAGAGCAACCAGATTCAGATACAACTACATTCGTCTTGAGTTGTAATAGACTTGAGGTTTTAGCCGAGACGATGCAGTCGTTCAAAGAAACAAGAGACTATCAAACTAAGATGGTCATAGTCGATGATAGCGGTGTTGAAGATGTCTTCGAACATCTTAAGTTTGTATACGGCGACTGGTGTGATATTATCTGTTTCCCACGCAATCGAAGCCAGTGGTGGGCAATGGATTTTATGGTGTCATATTGCGATACTGAATATATCTTCTATCTTGAGGATGATTGGAAATTCCTAAAATCAGGATATCTAAATGATTCTAAGAAGATATTACAGAAGTTTCGAAATGTCGGCGTCATCGATATTTCATGGAGAACATTTGAAAACGAAGGAATCGACAGTTATGATAAGAAACTAAAGGAATTTAAAGCTGATGACGGAACGACAGTTACTTATTATGACAAAAAAGCATTTACTATTACTGATTACCATTTACATTGGTATGGATGGGTTGGTAGCCCTAATTTGAAACGCCGCGATGACTTGATATGGCTTGGTCGTGTCGAGAAGTGGCATAATGAATGGAATATTGACAGGAAGTTTTTAGCACTTGGATATAAAGCGGTTTTCTTAAATGGACAATATGTCGTACACCTTGGCGATCATTGCAGTGCCATTGCTGGCAGAAGACCAGATGATTCTAAAACACCATATGATTTCATACCGGTCGAATTAAGACACGACAGGATTTATCCACAGCTCAATTATCGTTGGCTTGATAAAAATTGTCGCCATCCCCATGATATTACTATTGTGTCAATGATGGTCGATTTGAATAGGGATGATAGAGCTTTCGAGACTCACTATTTAGAGGGTGTCAAGAAGCTTTTAGATACAAGACACCGAATGATATTATATTGTGATGAGAAATACTTCGATTTAATTGAAAAGATTCGTGGAAATCGCGATTTAACGCTCATCCCATTTAGTATCGCCGATATTGAAAAATGTAGCTACTTCGATGGTATCCAAAACATAATATCAACACATAATTGGATTAACCAATCTGGTTGGATGAAGGATAGCGTTATTGGATCTCGTTATTACATCGCTATGACGCTAATGAAGCAGCACATGCTTAACGAAGCCAGTAAAATGAATAACAGTAGTTATTTCTATTGGCTTGATTCTGGTGTTTATAATAGTTTCCATGTTGAAGGGCCATTAGATGACTATTATTTTACACGTATACCAAAAGACAAATTCTTTATGACGTCATATCCGTACTATACGAATTCCGAAATTCATGGCTATAATATAGGACAAATGATTGAGCGATGCACAAGAAATCCGTATTATGTGTGCCGCGCAACTTTATTTGGCGGTACGAAACAGCAGATCCAGCAAATAACTAACTTGTTTTATCCTGAAATTGATCTTGCTATAAAGAACGGATGCATTGGGACAGAAGAAGCAATTTACACAATATTAAGCGTCTTACGACCAGATTTGTTCCGTAGAGTAGAAATGCCAACTGGTGACATCAAACATTTCTTACAAACATTGAAACGATATTGACAAAATCAGTATTTAAAATGACTTAAATAAGGAGCATAATTATCAGATTTCATATTCTTGGATTGCCACATACCGTTTCATCAAGAGAATATGTTGCTTGTGCATATACACAAAAGGTTGTGAAATTTGCAAAAATGATGACAGATCGTGGCCATACGGTAATTCATTATGGCCACGAGGATTCAGATCTGCAATGCACAGAGCATGTAACTGTTTTATCAAATGATGATTGGAAGAAAACTTACGGAGATCACGACTGGCGTAAGCATTTCTTTAAGTTCGATACCAATGATCATGCATACCAAACATTCTATAAGAACGCAATAGAAGAGATTGGTAAGCGCAAACAGAAGAATGATTTCATTTTGCCATTCTGGGGCGCAGGTCATCGCGCAATTTGTGATGCACACCAAGATATGATATGTGTCGAGCCAGGTATTGGTTATGCTGGTGGACATTGGGCTAGATTTAAAATATTCGAATCATATGCTATTTATCATGCGTATTACGGTCTCAATTCTGTCGGAACGTGTATGCAAAATTGGTATGATTGCGTAATTCCAAATTATTTTGACCCAGCCGATTTTGAATTTTCTGCCGATAAAGACGATTACTTTCTATTCTGCGGTCGAGTTTATGTTGGTAAAGGCATACACATAGCAGAACAGGTTACTAAAGCAATCGGCGCTAAATTGATTGTCGCCGGACAAAGAGATGACGATTACAAGCTTGATGATGATGGGCACGTTGAGTTTGTTGGATATGCCGATGTCGAAACGCGCAAAAAGCTTATGTCTCGTGCTAAGGGTGCTTTTCTGGCAAGTCAATATAACGAACCTTTCGGTGGCGTTCAAATCGAATGTTTGTTCTCTGGAACACCGACGATTACGACGGATTGGGGTGCGTTTACAGAGAATAATCTACATGGCATTACTGGCTATCGTTGTCATACATTTGAACAGTTTGTGTGGGCTGCAAAGAACATCAATAAAATCGATCCGCATGCATGTAGACAATGGGCACTCAACAATTTTTCTATGGAAAGAGTTGCTGGGATGTACGAGGAATTCTTTGAATCGATACTCGACATCTATGGGAAAAAAGGATGGTATGAGCCGAAGCCAGAACGGACAGATTTAATGTTCAACAAAAAATTCTATCCAGATATAAAAATAGAGAAATAATGAAGCTACCAAAGATGAAGTGTGAGCAGTGTGGCCATTGCTGCGGTATTGTGATGTGCTCGGTTGATGAATATAAAGCTATTAAAACTTATATCGAGAAGAATAATAATATTACGCCGAAAGCCCAAGAGGCTGATTGCCCATTTCTGCTTGGATCGATCGGTTCACCAAGAACGTGTGCTATCTATCCAGTGAGACCATATACATGTAAGTTATTTGGGCACACGCACACACTTATGTGTAAGCATAGACACAACAAGAATATACCACTAGGACAAGTAGAACGATTGAATGAAGAACATATGTCTGGTGAATCCGCTTGTTTACACGAATTCTGTTATAATATGGACGAGATTGAAAAGATAGTTACCAGTGAAGTTGAAAGAGCTGGCAAATCAACAATGACGCCATGATATTTTGCGTTTCTTCTTTATTTCAATATCTGAAATCGATTTTATGAATAAGATAGTACCATCAATTAATTCTACCTTTATTACATCATAGAATGTTTGTTCTTCTATCTTCACAATAAAACGTGCCGGGACTTTGATAGTGCCCATACAAACCGTACCGAACGTGAAACATTTAGTATCTGCTTTAGATCGCATCCGGGTCCGAGCGTTTAGCATATAATTCATTACCTTCATCGATGATTTCATGGTTTAGTCTTATTGCTAGATTACGTCGCAATCCTTTTGTACCGCGTTCATCTTGATCAAACCACTTGGTGAACAAATCTTCTATCTTAATTGGTTCGACCTCTATTAATTTGGCATTTGGTGTCTCATCATCAGATAAATTAATAAACGTTATCTTTCTAGCGCCCATCGCCATTAGACGATCACGAATATCCTGGCTTTCGTTCGGTGTATAATCTCTAGTTGTTGCAACCCTAATAATATTACCAGATACTTCGGCTTCAGTTTTATCATTAAGCAACTCTACGTCGAAAGTATGAAATTGCGGGGGTGCAATTGTGTCTGGTTCTAGTAATCGTCCTTCAGATAAGACATTTATAAACTCGTGTTCGTTTGAATCTTGATCATAGACGAAAAAGCCGTGATCACAATCTCCCTCGTCATACTTGAATGGTATTAGACTTCCAGGATACCACAAATTCGTCGATACCTGTTGACACAAATGGAAATGCCCAGCATACACTCGGTCGAATTTGCTTTGAATAAATGATACCATCGACCATTTCTGAAGTAGAAAACATATATTCTGTACAGCATTGTTAACGCCGATATGTGTTAATAATACATCTTCCTTACTTGCTTGTTTTTCTACTCTCTTCAGAATTTCCATATACGCTGATTCTGAATAAACAAATGGCAATATCCAATATCTCTTTCCATCAATTTCCAATATTTTAACGGTATCAACGATTGTCAATAGCTCGCCGAGCGGTCTTAAACTATTGACCTTCCAACTATGCTTAAGAAACATATCATGGTTGCCTGGAAATGCAACCCATTCTTGGCCATAATCTTCTTTTGCTTCTTTAAAGAAGTCATAAGCAGCGCATAATATTTCTATAGATAGATGTTGTCTATCATGGAAAAGATCACCAAGCACAACAATTACACTAATACCGTGCTCGCGGCAATAATTTCTGACGACTCGCAAAGCCCATAAAATATCATTAATGCGTCCTGAATATCCAAGATGGACGTCAGCAAGAATCGCTATCTTTGACATGTCAAATCTTTTTAGTAATTAGGTTGGAGGTGCACTATGCTTACTGAAAGTTTAGATCGTGTGCTTGACGATGTTGATCCAAACACCGATAGGTCCACTTGGATCAGGTTTTGCGAATGGATTCATTCATTTCATGACGTCAATATCAAAAAACTAATTAAATACAACGATTTCTCTGAATTTGAGAAGAACGCTGATATTGAACTGCCATTGAAATACTTAGAATCAATGAAAGATTTGTGGATTAAATGGAACAAAGCTGTAGAAGCTGATATGGCTAGAAAATAATTTGTATGGTATTTTATCATCTTGTAACTAACAAATCATAGGATGATAAAATGAATGAAGTAGAAATTGTCAGAGAAGTGATCGCCCCATATATTACTAGAGAATATGGCTATAAATATGTTAATAAACCTATAGCAGAATTAAAATGTGGAGAAATGACGTGTGAGAAGAAAGCGGGTATTGTTGGTAGAGCTGACTTAATAATAATGACACCACATGGTGCATTTGTGTGCGAGGTTAAATTTGAGAGCAACACAAAGGATGGTGATAGATACCAAGCCCCTGGTTATCTATCAGCCATACCTAATAGATATGGCTCGTGTCTTTTAGTTTTACCAGACGACTTTGATTATGATGATATCGGTAAATATTTTGAAGCCGTTGAAAAGAATGGCTGGGATGGGAAACCTATTTATTTGCCAGATATGACTGGGAGCGGTAAACATTTACAAAAAATCTCCGATATTCCACGTTTTTTAGCAACGTTGCGGAATAAATTGTGGAGTGGTCAGTCGTATGATCTGATTTATGATGAATTAGCTAAGATATTATTATGTAAATGGTATGCTGAGAGAGAACATATAGCATTTACATCGTTAGATCTCCATAATATTTGGAGTAACGCTAGAATTGAATTTAATGCATCTGGCGCTCAATATGGTGAGATTGCCAGATATCCAGATAACAGGCTTGATACTGTAGTCGAATATATTAATAATTATGATGTTGCGAGTAATAGTGAAATTGTGCATTATATACATAATGCTTGGCAAAATCATAGCGCTAACAAAGAACAGGGACAATATTATACACCACCTTTAATAAGAAGATTTATGTGCTCATATTACAAGGCTAAACCAGGCGATCACATATGCGATCCATGTGGTGGAACCGGTAGTTTTTTACTTCAATCGCTTGATATATCTGACGACTGTACACCATCACTTATACATTATTATGAAATTGATGGGCTGAGAGCATTTAAATCGGCTAGTCAAGCATTTATTATGTATCGTCACCCTAAAACTGGCAAGACATTAGATGGTATAGATAAGAAAAAACAAGATTCGCTTAATGGTCCATGGGAGACTCCCAATTGTAGTGGTAAACAATATATGGATGTTATTTATACCAATGTACCTTTTGGTGTGAAAATAAGCGATGTAGAAATTCTCAAACAATATAAAACAGCTATGAATGGCGAGAAACAAAAGAAAAGTGTTCTTAGCCAGGTGTTATTTATAGAAAAATGTATAGATCAATTAAGCGATACTGGTAGATTTGCAACCGTCGTTGATAAGGGTGTTGTCACTAACGAACAACTCAAAAATGCCAGAAAGCTGCTTTCGTCGATGGCCTTTTTAGAACTTGTCGTTGAATTGCCAACATATGCATTTGATCATTTTGCCGGGACGACATTCCCGACATATTTATTATTTTTCACAAAACGTGAAATATCAATAACAAAATTCATAAAAATAAATAATATCGGATACTCTAATAAAGGACTTATAGATGCTAATAGTAATCCATTACAAGAGGATGGCAGAGATGTAGGCTTTGCACCACATTTAGAAGATTATAGTTGGGAGTGTAGTGATTGGCCCAAAATACTAAATGGCGAATTTCCGCTACATGAGGTGCCATATAAGAATATACTAGAGACTGGCGATTGGCACTATGGACCGCATGAATGCAGAAGTAAGGATTACGTAAAACTTGGTGATATTGCTAATCTAGTGCAAGAGCCATGGAGCGGAGCAAATGAATTAAATCCAACGATCGACAGGACATATCGCATTATAACTAATACACATTTGAGGCCCAAAAAGAAGGCGTTGACTCTATACAATGGGTGTATTCTTATGAGTAGACTGGTATCAGAAGAGCACCCACCATGTTGTGGGGTTGTCGATGACATATATGCTGGTGCTGGCTGCACAAATGAAAATTATATCATAAGACCTAATGATAAAAACGATCTGATAGATATCTGGTGGTGTATAAATTTCGATACCGATGCAATCCGCTTTATTCAATCGAATTCAAGAGGTCAAGGACGAGGTAGAATATTGGAGAACGATCTTTTGAATATGCCATTCAAAAAGATACCAGTAAATATACGTGACAATGTTATTAGAATATTTCAGCGACTATCGAAGAAGTCGAAGCTCGATATGATGTTACGTGATGAAATTTTGGTAATAATTTAAATAACCAGTATTTTAGATATATCTATTTAGAGTCAAGTTCTACTTTGAAAGATCTAGGAACAATGCCATTTGATCTTGATAGGATACCAGAGTGTTTTCCGTTCGATGATTTTAGAGAAGGTCAGTGTGAATGCATTGAGTTTATCCTTAAATCGTTCGAATCAGGGAAACGGTTCGTTGTCATCGAAGGCCCAACTGGGAGTGGAAAATCTGCAATCGGAATGGCCGTTGCCAAGTTTTTTACAAATAGTTATTACCTTACCGTACAGAAAATTCTTCAGTCGCAATTAATGAAGGATTTTGGTAGTGGTGAAATTGTCGATTTGAAGGGTAGATCGGCCTATTATTGTGATTTTTACAAGAACTTTGGTGCTGGCGCAGTTGGAAGAAAAGGTTTGTTGCAGAAAGATTTAGACAAATTTCTTACTACACCTCCGACTTGTGATAATGGATATTGCCGGCGCAAAAACAAAACACGCCGGAGTGAATTATGCTTCCCCAATAATGAAAAAGGGAATTTCATAAACAACTGTGCAACAAGCCTGTGTCCTTATTATAAACAAATGGCCAAAGCTGTTATGGCCAAAACGGTTGTGATGAATTATAGCAGCTTTTTATATCAAATGGCAATACCAAATCGGTTTGGCCCAAGAGATCTTTTGATCGTTGATGAAAGCCATAATTCAGAACCGCAATTGCTTGATTATATCTCTATTACGTTGAATGACAAGCGATTATGCAAACTCGGCTATACATTGAAAGAGCTTGAATTACCAAGAGATTATTGCATCTCATTTATCGAAAACGATTTAGTATCAAAAGTTCGGCAGATAGCAGAAGAAGCAGAAGAGGCGGGAGAACCGGAAGACTTAAGAATTGCTGACGACTACCACAGATTGGCAATAAGACTAGAATCATTTTATGAAGCTATCCAAAACGAGGAAGAGTGGGTTGCAGAATTCAAGGCTGATAATGGATTTAGAACAGTTACATTAAAACCGATTTATGTCCATTCGAAGGCACACAAACTGTTATTTGATTACGGCAAGAACGTGTTATTGATGAGTGCCACGATTCTTGAAGTTGATATATTTTGTTCTTCATTAGGCATACCAAGAAGCCAGGTGGCTGCATACAGGATGAAGAACCGATTCCCCGTAAAAAATCGCCCAATATACATGCATAGTGCTGGTAGGATAACTGGTGGTAATGGTAGAATGAATGAGTGGGGGCCAAAAATTGTTGCGAGAACAGATGAGATACTCGACAAATATAAGCACGATCGTGGTATCATCCACACACACAATTTTGCGATTGCTAATTTGTTGATGGCAAAATCGCGACATAGTTGTCGTTTTTTATACCAGCGTAATTTTCCGACAAAAGAGGCAATGTTAAAAGTGCATGGCGAAAGCGATAATAGCGTTATCGTCGCACCAGCTATGCATGAAGGGCTTGATCTTTATGGCGATTTAAGCAGACTTCAAATAATTTGCAAAGTGCCGTGGCCAAACTTCGTTGACAACAAACAATTGGCTCGCAGATTAGAACTAGATCGCAGATATTATTTGTGGTTGACTGCACTAAAGCTCATCCAATCATCTGGTCGATCGATTCGAAGTGAAAATGATTGGGCGCACACATATGTTTTAGATGAGGTCTTTACTTCTTTTTTACGTGATGCTAGGACAATGATACCATCGTGGTTCAAAGATTCCGTTGAATATGGGGAATCGCATCCATCTACATATAAAAGCGTAGTGAGACCGAAGCGACCAAAACTTCAACCAATTGAAATTGAACGCTCAATAGAGCTTGATTAAAATGAATTACTACCAACCACGAGAGCTTTTGAAAGACGGTAAACAATCAGGCTTATTTCACTACACTTGTAAGAATGATAATGTTGTGTGGCCAGTCGGCTTATGTGCCGAAGGCTGCACTGGACATGCAACACCAGATGAAGCTAGAGAACATTGGAGAGAATATCTAATACAGGGCATTCAGTTTAGTAAAATAACACAAGAATGGCCAAAAGAAAAATGCCAAGTTGAAGGTTGTAATGAACAAGCTACAATGACTGGATCGACCAAGAATGAACCAGGTCGTTTTCTTTATAAATTGTTTTGCGACAAACATGCAACGACAGAAGAGATGGCGAAGTTTATCGATCCCGGCGATGCGATTTCATCATACTGAACTTGCACTATTTCAACGCCGCTATAATTTTTTGAATTATTGGGGAATTAATAATATCTTTCATCCGATCTGATTTTGCAATCTTGGATAGTGCTTTCTTTCCAATACTTTTGCCGTGTTTTTTTGCAAGTTGCCATACTCGATCAGCAACATCGGCAACTACTTCGTCTGAGTCTCGCTTTTTTTGGTGTTCTTGCGGCGGTATGCACACGACAGCGCAAGCATAAGGTGTGCCATCGTCCGAATATTGGACCGACGCACCAATTTCTTTAACATCTGGATGTAATATTGCCGCACGATGCTTCGGCGAATTCATCCAAGCTTGCACTGCTGCATTAGAATCGTCTGATCCAGAATATAATACTTCACCAGCCCTAGAATAAGCATGCTCAGAAACTCGCATTCTATCACCAAGATTTGGATATTTCACACCCTTTAGATTATGTCCTAATTGCTTTACACGTGCCATCTGTTTAGCTTGTATGCTTGCAGCTATATCTATAGTACTATTATGAATTACTGGATCTAGATGTTTTAGCCTACGTTGCTTATTTATAGTATGTATTATTCCACCCCTTGTCATCGACTCGTTCAACAACAATACAGTAGATAATTTATTTTCAAAACTGGTAATGCAAATATCCATATAATTAAATTTGAATGCTTGCAAGAGGTACCGTACCAATGTATTTAGTTTTAATTTTGCCAACTATTATCGCACCAAAAGGAGCAACATGAAAGATAAGCAACCAGAAAAAGACAAACAAGACATATCTGTAGTTTGCGAGCAGTGCGGACGAAAAATACCAAAGGAGCGGTTGAAGGTCATTCCTGATACAGTTCTATGTGTACGATGTGCCGCAGAGTCCGAGCGTGATGGTGGAGTGGATCGAGTTGTTCCATTGATCGACTACGATCCAAGTGAATTGCTGAATACAATATCGTCTGACGATTAAATATGTCTAACATCTCACGACTTCCGAAAACTGCAGTAGATGGTATGGAGGTGTTAGATACCTACGGTACGATTTGGCGATATGATGCGCAGGTGAATTCATGGTCTAGAGTTGGCAAAACAATGAGTTCATCTGTTGTTACTGAGACATCAGACGGCTTGATGCCTCCGGCCGTTTTTACTCGTTTAAACGCCATAACAACACAAGTAAAGAATGGTCTGAATTTCGATTATCTCAAGATATACCCCCACACCAGTGGATATTATTACTTATTTCAATCAACCAACCATACTATCACATTCGAACCGGAGTCTGAAAGCAATTTAAGAATTGAGGTCAACAGGCCGAGACTACTAGCATTATTAGCACAATTGAGATGTCCAGGTCCGCAGGGTATAACAGGTACGCAAGGTGCCACTGGAATTAATGGGGCGGCAGGTGCTAACGAGTTGAAACATACCGCTACAATATCCGACTCACGATTATTAATAAATGCTACCATAGATAACTCATTGGGCACTCCAATATTACTTAGAATTTTTTCTGGCACATCAATCGTACCTGCGATAATAATAAAGATAATTGGTTCGACATTCGAGGTCATACAATCTTCAATCACGATAGATTCAACAGCAACATTATTGGAGTATTCTGACGGACAACTTATTGGATATATAACAAGCACTCAATGGGGTTCGAAAGCATGGTTTTATAAGGCTTTGCAAATTGGTAAGAAGGGTGTTATCGGATCGGCTGGTAGCAATTTTATAAAAGTCATACCAGATACAGTTAATGATTCGAATTTAACATCAGACGACGCTATTGTTTTGTTGAGGAAGGGTGATAGCGCTAATACAATTAATTATCTTACAGATACTTTATTTAGCACTAATTGTGTATCGAAGTTAGCTATAAGTAAAAAATGTTCTGCAACTCCAGTCGCATCTAGTGCTAGCTCTTTTGCATCATTGCAAGAGACTATCAATAGTTGTAAAAATATCACAAGATATGACATATCTACAGTTATTAATAACATAACTTCCGATATACCAGATCTTTCTTTTGCAGAATGGACGCCAGTCGGTACATGTTTAAGACAAAGGTATCTAGAACAAGGGCAATTTTCTTGGACTGATTTCACCAATGTTGGTGCTCTGGTACCATGGCGGCAAGCAAATAACAGCACCGCTACGAGCCCAAGCTATCCTTGGAACATCATTGAACCGCAAAATCCAGGTCAGTTGTGTTGCCAAGAAGACTTCTTTTTCTGTTCTAATGTGAATGATGTTACTGGGGCTTGTCCAGTACTCGTAGTTGAACCGATTAACATATTGGCGAACGAAGGTAGCCCAGGCGATAATATATGTTGCCCATGTGATTGCCCAAGTCGTTTAGATACGAGCATTGAAATAGATCTGACATCAGATTTAACCATCAAAAAATGCACCCCATTCGATTGTGTAGTGAATGGAGTAGTACAACATTACGATGCAACAGTTAATATCCCCCAAACTGCTACTGGCCTAGCTGCAGTTGCTATTATATTTAGTAGTAAATTCAATACAATTTGTGATGAAGCTAAATCAATCAGCAGCGCTTCGTGTCCCAACTACCCAGATGTTTGTCCGGTATCATGGTCAGTGGCGTGTTCTGATAGTGGCGTAGTGGGAGGCAAGATATATTCAACAATCGGATCAGATATATCGTTTACATATTCCGGCCCAAGCGATGTGTCGTTATCATTTGCAATGATAATAAATTATACTGGTGCCAATTGCTGTCTTGGATATACAATATCGCCGTGTGTCGGAAGCACATTGACGACCACAACAACCACAACCACAACCACAACCACAACCACAACACCAGCGCCGACGACAACAGCCAAGCCAACAACGACTACAACAACAACCACATTGCCACCAACTACACCTTTCCCAGTATATCCATAGTGCTCATACAACGCGAATAGTATGAAATATAATCACAACGAAACCGTACCTAATACTTCGACTGCATTGCAAATATATGACAGCAATTAAAGGAGTTTGTATTGGCTTATAATTTACTAACCGATGGTACGAATGTTGCAGATGGCACCATTGTGATAGATGGTGACGGCAGCAAATGGCAGTACAATAGTAAATTGAATATCTGGTCTCGTATTGGCGTGTTCGATGCAGTGCCTGTTGTTACTGAGACATCAGATGGTTTGATGCCTCCGGCCGTCTTTGCTCGTTTAAATGCCATAACAACACAAGTAAAGAACGGCTTAAACTTTGATTATCTCAAGATATATCCACACACTAGTGGATATTATTACTTATTTCAATCAACAAATCACACTATAACATTCGAGCCTGAATCTGAAAGCGACCTAAGGATAGAAGTCAATAGATCGAGACTATTAGCATTATTAGCACAATTGAGGTGCCCCGGCGCACAAGGAATAACGGGACCGCAAGGTGCGACAGGGATTAACGGGGCTGCAGGAGCCGATGAACATAGATATGCTGCAAAAATTGACAGTACTTCATTAATTGTTGATGCTATAGTACTATCAACAATAGGTACACCAATATCATTTAGGTTGTTTAAGGGCAATTCTAATAAAAGCTCACTTACGATATTACAATCAATTAATGGCGACCAATATACCATAGAACACGCAGATTTTGATATTAGTAGCGATTCGTTTTTGAATTATGATCGCGCAACATCGAGATTATCGGGAGTATTGATATCTAATTGGTCTGGAAGATGGTATTACAAAGCCAGTGAAATTGGTCGCACCGGTATGCAAGGTCCAGATGGTTCTGGATTTTTCACGGTAGTAAAAAACGATTTGATAGATAGTACTGTTGCCGCTACAAAGGCAATTATTTCACTGCGATATAACAGTTTAAAGTCGAATATTTACTATTACTCTGATACTTTGTTTAAAAAAAGCTGCGTATCAAAACTCGCCATTTTGCGTAATTGCGTGTTAAGTAACGTTAGTACTATCAGTAATATCAGTGATTTATCGTTTGCTGCTGTCCAAGCTACCATCAATACTTGCAAAAACATTACGAGGTATCAATATAAAGAGGATACAAAAATTGCTACGACAGCACCTACGCTACAATTTGCTGAATGGACGCCAGTTGGAGCGTGCTGGACACAACATACATACAATCAGTTTGACTGGGAGAGTTATACACAATCATCTGTCGTAAAATGGAGACAAGCTAATTCTAGTAAAAATGTTGATTCGCGATATCCATGGACTATCATTGAACCTCAATATCCCGGACAGAGATGTTGCCAAGAAGATTTCTTTTTCTGTTCTAATGTAAATGATGTTACTGGTTCTTGCCCTGTATTAGTAGTTGAGCCAATTGTTGTATCAGAGCCTGGTGGTGGTGGCGGCGGACGCGCTAGACAATGTTGTCCGTGTGATTGTCCCAGCCATTTAGATACTAGTATAGAAATAGATCTGACACCAGATTTGACTATTAAAAAATGCATTCCATTCGATTGTGTTGCGAATGGTTCTGTGCGGTATTATGATACGACAGTCAACATACCAAAAACGACAACTGATACTGTTAAAGTAACTATCACATTTAGTAGTAAATTTAATACGATCTGCGATGAAGCTAAATTGATCAATAAATATACATGCAGATATCCTAGTACTTGCAATGTATTATGGTCAGTAAAGTGTTCAGATAGCGGCGTTATTGGTGGTTTACAACATTCAACAATCGGATCAGACATATCGTTTACATATTCTGGACAAAGTGATGTGTCACTATTGTTTATGATGGTTATAAACACTACTGGTGTTAATTGTTGTTTGGGATACACAATATCACCATGTGTCGGAGCACCAACTACAACAACGACTACACCAGCACCGACAACACCGTCGCCATCTACAACAACGACTACATTGCCGCCACTTGGATCGTCAACCACAACAACTACTACAACAACACCAGCACCTTTCCCATCATATCCTGCAACACTTCCAACGACACGGCGAAAAGGAAATCCACCAGAAACTACGCCAGAACCGACTACACCAGCACCTACCACAGCCGCACCTTCACCATGTGACGACTGTTTAGATGATTTAACCGTTGAAGATGATCAAAGCGAGCTTTTACCACTCTATGAAGCATGGATGGCTACACCAACGAATGCTGCTTATACTGCATATCTGGCAGCAAACAATACCGCTAATAATCGATCGGCTATATTCGAGCTTGGTGCATCAGCCCCATGTGGCAAGTATACGGTTCAATATGTAGATGGTATTACAGTATTTAGTAGTCCAAAATTATATGGTCGATATGCTCCTGGTGGTGGTATTTTCAGAGTACAGACCGGTTCGAGTACGGCCGACAAATCGAACACAGTAAGTGATCTACCGGCCGATCGCACGAAATATACGTCAATAGCACAAGCCGAGCAAAATGAAGTTTGTCCTAGTGTAACATTTGAAACACTTGGTGGAGATTACTTATGCTTCTGGATATCAAATAGTTATCCAGATTATGAATGTGTAGCTGTTTCATTTTCATTCTGCATAACCAAGGTAGAAGTAGCAGTATATAAAGTTGAGTGTGTTAAAACAAGTGTAGACAATACTATCGCATCAACTATCGCGACCGGTTATTATCATAATGCTGATTGGTTAGACGGATGTCCGTTTGCACAAGGTTTTGGTAAGTCGGCTGACTTAGAAGGTGAGAATGAACAAAACGAACGCCTGACGCATATTGTTAAATCGAAATATACAGAACGACAAGTTAAATTACTTGGAATTACATATAATATCACTTACGAGGTGTCGCTAGAGTACATCGACTCAACATTATTATCTAAACTCAAGATTTTTGTCGATCCATACGCTACATTATATGTTGGTTGTCGGCTATATGATTGGACAGATTATTATGGACAATTTCATCAGTTCTGTGACCAAGTAGCAGCATTTGATACTTTTGCTGCAGCCAACGCATGGCGTGGTACTAACCCAGGTCACTGGACTTATTACTGGGTAGTTAGAGTGACTACAGCAGGTGACACCATTGGACAGTCTCTACGAGAAGCTGTCTCAGAATTGGAAGCTGATGGCTATGAATATATTGGTCCAAGCTTGTGGACTATTCCTTAGTAGTCTCTAATCGCGTTATCAAACTGCATAACAAAAGCGTGATCGGATAGATGGAGTATATAAAACTATGACGAAGAAACTAACTATAGGTATGGCTCATTATGATGATTTCGATGGTGTATATTTCACAATACAAGCGTTACAGCTCTACCATAATTCGCCAGATATAGAATTTCTTGTCGTAGACAATAAGCCAATTATTAAGAAAGAAGAAGGTAGAGAGCGCAATGTTATTAAAGATTTTATAACTAGTAGTGTTAGTAATGGGAGATATATTAAATATGATGATACACATGGCACGTCAGCCCCAAGAGATCTTGTGTTTCGAGAAGCAGCTGGTAAAGCCGTTATGTGTGTTGACTGTCACGTTTTGCTTGTTCCTAACGCAATCAACAGACTACTAGAATGGTACGATCATAATCCAAACAACAAAGATTTATTAACTGGTCCACTCATAAGCGATGATACGCACAATTTCCATACACATTTTGATTTAGTATGGAACGATGGTATGTGGGGGACATGGGGCGGAGCATGGTCATGCAAATGCGGACAACATTTTACAGTCCAAGATAATAAGAGCAAAGCAGCATACCATGATCTTTTAAGTTTTGATTTACTTGGCGACAATTGTACATGCGGTTCGCCTTTTCCGCATATTAATTATGCCGGATGTAGCAAACGACTATTAGACGCAGGATTTAAAATATTAGCAAGAGATGGAGACGATCCGCCTTTTGAGATTCCCGCACAAGGACTTGGTTTATTTAGTTGTAATAAGGATGCTTGGCTTGGATTTAACAAGAATTTTAATGGTTTTGGTGGCGAAGAAGGCTATATCCATATAAAGTATCGACAGGCTGGGCATCGCTGTTTGCTCTTGCCATTCCTTGGTTGGATGCATCGCTTTGACCGAGTAAATGGTGTTAAATATCCATGCATATATTATGATAGAATTCGCAATTATGTAGTTGGCCATCAAGAATTGAACTTATCAATAGACGATATATACCAAGAATTTTGTGAGTCGTCTATTGATGAAAATGGTAAGAAAGGACACGGTATAAGCCAAAAGGATTGGGATTATTTAATAACAGACCCGATTGGGCATAAATATACACAACCAGTTGTTGGCCAGACACTAGAGCAGATATATAACCAGACGAAATCACAACCGCGTGATATGGAAAAACATATGGATCACTTCCGAGATATCGCTTCAAGATGCAATCGCATAACTGCGATGGTTAAGCGTAAGGAGTGGGATGTGGTGTTATTATCTGGTAAACCGAAAGTGCTTACTATCTATACCACTGAACCAGATCAAGTTCACCAAGTATTGAAACAAACTGTTAGAGATGTTAATTATAGATCTATAGTGTCTGATTCATTAGATATTATAGATATTGATGGAACCGATATGTTAGTACTTCATACTGTTCATAATGCAAGCCGATTGTACGCAGAACTATCAAGATTTGCTAATAGAGTACACCATTATATTTTAATTCGTTCTACCGGTGCATTTGGCAACATAGGCGAAGATGGTGGCGCAGGTATGTTTGATGCTATTAAACGATATATAAACAAAAATTCTAAATGGTTTGTTATCGAGCATTCAAACGAACAATGGGGCTACACTTTATTAAGTTGTATTCAGAATGAAAGAGATAAAAAGATGTCACCTTCATTCGGATTATGGAATTAGCCATGAAAATAGCTTGTCTTTGTCCTACATATGGTCGCCCACGATTAGTCTCTAATGCGCTAGCGTGTTTTTTTGCACAGGATTATCAGGCTGATAAGTCAAGATTTTTAGTTTTAGACGATGCCAAACAGATCACCGAGCAAAGCGGTGAAAATTGGCATGTTTATTCTACATCAAAATTTCCAAGTTTAACTTCTAAATACGCATTTTTAGTTGAGCGTGCTAATGAATGGGGTGCTGATGCCTATTGTGCATGGGATGATGATGACATTTATTTGCGATGGCATTTAAGTGCACACGCAGAAGCACTTAAATCAAGTGGCTGGTCACATCCTAAGAACGTGTTTAGCTTATATACTGGAGAATTGGTGCAGGAACCTTCTATAGGCAGATTTCATGCGGCTATAGCTATTCGCAAAGATTTTGCGGAGCAGATTGGATATTGGGGGACTTCTACACGTTGTGATTATGATCAAGAAATAATAAAAAAGTTAAGCCAATTATCTAATCCTGGGCGACCAGATACAAAACGTCCATCATCTTTTGTTATGAGATGGGGAAGTACACGTGCAAATCATTGTTCTGCTCGTAGTGTTCATCCGGACGACACAATATGGTATACTGATACTCCAATTACGGAGCCAGGCCATATCGACATATTAACACCAAAGATGGACAAAGAAACAGAGAAGATATTCAATATTTTTAGTACTTAGAAATGTCTAGAGAACACGAAAATCTATCGATCGAAGGTATTGGAGATCGATCGTATGCTATAGAATTACCAGCTGACGATAAAGACGTAATTCCGATCGAATTAATTAGACAAATAGATTCGCCAAATGGCTTCGGTCCTAATAATGGTATATATGCTCTTCAAAAAGAATTTCGAAAAATGATTGATGGTGGTCTCAGTTGGTTATCAATTAAATCAAAACCATCTAAAAGCGGCACAATACCGTGGTTTTGGTGTTGGACTGATTGTGATTATGCAATAGAATGCGATCTAGCTGGTAGACCGTTCATACAAGGCCCGAATACGCTCTTTATATATTCAGGTGAACCTAGGATCGACAAAAAAGAATGCGCTCTTTTGGATGCCGCTAATTGCCAAATGATGTTTTGTCATAGCGAATGGTACCGCGATTTAATCTATAAAAGTCGAGGACCAGCGAATAAATCTAGTGTCGTAATATGGCCTTATCCAATTAACCCATGTCCACATGGACCACTACCGGTTAAGTACGATTTGCTTATTTATGATAAAAATGGCCATCATCCACAACTTCCAGAATATTTAGCAGAAGCGTTTCCAAGAAATATAAGAATTAAATATGGTAAATATAAACGAGAAGAGCTTTATGATGCTGCTCGTAAATCACGTGCTTGTGCTTATCTAGCTAGTGATGATCACGGGCCAAAAGCACTTCAAGAGATTCTTCTAGCTGGATGTCCGACTATTGGAGTTCGAACTGGTGCACCATACGTACTACATGGGATTACTGGTTTTATGGTCGATAGTATTCCGTCTGGGTTAAAACGTGATGAACCAGTATTAAAAAATTTCATCGATGCAATAAATATTGCGCAGGGGATAGATCGTAATTTGGTTAGGACGATCGCCTTAGAACAATTCGATATGAATAGAATTGTTGATTTAGTATTAACTTCATTACGCCGTATTAGTACACATTGCAAAAGAATTTATCAAGATAAACTATGATAAAATCGTTATATGACGTTCACAAAGGCGCAGCAATTGCTATTGTTGGATCGGGACCAACAGCAGTCGATTTTACACACAATAAATGTGATATTTCTATTGGTGTGAATGGTGCTGCGAAGCTAGGCGAGAAACTAGACTATTTCATGTGCGGTGATTCTAGATCATCACTTTTTGATTGGTTTAGAATCGACTGTTCTAAAATTAGAGTAATAGCAAAAATAACTGCTGCGCAAGATAGAATTCTTTATCCTGATGAATTGTTTCCACACATAGTACGCGCAGCCGTTTCAACACCTAAACAAAATAGTATAGAATTACCAAAACCAGTCGAGCCACATATCACTTTCATGTATAGATGGTTCAAACCCGATAGATTAAAGAAAGATATGAATTATTTGATGTTCGGCGGAACAATAAGCTGTTGTGCTGTACAATTAGCATACATTATGGGTGCTTCTAAGATTGTGTTATATGGCTGTTGTTTCAATAGCACAGGGCGGCATTATTTCTACAATACTCGAAGACCAGGAAGTATTTCAGATAATCAACGTGTAGTAATGAATACCGCAATCGGCGAAATCAAGAATCGCGGTGTTGAATTTAAGATTGTTGGTGATACGATGTTAAACCCTGTTTAGGAAGTAAAATGTTGACAGCGACAATTGTGATGTCTGTGTTAAATGAAGAATATACCGAAAAAACGATAGATACAATTATAGAAAATACACAGCCAGGTTTAATTGATGGTTTCGTGATCGTTGATGATTGTAGCAAAATCCCAGTGCAAATTAATAGACCAAACACTACAATTGTACGCAATGCGACAAGGGAAGGTCTAATCAGATCACGAAATACTGGTACATCATATGTAAAATCTCCAATCGTAGTTTCTATTGATCCGCATATTAAGGTTGCACCCAATTGGTTGCCACCGATTATAGAACGATTGACAGATAAGTATAATTGCGTTGCCGTTCCGCTTACTAGAGGTTTAGATGCGCCAACTTGGACAGAAACAACAGCGGCATATGCTAAAACCGGATGGCGTTGGAATCTGGACTTTAATTGGATATCAGATGACGGCACTGATAACATGCCAGCATTAGCAGGGCACTGCTTTGCTTTTACAAAACGATGGTGGGATGAAATTGGCGGCTTTGATATAGGGATGTATAAATGGGGATGCGAAAATATCGAATTTTCATTACGTACTTGGCTTGCTGGTGGATCTGTAGAAGTAATTCGTGACTCTGTGGTTGCGCATTGGTTTAAAAACAAATTCAACTATGAGTTTGATACAACGACTTTAGAGAGTAATAAGGCACGCATAGCTGAAGTGTGGTTTGATGATTACAAAAAATTGTTTTACCAGGCGATTCGGAAAAAACCGGGGGATATAAAATTTGGAGATATATCTGAACGTCTGGCAATACGTGACAGAATCCAAAAAAGACCGTTCCAGTGGTTTTTAGATAATTTTCTTCCAGATTTACGTGGAATCGAGCTATTAAAAAACAAGCATGCCAATGCTCGCGTTGCTGTGCTTGGTGCAGGACCTTCACTAGATCATGTGACAAAAGGCATTTTAGATGATTTTGATGTTGTGATCGGAGTGAACTACAACGCATTGGTATTCGATTGTAATTATGTCGTTTTTCACGATCTTAAGCCAGCAGAGACTGTTTTAGACTCAAAGAAATATCAACCAAATCAATTATTGATACCAAAAAAATTGAAAACTGCTGCTGGCGTGACATCTATAGAGCCACCACCAAAGTTCTCCGATTGCACAACATTTGAACTTGGATCACAAGATGGTAGTGGCTGCTTGAATAATAAAGATCAACCATTCTTCCATCATGCTTCAACAGTCCATACTGCTATTCATATAGCTGCTTTCATCGGTGCAAAATCGATTACTTTATTTGGGTGCGATGCTAAACTTGCTCCTGATGGTCATAGTCATACGACACTGGTGCCGCAATATAATCGTGGGAAGTACTGGCCTAACAACAAAGATACTAAAAATTATCTGGCTCGCATAAATAGGGGTTACGACATGTTGATTGGTCCTCTAAAGAAATGGAATATTAGTTTACTACGTTATGAATATATAACTAGCAGTGTCGAAGACACTGAGCCCAATAAGTAGGTACTATGGACATTGCAGCACTTTTGATTGCACTGGTAGCTTTGATTGTTTCATTGATCTCATTAGTGCTAGTGCTTGTGATATATAGAGAACTCTCTGGGAAATCAATTGTTAATCGCAACGTGGAAAGATCGTCTGCGCAAACTGCCTCCGGAACACATGCCGGAGAGCAAAGAACTGCAACGCGAGCTATTAATGCCGCAGAGCAGTCTGTTCCCACTCCATTTCTCAGTGCGCCAGATCTTCCCCCAGAAACTCTCGCTCCACTACTCGGACGGCCACCAATGCCCAAAGGTGGATTTGGTACAAGAGTTACCAAAAAACGAGATGGATAGTGAAAATGAGGAGTTAGAGGAATCTGATTTAGTATTTGGACTTGGTGATAACTGCCCAATCAGGAGAACATCAATGAACGCAATCGGTATCGATATTGGTACTAAGAATATAGTTATGTCGTTTCGGCATAATAAAAAATTAGTATTCCTGAGAGAAATCAATGGATATTATCTAATTCCACGACCAAGCAAGTTTGTGGAAAATATGCTTGATGATCCGGACAAGATGCGATCTGACGGAACAAAACGTGCGGCCAAATGGATTCGTCTAGATGGTAAAGATGGTATCTACGTACTTGGCAAGGATGCTGAAGAACTTGCATATGCACACAATGATACGTTATTGCGTCCTATGGCTGAGGGAGGAGTAGCACCAGATGAGGCTGCTTTGATGGTGCTATCGAGTATTGTGCAAGGCTTGTTATCTATGGCAGAGCATGATGCCGGTGCATTTGATCCAGAAATCAATTTATGCTATTGCACAACAGCGAAAGCACTAAATCAATCGATGAATATCGATTATCACCAACAAGTCTTGAATTTGATCATTTCTGGTTATCAAACAGAATCAAAAATCAAGACTACTTCGATTAAAGAATCGCATGCTATTGTTCTTAAAGAGACTCCAGATGCGACAGGTATTGGTATTTCTTGGGGTGCTGGTACTGTAACTGTCAGTTATGTCCTTTGGGGCAACGAGATCTATTCGTTTAGTTGGGTTGGTGCTGGTGACTGGATAGATGCCGAAGTTGCTAAGCGACATGGCTACGATTCTAATATGCCACACAAAAAGTCTGCAGAAACACCGACGACTGTTTGTAGATTAAAAGAAAAGATTGACTTGACGCAGACTTATTCAACTAGATTAGAACTCGACATCGTTCTTCATTATCGCATTTTAATCCAAAACGTCATTCGCGGAATCGTACAAGGATTTATCGAGCACGAGACTAGCGCTCGTATCGATAAGCCAATTGATGTATTTATGGCTGGTGGAACATCGTGTCCAACTGGATTTGAAGATTTGGTGGCTCAATTATTCCAAGAAGAAAAGCCACCATTTGACGTTAGTAAAGTGAAACGATGCAAAGACCCACTATTCGCTGTAGCAGAGGGATGTTTAATTGCTGCGTCAGCATCTTAACGGAAAATTATGGAAGTTGAACCATCTCAATATACCGGTCCTAAAGATTTTGTACATTTACATGTTCATAGTCTATTTAGCTCTTTAGATGGCGTTCCTTCGGCAGAACAATATGCTGATGCCTGTATACAACATGGTTTTCAGGCAATGGCTGCTACAGAGCATGGGCACATGGCGTCACTTCCGGACATGTATTTCGCCTTCAAAAAGCGAGGATTGAAATATATAGCGGGTGCGGAGATTTATTACAATGACTATGAATTAAAAAGGAAAGAGTTTGAAAAAAATAAAGTCAAATTAGGTAGTCTAGATAAAGATTTACATTTTCGCATAACACGCAATAGACATTTAACCGTCCTTTGTAAGAACGCCGTTGGAGTTTCGAATCTTATAAAATTGACGACGTTAGCACATGAATCTTTCTATCGTAATCCGCGAATATGGTTTGAGAAATTGTGCGAGCATAAAGAGGGATTGATAATATTATCTGGTTGTATTAATGGCCCAACTGCATATGAAATACGACTAGATGTTGACAACTTATTTAAGGAAAGAAAACCTCATCCGCGCGCTGAATGTGATTTGACTGCAACACAATATGTCAAAAGATTTAAGGAGGTATTCGGTGAGGATTTCTTCATAGAAGTGCAGATGCCATGTTTACCACCAGAAAGATCTGATACAGTGCGTAAGGATGGAGATATAGGTTTACATGACGTCAAAGTATTCAAAAAATTAATAAATATAGCTGACGAATGCGGTATAAAAGCAGTTATTGCTAACGATTGTCATTATTTAACACAAGCTGATTCATATATACAGAGAGTAATGATGGCGATCGGGCAAAATACTAATATTTATAATAAAGACATGTTTGCATCGCAAAGTGATGAGCAATATTTTAAGACTCGTGCTGAGTTGTGGGCAACATTTAAGAATTGTGGATATTCAAAATCTGTTGATGATTCAAAATTCGAAGAAATTTGCGACAATACTCTATTGGTAGCGGAGCGATGTGAAAAGCTTGCACCAGATACGTCGCCCAAGATTCCGCAGTGGTCTATGATAGAGCCAGGCGTGAATGCGAATGAGAAGCTTAGAGAGATTGTTTATGACGAATTAAGGAAACGTGGTTGGGATAAGGATACGACAAAGTGGCCTTGTGATGGTCGTGATGTTACTTATTCCGAACAAGCAGAAATTGAACTTAGTAGGTTTATCGACAAGGGATTTTCTAGCTATTTTCTAATCACAAGAGACATCATTCAATGGGGTAGGCGGCAGGGTTGGCCATTTGGCCCACGTGGCAGTTGTGCCGGATCGTTTGTGTGCTACTTGCTTGGTATTCACACTGTGAATTCAATCAGATGGGGGCTTTCTTTCGATCGTTTCTTAGCAAGTTCACGTGGTGGATATATGTTAAAGACCAAAATTGATTAATATGCCAACTGAAAAAGAATTATTTTTTGAAGCTACGCGATCATTACACGCCGCAATGGGTGATTATTTATTGCTACTTGGAGAGCCATGTCCGCTTCTTGGATCGTTATGTAGCCATCTAATTGATATTATTGGACAACTGCCTCCTGGTGATGAATTTCAAACTGAAAACATATACAAATTAGCATCAATTACCTTAGAGGCTGCGGTCCTTGGTATAATGGACAGATTGCAAGCGTTAACACCAGAGTCCATAATCTGTCTACATGGCATAAATGATTGCATGGAAGTTGTTAAAACGCTTGGTCCACGAGATCGTTGCTCTGTATTCTTTAAGGTGTTGGGTATAGCTATTAGCGGCTTGCGTGAGATTACAAAGCAAGAATATCCACAGCTTTATGATGGAAAAGGAAAGAAATTATAATGAAAATTTCAATATTTGCTTGCGGGTTCAATATCGACAATGGTAAACCGACACAACAAGGTGCGTGTGCGGCTAGATTACAATATGTCGATGATTATAACCGCATATCGATCAGAGTAATAGGCGAGCCTGTTGGTAATAGCACAGGACCACAATGCGACATAAAGGCAGCTATGCTTGGGTTGATGGCTATTAAGGCAACTACAGTATTCAGGAAAATGTCAATTGAGCTTTTCGCGTCAGCTTATGTTTCGCAGCTTTTAGAACGCGATGATACAAGCTTTAAGATAAATCCGAAGAAAAACATGGAACTTATCCGCCGCTTGCGTGAAAAGGCATCACTATTTGAAAATCTTATTGTTCAAGTCGGTTCAAAAGAGCAATTGCAACAGACCATGGACATAGCTAAGACAGTGGTGAATACTGGTATCGCTAGCGATAGCGGCACGATTGCATTGTAATTGAGAAGGCATTATGGGAAAGTATAGTTTCGACACTATTGAAAAATTAGCATATGGTCAGATTAAAAGACTAAATCTGCCAGAGATCTATACTAAGCGATTAGATTTTGAAATAGACCAAGTTCGAATGCAGGGTGCACAAAGGTATTATGAAGATTTGATGGATAGTGGCCGAAAGTATGACAAAAATGTCAATCAACTTTTATTACCGTGGCTACTAAAGCGTTTTACTGGTGATGCTGACGTTGACCCAATAGCGCATCGTGATGGGCCACTAATGCTTAGTGCAAAGTATGATGACATTCAAGAAGTTTTAAAGCAAACTGGTAAATTACCAGTAGATATACGTCAGGATGACGACAAACCAGATATTGATATTGACTGTCTTCCTGAAGCTAGAAATCAAATTAAAGATTATGCTGCAAAGCGTTATGGTATAAAGAATGTTGCTAGTGTTGGAACTTGGCAAGCATTTTTATTTAAACAAGCTATCGCCGATGCTTACACTGCACTTGATTTAGTTAAGCTCGAAGGTGGTAGTCAACATGGCGGTGCCAGAAATAGAGCGATCGAATTAACGAAGCTTCTACCAGACGACGTTAATGAAATGCGTGAGGGTGGATATGGCACATGCAAGGGGCGTGTAAGAGATGGCGATGGCCCAGAACATGAATGTGGAGTTAGGCATAAGGGGTTGCAATGTCCCAAATGTAATGGCGGCGATACTGATACACCAACGATCGCAATGATAATGAGGGATCATCCTGAAATAAGAAAATTCATCGATGAGAACCCAGAGCAACATCAACATGTTATCGACGTAGCTGTTCGATTAGTTGGTCGCCTCAAACACGCTGGTAAGCATGCTGGTGGCATTATTATCGCAGATCGCGATTTATTTGGCAATGTGCCAATGCAACTTGATTCCAAAACTGGTCAGTGGGTTAGTGTTTGGACGGAGGGACGTAGCACTCAATTATCAAAGTTCGGCTATTTAAAATGGGATATGCTTGGTCTGAAGAATCTGTCATATATTAAAACATGTTGTGAAATGATCAGGGAAAATCACGACGTGTCATTTGGTGATCAATTACAAGGCTGGGATGAATCAGATCAAATTGATAAAATTGCCGGGTATTACTGGAAAGACGGTATTAAAACTGCAATATCATTAGATGATGCAGCCGCATTAAAATTAGCAAATGACACTTTAACCGATAGCATCTTTCAATTTGATACCGATCTTGCGAAGAGAACGTTATCAAACGGCGTCAAGAGTTTCCACGACTTGCTAATTTTTAACGCTATGGGCCACCCTGGGCCGATGCAGAGTATACCAGATTATGTAAAAAACCGAGATGACGCTAGTAATAGCTGGGCGAAGGGTGAGCATGAGGATATAGTAAAAATCCTTGAGCCAACTAGTGGTGTTATAGTTTTCCAAGAGCAGCTGACTTCTATTTGGCAAAGCATCGCTGGATTTACTGGTCCAGAATCACAAGATGCAAGAAAAGCTGTGGCGAAGAAATGGAAGGAAAAATTAAAACCTGTTAGAGAGCATTGGATTACTGGTGCAAGTGCTAAAATAGGTAATTCTAAGGCGCTCGAATATTGGGATAAGATGGAGACGTTTGGCCGGTATGCATTTAATGCTAGCCATGCAATTTGCTATTGTTTGTGGGCTTATCGCTGTCTATGGCTTAAAGCACATTATGCAGAAGAATGGTGGGCTAGCGTAATGGGCACATGCGATCAAAAAGCATTAGAGCGTTATATGGCTGCGGCACGTGGTGAAGGCATCACATTTGGTGCAATCGATATTTCGAAACTTACACTACACCCATCAGCACATGCTGGACATGGTGTGGAAAAATACATAACACTTGGGTTGACGAGTTTAAAGAAGGTAGGGGAGAAAGCAGCAGCTGTATTTGTCGATAAAGTTGGTGGAAACGAATACACAGATATAAGCGACTTCATTGCAAAGAAAGGTAAAAGTAAAATTCTTTTCGAACGCCTCATTAAGCTTGGTGCATTCGAAAAGCTACATCCAAATAAAAGAGCTACGTGGATGTGGTACCTCCATGAGCATGGTGTTGGATCTGTTGAAGATTTTGAATTTAAAAATGCTGACGAGCAAGCACAAAAGGAGATCGCCGAGGATAAAGCGAAGCAACTAGAAACTAAACCAAAATTAAAAGAATTTAGCTATCCAATTAAGATTCTGAAGAACTACCACATACGATGCCTTATGAAGAAGGCTAATTGGACAGAAGAAACAATCAAAGCAGAAATTGATCGGCAGGCTGCTGAGCATAAGAAGCATTATCCTAAAAGGAAGATACCAGCGAAGATATTAAATTTTCGTCCTACTGTTAAGGCTACGTATGATAATATATCATCACTATATCCAGAAGATTATTCATTCAGCCAGACTTTAAGATTCGAAAAAGAATTTCTCGGGTACCACTGGCATTCACCAATTGATTTATACCGGACGAGTGGCGATCACACTGTCGATAAATCTAAAATAAATGAATGTCTAGAGGGTGTCATAGTATCAGTCACTGAAGCTAAGACTAAGAGAGGCTCTGATATGCTTCGGATGATTGTATCAGATGGCAAAAAAGAATGCTTGATATTAGTTTGGGAACAAGATATTAGAAATCAACATAAGAAAAATTTTCAGGTTGATAAGGGTATTAGGATAAGAGTTGATTACGATAAGGATCGCAATAGTTTTGTCCTGCAGAGAGGGACTATTATTGAACCACTCTGGACTAAAACAGCCTGGCAAAAATTACAATCTGACGCCGAATAATTCTTAGTCTTTCTGACTATCGGCTGCACCAATTAGAGTTTTCTATTATTCTAGATATATATAGTCGGATAAAACTTTAATTGTTGGTTTCTAAAACAATGCAAAAATAATGCATGCAGGTGCAGATATGACTTGTAGTATAACTAAAATCAGGGCTAATGCATTATTACGTAAAGTCAATGATGTAGTATATTTCGACACCCTATTTTCACTCGAAGAAGATTTTAATAAGGTCGGATTAAGTGTGCAACTCTCAGGCGGAAATAGAGTAATATTATGTAAAATTGTAGGCGGCAAAGCTAGTGCTGCTACAATTATGGAAGATTATATATTTATTGGACCATTTGCTGGTGCTGGTGCCGAGCAAGAAATATCTGAACGTCTAATGTCATCTATCTCTAATTTCATATCACATAACGCCGGAACACCAGCTAAGATTGAGAGTACACAGCGTACATGGCAGCAAGGCGTAAAGACGTACGGACAAGCGATTCGTATAGCAGAAGACATACAAGAAATTGCGCAGAGCATAAATGAGTAACTACAATATTCCACTTCCGCATGGGCGAGGATGTAGGATTGTTAATCCATCTGATTCGTCATCTACAATACCAAGCAAAGCATCAGATATTATTCTGCATAATTTGATAGGCCGAATCGCTATTTGTGACGATTCGACCTATGAGTTCGAAACTAAATTCAACGAAGATACTCAAGAACTAGATCTTAATATTCCCGATGAATACCTTAATATCTTAACTAATATTCAAAAGGGCGATAAGCTACAGAGTTATATTGAATGGTTTACTTCTGGCGTATCCGGTGCCACTGGTGCTGGTGCCGCTGGTGCTACGGGTGCGACTGGAATACAGGGTGCAAGTGGTTTAGCTGGTGCAACAGGTGTTGGTAGTGGTACACCTGGTGCAACTGGCTCTGCTGGTGCTACCGGTCCAACAGGTGCTACTGGTGCTGAAATTGACGGTGCTACTGGATTCACTGGTGCCACAGGTGTCCAAGGTGCAACTGGAGTAACAGGAGCTGGCGGTGCAACCGGCATCCAAGGTATCGGCGGTGCCACCGGTGTTGTTGGAGTTCAAGGTGCATCTGGCTTAACTGGTGCTACTGGTGTTCGGGGCGATATTGGTACTACTGGTCCTATAGGAATTGATGGTTCTTCTGGTATAAATGGAATTAATGGATCTACAGGGGTTAATGGCGCTTCTGGTATTAGCGGTGCATCTGGTGATGTAGGGCTAACAGGTCTTACTGGTGCCACAGGTCCAGCTGGCTCAACAGGCATCGGTGCGACAGGATTAATTGGTGCAACAGGTATCGGTATTGATGGTGCAACTGGAATACAAGGTGCAAGCGGTTTAGTTGGTGCAACTGGTATTGGTAGCGGTGCGTCTGGTGCAACGGGTGTTGCTGGTATTGCTGGTGCTACTGGTGCTACAGGTCAAGCAGGTACTGCTGGTGCTACCGGTCCAACAGGTGCTACTGGTGCTGAAATTGACGGTGCTACTGGGTTCACTGGTGCCACTGGTCTAATCGGTGCCACTGGTATACAGGGTGTGTCATCTGGATTGCGTGTTTATTTTGATGCGGCATCTGGCGAATCATTTAGCCAACCTACAACAACTGCCATATTGTCGTATGTTTCTGCATCAAAGACAATAACGCGCACAACTGGCAGTTTTATTACTGACTTGTGGCAACCACATCAAAGATTAACGATCTCTGGTACAGTCAACAACAATAAGATAGTATCAATCGAATCTGTTGCTGATTTAACTATAACATTGTGTCAAACCACTGATAATGCGCTAGTCGACGAAAGCAATGTATCATCGACTTTGACTGTTAAAGGCGAGAGACTTAATATAAAGCCAGCATCTGGTTCAGAAATACAAGCTGCTATAACTGGACTTACTAATGCTGATCCTAATGGTGTGCCTTTTGGTGGTTTTATAACTGATGTAGTTATACCAAATAGTTTAATTGTCCCCGCTGGTGTATGGAAATTTACTGGAACTTTTTTTGCTAACAATGTTAATTGCTTTGCACAATATCAGGTTTTGACACGCTCCGCTGACGGTTTAACGACTAACCAAATATTGTTGTCGTCTTCTACCCCAGAAATTACTGGCAGGAATTCTGGCAACGCCAATACATTCGTAATAGAAAATACAGTTGCAACCGATACTGCGATTCTTGCAACTGATAGGCTAATAGTAAGAGTACTTGCATATACGACAGCTGGTAGTGGCTCTAGGACAGTCACATTTATATATCAAGGTACTACAAGAGGATCATATGTTGATACGACATTCAATATTATTGCGCCGACAGGTGCTACTGGTGCAACAGGTCTCACTGGTTCTACTGGTATAAGTGGAGCATCTGGTGCCACAGGTGCTACTGGATTGACCGGCTCAACTGGCTCTACGGGATTAACTGGCTCTACGGGATTAACTGGATCAACTGGCTTAACGGGATTAGGTGCATCTGGTGCCACTGGTTTACAGGGCGATATCGGCTTAACTGGTGCTACTGGTATTAGTGGTGCAACAGGCTTAACCGGTACCACTGGTTTAACTGGTGCGACAGGACCAATTGGACCAGAATTCATACCACAAATAACAAAAGTTTTATATGTTGATAAGAATAGAACAGACACATATACACCAGACGGATCTATAGATAGACCATTCTTATCAATTGGTGCGGCTACTGCTATTGCAGACGATGGTTGTTTAATAAAAATAGCTTATTGCGCCTCATCATATAATGAAGATGTGACATTACCAGCAGGTGTGTCATTAGAAGGCTATGGTGCGAATAGATTGCCAATATCTGGTAATGTGACTATAACTTCTGGTAATGTTGTTAGTTTGCGATATTTTACATTGACAGGCACAAGCAAAACATTTACAATAAATGCAAACTGTATGCTGGAAGACGGCTTTGCATCATGTGCTGTCATAGTCGCTGGTACTGCAATTATACAAGCCTGGAATTTTCACATAGCAGGAACAGCAAGTGGCGTTACACCACTAACAATGAACTCATCTGGCAAGTATCAATCTTTTCTTGCTACAATTGCGTCATCTGGGAATGCACCAGCTATTAACCAGACGGCCGGATCGATAATATTAAACTCAATGTTGGTTTCTGGATCTCGTGCATCAGACCCGATTATCATAACAACAGGCGGAACTGTTGTGTTGGTAGATTCGCAGATGTTAAATTCTGGCGGCGGTCCATCTGTTGATATCTCAGCCAGTAGTAGTACATCGACAAACCCGAATTTAATAAACGGATGTGTCGCATATGGCAATGTAGTATGCGGCAGCAAGATTACGCTTCTTGGAGCTTTAGCATTTATTGCTAGTGGCTCTGTAACTGGAACAGCACTTATATTTAGACCAGCAAGTCACGTTGCAAACGATTCGACTGTTAGTGGAACTACAGTAAAAGATGCACTAGAAACTTTAGCATCAACATTTGGCTCTACTGGCCCAATGGGTGCTACTGGTGCCACTGGATTGGCTATCAACGGTGCTACCGGTTTAACAGGATCAACTGGTTCGACAGGCTTAACCGGAGCGACAGGTGCTACAGGCTTAACCGGAGCGACAGGTGCTACAGGCTTAACCGGAGCGACAGGTGCTACAGGCTTAACCGGAGCGACAGGACCAGGCAGTTTCGCAAACAGAATTGTCGTTGGGACTAAAGGCGATTATGCGACTTTAAAAGCAGCAGTAGATTGGTTTAATGCTAGTGCAGCATCAGATAAAGAAATATTATTGGATTGCGGAACACACCAAGTAGCAGACACCATCACAATTAATAACTCATCACATCATCTTATTATAAGAGGCCCAGGCGAAGGGACAGTTTTACAAGCTGCAACCGGCTTGACAGGAAAGCCGATGTTTAACTTGCAGAGTAGTTGCGATTTCTTTAGGTTAGATTTCGATGGATCGACATTATCTAACTATGGCACAGCTGCTGGTGAGAATTGTATCACATATGATACAACATCTGGCATATATTCAGAATTTACAGATTTAACGATAAACAATTTTAAGATTGGAATAGCAGATCTGATTGGTGTTGGATTTTTCTTATTTAACTTCTATATTGAAAAATGTAGTGTTGGTGTGTCAATTAATAATACGACTACAGGCTTAACGACAATTAGCCAAGATATAGAGGTCGGCAATTTTATTGACTGTACTACTGGTATTGGACTGACAAAAACTGGATCGACAAGCGAGTTTTATATTGCTCATATCGTATTCGAGCACACAACATCAGGTCAAACTGGAATTATATATGACGGGACAAATTACTTAACTGGTGATGATACTAATATTTACAACTGCACATATAATAATACTGGGACTCTTCTTAGTGGATTCGACTTTACGTTGGCATCTGGTAGAGATGCAAACATCGAAATCATAGGAAATGTTGGATATCCCGACAATACACCACACGCCAAGAATAATACTACAGACAGCACAATAACAACAACAATGACAGCAGCGAACACCTACTATAAGCTTAACGGCTTTAATAGTAAGGTAGACATAAATTTTGATAGTGCTGCGACTGCTGGGACATTTACAGTTACCGTTGGTGACCAGACAACTGCAGCTCTCGCATATAGTATAACCGCAGCTAATTTTCAGACGGCCATTAATAACTTAAGTAATGTCACTGCTTGTACTGTTACACAGATAACTGCATCTAAAGAATGGACAATAGAATTTACGACTGATGGAGAGGGTTGGGTCGCCGTGACATGTAATATAAGTGGATTAACAACCACTGCTTCGGTTGTAGTGACTCCATCATTTTATACTTGTAAGGTGTCAATTACAAATAATAGAATAACATATCAGAGCGATCACAAGAAAGATGCGACCATATGGCTGACTGGTAATATTTCAGTAAATCAAGCCAATAGAACGATAAATATAGGAGTGATGAAAAATGGCTCCGGTAATATAATTAGCCCATTTTCTGTCAGAACTGCTACGGCATCTCAACCTTACCCATTTGCAATACCGATATATCTAAATAATGTTGTTAAGAATGATTATTTTGAAATATGGGCATCAAGTGGCAATGCCTCCGATGTAGTTACACCAACTGATGTATATTGGTTGTTTAATGCAAGATAGATTGTAATTTTATACAGCCAAACATAATAAAGACAGACATCACTTGTTAATTGGTGTATTATGAAATTCAAAGAACTCAGAGTTATCCAGCTATCAAATCCACCAGAATCAGAATTTGACAATCCACCAGATAATACTGTTTATGAGTGGTTTGTTACATCTGGATCTACTGTATCTGTCCATTGTCGATTTCAAGACGGTTCGGAAGGAGTATTTTCTGGCACACAAGGCACCACTGGCCCCACTGGCCGTGCCGGTGCTTCTGGTGCAACGGGACCATCAGGAGGGCCCACGGGAGCAACAGGAGCTACAGGTATCAGAGGTGCTACAGGTCCATCTGGCGGTCTTACGGGTGCTACTGGTGCTACTGGCACACAAGGTGCTAGTGGTTTGACCGGATCTACAGGAACAAACGGTGCTACAGGTTTTAGCGGTGCCTCTGGTGCTTCTGGTGCAACAGGTGTTCAAGGTGCGTCTGGAATCGGGGCCACTGGCTTGGGTGCATCAGGCTTAGATGGTGTTAATGGAGCTACAGGTTCAACTGGGTATATTGGCGCTACTGGTGTAATTGGTGTAACTGGAGCTATCGGTGCAACAGGACCTATAGGCTTAGATAGTGGATCAATCGGTGGAAACGTAATAATAAATGGTGGATTTGATTTCTTTCAACGCAATAATAACACAGGCACGAGGCCATTTACTTCTGCAGACGATTCCTATTGTCTAGATCGATGGATATCACTGACGCAATCGAACCCAATACAGACGATGAGATGGAACCCTGATACTGGAACATCATCATTACCAGGGCCGTTCGGCGGAATGATGATACAATCCAATACAACAGCTCAAAGAATGGGATTATTGCAGATAGTCGAAGGATTCAATTCTTTTTCATTGCGTAATCAGATTGTTACGCTACAAGCGTCGATAACTAATACGTCTACTTCAAATATGCGATATGCTATACTTGAATGGACTGGTGTTGCAGACGCAGTGACTAGTGATATTGTCAAGGATTGGACTAGTTTTGTATATGCAGCAAACAATTTCTTTCTTAGTAGTAATATAACTGTGGCTGGTGTTGGCTATGTTGCTCCTGGAACTAATGTGCCGGTTGTTTTGAAATCTGCAATAAGTAGTTCTTGCAATAACCTGATTGTTTTTTTCTGGACTGAATCACCAGTAGTACAAGGAATGGAAATAACAATATTTAACGCCGATTGTCATATTGGTGGTTCCTGTGTTCGAAGTCCAAGACCAACAGCCGAGGAACTCGCATTATGTCAGAGATACTATGAGAAGAGCTATGATTTAGATGTAAAACCTGGTACAAGCACATCAATTGGCGCAGAGTTTAGTCAGATCTTTAACGGTTCGTCAGGAACAACTAATATATTATCGTGTCCAACAATGACGTATAAGACCACGAAAAGAATAGCAACCAAACCAACAATTTATTCGATCGATGGTGTAGTAAATTGTTTTGCAGAAGTCAATACTTCTATGACGTGGATAGGTGATCGCTCGGCAACTGGCACTGATTATTCTGGCCAAAGAGCTTCACAAATCAATGGTGCAAGTGGTGTGTTGACGGTTGGCAATCTTGCACGATGGCATTGGACAGTTGACGCGGAATTGTAATGTCTAGTCTATGTAGTCAACGCAGTTTTGCGACGTAATAATTTCACTAGACAGCTACCTAGATCCATGAAATAATCGTGTTCAGCCATCGCACCTATACACTCGATACCAAGCTTTTCAATTGCATTTAGATTTGGTCTTTGTCCTTTTGGGATAGCACCAGCAATTGTTGTCCCATCAATCAAATCAAATTGCTGCATGAACTGCATAAAATATGGACCTGGTATTGGTATGTCATGAGAAAAATAAAATAGGTAGCGATTTTCAGCAATATTACTCACCTTGAAAAAATCTATTATATCATCTGCTACTAACACCTGATTAGCACCTTCAAAGTTTAGGCTGTTTGTTTCAACATGATAATACCAGATTTGTGCCGTTGATAATTTGTCGTGCGGTAGCTTAGTTAATTCAAACAATTTTGATAGTTGGACAGTACTAATCATATGATCGAAGTCTATTCTTTGGCCTCCCCAGACCAAATAATGATCTCCTATCTCTGACACCATGCCTCTTTTACTATCGTTTACTAGACTTTGGTTGTATTTGCTTTGTAATTGACGATATAGTTGATTTACTTTAATATCATATATGAAGTGATTACCTCTCGATTTGATACATGGTAAGGCTTGATTTGGGACTTCTATGCCGAATACTTTATTCAACCACGTAGTAATAATAAGATCGTCTGGCGGCAACAAACTTCCGCCAAGCGAATATGATGTTTTATATATAAATGATATTTTACCACCCAAATGTGCAATCAAATCATCTATTCGTTCATCTCTAATGATGAAATTATCAGCCAACGCTGGGCGGAAGCTATAAAAACGAGAGCGTGTGAATGGGATGACTTGCCATTGACTACCCAAAATCTCTTTAGCAAGTAGACCAACGATTCCACTACCTAATATCACTCCGTGCATGCTACTCTCGACATTTTCTGTGCGACGGTTAGTGAGCCATCGTCTTGTATGCTATCGATTGGCGTCACAGTCTCGTCTAATTCGCAACGATTAAGTTGCTTGCTGCTAAATGGGTTTACAAACGGATCTGGCATCGCTGGTATTTTTTTCACTGGTTCTGGCTTTCCAGCATTGCATTCTGAACATGATATGAATTTGTATCCATATTTTTCTGTGATATCATGCACATCGACATATAAGCCAGCACAACAGAATGGGCACATTACAGAAAATTTTGACGGCTTATCTTCAACGAACTCAAAAGGTCTTCCTTGTGTTTCTGATGTTGTAGTTGGGGTTTGTGTAGGGATAGCGACCATAAAAGTGACAAGCTGATATTGCGTTGAATTTTCTGGTTGTGGCAATATTATTTTGTTTGTATCGCTTGTGCTGACCATGTTTTATTATCCTTATTGGTTTTGATTTCTATTGCTCTGTTTTTCAATTGTGTGAAAGCGTCAGTCGATACCCACAACTCTAAGTATTTATCATCTTTGATGTTCGCTGATGGATTCATATCGATATTTACAATAACTATCGAAACACATATATAATAGCATGTAAATGTACCAATCATATGAATGCCGCTAAGGTCGCAAAAAACTCCTTGCGGGCACGATCTATTATTAATAATTCTGCTCGGCTTATAGCATTTTATAATGATCGCCTTCATTTCCTCCATGCATCGTTGACAAATATCGAAAGAATAAGCAGAAGATTCTGAATTTATAAACGACATCGAATTGTTGACGACAGACACTTCCTTTGCATCGAATGAATAGTACGTAAACTTTTCGACTACATTCATATTACAGCGATCACAAATAATCCCGCGTTTGTCGGTAGTCAGCATAATATGTCCTATAATTCACTTTAGTATTATTTACCTATGGATTTAGAAATTTTTAATTGGGAAGCTGGCCCTAATTATTCTTTTAGGGAACGTGAAATTATTTGCAATTGGGATGTTGGAATTATGGGTAAAAACGAAAGTCCTTTCGAACGCAAACTAAGGATGCTGAAGCAGATGAGCTTGTGTTGTAGTGCTTGTACGTGTTGCGAACTTGGTAGAAAGGACGCAGAGAGGAATGGTATTTGTCGCGATCCACATGTATTATCTAATATGAATCCGACAAGGTTTTTTGTTTGCGGGCAAGGGCCAGGATGGGACGAAATAACTAAAGGAACTCCATTTATTGGTGCGTCTGGTAAGAACTTCGACGACGAATTAGCTAATAATGGTATTGATAGATCTTTATTCTATATAACGAATACTATTAAGTGCTTCGTGAAAGATAATGCAAAGCCAAATTACCAACAAACTCAGAAATGTAAACCTTTTCTGATGATGGAGATTGGGCTAATAAATCCATTGTTAGTAATAACTCTTGGTGCGTCGGCGTTCGAGGCGCTATGTCCAGGCATTAGATATTCAGAATCGTTGGGGAAAATAACGAAAAGTGAAGAATTCGGCGTTAAGATATTTGCCGCATATCATCCGTCACCATTAAATTTGGCAGATAAATCAAGGCGTGCAGATTTCAAACATCAAATTGCAATTCTAGCCAAGCTTATAAAACGTATTCAATCAACTACTCTTCACGAGTAGCTTCTAAATTGTATGGTATCAACCTATAAACAGGCTTACCACCTCGCGTACTTCTTTTAATATAATAATCATTACCCTTTGCTTTTAATAATCCCTTCATACGCATCATTAACGATGATGGATTTGTTACGGCAGGGCTTGCGGCTGCGATAAGCCTGTCGATTTCTACTGGATCTTTCGATATTTCTGCCAGCAATAATTGATAAGCAGCCTCTGTAGCTAACGTTTCAGGATCAGTCCTAACCGGTCCGATCATTTTCTCATTAGCAGCCATTTTGATATTTGCTATAGTTTCTTCACTTAATTGTCGTACATCCTCGGCAATAATTTTTTCTATCGGATCACCAAGGTCTACTGCAATAATGTTGATTTTTGTCATAGTATATAATTGGTGCGAGTTGCTGTATTTGAGGTACGACATTAAAATACGAAGGTGGCCATGCAAAACGACAATTGTATTATATGTGGTTCTACTAAAGATCTCGACACTGAACTAGTTGTCACTATCGACGATCAAAAGATTACCGTGAAAGTTTGTGCAGAGCATGCAGATGATATAACCCCTAAAAAGGCCAAAGCTGCATATCTAAAATGGAAGTCGGAGCGAGATGCGCAAATGCAGGAATTTTTAGCTCAAGCAGCTAAACTTGGGATGACTGTAGTGCCTCAAGGAAGCCTATCTATAGTAGCAGCACCAAGAGCAGAAGCACAAACGCAAAAAACAGTCATCAAGGAGCAGGTTGTAAGTGAACTGCATGGGGGTAGAGAAGATGGCGTGTTATCGGCTTCTGAGGTCGATAATGTTATGCAAAGACGTGTTTCTGGGTTATCAGGATCTATTAATGGTACTGGTGTTGAAAGACACAGCGCTTATGATCCAAACGATCTTAGTAGCAAGCTCCCAGAAGGTTCCAGAGAAGGTCTAGTAAAAATGGAACTTGCCGAAGGCAGACATGGCACACCAATGGCGATTCCAGCTATTAGACAAGATGGCCTTGGTACTACAAGGGTTAGAATTTCTAAAGCTATGACCGACGCTGAATTACAACGCAGATTCAAGCAACAGGCTAATGCTTCTGTTGCCGACGAATCAGGAACAGCACATTCTTTCAAGGACGGATATGATGTTCGTCGTTGTCCTATGTGCAAAGGTGAAGGAATTATTTCAAAGAGCCCGACAGAGACTATTGTTTGTCCGAAATGTGATGGCTCTTGTATGGTTTAGCTAGGAGATTATAGATGGAAACACAAGAATACGATATTGCTGGCGCTACTATTTCAGATCTAAATATTATGCGTAATAGAATCGATCGCGAAATAATACAAAGAATGATGAATGCTGCTATTGCAGATCCGAGTATTATACGTGATGAGATTGATCGAGAGATAATACAAGATCTTAAAAAGGCAGCAAATTCTAAAGACCAGGTGGCGATAGACTAAATTGTCTTGTCGATACACCCAAGAATCTTCTATGCCTCGGTTTCATTGGTGTGCCACTAGATTGAGAAGTGAAACCGGTGGCTCTAGAGCCAGAATCTCCTCCGTTTTCGGGCTTAGTATCAATAGTGCTCATCTGCAATAGCGGCTTACGTCCATATTGTGAACCACAAGCACGCGCTAGTGCCTTTATAAGATCGCCTTCGCTTAGCAATAATAATTTCATTATTCGCTTTCTGTGCTACCGGGCGATTGTCCAGGCTTACTGACAGCGATTATTCCCTTTAGATCGGGATGATAGCCAGCATCTTGTTCATTCCATCCATCGCCTTCGCTGACTTCTTCTTTAATCGTATCTAATATTCCAATTACTTTTTCTTGTTCAGTGCCGAGCACGCCTTGACTATGCATTTCCTGCATCAAGGTCTTTTGGAAAAGAGGATCTGTAATATATTTATAGCTGTGAACTTTCCTGAAGGCTCTACACACACCCTCATGGCACACAAGATCAATCGATTTTAGCTCGAACAAATCATTGATTTGCTCATGCAAGTATTGTAATGACTTAGAATCAACATCAGCCAAATCTTCAGGTGGATCTGGCACTCCAAGCTGCACCTTGTGTTGTAGATATGTTTGGATTGCTTCGGTTAGCAGTTTTTCATTGCTGTTCATGGCATTCTCCTGAAAAAATCTTTGCTCGGATGATGAATGGATAATTCTAATTACGTACCAGACGAACCTAGGCCGATAATTCAGCAGCTTGATCAGGTAGAATTATTGACTGTCAAGCGTGTTAGATGGTTATCAGCAAGGCCGGGATATTCAACCAGCCCTCACGGCAGGTGGAGTGTTGTGGGATTGATCGATGGGGATGCTCTTCTAGCTAAAGATGAAACTTTAATACGTATTCCATTAAGTGATATCAAAAAAGCGGCTACGCACGATCGCCAAGAAATTATAGATTGTTTAACGAACATTTGTTACCACAAAGGCCCAAAGAATGGCAAAAAAGAAAACATCGACAAAATCGGCGGCACAGACAACGGCGGACGAAACGGGAGAAAAGATTAGCTTCGATGATATGATAGCCGATTTGGAAAAGAAATTTGGCGATTCAATTCATTGGGGTGGCGAAACAGCAATAAAACCAACAAAGTCAACCTCAACAGGGTTGCCGAGTTTGGATATCGCCCTTGGTTGTCGCGGTCTTCCTGAGGGAAGAATTATAGAAGCATATGGTACTGAATCTAGTGGTAAGACTACTCTAGCATTGCAAATTGTTTCAAGTTATCAGCAGCAGGGTATGGTCGTTGCATATGTTGATGCTGAGCATGCTCTCGATTACGATTGGGCTACTAATATTGGTGTCGATGTTAAGAAGTGGCTATTATCGCAGCCCGATAGTGGCGAGCAAGCTCTAGACATAGTTCAAGCACTCACAGATTCTGGTATAGTTGGGTTGGTTGTTGTCGATTCTGTTGCCGCACTAGTTCCACAAGAGGAATTGGATGGCGATATTGGTGATAAACAGATCGGTGCGCAAGCTAGAATGATGTCAAAGAGCATGCGAAAGTTGGCTGGTAAATGTCTAAAAACTGGCACAACGGTACTATTTATAAATCAGCTTCGTGATAAAATTGGGCAGGGTGGTCCGAGCTACATGCATCCAGAAACTACTCCTGGCGGAAGGGCATTGAAGTTTTATTCTTCAGTAAGGATGGAAGTTCGTAGAGCCGAGACACTACGAGAAGGTAATCATCCATATGGTATGGTGACAAAAATCAAAATTGCTAAAAATAAGGTTGCTCCACCATTTCGATCAGCTGCCCTTGAGATCCATTTCGGTGTTGGCGGAGTATACGGGTTTAATAAAACACAGTCGTTGATCGATGCCGCTCTCGCATTATCAGTAGTCGTATTGAAGGGATCTAATTATTATTTTGCAGATCGTAAAGTTGCTGTTGGAAAGCAGAAACTAGTTGAAACATTAATTGCCGACAAGGAATTATTTAAATTAGTTTCTGACGAGACATACCGAATAATGGCATCCGACCAAGAAACCTGTTCGTCTACAGATGACTCTACCAAAGATACAGAAGAGCAAGACGCAGATGAACAAACGTTTGATGAGGTCGAGTAATGGCTAAAGCACCAACTTACGATATTGGCCAAGTAGTATATCTTAGGGAATCGGCTGCATTAGGATTTGTTGAGGCTTATATTGTTAAAGATATGGCATATCAACCTGACGGAAAGTTGGTGTATACACTGTTAACATCATTAAAGCAACCGGACGCTGTGCAAACTATCGGGGACAGAATCACTGGACAAAAAACCTTGCCAATCAGATTCTACGAAGAAGATCTGATTGGATATAAAGAAGCATTAGGGACTAGTATAGCTAGTTTACAAAATCAGCTAAACACTCTACAAAGATTATATCAGGGATTATCGTAATAATGAGACGTATTGAAGTTCGGGAAATAAACCGAACACAACAAAGTCTCAAGGCTTTTATATGATACAGGCTTTACAAGATCAATCAGGGCAAGAGGTAGTACAAACGCCGTTTGGTCCAAACTCAGAACCTGGCGTTATATCGCTGATTCTTGATTTCCCAGAGTTGTTTGTTTCGATGTCGAAGTATATTACTGCCGATTTGTTTACTAGACCAGAGGTAAAATTTGTAATTGCTGCACTTAGCCAGGATTACGAAAAATTCGGTATCCTACCCACACGCGGATTATTACACGACCGATTATCTAAACAATTAACTGTTGATGATCCTTATGAGGATATATTAGCTATTGTCGATAAGCCATCCGACCCAAGAGAAGCTCCAATATTAAGTAAGATGCTGCGTGAATGGGTTGAATATAAATCATATGCTCAACTGTTTACAGACGAAGCAGCAGCAGCATATGAGCGCAAAGATTACGATTTTTTACGAAAGGTTATTGATTCTGCTTCAAGTATCAGTACCGTCGGGCAGCAGGGATTCTGGTTTTTTGATCAGATAAACGAAATATTTGAAGATACCGCTATAGAACATATAAAAACAGGTTTTCCTGGTCTTGACGAGAAGTTAAATGATGGTGGTCCATCTCCTGGTGAAGTGTTAATATTTCTTGCACCGACTGGCGTTGGGAAGACGTTGACATTAGTTAATGTAGCAAACGCTGCTTTACAAGACGGACACAATGTTTTATTTGTAACTTTTGAATTATCTGCATTTAAAACGGCAACACGGTTGGCTGCTCGTATGTCGATGACGCCAATAAATAAATTCTCACGTGCTAATATATCAACATTAGCTGATGATGAGCAGTATGAAATACGTCATACGCAGGATAAAGTACGCAATGTCGTTCAAAAAGAAAGAGAAAAGAACAAGGGCGATTTAGTTATTTATGAATTGCCACCAGATGAATGTAGTGTCAATGATATATATAATATAATCACAACAGTTCGCAAGATGAAGGGATGGTCGCCGAAAGTAGTTGTTCTTGATTATCTCGAACTGATGCAAAGCCGACATAGTTATAGTAATAGTGAAGGCGACTACACAAGACAAAAAAGCACTGCAACAGAAATACGTGGACTAGCAAAAAACGAAAAGGTATTGGTTTATACTGCAACACAAACCAATCGGAGTGGTGCAAAGAATGATAAACAACCAAATAATGGCCCACAAGGCGCACCAGCAGCACCAGTACATATCGACTTAGATAAGGCTGCAGAAAGCTTTGGTAAGGCTATGCCAGTTGATTATGTTGTTAGTTTGAATCAAACTGAAGAGGAATATCGAAGAGGCGAGTTGAACCCCAAGGCTGGGTCTACCATTAGGCTTTGGATCGCTAAAAATCGTAATGGTCCAAAGTTTGTTCCAATCACTACCAATGTGTTTTATGACAAAATGGCGATCATGGAAATTGATGATCGTATATAAGTATTTTAAGATTTACACAAACCACAGGAATAATCATGACGAAAACAGAAGAAGCTTTGTTGAGTAGATCATTTATATCAAATGTCGAAGTGGTCCAACCACAATCTGGAAGCTACCAAGTAACTCCGATTATTGTTGGTGGCGACTATGTAGCAATCACGCCGATCGCTTCCCAAAAATCAAACAGCATTATCATACCGGACGCAGAAACGACGATCGGTATAGTTGTTGGTCTTGGTCCACTTGTCGATGATGCCATTAGTTCAGTATTTGTTGTCGGCAGCATGGTTAAATTTGTGCCAAAGCAAGTAATTTGTGATCTGAGTGGTATTTATCCTTTCTATGGCAAATCTCAGGTTTTGCTGATACGATATAACAATATCTTGGCCAAGGTGCCCGGCGACTCTGTTGTCGTTGTCGGTGCTGACGCCAAGTAATAAGCGAGATTGTAATGCCGTTATATAATTATACTTGCAATGATTGTGTAGCCGTCAAGGAAAAGATGCTTGGAAGAGAGCTTACGGACGAGGAGCATTTCGAATTCATATTTGAAGTTTCACATAGTATGAATCCGACTGCTGCCGATTTGAAGGAAAAAACCAAGTGTCCGTTGTGCGGCAAGAATCACACAGATAAAACGTTTCTCGGGACGAGCATAGACATTAGAATCCGTGGCGGTGACTGGCGTGAGTATAAGAAGAAAAACGCTGCCGCATTGCAAAGAGATATGGCACTGCACCAGCTACAGAACAATGACCCATATGGCTATATGCGCACTGACAGTGACAAGTCAGATTTAGTCGATAAACTGCGCGCTGGTAGTAAAGAGAAACCGAAGCCAACATATTTCGTATAACATAATGGTCTTGGCTAACAAATCTGTCGATTATTTCTGTGCGTTGTTCGATAGAAGGCTTAGGCCGACGATTGCTGGCATCAGATCATCTGGTCGTGATGCCATTATCCCATTATTCTTTCCTGGTACTGGCAGGAGTATCTATGATATCGATAAATCTGTTAGTAAGCTATACAAATGGATTGAGAAATCACTGCTTAGTGAGAGAACAATTGTCACTAACGATTTTAAGTCGATTCTGACAGGTTTTCATTTTACGCTACCAAAAGAACGGCTGAACATTTATGATGTTGTTCGACCACTCCCAAAAATACCGGGGACCCTGGAAGAAGCGACATCAACGATCAATAATATACTCGATGAGTTACAAGAGCAAAGATTATATGATTGGCAAAAAATATTTGCTAATGCGTCAGTAGTCTACGAAAGTTTAGAACGTAATGGGATCATAGCTGGCGGATTTCATAAATATCCAAAATGGACTCATCGCACAGTCAGTGGTAGAAGCAAGAACACCGGTTTTAATTTGCAAGGTACTACCAATGCCGATTTTATTACAGACCCACGTGGCAACCAATCTGATTATCTTCTGAATTTCGACTGGAGAGCCGCCGATATACGCATAGCAGCAATTTTAAGTGGCGATAAGAATTTAAATAAGATGTCATTGGAATCCGACCCTTATTTAAAACTGTCAGAGATGATGGTTGATGTTCCGAGAAAAGAATGTAAAATTATGCTGTTGCGTGCTATCAATTCAATAGATATTGACCACCCATTTTTTCAAATGTTTCCCGACCTGCGTAATTGGATGATCATACAAAAAGATAAACTCGACAATGGTTGCCCAATATCGAGTATCCTGGGAAGAGAATTTTTCAACGCTGAAAAGCCGCGATCTGCCTTCAATTCAACAATGCAGGGGTCTATAGCACAGGCAATGCAGCTTACTATCAGGAAAGTGTGGGAAGCACATCATAGGTTACTTGTTGAGACGCATGATTCTATAACAGTAGCGTGCAACAAGAATTCTGTAAAGTCAACGATCCGCTCTATAGCTAATATGATGTGTAGACCTTTTTCTGGAGTGCTTGACGATGACCCAATTTTTCCGGTGCGCGTTAATATTGGCACCCATTGGTGTAATTGGAAAGAATGTGGTGTCTATCTCGATGTAGACAGATTTAAACATAATAACTGATGTATTTGATTGATCGATTATGGAAGACAACGACACAAAAAATGGTATGCCAAAGTGGTTCCAAGATCACGTGCCATCTGAGTTGGCTGACAGTTCTCTATTTAAGTTTAGTATCAAACTACAAAATGGGTCTGTCGTTGAAATCAATCTGGTTGATGATATAGATATCAATTTTGACATACTAGAAGAACAGCATGAGCAGATTCCTGCACAATACATCTATTGGGCCGCTATCTATAGCGAACTTAGATGCGCAACTGCTATCCAAGAATTGAAGATGAAATCTCGCCGGAATTCTGTAGTACGTAAGGTTGTTGCAGAATTTAAGGCTCAAGGCACAAAACTAACAGACAAACAGTTAAATGGCCTGATTGAGGGTGATAACGATTTAGTAAAAAATGAGGCAGAGCTCGCTATATTGCAGAGGAATTGTGGGAAAGTATATCACATGGTTGAAGCGATCAAACTACGATCCGAGCATTGTCGGTCGTTAGCTGGATTTAAACGTCAAGAAAAAGAACAATCTGGTAGATTAACCTAGGAGAATCACATGGGATATGATATTGAAAAGATTAGGTCTCAAGTAAGAGCCAAAATGAAGAAGGGTAAAGACCCAACTGAATTTCGTGCACCGAAAGTTGACGCTGGACAAAGCGTGAAATTCAGATTTTATGTTTTACCGCCTCTTGCAGTTGGAGATGCCTGCAATGAAGGTAAAATAACATGCGAGCGTGATATGGAATTGTTTGCGATTCCAAATGGATCGCATTACATTGACAATAAACGCATCGGCTGTCCTCGAGTTATTAATGAGGAAGATTGTGCTATTTGCGAATATGGTTTCGATCTAATGTCAGAGATCGATGGAAGCAGCGAAGAAGGCAAGAAGAAGCGATCCCAAATTGGCAAGGATTTACTACCTGGTCAATATCATCTTGTCAACATTTATTTCCCGCCGGTTGAGACAAACCCAGAAGAAGTTCGTGGGAAGGTTCTTTGGTACAATGCTCCGAAGACGATCGTTGATACTTGGCTCGAATGCCTGTATCGCGACGATGACGGTGGCGATCCTGACGAACTGATGCCGTTTGGTGTGTTCTTTGACGAAAACAAAGCATATCAATTTCAGCTTGAAGTGACCAGGGACGGTCAAATGAATAGCTACAAGAAATCGAAGTTCTTGACCACTGGCGGTGCTAGGCCGATTGCTGTTGACAAAGAGACGAAAAAAGCTGATCTGAAGCGGATCAAGACAATTCTCTCTAAGCGACACAATTTGTGGGAGAAGATGCCGACTGTTGATCTTGAAGAAGTCGCGCGTGTTGCGGCAGCTTTGAGTGGCCGTGCCTCGGCTAAGGCAAATGCATCATCTGGTGGATTTGATCGTGATGAGGATGCTGAGATCGACGATGTTGTCGAGAGCATTGAAGTCGAGACCACAGAAGTTGAGACTCCGGAGCCAGTTGCTAAGCCCGTAGCTAAACCCGCCACCAAACCGGCTGCCGTTAAGCCCGCTGTAGCTAAACCAGCCACCAAACCGGCTGCCAAACCTGCTGCCGCTAAGCCCGCTGTAGCTAAACCAGCCACCAAACCGGCTGCTAAGCCAGAGCCAGAGCTTGAGGCAGAGATTGAGGATGAACCTGAGATTGAATCAGAACCAGAACTCGAATCTGAAGCTACTGATGAATTGGCTGGTGAATCGCCTGTTAGCGAATCAGAGGGTGGCAGCGATGCTGATAGTGAAGTTGATCGTCTATTAGACGAACTCAACGGCTAGAGATCGCATTAGTAATTCCGCACAAGGCGAGAGAGATATTATCTCTCTCGCCTTGTTTTTTACCACGAGGATAAAATGAGCAAGAAATGCACGCTATTGGTAGATGGTAGGAATCTAATGTATCGTGCTATCTTCGCGAGTAGAAAGCCATCTGCACAATTCCAACATCAGCATCCATTTACGATAATGTTGCGTTTTATGTGTAGTTGGATCGATCGTTTTAGACCAGAAAGCATTAATGTTTTTTGGGATGCTAAACGATCGACCTTGTGGCGAATGAAGATATTTCCTGGTTACAAAGACAAGCCAGATAAATATGCTGTCGATATTAAAGATGAGCTAATTAGTACACAAATCGCAGCGAAAGCGATGTTCTCATATCTTGGTTGCAGGCAATTTAGTAAAGATCGCATGGAAGCAGATGATTTGATATATGCGACCTGTAAGGTTTTAGCCCCATCTCCAATAGTCGTATGTTCGTCTGATAGTGATTATAAGCAATTGGCGTTTAGGATGTCACACGTTAAATGCTTCGAGCCTATGCACGAGACATTTATGCCAGTTACTGATTACGATCCAGTAATCCAAAAGGCATTGTGCGGTGATAAATCTGATATGATAAATGGGTATGTAGGAATTGGGCCGGTTAAGAGTACTGCTATGGCCAAATCGAGTAAAGAGAGAGCTGAATTTCTTGCACGTGTAGGGATACAATTATTTGTCAGGAATATGTTTTTGATAGACTTATCATTATGTCCAGAATTACTCAAGAACCAATTGTATGTTCAGAGAGTATTAGATACACAGCCGGTTTATGATAAGAATGAATTATTCAACCTGGCTCGTAAATATAAGGTTGGTGGATTTGTCACTGAGCATAATAGGCTTGGTGGCAGATTTAAACAATTCACTATCCCTATAGAGAATAATGATGGCGAAGACAGCGAGTCAGATCGGGAAGTCGAACGTGGCGACGGCGAAATGTCATGAGCGTAGAGTAGCAAAGCTATTGACTGAATGGTCTGGAAGGGAATTTCGACGACGAAGGGTTGAGGGCAGAGAATCAGATACAGTTTTGCGTGATCTCACAGGAGATGTAGTTCCTGCTGATACAAAAAATAGATGTCGTTTTAATCTTGAAGCTAAAAAAGGGAAGGGTTTTACTTTAACTTCTCTTCTTAATGGTGTTAATACTTGCAAGATGTCGAGTTGGTATCACCAGAGTAGTTATGATGCTTCTCTAGTATCAAAAGCACTAGGTTTAGACATTAAACCAATAGTATTCTTCAAGCCACATCCAAGCTGTGATTGGATTGTGTTTGATGCTACGGCATTAAGCTTTCTTAGGGATAAGAAGAATAATTTGACGCAGAGTAGGCTGTGGTTTCCACATTTATATTTCGATTATTATGCATATTGTGGACCGGTTTCATTCAATATAAGCCACACCAAAAATAGGAAGAATGAGATAATTGTCCCATTGCAGTTGTCACCATGTTATATCTGCAATTGGAACGATTTTGCCGATAATGTTAATCCAGACTCCTTTTTCTTCGGTGAATCATGGCATGCGGTGGATGTGGAAATAGAAAGCCGGTTAGAGTTGCGAGAGCAAGTGGCCCTGTCGTAATCAGACAACCAGGGCAAGCAATTCAGGTAAGAAAACAAGATCCACAAACACAAAATAAGGTACACATCCAACGCATCGGAGTTAGAAAGGCGAGAGCATAATGGCATGTGGCGCATGTGGTGGTGGTAATAAAGCAGCCAGGGCGATGCAAAGTAGGGTTGTTAATCAGCAAGTCAACCAGCAAGCTAACCGTCAATCTAAATTAATCGCGAAACCATCGCAGATTCCAGTATTACGCCCAACTGCTACAACGAAGATTGTAGTCGCTACTCAAAATAATACTGCGATAAAAGTAAAGCAACAATTAAAAGATTTAAAAAATTGTCCATTATGTAATGCACCACTAACACATATAGTATCTGGTAGTGGTATTAGAAATCGTAAATCTTGCCCACGTTGTAGAAAAACATTTATATGATAACAATAGTATCCATAATTGGTTCATGGTTGATTTGTACAGTAGCGGCAGAGCGTACAGCGGAGCTTATTACAACATCAGTTATATTCGCACCATTTCGACAATTCATAGCTAGAATGTCGTTGATGGACGAAGAATATGCGCACGTCATGTGGCCGACTAATAAGACGATACGTGGCATCATAAAAATAACGTGCCGATGGCTATCTGATTTAATATCATGCGGGTGGTGTACTAGTTTTTGGACATCTTCGTTTTTCTCTGCCTTTTTACCAGGAGATTATCTGTCACTCAATGCTGGTGATAATGCCGTTGTCAAAGCGATAGCTCTGTGGGGATTTGCGAATTTATATCACAGCGTATTTAGACTTGTACACAACGGTCGTGTTGCAGCAATCGACATAAATCTTCATATAGCTGATGAAATTGTAGATAACTCCGGAGGTATAAATGGAGAGCTTAGAGAGGGAAATGGCCAGGAGACAGCAAGCGGAATCGAACCGTCAGCGATTTGAGCCTATATCAATAAAAACAGCCTCCGATATCAAGCGTGTTTTAGCTAAGCTTAATCTCGATTGCAAGCAAGATGATGTGACTCTATCAATCAATATGACTGGGACTGATACCGATAATCGAAGTAAGACATTTCAGGTGTCTACTAAGACGAAAACTAGTTCTGCTCGTGATATTTTAACTAATGGGCTCAACATAATAAAGCAACGCGAAGATGCTTATGAAAAAATAGCTGATCAAATGGGATCTGTTGACGTCAATGGTAAAAAGATGAAATCGCCATTAGTGATATCAGAAAGCAGTTTTACGTCGATTGATCCGGTTATCGACAGGGTGCTTGGTGGTTATCGCCATGGTCATTTCATTCAATGGGACTTATCTGACGGTTTTACGTATAGGTACGACATATTCGTACATAAACTAACCAGATTTAAGAAAGAACAATAATGCCACGAGAAGTAGAACTACCACCATTAGCAACATATAAGGCAATAGCTACTTGGACACCGCGATATGCCGATTTTGTTGTATGGTCTGGTTGGTTTAGAACTTGGTTTGGCACAATAAATAATTATGATGTTAAGAGTGGTAAATTGTCAATAATCTTCGAAGGGACTCCACGATTATTGTTTACCATGAATGAGGCGGAAATGCAGAAGGGCGTTTATATTTTCGATTTAAATGATATTCGCAACAACAAACGAGGACGCTGGTATATCCAGCAGCATGTAGATGGGAACACAGTCTGGTACATCTAAACTCGTCCCAGTTATACTACCACACCCAGAACCACTATCAAATGTGGCTTTGATAACTGGAATGTTATGCTATGTCGTTAAATATTATCAAAACGTAGGCATTAGTTGTTTGATATCGCATAGTGACAATGGCGATGTTTCAGTATCAATGGGTGATTGGAATGGTAATACTATAGATCTAGCAAGTGCATCAGATCCATTATCATTGATTGCTACTGATTTTCTTAAGAGTCAAGCCGGACGATTAGTTGCAATTTCACATGCAGTTGGTGTAAAAAAAGCGATCTATTATTTTGCCTTAGACACTGGGAGCCCAGTATTAGTTGATATTAGATTAAGTTTGAATAAGTTCCTTGGGCCAGGTATGATCAGAGATGTATTTGGTAAGACTTTTGATACACAAAAGGTATTAAAAGTCGATGTGATGTCTGAGCAGATTTTAGAACAAATTAGCAATCATATTGAGCAATTTAGTAGTGGCACTATAATAAAGCCAAGTAGATCGAGGTTCACTGAAATAGATGGTAGCCCGGTGCCGCTTTATGTTGGAATACCATCACAATAACAATATAAGGCAATATAATGCTTCTTATAGTAGCGGGGCTCCCCAAATCAGGCAAATCAAGAGCAATAGATTTTTTATCTAAATCAGATGGTCAATGGCATATCATTAGACCATCTGATTGGATTCCTGAAAATTTATCGTCACTCGATGTAGAAAGCCAGCGTGCATTCAATATAGAGTGCTGGTCTATGGCGATTGAAAAATGCAAAGAAGCAATCGAACAGGTTCCACCACGCGAAACCATAGTATTAGATAGTTGCAATTCTAAATATACTACTCTTTTAACATTAATTGTTGATGCGAAGGCTGCAATGCACAAAGTTGTTTTGCTATTTGTGCAATCTAATATTAGTTTGTGTCTGGCTCGCGATCCTAAAATGACAGAATCATTACTTTGTGATTATACTAATAGATTCAAAGTATCACTACCAAAATATAAAAAATCTTGTGATTCATTTTTAGTAATTCGAAACAATGGAACATTAGATCAGCTGAAAACTGAATTGCACAATGTTTGGAAGTGATTATGCCAGAATACATGAATCCGCACCCGCACGATTTATACTTAGTCGGACCAGATGGCAATACTGTACATATCCGTAGGGGTCGTCGCGTAAGGCTACCAGAATTTTTTGATCGTTATGTTAATAAGAGCGGTGTAGGATCAAAGGGGTATCTAGTTAATATTAGTCAAGATAAGCAAATAATACCACCACCATTAAAACTCAAAACATCTCGTCAAGCAGTAAAGCCGGTTCGTGTAGTTTATAAGGAATCTAAAGATGTAAAACCACAGCAGATGGTCGGTCGTATGAGGAGCGATATTGATCGCTCCGCTTCAAAAGCATTTACTAGTGATATCTATGCCATAAGCAACGGTGTTGGTGTTGGAATATTAACATATAATCGACCATCATCATTACGGCGATTGGTAGATTCTATTATTAAACATACTGATACGTCGCACACTACAATATTCATAAGCGATGATGGTAGTACTGATCCTGAACAATTATCATATTTATCTGAGCTCGAGTTACGTGGCGACATTGTAGTTCTTAAAAACAAAGAACAATTAGGTATTGCGGGCAATAGTAATCGTTTATTGCGCTGTCTATCAAGATTCCCTAAGAAAATCTTGTTGAATGATGATGTTGAGATATTAAATATTGGATGGGAAAATCACTATTTTATAGCAATGCGACGATCCAATTTTCATCATTTTTGTTATAGGCAGCCTGGCGTATATGGTGCAACGAAAGGTAGAAATGTTGCTGCTGGCGATGTCATCTTAAGTATGGTTGATGATAAGCCACAGGGCGCTGTTATGGCGTTCGATCATATTGCATTCTCTAGAGTTGGATATTTTGACGAGCAATTTGGCCAATATGGTGTTGAGCATGTTGATTGGTCTACAAGATTGTCAAATAGCCAACTACAGCAACCTGGTTTTTATGATGTTGATGGATCTGAAGCATATTTTCTAGTTCACTCAGAGCCATCTGCTGTTAAAAGTCGTGTTGAGAAGCTGAAATATGCTAAATCAATATTGAGTGCGATGGAAACAAGACCGACATATATCAATGTAAGCGGAGCATCTGTTGTTCCGTGCATTTCGTGCGTTATTCCATTTAGAGATATTGGAAGGAAAGATTGCATATTCACCGTACTCAACAATATAAGATCTCAATGTTTTCCTGATATTGAGATTATAATGACAGAAGAAGACGTCACATCAAAAATTGATGATTTAGAATGTTTACCAGCTAAGCACATTTTTACTGCTGGTAGATCGGGTGCAGCTTTTAATAAGAGTAGAGCGTGGAATGCAGGCGTTGCAATTTGCGAACATGAAATGCTTGTACTACATGATGCTGATACATTAGTGCCAAGAAGCTATTTTAAGTCTGTTGCTACAGAACTGTCCGAAGTAGAATCATGTCATCTTTGTAAGAATATTTATTATATCAATACTGCTGATACGAATATAATAAACACATCGGGTAGCGTCAATCAGCCAAGATATGATTATATGGTTGACTATTTTGAGGGCGGAACAATCGCATGTAGCCGTGAAGTTTATTGGAAAATCGGTGGTTTTGTTGAAGAGTATGTTGGTTATGGTGTAGAAGATAACGATTTTTATGCTAGATTATCAAAAACAACAATCTGGCATGAAAATCGTTATTACAATTTGTTACATTTACATCATGATAGGACTGATGGATGGATTGCGTTTCACCAAAGAAATAAAGATCTTGGCACGCAATTGTCTGCGTTATCGATTCAAGATAGAATAGATAGACAGCGTAAAGCATTAATCAATAGTGGAAGAGGCCATCTAATAGGTGAATGATGCGAGTTTTATTTTGCCATAGAGTTGGTGGAGCTTGGAGTTTTATTACAGATGGCATGATTAATGCTTTGCGTGATATCGGTTGTATTACTGATCGATGGGATGGTAGAAGAAGCTCGTGGGATCTATTTTCACCCGATTTGTATATTGGCTGTACTGGCCACAGGCAAGATATACCAGCAGACCACAAATGTAAAATTGCTTTGCATGCCAATCCTTATTGCAAGCAGAAAATTGAGCCAAATATCAACGAATCACAAGGTGCTATTGATTGGGCTATATCAATGCATCCCGATGTTGTGTTTGGATATGGGCATGAAACTGATCGGCAATATTGGTCTTTATGGGATAAAATCGGCATACCGTGGGTTCCGATGGCTACAGCAGGTGATGCCACAATATTTAAAATGTCAAATGGAACACACGACAAGTTTGATGTAGGTTATGTTGGTGGCAGATGGCCATATAAGGCAAAGAGCATCGATGCTTATTTATTGCCAGTTTTACGTGATAAGGCTATAATTAGAAAAGTATATGGATGGGGGACTTGGCCGGAAAATCTATGTGCCGGTCCAATAGAGGACAATGATGTCCCAATATTACTAGCAAATTGTAAAGTTGCGCCATGCATTAGTGAGCCACACACAATAAGATATGGCATCGATTTGCCAGAGCGAGTATTCAAAGCAATTTTAAGTGGTGCTGTTGCAGTACATGATCCTGCATTTAATATATCTAGATACTTACCGAAAAGCGCTATATGGGCAGAAACTCCAAGTGGATATCATGCCAAAATAAAAGATTTGTTAAGACTTAGTGATAGTGATTTAAAAGAGATTGCACGCATGCAACGTCAAGATGTGTTATTAGCACACACATACCATCATAGGATGGCGACATTGATGGCTGTATTGGGTTTTAATGACACGGCAACTTTATTGCTGGAAACGATAGGCAAAGCATCATGAATTTGATTTATTTCACTTTGAGTAACAATCCTGCTTATATGGGATTAGTTAAGCTATGTACAGATAGCTTAACTAGAGTTGGATATGATGGTGATTTATTATTTATCACCAATATGCGGAAAGAAATAACGGCCATGGGGCTTAAAAATGTTCACTTCTTAGACACAGCTAAATCTGATTTACTACACTCATCTGCTTCGAAATTGAGAATTTTTGAATATGCTGATATATCAAAATATGATAAAATCATATATTGTGATTTGGATATTCTTTGGCTGAAATCACCAGACATCATATTTGAAAAGCTCGTAGATGACAAAATCTATATAACCGAAGAACGTGGCTATATGTCTGGTCCAAGCCATTCATGCAGACTACTAAGTGATGAAGAAAGATCGTTAATGGAAAAAGGTAGAAATAGAGGTCTGAGTGCAGGTTTCTTTGCTTTTAAATCTTCTATGCTACCAGTGTTAAAAGAGATTTACACCTATTTTCTTGAGAACCCAGGTAAAGGTGGTAGATGTCTTGAGCAGCCATATGTAAATGTGTATCTTTGGAAAAATCAACATCTTTGCAATACGTCATTAACCAAAATGGTCGCGCATAATGGATGGTTTCTTTCGAAGATTGGAAGATCGTTTGATGGCGTTCTATTGCATTTTGCTGGTGATATTGGTAGAACGCCAGGAAAATTGATGCGAATGAATAACTACATAACAAAATATATAGAAACAACATGATTGCGATCGATTTTTCGATGTTGAGCCATTGTAGGCTTGAGCGTTGTGCATATCAACTCGCTAATTTAGCTGAAATTGCTGACCGAATGCATTTGCCTGTAAAAGTCGTTATTGCTAACGGGCAACTTGAGAAACATCACATATTGCAGCGTGTCAAGCATTTATTATCAGATAATTACGATGATGTAGACTTATATATCGCAAAATCAGATACATTCTTTTTTGATGATAATTGGAAGAATATAGAAAAGCTGCCCGCATATAAGGTGTGTTTAAGCTCATCTGATAGACTATTTAGAGAAAAGAATACGAAATGGCAAGGTCGTCAAGGTGGAGCTGTACAGACACGATGCGATCTATATATGCCAGTCAATTGTACGCCAGAATTACTTAGAGATTACGGTTATAAAACTATACCTGTCGCACATCGAACATCTACGCAAGTTTTTGATCTATTTGATAGGATGGGATTAAGCGAAGCATATCTTAATGACGATATAGAGGCGATCAGAAATGCATTTAAGCATGATGTTATTGGATTAGCTGGTTTTATGGGTAATGGAAAATATGGAGAACGCAGACATACCGAAGGAATGCCGAACTGGGTGAATTTAACATTTAGATGGAATGCACCTGCATCGAAATATTTAGAACATCTTCTTTCTTATAGGGCATGTGTTGATTTGTGTGGGAACGGTGATAAAAGCCTTCGTTTTGTTGAAGCAGTATTATTTGGTCGTACTGTGATAGGGAAACGGCAGAGATCACCATATTATCCGCCATTAGTCGATAAGCATAATGCTATTATTGTCGAAAATTGGAGCGACATCGATACAAGAGTTGATTTGGAATTATGGCAATCAGTTGCTGAACAAGCAACCAAGGATTATTTGAATTATTGGTCGCAGCTTGCACAATTTAAGATGATTTTGCAGAGGTCCAAATACATAAAATGATAGTTGTCGATTGCACGATGCCGAACGGCATATCTAGATTTGAAAATGGAGTAGACTTATCAGTATGTGCATATCAACTCGCTAATTTAGCTGAAATTGCTGATAGAATGCATTTGCCTGTAAAAGTTATCGCTCCTAAAGATTGGCCAAAAAAGCTGCCAATATTACATCGAATAAAACACTTGCTATCAGATAACTATGATGGTGCCAAGATATATATCGCCAAGCTTAATACATTCTTTTACAATGATAGTTGGGAAAGAGTGGAGAATTTAAACGCATTTAAAGTCTGTTTGAGCGTATCGGACAATTCTATTTACAGGGTCAGAGAAAAGTCTATGTTGATGTCTACGGGTCGTGGTGGAGACATCAGTACACGGTGCGATCTGTGTATGTCTGTTAATTGTATGCCTGAATTATTTAAATGCGATCATAAAACAATATTAGTCGCACATCGCCCTCATCCTAAAATGTTTGACTTGTTTACTAAAATGCATTTAGATCATGCTTTTTTAGACGACGACGTTAAAACAATAAGAGATGCGTTTAAGCACGATGAAATCGGTTTGGCTGGGTTTATGGGTCGCAAATCAGCTCGATGTTCTCCAAATGGTTATGGTGAGCGAGACAAGACATCTGGCATGCCCGATTGGGTTAATTTGACTTTTAGAGGAGACGCATCAGCAGAAGAATATGTAAAGTATTTATTATCTTACAGGGCATGTGTTGATCTACGTGGCGGCGGAGACAAAAGTCATCGTTTCATCGAAGCGGTATTATTTAATCGTACTATTATTACCAAACCGCAGAAAACTCCGTACTGTCCGCCACTAACTGATGGTAACAATGCTGTTATTGTTGAGAATTGGAATGATCTAAATCAACCGTCGAAGCGAGAATCGTGGCGGTTGATAGCTGATCGTGCAACTAACGATTACTTGCATCATTGGTCGCAATTAGCACAGCTTAAAATGATCTTAGAAAGAGCGAAATCATGCTAGAATTGAACGATATTACATTATTAACTGTTAATGGTAAAAATCCAGATTTGGGGATATATATCCTTGAGTTGTGTTGTCGTGGTATACAATTCAAATCGGTTAAACTTATTAGTCATATAAAACCAGAGCCGTTTCCTAATTGGATAGAATTCGAAGAGATACCGCACATATCGTCAGTAAATGGCTATAATGAATTTTGTATAGCTGAGTTGCATAAGCATGTGCAGACGCCATTATCACTTTCAGTGCAGACTGATGGGTTCATTATACACCCTGAATTCTGGGATGACTCTTTTCGCAATTATGATTATATAGGTGCGGTGTGGTCTCCAGATATTCGTGGCATATTACCTGGGCAGCCAGTTGGCAATAGTGGTTTTTGTATGCGTAGTAAACGGTTATTAGAAGAAACGAGTCGTATAGCTTCGCGAGCCGGTATGCCAGTCAGACGCAAAGACGATCTGTTTGCTTGCGCATTACATTATCATGAATTGGTAGAAGCTGGTATGCGTTTTGCACCGGTTGAAGTAGCTAGCCGCTTTTCTTTCTCAATGCCAGTACCAGGATTAAAATTGACTGAACGCGATACGTTTGGATTTCATGGTAAATGTACGCGTCAGACACGTGAACTTTGGAATAAATTAATTCTAAGAAGAGAAAATCATGGCTAATGTAGTTATTGAATTTGATGTTAAACAGAACGATCGTGACCTTAAAGCTTGTAGATTTACGATACGAGATATTCCGGACGAGCATGTCCTCGGATTAGCACATGGCGATGAGATTGGATTTGATTTAATAGAATCCAAAGAGTTTTTCTATGTCAACGTTTCTAGAAAAGTATATTTAGTTGGGCATCAACAACCAATTTTCGTGATTTGTATACCGTATTGCTTTAATAGTCGTGAAGAATTAGATACGATGTTAGATAAATTTAAGCAACAGTTTGCTGATACCTTAGCAATAGACGTAGATTAGATATTCACCACCAGATTATGCTCTGGCTCGAATTCAATTATTTCAACATCGAAATCGACTATATCTTTCATCTTTCTTGGGTAATCGAATTTTATAGCCTTCCATCCCTTGCTATCCATCCATTGAGCGTCTTGTGGGCATAAATCTACAATACCACATAACCAATTCGGGGGTAGATTTCTTTTTATGAACTTCGAAACAACGCTTACAGAATCGAACATTGGGACGATAGGATTGTCTTCCGAATTAGTTCTCATAACTAGTATTGGTAGCCATTTTCCAGATATACATTCCTCTTTTATCTCTTTTGCTGTCATGTGATTTTGCACACAAAATAGACAATATGACATATACAACCTTGATTAATATGGACGAATTAGAATTTATCTATTTCACGCAAAACTAATATGTGGGCAGAGAACAAAAATAAAATACAAAACCAAATTCTAGGAGTTTTCAAACATGAGCGCTCAACCAGCTAATACAGCTATTTCGGTCTTTCGTAATGTACGAAGCTATCGTCAGGCTTTGCGTCACGAATCCGTGGCGGCTTTGACAAAGCGACTTCGGCCACTCATCATGAGTGTCCCTGGTGAAGAAGTTCTTGTTGGTGTTCTGTCGAGAGACACTGCACTTCAAGATTTTAGTCCGTACATGGGCGAGGCACGTTTCGGTGCAAATCGTGGTTTCCCAATTGTGGTCGGTCTTTACAAGGTCAAGACGTTTGCGTCGGCCCAGGAGAATATTCCTGGTATCGATTTCGCTTTCCAGATTGGAAGCGACAAGTTCTTGACCGAAGTCCAATCCGCTCTTGGGCGCGATCTCCAAGGCGATTTGCGGAGCGACACACTCGTTCCGCCAGTATAATGCCCTTAATGGCATTGTGAACAACAGAACAGCGGCCCTAAAAAGCCGCTGTTTCTGTATCCAAACATAGTTTAAAGGATTAATAATGCGACATTTCGACAGAATGCTCACTGAAGCGCTCAACAAAGGACTGACTGGTGATAGGCTATATGTCGCAATGAAAAGCCTAATGAGAAAATGGGGTAAAGGTACAGACGAGGAAAAAGAAGCAACTAGAGAGAAAATACAAGCTCTCAAAACAGATGATAACGCAGATGAATTTGAAAAATACCTAGGTGATATAGCGGACGAAAATGGTAATAATAAGGGATTTATCAAGGCAATGAAAAGGAAGATTAACCATGGCGATAATCTGGCAATGTGGATGTTGCGGCATCTTGTAAGCAAGGCGCAACAATCATCTTAACTTACTGAGAAGTTTTTGTTTTCTAACCTTACATATTTCTGTAATCAGTACAGACACTACCGGTTTTATTCCCCACAGTGACCCAAAGTTAGAGCTATCATAGTTCGAGATTTCGAAATACCCATCATTGATGTCGCTACTGGACATTTCTACTTTGATAGCATTATCGTCAAAAGTTATTATGTCCCCATCAATTTCACATTTGATACCGGGGAAGACTTCGTTCAGAGCGGCAGAAAATTTATTGAATGATTCTGCTCTGATTTCGCCGTGGGTCATTTATTGTAATCGCCTTTAGAATAACACCTGGTTTTCATTTCAAATACATAAAAAATATTTGCCCACCAAAGATAATTTATTGCAAACAGATTGGAGACGATTATGTCATCATTAGTACCATTTACGGCTTACTTTCGAACTATTCCTGCACGTAGCAAGAGTAAGTGGACCTATATCAGGGATCTACAACGATTAAGCACTCAATTATATGATGAGCTACAATTAGTATCACAAATTACAGTACCAGTTCCCGGTGGTGGTCAAAATCAGTTAAATGACCAATTTGGTAGTATTGCTAATGGTGCTGGTGTGCGTCCGCAAATTGGTAATAATCCATCACTGCTCATGATTGAGGGATTCTATACTGCCACTAGTAATCCTAGTGATCAACCAGTTGCACCGATAACACTCATACATTCAAATGAGGTTCTTACTGGTCCGAGGGGTGCGCGTTTGTGGGATGGGGCTACTGGATACCCAACTGCTGCTGTGACTTCTGAAGTATCAACCCTTCGTGGTTTATTGAACACTGCAGCTTCAGCTATTACTGATGATTCTGGTGAGCATCCTGAATTGTTCAGACTCAATTATAAGAATGTTAATTGGGGTGACGCTGGTTTGACATTCCCAGCATAAGATGAAGATATTACATATTAGTGCTCAAACATATTACAGAATCGGAGCACTAATATGGCTATAATTGGACCAAACGATCTTCCTGTTGTGTTGAAGCTAAATGCCGACCCTATGAAGGCATATTGTTTGGCTCAACTTGGTTCTCCAGCGGTTAATGTCGAAATAACAGAGCAACAATTCGAAGTAGCATTGCGTGTTACTTGCGATTTCATAGCTGGTTATTTTCCTAGAGAACAGAAACTGGCGGTTTTTTATACAGAACCGTTAGTTCCAACTTATGCAATGCCAGATGATGCCTATTGGATTCAGGAAGTTCAATGGGATCCAGTGACGACACGTATAGATGATGTGTTTGGTGCAGAAAGTTTCCTCTTCAACATTGGCAATATTTCTGGTGTTCAGAACATTCTTACTGACTATTATCTTCTTCAAGCATATAGACGGTCATCACAACAAATACTTGGAACTGTCGGGCATTGGGAAGTGATTAATGAAGGCGGCGATGGACCAGGCAATCAATTAATCAGACTTTATCCGACGCCCAAAGGTGCATTCCCGGTAACTGTATTATATTATCCAACTGTTACGCATTTTAGGAGTCCGCAGGCAAGATTGTTGGCTTCTGAGATGTTGCTTGCTGAAACCAAAATAATGGTTGGTGCTGCACGTAGGAAAATCGCTGGTATACCTATGCCCGATGGTGGCAGCCTTGCACTTGATGGAGAGGCGTTAGCGGCGGAGGGTAAAGAAGAGAAAGCGGCAATAATAGAAAAAGCCGTTCATTTGGGAGAACCAATGCCGATCGTGAAAGCAGGCTAATAACAACCTATTTGAATTGCTTTTTCGATGATTTTACCTTTATAACCACAGTTTTAGATTGAGTTCTGATTACAAAATCTGGGAAATACATATGACATTTCCCTAGATAGACTTTAATACCTTCTTTGTCAAATGAAATCACAGCATTTAACGAATCCAATTTTAACGCTACTACTTGTTCCCAACTGGAATGACAAAATTGCAACAACACCCGCAGAATATTGCTAAGATTGATGCATTGAAGGTACTTTGTGATAAACTTGGCTGGGATTGCTTTTTAGTCGGTGGAGGACATAAAGGCGTTGATTTGTCTTCGATAGACGAATACTTTGAAAAATGATTGAAGTTAAACAAACTGCATTTGGTGATTACGGCAATTGCTTTTCTGCTTGCATAGCATCTCTTTTTGAATTATCATTAAATGATATTCCTGACTTCTGCCGTTTACCATCAGACTGGTGGGGAGGTTTTCAAGATTGGCTGAGAAAGAGAGGATTTTGCGCTATAGAAATTCGATTAGATGCCAAATGTTTATTGTGGTCTGATGGGTGTATATGTATATTAAGCGGAGTTAGTCCTAGAAAGGAAGGGCGAATTCACAGTGTTATAGCTAAAACTGTGTATAATGGTTTTGAATACGTGTTTGACCCTCATCCTGATAATACATTTTTGTCTGGTGAGCCAACACATGTTTTATTTATTGTTCCTTTGACTATCAAAGTTAATTAGTCATTCATTTAGAGGATTATTAGTATGAAATTATTGTTGCTATCAGAAGGAACTGCAGCGTCTGAGATGGGCGATATAACTAAGCTAAAGAATTCTTTAGCTAGCCAATTGGTAATAGCTTTAAAACATATAGGCTTTCGTAAACCAAACATGAAACCAGCTGAAGATCCAGCCGATGATGCTATAGTTTACATAGAAGCTGGCCAGAACGCACTTACTAGAGACTCTCAGACTATAATGATCACAATAGAGGATGATGATCGTGTAAGAATACAGATTCCAAGCGATATTAGTGGATCTGGTAAAAAGAATTTAGCTGGCATACTCGGTATAGATGATTTCTTTATTACTGCTTCGGTTGGTGAAGCTATTGCTAGATTGAGAAATATAAAAGAGAAAGCAGATCAGCTGATTTCAAACAAGGGATTGCGTGGATCGGTATCTGCCGGGCACATAGGTGAGAGTGAAGAGCCAGTTGTTGACTATATGATTGGTACATTCAAAATTAATTCGATAAAGCCAGAGAGTTGGCTAGATTCTAATTTAGAACGTTTTCTTAATGATAAGGTCCCCGATTTGATTATTCTAGAGATATCAACATGTGATAACCCATGGACGAGAACAGGATGGCTATCAGATGCTACAGTGACATGGGCACATCGTGATACGATGAGTCCGAAGCAATTAAAGCAACATCTCATTACACTATTTGGGCCAGAAGATGTGTTTGATTTTGCTGCTACGAAATATAAATTGCTTGGTATGGCATCTACAGTCGAGGAATTTTTAGGGATATATGATTCAGTTTATGGTCGGCCCTTGTGGACTGCTAAGATTAATAAAATGGCAGATAGGCTTGAGGCCAAGATGCATTCTGGCTGAAATATAAGATAGCCGGAGTGAGGCTATCATGCGACAAATTTATATAGCTAATAAGCTCGAAGTGGTTGGACCTGATAGTGTTGCCATACCTGGTTGCGAGCCAGAAGCATCATTTACGACTTCTAGCTTATCTTATCTGCGTAATTGTAAAAGCACATATGTGAAATTGCGTGTTGCGCTGGCTGCTATACCTGGATCAACAGTCGAATGGCAGATTAACAACGGGCAATCAAACGGATCAAGTAAGAAGTGGTTTGTGTTACCACCATATTATCCAGAGTGTGAATGTACTCCGATGCCAGATTATTATGCTATACTTCGAAGTCTTGGCGGAAATGAAGAACCTATACACAATAAACAACGGCCAGACTGCGAGACGCTAGATCAGGGATGGTGTCCAGCTAAGAATTACAAAGAGCAATTGCCACCACCAGTCAAGCGATATACTCCAGAAGGTGAAATTTTTGGTATTACACCATCACTCCTCTTTGGGCCATATTATTATGGCAACGATCCAAGAGAAATTCGATCAGAGCCTGGACTAGCAGATGATTTTCCTTTGTCGATGTAAGAGAAACACATGATATATAGCTTTAGTTCGATGACTGAACAGCCCGGTGCCGGGCAACCAGATTTTCGTAGTGGTGTCGAACAAAGCAATCCATTATTCCGTGCTAGCGATGTAAATTCATCTGATATCACACTAGCGAAGAAGATAGCACTAGAGATGGTGCAAGTCAATGGTGCGGACACATTGATACACATGCGAACCAATAATTCCGATCATGATAAAGTGTTTGATGAAGATCCGAACCCCACATATTGGAATCCAGTCAGTATTAAGGGGTTCTTTGTACCACAGCCATTGGAGTACGAATTAACATTATGGGGTGTAGATTCGGCTAATAAGGTTGAGATCGTTTTTGCATTAGAACAAGTATCTGACGTTTCTCCAATTAGATTATTTAGGGTTGGTGATCTTGTAGAGGTACCGTATCGTTCACAATCACAACAAAAACCAAAATACTATGCGATCGATAATGCTCAAGAAACAGGAAACTTTAGGTATACTTGGTTATATCTCAAATGTCAAGCTACATTGATAGTCGGTGACATAAATCTTCGACCAGCGCAAGACATGGTTCAGACAATTGAGGAATATACCGATGAGGTCAGCTAAAACTAAATGAAAGAGTTTACAGATCCGAGAGAATTGATTGGTCAAATTGGACTAGATCTTGATGCCAAATCAGGCAAAATTTCTAGCTCATTTCGCGATCGTATACGTAGTGAATTAGAGAAGATTGGTGATAAAGATAGCGTTAGCGTGTCGATAAAACAGGTTGCAAATGGATCTTTAATATCATTGAATATAAACGATTGGGTCGATAGACAAGATAGAGCTAAAATAGAACAACAATTCAAAAATTTGATGAATCGTTTTGGTGCATCTTCGTCTGGTACGTGCAGTGGTATTGTTCCAGGCAATTTGGCAGCATTTTTGAATTAGAAAATACAATATGGCTATCCACGAATTCACACCGAATGTACTAGAACGAGAGAGGACATCTCAACCAATACCTGGTCCTGAGTTAAATCCATTTATAGACCGTATACCTATCGGGGTTGCACAGAGTAGTGATGTTCAGGGTGGTCGATCTAAGATTTATGGTGAGCCATTAGGAACACAACCAGAATATATTCAAGAATTTTTAATGCCAGGTTTTCGTGCTCTTGATGAAGCAATGAAAACGTATTGGTCTGGCATCAGGATACCTACAAAAGACTCATATAGGTTTATGAGGGTCAAAATAGCTGGTGGTGATAAAAGTATACTTATATGGCGTGATCAGCTTAAAGACGGTAGAGTAAAATTCCCTGTCGCGTCTATTAGCAGAATTAGCCACGAGTTCAATCCACAAAAGTTTAGTTCTCCAGCAGCAGCCATAGCTCGCAGATATACTAGTACAAGAATGGATCGAGTCGCCTTAATAAGAAGGCCAGTACCATTCTTGGTAAAATATACGCTTACGGTATGGGCATCATATAAAAATGAAGCTGATTATGCGCTTGAACAAATATTACCACGCTTTAATCCGCTAGCTGAATTTGTGATGTGCGATCAGCATATGCGTGGCAGTGTGCAGCTTAGATTTGAAGGGTCTTCTGATACTAGCGAAAAGGAAGCAGGATTCGACCAAAAAGCTAAAACGCGATATGAATTTTCTATGACAGCCGAAGCATGGCTACCACTACCAGAGCTTATAGTACCCACAATACTTGGGCGTGTAACATCTGTTAAAGAACTATCTACAAATAGTCAATATCTGATTGGTCGTGGTGGCATTATAAGCTAGTTTAAGATCGTAAATAATAAGTTATTTCAGGTGTAAATAATATTTAGCATTACATCGAGGTGATCGAATGAAGCAACAATCACATATTAAAGAAACTAATCATGTTGTCCAGATTTACAACAGTAGTAAGCAGATGATACCAATTTCTGTTAAGCCACCTGGTGGTGATTTCTTTCTACATGAACAGACAATATATTTAAAGTCTGGCAAGACTGTACGGCTGCCTAAGAGTTTTTTAAATGAGTCTCAGATATCTAATTTGACTACGAGACGTATGATTAAAATTCTGCATGACAGCGAGAAAACGTCCGCCGTCAATTAGTAAGGCTATTTAAAAATTATCATTCGTTAATGTTTTATGTGGTTGTTGGCAAATCTACCATAGTTTGATTATTAACTATGGAGATGACAAATGGCCACATATCTGAGTCCGGGTGTTTACCCAAGGGAAATAGACATTAGCAACGTGACAGGTGGTTCTGGCCCACTTCGTGCTGCATTCATCGGTACTGCCAGTAAAGGCCCCTTGAATACACCTATTTTCGTTAGTGGTCCACAGCAGGCTATTGACACATTTGGTGAGCCATTTGTCGATAGCTATTTGATGTATGCTGTACTAGAATATTTAGTAAATAGCGACCAAGCATACATTGTACGCGTCGGCATCGAATGTCAAGAAGGGCAGCCAACCGGCCTTAGCGACGTTTGCATTGATACTTCCGGTAGCCGCTTGAATGGGTGGAATCGAATTCCTGTTTTTACCGGGATTGATTATGGTAGCATAGTGATGCATGCCATATCTTCCACAACACCAGTTTCTTTTCATGCGGCTGGTGTTGCAGATATCACGTACACTGATGTCAGTACATCAGTTACAGATGGCCCATCTGACGCAACGTTACAATTCTCTGGTGAGACAGATCTTAGCGACAGTTACACAGGTTGCACTGAAGATACCTATGCTGTGTACATCACTGGTGCTCCAGATGATGGTTATTCTATGAAAGGTGCAGCTTTCAAAGTCGTACGCTCTTCCGATAGCGCACTGATGGTGAGTGGTGTCTTGGAAGAAAAAATGACTGGTGTAAGTCACAATATTGATATCGGTGATGGGCTAGTATGCAACATTCTTGTTACTAGTGGTCGTTTAGATGCGAATGATATGTTCTTGTTTGTGGCCAAGCCATACAACAAATCGTTCCAGGTCGAAGTAAACGGTGTCGGAAATACATATGTGATGCCGACAGCGACATATACCACGGCTACAGCATTTGTTAATGCAATTAACTTACTTGTGGCCTCTGAGGATTACGTCGCTGCAGTCATTACTACTGATGACGTCGAATATCCAGAATTCCGTACAAAGGTTTCTGGTGCACGCATTCAGCTTGTTGGTTCATGTTCTTTTGCCTACGAGATCGGCGTGCAGCAGTACGCTTATGATATTCCGCGTAGCTATTTGATTGGAACGGACGCAGAGCCATACTTCATAAACACTCAAAGCAATCGTATCTCACTTGATGTGATTGCTGCAGATGGAAGTGCTACAACCAATATTGTTTTTGGAATGCCGGTTGGGACGAACATCACAGCCGCGACAATAGCTTCTGCGATCAATAGCAACGGTGTTCAATCTGGCGAGACGTACTTTACGTCGTTTGCGATCACGGCACCAGGTGGTACTTCGCATGTCGTAATCATGACGTCAGATACGCATCGACTCGATCAACTTCAACTTAAGGCTAGTTATTCTCACCTTAAGACATTGATGTTCGCTGAAGAGATTGGGATACTTGCGCCTTATACTAAGGCATATCGTGGTTTTTATGATAGCCGAAATGCGCTTCCCAACACTGGTGAAATTACGCCATCTGTACCATTGTCTTGCGAACAAGATCCCAGTGGTCCACAATGTGCACTTGATGCAGCATACTTCCAAAACGTTGTTGGCTGGTTTGTTGCTACTAGTGCCGGAACTTGGTTAGATGATTACAAGTTGACTCTTTCATTGCAGACACAAATCTCCAGCCGTGCGGCTGCTAGATATCAATTAGTAATTACCGACAAAAATGGTGCTGTTGCTAATACTGTCCAGAACATCAGTTTTGATAAGACTGATGCGAGATATGTTGGCAATATTTTGAATCCTGGCACGACACTTGGCGGTGTGAATGGAGACAATTTTGTCAATTGGGAAGAGCGACCGTCATTCTTGAATAATGACCCAGCAGACGCATCAACTTACGAAGTGCGTCAACCAGCACAATTATCGAGCCACGTTTTCAGTGGTGGTGCCAATGGTATCCCAATAGATCCAGCATACTCGAGCGAATTGGATGCAGCCATCATCGGTAATGCTGCCTCTTCAAGCGGCATGTATAGCATTCAGAATTCTGAGACTTATGATATCAATTTGCTGGTCATACCAGGTATGACATCAGGTGCTGTTATCGGTCAAGGCTTGCAATTGTGCGAGAGCCGTGGCGATGTTTTGTACATCGTTGATCCTCCTTTTGGGCTCAGACCGCAACAAGTTGTTGATTGGCACAACGGCATGCTGCTTTCTGATTTGTCTACGGCTATCAATAGCAGCTACGGTGCATTGTACTGGGGTTGGGTTGAAATATACGACCAATACAGTGCCCAAAACATCTGGATTCCGCCATCTGGTCATGCAGCTGGAGTTTTTGCTAATACAGCAAATGTTGCAGAACAATGGTTTGCCCCTGCTGGCGTGAACCGTGGTGTTTTGAGAACAGCATTAAAGGTTGAATATAATCCAAGCCAAGGTGAACGCGATCTATTGTATGGTAGCGGCAATGCCGTTAATCCACTAGTATCGTTCCCCAAGGATGGCATCGTAATCTTTGGCCAGCGTACGCTTCAAAGAACTGAGACAGCACTTGATAGAGTTAATGTCAGGATGTTGTTGATTTACTTGAAGAAGAACCTGATCGAGACATTAAGAACATTTGTTTTTGAGCCAAATGACGAAACGACATGGAATCGGGTTAAATCGCTTATTAATCCATTCTTGGCTGATGTCGCAGCACGGCGTGGGCTCGATGCTTTTAATGTTGTTTGCGATGCGACGAACAACACGCCAACCAGACGCGATCTTAATCAGTTGTGGATATCAGTCTTCCTCAAGCCGACGCGTACGGTTGAATTTATCGTACTGAACCTTGTTGTAATGCAATCTTCGGCATCCTTCACTTCAGAAGAAGTTTTGGCTGCTGGCGGTGTTGTTGCAGGACTTACATCATAACATGATTGGTATAGTACGACAAACAAATTTACTTAAGAAATAAAGGAGGCTTTCATGCCTGGATTTAATATAAATGGTGGATCTGGCCCGTCAGCCACTTTAGAGACACGTAGAAAGCATCGCTGGATTTTTACGATTCTGAACACTTTTGATTCAGCATCATTATTGGTGTTGCAATCTACATCTCGCCCAAATTTCAAGTTCGCAGAACCAGAAATGCATCACGACCAAGAGGTTGCTTACTTCGCTGGTAAGCAAACTTGGGAACCGATTAGCATGAAATGGTATGATGTTGAACAGACATTTGATGTGTCAGCGAATATTTATGATTGGCTGGCGACTGTTGTAGATCTCACAACAGCTAATGTCAATCTACCGTCATCATACAAGCAGCAAGCAGCGTTAACAATGGTCGATACGACCGGAGCTGCTACAGAGACATGGACAATGTGGAATGCTTGGCCCAAAGAAGTCAATTGGGGTGATGTCGATTATACGTCTACCGATATTGCAACGATTGAAGCTACATTGCGATATGATCGTGCTTTAAGGTCATAATCTATACTTCCATCATTATTGTAATCACCTATCGGTACAGTCTCATCTACCTGATCAAACCTAAATTGGAGTAGGTAGATGTGGTTTAGCTGATTAGGGATACATTCTTGCCTGGATTCAATATTAGCGATAGTAGTTCGAGCGATCAGCCTAGAGCCAATATAGAGATGGCAAGGCAGCATCGTTGGAAATTTGAGACTTTAGATCCATTAAAAGACATATTGATATATGCCCATAAGTCTGGAAGACCAAAAGTTGAATTTGAGAGAGGACAAATGCATCACATTCAAGATGTCATTTGTTTTCCTGGTAAACAAAAATGGCTACCGATTGATATAAGTTTTTATCATGCGATCGGTAGTGCTGATGTTGCTTTCAAGATTTATCAGTGGTGGTCAACTGGCATACTCAATATCAAAGCATCAACATTAGTAGGCGATCCAAAGGCTACATGTACATTAGAATTAGTCGATGGTAATAATACTTCGACATATAAATATACAATGTATGGCTGCTGGCCATCGAAAGTGACACCAGACGAATTAGACTATACATCATCAAAGCTTGGCGAAATTACTTTTACGCTTGAGATGGACAAAGCTACAGAGGAAAATCTAGGCAGTTAATAAAGGAGACATACCATACCAGGGTTCATTGTAGGTGGTGTTGGTGGTGGTGTTGCGGCATCTGCTATAAAGCCAGTCTATAATTATACATGGACTATCGACAACTTATTTGAAGATACCGCAAGTATGAATACAATACTTGCTAAAGATGCAACTGTTCCTACTTTTAGTGTTGGAAAAGAAACTGTTGATGGTGCCTCTTTAGTCTATAAATATGCTAGTATGGTGACATGGGAAGACATAAAAGTCACATTTTATGATACTATGCTTGGTAGTGGCAAAACATCAGATGTAGTAAAAGGCTGGCGGAAAACTGTTTGGACGGACACTGGTGGTTTAGCAAGTCCAAGTGATTACAAAAAAGATTCGCAAATATCGATATATACTTTAGATTGGGAGACCAGCACAGTTTGGACATTGCATGGTAGTTGGCCTAGTACAATTAAAGAAGGCGATTTGACATATACTAATACTGACGTTAAAGTTATCGAAGTTACTGTTTCATATGACTGGGCTGAGAACAATTAATATCTATTTCATTTAGTAAATAATGTTATGCTTTGTGATAACATAGCCCAACAACACATTTGAGGTGATCATGGCTGATATAGAAGAGGTTTCTTTGACTGACGAAATCAAATCGCAGAAACCACAGAACACAGATAAAACAATTAAAAAAACTGATGAAGTACCAAACTCTGAAATTGCGAAATTAGTTGGTAACGCTACATCAGATGTTGATATTGTTGATATTATTTCTAGAGCTTCGCCGGAGCAGTTAATCCCGTGGGAGGAGACCACATTACCTAGTAAAGGATTATATTATGGTTGGACATCCGGTGTTGTTTCTGTTAGAGCTTGGTCGGCTAAGATCGATAAAATTTTAGCTACCGCTCGACTGGCACAAACTGGTCAGTCGATTGATTATATGCTTAAAGAATGTTGTCGTTTTCCAGATGGATTTGATATCCAAGATATGTTAGTCGGAGATCAGATATATCTATTGTACTATCTTCGCGGTATCACACACGGAAATGAATATGAATTCGCGACAACATGCCCCAATCAACAGTGTGGGCAGACTGCAACTCACACCATCGACTTAAATGAATTGGTCAACACAATAATATGGGCAGACGAATCATTGGGTTCTGAGCCATTCAAAATTAATCTCCCATATCTCACAAAGACAACCGGGCGAGATATATCGGCATCTATAAGATTCCTGCGTGTTCGTGATGCTAGCAGCATCCAAAGAACAAAAAAAGCCCAAAATATATTGGGTGGTTCATCAAGAGCTAGAATTAAACCGAGAGATCGTGTAATGCAACAAGTGGATCATAGCCATGATGAGGTTGCACTTGACGATATTGTAACACAAAATATCGAGACAGTCATAGTTGATATCATGGGCGTAACTGATAGATTCAAGATCAAAAGCATAGTAAACAAGATGCAATCTACTGATCTTGCGGTTATTAGAGAGTGGTTATCTGAACATACTCCGAGCATCGAAACGATGATTGAAATGCAATGTGCTGGTTGCGGCGAAACGCACCGTGCTATGCTGCCGATCACCGAGTCCTTTTTTCGCCCGCAAGTCTCACGAGCAATGTGAGAAAGAGTGGAACATGCTGATGGAACAGCAGTTCATGCTAAGATGCGGAGTTGGTGGTACCGGGGAACTTACGATTTTCGAGCAGAATGTCATGACCGCCGAGGAACGTGCATGGTGGTCTAGAAAGCTCGAAAAAGTTGCTGAAGAGCGTAACCGTAAGTCATCAGGATCAATGCCTAATTCACCATATCGATAACGTCTTTTACCCTGGCAAAGATATTATAATTGAGGTGAATTGTATGCCAATATATCAACGAATATCTGCAAGACGCGGTAATGTAGTCCAACTTGACATGCGATTTATGCGTGGTGGTATAGCGACTGCACCATATGCAATTCGTAAGGTTGAAATTTATAAAACACAAATAATTCCATCTAACCTAATAGCACAATTTGCTGTAGTCAGCCCGTGTGATCCAAATTATCCTTCCCCAGTAGAATATGTCAGGACCAATACAGAGCCTGGTGTGTGCGGGACTGAAGGACAAGAGGGTGCAATTGTACCAGGTGAATATAGATTATTATTAGATGTGCCTGCTGACGCATCTGTTCCAGATGTTTATTTTGATGTTTGGAGTTATATTCCTACAAATCCATGTTTACTAGAATTAGGCGGATCTGGATGCATTACAGATAGTAGTGGATGTCCTGATTTAGATAATTCTGAGTATGAAGGTCTAGCGCTTCAGACGTGCGGGAAGTTTTGGGTTTATGCTGATGATTGGGACGGTCAAGATTCACTAACTGCTATTAGACTTGGATTTGAACCGCTTGATCAGAAATTTAGTCAACCAGAAATTAGACCATTAGAAATTGGTATTATGCCATTGCCATTGTATGATTATGATTTTAATTTGGTTGCACCAGTTTTACCGCAGTTAGTTGGGACAATTACAATATCAACCGTAAATAACGAAATACTTTTTAAAGACGAACCAATGACAAATGGCTTACGACAAGGATCGTATCGTTCTAATCCATATGTGTTTCGATATATAGTCGATACATCTAAGTTTTTGAAAGGTACTTACCAATACAGAGTTACTGCGACTCTACCAGACGGAACAACGCGGTGCAGCGGCGATTTTGTCCTTACTATATCATGAGCCACTATGACGCAAATAGGATTAACAACATATGTCGAAGTAATTAAAGTTACTCCATTGGTGAGTAGCTTTAGTCTAAGCAATACAATATTAGGTGTATCTAGATGGCAGAACCCAGGGAATAGATTTGATGTACTGGGTGATGGAGTCGTCGATATAAATGACTACAATACTATTTCCAACTACATTACTACACATGGTACTGGATCATTACCCAAAAACAGACCATCAAATCAGCCATATGTCGATGTGAATGGAGATGGCATAGTTGATAATAAAGATCTTACTCAGATGTTAAAATATCTGCAGAGTAAGAATTTAATAGACAATTCACCAACTAAAGCATACAATATTTCAGATATTAAAATTGAGCGAGATCTTGTAAATCCAGCAAACGTTTCGACTGTTAAAGATGTAGCCGCAGCACAGAATATTTTCCCATTAAATAATTATTTAGTTTATAATCGGAATTTAGCAACCAACGATTTAACAGAGACGACATATGCAGCGACTGTAGCAAGTCGTGACAGTCTTGTATTTGTTAATATTGATGCAATCATACCAGTACACCCATATACGCCAGGCTGCTATAACCAATCATGTGTTTTCAGAATAATAAAAGACAGAATCGCAGCGGCTGAAATATTGCCAATACGGTTCAATAAGACTCCTGGTGCTACTGGTGTTGCTGCAGGCAATGGTCTTCCGCTGCCGGGTACAGATACAAGTGCAATGCCGGTTACACCAACGGTAGTTGCTACTACTACAAAGGCACCAACTTATGTAGAGCCCACTACAATAGTGTCGGATGTCACTCAACCGGAAATTACGATCAACGATATATTTCCCAATCCATGCACTATTATTGGTGAGATTAGTCTTATCAATCTTTCAATCGATGGCGCAGATAATCCATCAACTACTGCTTGTACTGCCAAGATGACGTCTAATACTACGCCATTGCCATATGTTGTTAGTGCAGACAGTGAAGCTATCACATGGTTAGAAAAATGGTTCTATACTCCTGGGGCTGTAACAGATTTATGTGCCGGATCTGATATAAATGGTACATGGTTAATTCAAACGTCCGAAGGTCAGATGAATTATGATTCAACAACATTAAATGAAGTAGCTGTGATAGCTTTAGGTGCTGGTGCGACCGTTATATCTGCAACAGAAGAGAATTTTGCTTCGCCACCAGATTTGAGATCATATTCGACTCCCGATGCTATTACAATTTTATGTAAGAATTCTGGTTTGCCTGGTGCTTCGTCAATCAATAGTATACATGGCCAGATGAATTATGATACAGAGACAATAAATAAAGCCGCTTTCATATCACTTGGCTCTACCGTATCCGTTACAAATGTGACAGAAGCATATTATACACCTGAGCCACCAGTCAGTTTAACATACAATAACCCTAGTGCCATTACAGCTCTATGTGCTAATTCAGGTCTTCCTGGTGCAAGTTCTATTAATACGTCAAGTGGACAAATGCGTTGTGATAGTGCTACGTTAGATAAGATTGCTAAAATCGCACTTGGATCTACTGGTTCAGTCTCAGCATCAACATGCGCATACTATACTCCAAATCCGCCAGTTACGGCATATTATGATTACGCTGGTAATATCACTAGAATATGCATAAATTCTGGATTACCTGGTTCAGGAAATATTGTCCCTGACACTGATGGTGATATGAGAAATGATCCGGCAACATGTCTAAAGTTTGCACAGATAGTTTTGGGTCCAACTGCTACATATACGTGGGTTAAACCTGGGGATTGGACTACACCTGGTGATAATTATTTGAGCTACTGGAACGGATCACAGTTTATATGTGGGAATGCCAGAGATCTTGGTAATAATATGATCGATGGTATTACTATAACAAGACCTGGTGACACTCATTATTTGAGTTATTGGGACGGATCGAAATTTGTATGTGTGACTGCCGACAGTGTTGGCAATAATATGATTAACACAATTACAGTATCAAAACCAGGTGTAACACATTATTTAAGTTATTGGGATGGATCGCAGTTTGTATGTGTGACGGCCGCAAGCATGGGCAATAACATGATTAATACGCTCGATGTTATGAGGCCGGGTATCGAGTATTATTTAAGTTATTGGGACGGCACATCATTTCAATGTGATGACGCCGACAAGATGGGGAATAAGGCGATTTCTACAGTCGGATGCAAAAATTCTTATCATTTCAATCCAGCATGGTACGCCTTTGATCGAACAGACAATGCATGGATAAGTGGACCAGGATCTATACATTGGATACAATATGATTTTAATGTTGGTGTTGTTATAAATAAATATGCCATACAAGAGGCAAATGATGTAGGCTTTCCGGTAGATTTTAATTTGTGCGGTTCTAATGACGAAACAAATTGGACAACATTAGATTTAAGAATAGGTGTGCGTGCTCCTGGCGATTATGCTTGGACTCAATATTTCACATTTATTAACGGAACAGAATATCGTTATTATAGATTAAATATAACTGAATTTATTGGTAGTGGTTCTGCTAGCGGCAGTTCTGAAGGTGGCGTTGCAAGCGTAGCGGAGATTAAATATGTTTGTTTATCGATTGATGGAGCTGACAATCCTGGCACAACCACTTGTACAGCGATAATGACGTCAGACAATACACCAGCACCAAATGTTGTTAGTGCAAATAGTGAATATTATTCAATTTCACGCGCTGTAACTTACTCAGCATGGAAGGCGTTTAATAGGACGAATCTTAATGAGCGTGACAGATGGATAAGTGCAGTAGCTATACCACCATGGTACATTGAATATGATTTTGGTAGCGCGCTACCAAAAGTGATCAATAAGTATGCCATACAAGAGCAGAATTATAGTGGTATGACTGTCGTAAACGGTGCAGTTATAAATGAGCAGAACTATAATAGCGATACCGGTTTCCCAAGAGATTTTCTATTTCAAGGATCGAACGACAATAATATATGGGTTACACTCGATACAAGGGTTAATGTCGATGCCCCTAGCGTAAACACTTGGTCAAAATGGCTTACATTTAAAAATGGTGTTCTATATCGCTATTATAGAATATACGTTACGGCTGTAAATGGTGAATTGGCGATGCCAATATCGGCATCAACCACAGATTGCGTTATCACTGCTAGCACATATGCTACGATTCGCAATGTTGTTATAACTCAATATAATACGATTGAAAGAACAACAGCACAATTCAAGACAGCAGGGCAAACGCAAACTACTTTGTATTCTAGTCAAGACCTCTTATTGACCTGCAATGCACATGATTGGAGAGGCGTTTATGCTATATCATTGTGGATTGATGGTGTTAGTGTTGCAGTCGCAACTGGTCCGACAATTAACACAAACATCGGTGGTGTAGACTTCAGTTTTAATATTGGTAAGCGTGCTGCCGGTTTACACACTTACACTATAGTTGCAACCGATAATGCCAGCTATCAAACGACACCACCATATTATTGTTGGTTTACTGTATTGCAAGGCGGATCATAATGGCATTTGTGGCATCAAATTCACCATCGAATACAACGACTCCAATAAAACAGTATACTATATCATTCGATAATAGATATATGTTAACTGGCTTTGTGAATGCCGGATTGATTCCAGGTACACCGTTTATCAACATGTGGGGTAATGTTACAGTAGGCGGTCTATTAACCACTGATAAACAAGGCGTAGTGTCAAGGATAGCGAGAGAACAGCAATCACTAAATCAGGATAACATATCGGTAGCTTATGACGCAGATACGTTGAATTCTGTGTTGGCATTATTACGCATTTGTAGATGGCCAAATATTGATCATTATAGTGCTTTTTTAAGTAGTGCTGCCACTACATATCCAATCACTGTCACAAATCTTGAAACTAATCAATGGATTTCACAACCGTTTAATGTTGATCTAGATCACACGATTTTCACTACACAGTATGCTGTTTGGTATACACACACATTAACATATTCTGGAAACAACATACCGATAAATGGAGACATATGGAGTGGTGGTCTTGTCCTTGGGTCGTCAGGGACAACTATCACACTGGGCGAGTATCTCACACAAGATGTACAATTTGGCAATAATAACCCATTTGTACCAACTTATATTGAGAAGCTGACTGTTACTTTAGCAAATCCTGGCTATCAGTATTTGCGTGCTTCTGGATACAAAACGCCGTTTGTTAGATCTGATGTTCCATATACCCTAGAGTGGCTAAGTGATTCATCTAGTATCGTTGCTACTGAATTGTATTGTAGAGATCTCTGCTGCTCAGGCTGCAATGGTGTTTATTATGGTAGATTCTCACCATCTGGATCTGTTGATGTTAGCGGCCACCCAAGGGGGACACAGCGGTTGTGGCTAATTAAAGGCGTCGATGACACAGATACAGTAGTGGCACAGATGTGGTTTAGTGCTATTGCAACATGCCCAAGAGAGTTGACTTATTTTGGAGAATTCATAGAAGATTGCAAGGTATATCCATCACCTGAGCCACCTGTTGTTATTCCTGAACCTTATCCATCGACGTCGGTATCAATATCTCCATCGGTATCAATGTCGCCATCGCTATCGCCGTCACTATCGCCATCAATATCATTATCACCATCAATATCGTTATCTCCGTCGTTGTCGCGATCATTGTCGCCATCGCCATCGCGCTCACCATCATTGTCGCCATCGCCATCGCGTTCGCCATCACTGTCGCCACATTTTTCATTATCGCCATCGCAAGCAATATCACAATCACCTTCAATGTCTCCGATGCCGACTGTAACATGCACAGCTGCAATGACATCTTACACTACACCATCGCCTTATGCAGTTACAGCAGATAGCGAATCGACAACAACTTCAACAAGGTATTTTGCTCACGCTGGTGAAATTCTTGCTTTGTGTAAGAATTCTGGCTTGCCTGGTGCTTCTTCTATCATTGGAAACGACGGCAATCCTTCTGATGGTGAGATGAACTATGATAGTCTAACTATGAATATAGTGGCGCAAATAGCACTCGGTGCTGGTGCGACAGTTGTGCCTGGATCGACATCAATGGAGCATTATTCGTCTCCTGGCGACAATTACTTAAGTTATTGGAACGGATCACAGTTTATATGTGCAAATGCCCAAAACATGGGCAACAATATGCTTGATAGAATTGGATGCAGCTTAACCACCGTTATCGGACCAGCGTGGAGAGCATTCGACCAAACTAATGCTGCGTGGGTAAGCGGTTCAGGATCTTCACATTGGATACAATACGATTTTGGTCCTTATGGTGCCGTTGTAATGAGATACGCATTACAAGAAGCTACCTATACCGGCTTCCCGAAAGATTTCGCATTATATGGTTCTAACGATAATTCTAATTTTGTACCATTAGATTTTAGAAGTAATATAGCTGCTCCTGGGAATTATGCTTGGACTCCATATTTTACATTCGGAAATCACACGAGTTATAGATACTACAGGTTAAGTATATCAGCTAATATCGATGGTGGATCTATTACTAGCATAGCCGAGATCAAGTTAGTTTGTGCATTTTAAATGCAGTATTTCATAGCACATGAACATACCGATACCACCAGAAAAAATAGCAGCTTGGGTTTATAGAAATTTCCCTGACTGTAAACCACGGAAGAATGGCGATGAATTAAGAATATGTAATCCTTTTAATGATGATACGGGATACCATTTTAATATTTCTTGTATAAAAGGATATGCGCATGATTGGCGAGGTGACTCGTCATGGGTTGGATATAATCCCAATACTGGTAAACTACAATATAGAACATTCATTCGATTTGTTCAACTATATCTAACACAAAAACGTGGTAGTTGTTCATTCACTGAGGCTATCCAGGACGTTCTTGGAGCGTCTTCTGGTGCACGTGCTCTATTCAAATGGCAAAGAACACGTTTGTTACCAGAAACAAAAGAAACAGTATCTCTCGCACTCCCAGATGGCACAGCGAAGTTTGGACAATCTCAACCCAAATTAATTGCTGGTTTAGTATCTTGGCTTAATAGCAGGGGCGTCGATGATAGAAAAATAAAGAAATACAACATAATGCACAGTGGCCTAGATGTTGTCTGGCCATATTATGAATATGATCCTGAACCAGTTTATTGGCAGTGCAGATCTCGTCTCAATAAAGTATTCAGATTTCCGCCAGAAAATGTTGGTGTTACCAAGGGTGAATTCTTTTATGGGTTCGATCAAGTCGAGCCAGCGAGTTATGTTGCAATAACAGAATCCATTTTTGTGTGCTTGACACTAGAGGATCAGTGTTTGGCGACAGGTGGGGCGTCGATGACACATACGCAAGTACAGAAATTAAAGTTGCTTGGTCCGAGAGACGGAATTATTCTTACACCAGATAATGACAAGGCTGGAATCGAGAGCATATTGCATAATGCAGCATTGATTAAGCCATTGGGTTATAAGATATTTTATGCATTGCCACCTATAGTTAAATTGCCAGATGGTTCATTCAGCAAGGATTGGAATGATCTGGTTAAGGTAGCCAGTACAGCCGAAATAAAAAAGACTTTTGAGATTAGTGTGAAGCCGCTTAATATGCAGCAGAAGCTATATCTAGAAAACAGAATGAAGCAATTAAAGATTGCTCCAGCAGCTAAACTACTTAGCGTCCAGCCTTAGCAGCTACTTCGGCCATTACAGATAATTTGGCCTTAAGTTGGCCGATCTTCACATTACCTTCTTTGGCGTCACTAGTATAACCAAAGCCATATTTATCTTGCAAAGCCAACAAAATCACACTAATCTCTTCGCTTGTCAGATTCACGACAAATCTCCTATTTCTTTCGCCAGCTATCAATCGCCCAAGTACCAATAATCAGTGTCGATATGATGCCAATGCCTTTCATGATCCCGTGTAGTACATCAACCTTTGCATCTGGATGTACGTACCCCTCTAATGTGGTATTAAGTTCTCTGGTGATTTTACGCCAATTCGGATCGTTTATTTCTTCAAGGTGAGTGAAGAAGGCGTCACCTTGTTTTGTTTCTGCCCCTAATCGTGCTATCTCTTTATTACACAATAACAACCTATCAGGCAACAACTCGCCAGATTTGGCCCTACCATTGAGTTTTTTAAGCCTGATGACGGTCGATATGTGCTCTTGATATTTCTTTCTGAGTTCTTCATATCCCATGATGCTCTCCTACACAATTTATAGCACCATAGGAGGTTCATCTTAATAAACTGGTAAATATAGTACGTTACTTTGGAGTATACTCCGAGAGGATGGTGACCTTGGCCTTTGTAAACTGTCTATATGCTGTTTTCCAGGAATGTAGTTTTCTAAACCATTTCATTTTCTCTTGAACTGTCATTCTTGATAATAACGGAAAGGCCGCTCTTATCATCGGAATTTCTGACTTATCCATCATAGCGTGTTTGAATAATACCAATCGCTTGCCATCATCATCTAATAGGAGGAATAATGCTGGTTTTTTGGCGGGGTCAAAATTGATAAAGAGGAGTTTCATGTGTCTGATAAACGTCTTGTAGAAAGTGACATGGCACAGATAAGTGCATCTCCATCAGTTGTCTTTAAAGTTGACGCTGGCGGTGGCTCGATGCCTGATTCAGGTGGAAACTGTATCGAATACGAATTCACAGCGATGTTAAATGGTGGAGAACAGGTCAGGGCCAAATTTACTGATCCTCACTTCACTATGTACAAAAATTTTGTTAATAACGATTATTTTCAATACGGTCGTGATTCATCGATGGGACCAGTACTTCTGGAAAGCTGGATTCGTTGGAATAGCGACTTAAGACTTGTAACACAAAACCACATTGTAGTTACAATGGCACCATCTGGAGCCACAAATTCAAGTGAGATAGAATTACTGGCTATCGATTATCCTTCATATTATCTCGCCGCAGGTGATGCAAGTGGCAAGAGTTATAAGGGAAATGTAAATTCCGTTATACAGCAAGTTTTTCAACAATATAATAAAGAAGATAGGTGTACCTTACAATTCGACACTAAAACGAGTGATAATAAACAAAATAGATGGTGGCAATTGAGGATGGATCCCAAAACATTTATTTTATCTATTCTTGATTGGTCTACTAGCTTATCAGAAAAACAGACGCGATGGATGTTGTATCCAGATGATGATATTTTAATGATCAAAGAGCAGGCAGAAGTAGAATCTAAACAGAGAGCTACATATGAATGGAGAGGTTATGGTGGAACTGGTGATAAGAGAGTCGGCGACATATTAGAGTGGGAGTTTATAGGTGATAATGCTTTACAGATGTTGAATCAGCAGATGGTGACTAGTGGGATGTCATCTATATCTGGTGCATATTTTGATCAGTCGACTTACAAACAAGATAAAAGCACTGTATATGTTGGTGACAAACGGACTAGCAAGAAATTTAAACCAGATGTTGAAGGTGGTGGTGAATTATTAAAATCATTTTTGAAGCCTAGCGATGAAGCTGATCCTACATTAGATGTCGCTGGTTGGACAACGATCTCATCGATACCAGAACTTTCTGGTGGCGACATGGGTTTGAAATATGGCGATTATATTGATGGTAGGGCGCGTGGAGCATATCTATCATCAAGTCCTACTTTGATGCGTATGCGATTTCGTGTTTTTGGGCATCATATATGGTCAGGATCTGAGGGTCTTGGTGCGGACACTATAAATATAACTTTAACGGCAACAGACGATGGAGCACCATACTTCATGGCAGGAAATTGGATCGTCTACGGATTTAGCCACATTTATCATCCAGGTATATGGACTACTGACCTATATTGTTATAGACTTGACAAAGACGCAGAGGCGAAGGCTGTTGGCAAGGGAACATAATGGCAGATGACATTAATAGTTATGCTCTGAATCTTTCATTTCAGCTTAAGGCTGATCCGGCTATTTCTAGCTTAGGTGGTATTCTAAGTTCAATCACCAACATACAAAACGGTATACAACGTATTGGCACAACATTATCGCATACAGTTACTACATCATTATCGACGATACAAGAACAATTCGTTAAAATTGTAGCATCGAACGACGACATATCGAAAACTACTACTAAGCTTGAGACTGATTTAACCGCAATACAGAAGCATTACGATGAGATTGACAAATTAAACACGAAAACTGCGAAAACAGGTCTAAAACAGTTTCTAGACTTCGACAAGATGCGCAAATGGGTGCCGCAGCTTTTAAAAGAGCAAAAACTGTTGTCTATTGAAGCAAAAACGCAAAGCAAGCAACAAGAACAAATAAGTAATGCTATAAAATCTGATCTTGCAAATGGCGTTGAAGTCGCAAGTAATGCTGATATATATGCCGGTACAAGCCAGAGAATAGCATCTATATGGCAAAGTATAAATGGCTATGGTAGCCAATCAGTTAAGCAAGGAACGTCGCAAGCCCGTACCGGCGAACAAGTTGCTGCTATGTGGCATAATGCTGGCGAAGGAGTATCGCAAACCACAGCGAAATGCAAAGAACATAGCCTCATTGCTAATACTGTTGCTGCTATGTGGACTGGCATTAAGAATACAGTAACAGATACTGTTTTGAAATTTGCAGATATGTTGGTTGGCATAACTGCCATCAAAACGGCTTTTGCTGGATTTGTTGAAGAAGAGAATAAATTTAATACTGCTAATTATCGTCTCTATGGGCAACAAAAAGAAATAATAGGCCAGGTTAACACTTTAACTGCGAAATATGGCTTAATGCGTAGACCTGCTATGGAAGCAATGGCAATATTGGGTGCTTCTATACGTGATACAGACGATCAATTGGGCTCTATGATCGCTACTAATGTTCAATTCTCCAAAATATTGGGCGTCAACCAGAAGGATCTAGCTGACTGGCAACGCGCAATGAAGAGCATGGGCATTAAAGATGCTGAAGCAATATTGCTAAAGTATGCTGAATCGATGCGTCAGCTTGGCCTATCAGCCGATCAAATGGGCAGGATATTATCCGGCCAAGCAAAGTCTGCAGCAGAAATGAAGTTTATTTTCGGTGCGACAGGTACTAGAGAATTGAATGAATATACTGTTGGGCTAACTGGTCTTGGCAACAAAATGGGATGGAGCACAGAGCAAGTCAATCAGTTTACTACTGGCATGGCAAAACATTTCTCTGATCCTAATTTGTTATCAAGAATCGAAGGGGTTGGAAGGGCGATGACTGAAGGATACGATACGATGTCGGCCGCTGATAAAGCAAAAGCTGACTTACGATCGGTTGTAGCACAATATGCTGAGGCTAATTCACATATAACAAATGAAAAACGAAGATTGATGGCAATGGAAGCCCAAGCTGCTCAGCTTGGATTTGATAGACAAGGATATATGGCATTGATGGAGTTAAATAGCGTTAAGGATGTCAGTGGAAAGACTTTAAATATACTTGGCAAATCAGCAACAGATATAACAGCATTAGCGACTAAAATGTCGAAGGATCTTAGAGATAAAGCATTTGAAGATGCTAAGAAAGCCGGACCAGAAACTTTAAAAGCATTTTTGTATAATGAAGCAACATCATCTATAGCAGATCACTTTACTAAAATGTGGTCTAAATTAGAAGCAGCAACTAGTAACTTGATGATCCGAATAGCACCAGCTATCAATTGGCTTATAGATTATGCGTTAGTACCACTGATTGACGCCATCAGTTTTGTTATTAATGCGATATCTGGATTTAAACCTGCGACCAACAAAGCATCAGATGCATTAAAAGATGTAAGTCAGAATGTAAGCCCCGTTGTTAGCTGGTTTGAAGAGTTATGGGGTGTGTTGAGTGGATTTGGTACTTTACTTATGGTGGTAGCTGTTGGCGCAGTCGCTGTTGGTGCGGCGTTTGTTGGGCTTAGTATCGGATTAGGATTGTGGCGGCTATTTATGAAGATTACTGATGCAGGCAAATTGCTAGCTATTGCCGTTGCTGCTGTTGCTGTTGGTGCTGGAGTTTTGTTAATGTCATTTGCGTTTGAAAAAATGGGTAAAATTAGTTGGGAGTCATATGGAAAAATTGCTGTTGGATTGGCAGCTATAGCAGCAGCTGCTTTTGTGCTCGGTATGGTTGGATGGCCTGGTGTCGCTGCTATGGTAGCACTTGGTATTGCTGCTATAGCTCTCAGCTTTGCAGTGTTGATGCTTTCATGGGCTTTTGATCACACAGTTGATAGCTTTATCAAGTTGCTTGGTGCTGCGAATTTTGGTGAGATGGTAGCCCTAGGTGCCGGATTAGCTGTTTTTGGTGTTGAATTAATGGTAGCAGCTGTTGCTATCGGTGCAGGCGCTACCGTTATGATAGCATCTGCAATCGCTTTAGGTGTTGCTTTTGCTGCTCTCAGTATCGCAACGTTTTTGATAAGTGATGAAGCAATTGATACGATGACCAAACTAAGTAGTGGAATACTATTGACATTTGGTAATGCACTACGTGAATCTGCTGTGTCAATAGGCGTTGGCGGTGCAGAAATGGCTATATCAGCAGTCGCTCTTGGTACGGGCATGGCCGCTCTTACTGCCGCAATGTTTCTTATAAGCTGGGATGCAATAAATGGTATTGGTCAATTAAGCGATGGTAGATTACAAAAATTTAGTAATGCTTTGCTTACATTGGGTCCTGGCACAAAATCGTTTATGGAGTCGATGGGATGGGGTGTCGATTTTCCCAAGGCTATGCGTGGATTGTCTTCCGGTGTCAGCGAAATAGATCAAAACAAGATGGATGTTGTTGGGCAATCATTAGCAAGATTTAGTCATGCTACAAGTGAAATATCTGGTCTTGCGGCAATCACTGGTTATGGCAACAGGCTTTCCATTGAAATGATTGGATTATCTTCTGGAATAAATAAAATCGATCCAGCAAAAACAAGTATAGCAGGGCAGTCGCTGACGCTGTTTGGACGTGTATTAGATTCTATATCAAGGTTCAACATTAATAGCATATCAACTATCGGGTCATCTTTAATATCGTTCACAAGCTCATTAATCGATGCGTTCGGAGCATTGGAATTAACATCAAATAGGGCAATATCTAGTATTACATCTGGATTTTCTGGAATTGTGTCTGTAATGTCGCAACTGCGAGATTACATGACAACTGCTTTTATTGGATTATTAGATGTAATTCCGACTATCAATGATGTAACTAACAGAGTAGCTGCCGCTATTGAATCTGGGCAAAACAAAATAAAGAATCAGGTCGATACATTACAAACGTCATTCGCAGCACTTGAATTATTATCTAGCAAACTTGGTGTTTCTACTGGCATCGAGGAACCAGACAAAAAGAAAGTTATGGCAGAAACCATTTCTACCATACAAGTTAAAACAGAAAAGTCTGGTTCATCAGCGAGTAATTTAGAGGCATTGCTCGCTTATAACGCAGAATTAATGAAAGAGATCGCTGACACTGTTGAAAAGATTAACAGTGATAGTAGTACTAGTAATGTTGATGTAATCAAAACATTACTACAAACATACCTACCAAAAATGGGTGAGTCGCCATCGAAACTTAGCACAAGATTAAACAATTGGGCGTAATATGTCAGATAATTTAACAGCACTTGATAGCGATCTAGCTTCATCAGCCAAATTCAGAACTGGTGGAGGTTTTACTGTTAATTTTCAATTTCCACCGAAAATTCTGAATGATAGTAGAACTGGTAGCTGGATTGAAACTGAAGTACCTGGTGATCAACCTATAGCTGTATGGAAGACATCAGGTGCAAGAAAGTGGGTATTAGAATGGACATACGTCGTAGGCGCAGGAAAAGAATGGGACGTAGAGAAGGTTAGGAGTCAAGTTGTTGGTCTGCGTGATTATTGGACATACAATGGTAACCAAGCCAGCAGTCTTATTGTGTTTTTTAGCATTTGGGGTCTTGGTGGTTCAGGGGAGATGACGTGTCGTCTAACAAATGTCGATATTTCGCATGGTAAAGCAATATATGCAGGAGGCGCAGTGGCATATCCTGTTATTACCAACGTAAAAGTGTCGATGCAATTATGGACTAAAGGTGGAGACAGCGCTGGGGCAGGCAAACTCAAAATGGACGTCCCAGCCTTGGCAGATTTTGTTCCCGCAGACTGGCAATAATTATGGCATACTCAAGATTTTCACGGACTGATTCTGTACTATTTGATAATAACGAAACATATGGTAGATGGGCTAGCCCAATCACAAACAATATATATAAGAATTTAACTGTGATTTCTGTAGGTGCCCAATATGCAGGTAGACCAGATTTGATTGCAAATGAATTATACGGTGACTCATCACTTGATTGGGTGTTGATAGCTGTAAATAATGCTGCAGATGCGCTGAACTGGCCTAGTGCAGGAAGTACTATTAAAGTACCAATTAGATCGATAATTACAAGTGAGTTGTTATGAGTGATAATTCAACAATCGGATTAGATCGGTTTTTAAATGCTAGAGAGCGTCCGCTTGATGAACGCTTCCCTGGGATGTACAGGGCACTTGTTGTTGAGACTGATGATCCATTATGTATGCACAGGATAAGGTTTAAATGCCCAGAAATGCATGATTTTGATTTACCGCCCCAAGAGTGTCCGTGGGCCGTATCGCAATTTTCGCTAGGCGGTAGGCGTGCTGGTTCTTGGACGAGTCCATGTATAGGAGATTGGGTTTGGATTACATTTGAGAAGCAACATCCATATGGGCCGGTATGGACAGGTTTTTGCACTCCAACTAGGAGAAAGTTTTATCCTTATCCTTCTGTCTCTGGTGTAACACCATTGCCAGTAGACGCGAACGGCGATGTAGTAGATCAGGATGGCAACCCAATACAACCACCAGATGATTATGATCCTGACTATTTGCCATATGATTCGCGCCCAATGAGTACTGGTTTTCAGGATCGATATGGCAATTTAGACATATCTAATGCTGTTGGCTTCTTTCCTGTGGAGCACCAAGCTGCTCCGCCAAGCCCAGACAATGATCCATTACAAGCACAAGCTAATAAAGACGATAGTGGAAAGGAAACGCCATATAAACAAACTACGCTGCCACCGAAGATGAATGATCCAGATGGCAAGTATATGGCTAGGATAAGTAAGTACGGCCATATATTGTTAATGGGAGATCAAGGATATATCTGGCGAAAGCGTAATCCAGACGAAGAAGATGAAGATAGTGATGAAACTGGTCCAGACGGGCCTGTTAATTCTTCTGGTGGCGCTTATGGTGCGACCGGCGCTACAGGTGAATTTTATGGCGATGTTGAAAAGGACGAGCAATGGGAGATAGCACGTTGGAAATATATTCAACAATTAATAAATGAGGGTGCTACTACTGACGTAGATCAACGTAGATTTATGTCACTAACAAGATATGGTCATAAATTCGAGATGCGTGATGTTGGTTGGAATTGGACAAGGGAAGGCGAATATGACAATCAACGCACAATATCTGATAGTGAATTAGACGAACGATGGATAAAACTGCGTACAAAAGGTGGTATGCTATTCCAAATGTCAGATATTGGATTTGATCCGATTGAAGATACTTTTGTGAAACGCTTATTATTAGATGAAGTTGGAGCAAATACAGAAAATGAAGATGAATATTGGACTGGTGATGCTAGATGGATACGTTGGGTCAGCAGATATGGGTATAAATTTGTAATTGATGATCGTGGTACTGATACTAAAGATGCTGATACTAAAGAGAATCCACGAGGATATGGAATATTATTAAAGGGACGACGGACTCCTGGCGCTCAAGGTGCAACTGTTGATGAGAGCCCCAAAGGGTTTTATTGGGAAGTCAATGAGAAGGATCAGGTTAATCAAACAACATGGGGTAGCCCATTAGGATCGACTATACAAATAAATGATAAATTACAATATGTTATGATCGGTAATAAATCGTCATATCCGATGCCATGGAAAGGTATCAAAGATAACGAATTTTTAGAAGACCCATTAGTCGCCGATGATACAGAATTAAAATCTCATCATCTGAAGTTAGATTTTCATAACGAATATATTAGATTAAAAACCGCTGGTGGTAATTCAGACGATATGCCGTGGGGCGACATAGTTAATCCACAAGCGCGACAAGGAATTCAACAGGGTTTAGAATGTAGAGATGGCAGTAAGGGTGACGATCCTTGGACTGAATTGGTTGATTTAGATGCTCGTGGGTTGTGGTTTTCTGGCAAAGAAAAATTGACAGTATGCCGTGCAAGACAGTATCCAAATTCTGTAAAAATTTGCTGGTGGTTTGATGAGATAAAGAAAGAAATAGTTATTAGAAATGATGAGAGTGGTAAAATTCAAATTGCTTGCAGCGGCGATGTAGAAGTTATAGCACAACAAAATGTGAAAGTATTTGCTGCTAATGATGTTACTGTACGTAGTAATAATAGGGTAGTGTTGATGGGTGGAGGTGGTGCACTTGAAGTGAATTCTGGTGCCATTATCGTGAATAAAGAAATAATTGCTGGTATAGTAAGCCCACCTGATGTTCTTACGCCATCTACTACACCGCAGTTAGAACCTACAAATCGTGGTGAGAGATATAACAAGAAATTAGAAATTAATACAGATATCGCAGAAGACGACGAAGACGACGATAGCGAAACTTAATTGGAACAATAACTATAGTTTTAGCCCAAATATATTAAGTGATTATAAGATACCCAACAGCATCGTATTTGCCAGTAATCCCGCAAGTTGCATCTGATAACGGGAATGTCACGTACACTATAAGTATGACATCTCCGCCCAATGGTATATTGTTAGAGGTACAATTACCAGAGGCTATAGAGAGGAGACAGCGATATACGATAAATACTACCAAACCTAGCGGACAACGGCTTTACACAAATACTATTTCGAACGCATCATTAATTGGTTCTTCTAAGAAACAATATGAGGTCGGACAAATACTTGAGTTCACTGCAGCAAAAACATCAACTCTTCGACCAATGCTTGTCTCTAATTCGTTAGAAGTTCAGCATAATACTAACACACTAGATTTATCTTCTCTCGGTATTTCTGACGCAGACATAATTGCTATTAATAATTCTGCTGATACACAATTCACAGCACTCAATGCAGCATTGAGTGCTGTGAGGCAAGCTAGAATTAATACTGAAACGTCGATCCTAGAAAACCAGAAAAATCAAAACGAAACACAAAAAGCGATCGATGCATTGGTTAATCTTGTGCGATATGATAGCTCCCTTCAAGGAGTACTAGGCTCATTACGAACTAAGCTTGTCGAGCTACAAGCCCAGGCTAGTTCTCTTATTGTACTAGCGAATACACAAGCTAGTAGTGCATCTAGTTTGGAAAACCAAATTATAGCTATAGCACAGATGGTGAGATGAGGTGCAGTATGAGTACAACAAAAGCGATATATTTCGGGTTTAATCCGCCGTTTCTCTCGACTATTCAAACTGCTATCAACACAAACCAAAACGACGCTGAACCCAACCGCTATCTTGGGATATTACCACGACAGACTGATATGCGCCTTGTAAAAAATGATATATTACAGTTATTACTAACTATCCCAGGCGAACGTGTACAGAGGCCAACATTTGGCACGAAAATACGCTCGACAGTATTCGAGCCTATGACAAGTAGAATTATATCAGACTTACAAGCTAATATACTACAAGCAATAAAAAACAACGAGCCAAGACTGATTGATGTTGGTGTTCAATTAGTAACGGTACCTGATGAGTTGCTGCTCAAGATTTCAATAACTGGTAATATGAGTTATGATCCGACAGTAGCGTTTCTATTAAACACATCAGTACCAGCACCAGGAGCCTCGACATGAGCGATGCACTAGAAAATACTCTTTTTGATCTACCATTGTCACCGGACGAATTTAGCGTTATGCTGCCTCCGGCCAAGTTGCGACGTATTGACTTCAGTGCATTAGATTTTGATACGTCAAGACGTGCGATGATAGAATATATCAGGACATATTATCCTGATGATTTTAATGATTGGGTTGCACATAGCGGAATAATGATGCTAATAGAGACTCAAGCTAGCAATGTTGCTAAATTGAGTCTTCGATCTGATCTATTAGCTAATGAGGCGTTCTTACCAACATGCCAAACAGAAGCCGCGCTCCTAGAGCATTTGGCATTAATTAATCAGACAATTAAAGCACAAACCCCAGCAGTCACTGATATAGAAGTTTCAGTACAGTCGGCATTAACAATAAGTATTAGTGTTGATGCGGGCACAAGATTCTCTATATCTGGACCAGACGGATTACCATTATATTATGAGCTATTTCGTGCACCAGGCGATTTCACAAGCCCAATCACAATTCCAGCCGGAAAACGTGGTGTTATAGGATATGGAATTGAGGGGAGATTTGGCGGACCGGCTAAGTTATATAGTCCCGGTGGCGCAAATCAGACATATTCAATTAAGGCAGACAATATTCTTGAAAATCCGATCACTGTCGAAGTTTTCTCTGGTGATTCATCTACATATTGGACAGTAACAACAGATCCATTAGAAACTTACACTGCAAATTCAGAAGTAGTTAATGCTACATTTTATTCTGATCACATTAACTTATTGTTTGGTAACGATATACATGGCAAAGCTCCGCTTGCTGGTCAAAAGATTGTAGTTAATTATCGTGTCGGTGGCGGCGTCAGAGGTAGAATTGGTGGCTATGCTATAAATATATCAAGATCAATATCGCCAATATATGGGAAGAGTTCGACTGCGCCGGTGCAAGTGATGTTTAGAAATTTAACATCTAGCTCTGGCGGAACGGACAGAGAAACTTTAGATCAAGCCAGGCAACGAGCACCGCGAGATTTTGCTGTTAGGGCGTTTGCTCCATCGAGACCTGCTAGTATTACTACAGCTTCTGATTACGCACAAGTTGCAAGTAGTTTCACTAGTCCAGTATATGGATCTGCTGCAAAGGCGATTGCAACAGTACGTACTGATATTAACACTAATCTTGTGGAATTATATGTATTGGCATATGGTTCTAGTGGGTTAGTAACACCAAGTTTGGGATTAAAACAGGCGATAGCGACTTATATTAGTGAATACAATGTTTTAACAGATACTGTTAGTGTGCTAGATGGTACGATTAAATCCATTTTAACAGATATGACTGTTGTTGTGAGTCGCAATGCTGACTCATCAGTTGTTCGCACTAACGTGAACGCGGCTTTAGATTCATTTTTCAATGTAAATAATAGGGAAATGGGACAGCCATTGTACGTATCGGACATCATTGAAACAGTGTCAAAGGTAGATGGCGTCTCTTATGTTGATCTGTTTAGTCCAGCGAACAACATATTACAGACAAATGCATTGGCCGATTCTACAAGTGCTGGTGTTGGGATAAACGAAATCATTGTTGAAGGTAGTCGAAACGTCAAATTCTTCTACGAAAAATCACGAATATAATGCACATACCAGTTGGGCCAGTTAATGGAAAAGCATGGGGTACGACTCAGAGCATATTTTGTTTAAATAGTATAGAGGTCAATAGATTATTGTCTCTTAGTAGTGGTTATTGTTCCGAACATCGTCATACATGCAAATTCTCTCGATTTTTTATACTTCGAGGGAGAATGAAGATAACTATTTTTAGAGGCGATTTACAAGACGAAGTCGTGCTGACAAGTGGTATGTGTACTGATATACAGCCGCTTGTATGGCACAAATTTGAAGCTCTTGAAGATTCAGACGTGATCGAAATCTATTGGGTTGCATTAGATGACAATGATATTGAAAGACGAACTACCGGTGGAATCATTAATCAATTATAGCGAAACGATATTAGACGATAAAGTCATACCATTGTGGTTAATCGTATTTGATCAAGATCCAACAAAAGCGTATATTCATACCACTAAAGGCAAAGTTTTAGCCTCTGTCGAGGGTGCTATACGCGGGACATATGGCGATGAATCAGATATGTTAATACCGTCAGTTATAGATCAGATAAATAAAACATGGGGGCAGTCATTTATTAGTTTGAAATGTCCGCCATCATTAGATTTATTTGTACATCGTCTTGAAATGGACAAGCACAATCCCATATGTAAATTATTATTAGATTGCTACGACGCGCTGCCATATGATTCGTTAAGAAGTAGAATAGCAAATCTATTTGTCGAATCGATAGAATAATTTAAGTCGATAAATTCGTTTTTATTTCATCTTTCAATTTACGCAGTACCTCGGCCAGAATTAGTGCTTGATCATATATATGGCCATGGCTGTAGATAAATGGAGTTTCTGGATGCTCGGCGTCTAAAACTATGGCTATCGCAACCGGCGTTTTAGCCTCTTCGCAAACTGTGCGGAATTGGGTCATAAAAAAGTTAAATCGCTGTTCAAACTCTACTCGTGCATCCTTTTGCACGTCATTTTGTTGTGATGTTTGTTGTGTGACTTCTTGGGTCTTCTTGATGCTATCTTTTTCTGATTTTGCCATGAGTGTTTTGTAGTATTAGAGTGTCGTGAAAGGTGAACAAATGACTCAAATACTAGAAGCCCCAGCAACATTACGTACATGGAAATGGTGTCAGGAAGCTTTTGCGATAAATGGCATGAAGTTGGTATTTCCAAAGAATACGAATCCACAAAAAACTTATCAGTGGCGATATGTTACACGGCTTGCGTGCAAAATAGATGAATGGGGATTAGATAAACCAACAGCAAAAGCATTTATCAATATAGCTGTTGGTTATTTCAAAGAGAAGAATTTATTGCATAAGGGTTTGTCGATATTCTTGCAAGATAATATGATGGATATATGCTACGATCGCATGCAAAAACATTCTGCGAAAACAAATGATAGAATAATACGACTAAAAGCAATACACAAATTCATCACATCAAAATATAACAACAAATCACCTATAAGTGTTCTTCTTAATCGTGAGTCATTCGATGGACCACGTAATATTGTTAGATGGTACAAAAGCAATGGTATCAACGACATGTACCTGGCTATGTCAATGGTATGTACAGAGGCTCTATCAAAATTGACCATAACTGCACCTGATGAACGTGATTCATTACCATCAGAATCGGAATTGTATTGCTTAGCAAACAATTTCTTGAAGGATGACGATTTTAGGTCACGAGCAAAAACAATTTTAGGAAATGACTGGAGAATGACACTGTGCCAACGTTAGTAAAACCAGCACCAACTACCGCTAAGAACCCAGTTTCAAAAAATGGACGCAAACAGCATAAAGATAACGCGCCATTCAAACTAGATCCGGCATTTATAGCTAAATTCGCTGGTAAGAAGCCGAAATTTGGTTATAATGGTCTTGGCGAGTTTGTTTTCTACAGAACATATTCTCGTCTCAAAGAAGATGGCACCAAAGAGACGTTCGCCGACACATTACAACGTGTCGTCGAGGGGTGTTATGAAATTCAAAGGCAATGGTGCAGTACAGGGAAAAAGGATAGTGTTGAAAAGGACGACAACACTGAAAAGAACGACAATATCGCTTTTGGCGGTATGGCGCTACCATGGGGACGTGCTAAAGCACAAAAGTCTGCCCAAGAGATGTTCCAGAGAATGTGGGATTTCAAATTCCTTCCTCCTGGTCGTGGCCTGTGGGTGATGGGCACCCCGCACATGTGGAAACTCGGATCAGCAAGCTTGAATAACTGCGGCTTTTGTAGTACTAGAAATATTGCTGAAGATCCGGCATGGCCATTCTGTTTTGTTATGGATATGTCGATGCTTGGTGTTGGTGTCGGATTTGATACATGTGGCGCGAATAAAATAAGCGTTATTAAACCGAACGACACGGAAACTATTTGGGTTATTGACGATTCACGTGAAGGTTGGGTTGACTCATTAAGAGCGTTGATTGAGTCATTTACAAACAGGCCAGAACTTGGGATTGTGAAGTTTGATTATTCGCCGATCCGTCGAGCTGGTGCTGAAATTAAGGGATTTGGCGGAAAGGCTAGCGGACCAGACGTACTTAAAGACTTACACAAGATGGTGTCGAAACATTTCCATAACATTTTAAGACGTAAGAACCCAATTATTACGTCTGTTGATATTGTTGATCTTATGAACTTTATCGGCAGGTGTGTGGTTGCCGGAAATGTTCGAAGGTCTAGCGAAATCGCACTTGGCGATCCAGCTGACTGGGATTATATGCAGATGAAGGATAAGACGTTGTTTGGCGAACAACTAATATCGCATAGGTGGGCTTCAAATAATTCAATCTTCGCTAAAGTCGGTATGGATTATCGTGGTGTTGCTAGCCAGATTTCAGAAAATGGCGAACCAGGATGTTTGTGGCTTGATAATGTGCAGAATTTTTGCCGCACTATCGATGGCCGCAAGGAAGGAATCGATAAGAGAGCAATCGGCACTAACCCGTGTGGTGAGCAATCGTTAGAAGACGGTGAACTGTGCTGCTTGTGTGAGACATTTCCAGCGCATCACGATGATGCAGCGGATTATCACAGGACGCTAAAATTCGCTTATCTATATGCCAAGACGGTCACATTGTTGCCAACGCATTGCAAAAAAACTAATGCGGTCTTGTTGAGAAATAGACGTATAGGACTATCACAGAGCGGCATTATTCAGGCTTTTGCCAAATTTGGTCGACGCCAAGTATTATCAGAGTTTTGTAATAAGGGATATGATGTTGTACGCCATTGGGACGACATTTACTCTGAATGGCTGTGCGTCAGTAAGTCGATAAAACGTACCAGCGTAAAGCCAAGCGGTTCTGTTTCATTGCTTGCAGGTGCGACAGCAGGTGTGCATTTCACAATCGCACCAACGCGATCATATTGGAGAAATGTCCGTATCTCTAGTGATAGTATCTTAGTCAAGGCATTAATTGAGGCTGGCTACAAAGTTGAGAAGGCCACCACTGACGATAAAACTAGCGTCGTTTGTTTTGGTGTATCTGAGCCAGACATCCCGACAGTATCAGAAATCTCAATTTGGCAACAAACAAAGAATGCCGTTGACTATCAACGATATTGGGCGGACAATCAAGTGTCGTGTACAATTCAATTCAAACCAGAAGAAGCCAAAGATATACCATATGTCCTCGAATCGTTTGATGACGAATTGAAGGGTGTTAGTTTCTTGCCTTACTTAGATCACGGATATCCACAAGCACCATATCAATCAGCTACAAAAGAAGAAGTTGAAGCTTACAATGCTAAACTGAAGCCGATTGATTTTGAGAAATATTTCTTAGAAGATAAGAAGAATACCGAAGATGCTATTGGCTCTAAGTTCTGTGATGGTGACAGATGTGAAGTACATCTACCACTTATCAACAAAGCTGGTTAGAATAGCTTCTTTTGTCCCGGTAGGTCTTTTCTCTTTGGCTTTGGTTTATGAAATCTTGATTTTATAAACTTTTCGCCTTCGACGCTACCGGTACTGAATACTACTTTAGAAACATATCCGGCTTTCACCGCAGCTTTGAATCTCTTCCTTGAATGTGCGTAAAGATATTTATTGCATAGAAAATAGATGTCGAAAACTCTGGCATGCCCTTTTTTATTTATTCTGGCAGCTCTTGCTATTCGCTGCTTAAATTCTGACGCCATCTTGCCGCCCGTAGCAAGTATTAAATTCTCACAACCACCCTTTAAATCTAAACCACGTCTAACATTCTTTCCGCCAATAAGAACTTTTAATTCACGCGATTCAAATGCTTTTATAATTTCCGGCCTTCTTTTCTTAGTCGTTTTGCCGTGAATGAAATCAGAATTTGGTATTAGCTTTTGTAATGCATAACCAAGATCATCACGTTCGACCAAGATTAGAGTGCCATCATCAACAAATTTCTTGCACAATGCTGCTATGAATCGATGAAATTTTTCATTATGGACTATCATTTCGTCGATTGCAATATCAAAGGCAGATGCCTCATCTTTATTGCCATCTTCTCCGAATGCTAATGCGTAATATAAAATTGGTACAGTTAGGCCAGTTTTTTCTACACTTTCTCTGTCTTGTGAATAAATTACAGATCCAAGATGCTCTTGTAATACCAGATTTTCTACTGGTCTATCTTCATCATATGGAGTACCAGTCATCCCATATCTTCTACGGCCCTTGAACCAGAATCTAAATAGGCTTTTATATGTAGCTGATGTAGCAAGATCGCACTCATCTACAAGAAGCATCTCGCATGATCCAATAAGCTTATGTAAAGCCTCTGCTTTCTTTACTCTACTTCTATATGCTTTTATTTTTATTTCGTAGTTAGTGAGTGCTTTTGCGTGTTTCTTTTCAGCAGTCCCAGATTTGCTATCCTTAAAATTTTCAAGCAATGGCTTTTCTGGTTTTTGTTTTGGCTTTACTAATGATTGTATCGAACCAATAATAATTAATTCACCAGCTGGCATTTTACCAGCATAGAATAGCCCTGGTTCCTGACACACATCACGCAGACGCAATCTTTGCTTAAGTTGTTCTATAACTTGGATTTGTTCGGCAATAATTGCTGTTGGGCATTTCATTGCTTTGCATATTCCAGCTATTAGCTCGCCTTTTCCGCCACCCATCGTAACATTTACGATTCCGACTTCAGTATTATAAATTGTCTTAATTGCATCTATTTGGAATTGCTTTAATTTTATACCTGGTAGGAAATCTTCGTTTATTAGAGAAATATCAATTGGCTTATATTTTGCCTTTGGTCTTTTATCTTGTATTGATAATGATAATCCCTTTTCTTTGCATAAGGCACGAAGCTCGCCCAGGAAAGGTCGCGCAAGTGTCTTGTTCACGCAATTGTATTTGCGATAGATACCATCCCAACTAGATCCACCAGATACATCTATAAATCTGGCTGTCGGGCGTGATGCACTAAATCTCTTATCTAATATTTCTTCTTCCCATACAGTAATATTAGAAAGTTGTATTGTCCTGTTTGTTATTATTGTAGCGATCATACTAATTAAATACTTCGAAATACTTTGGAAATAATAATTATATTATACTACTAACTTGGCCACCATAGAAATAAAAATACTTATGTAAGTAAATAGTTTCGGAGGACATTACCATGTTGATTGAAGATGATCTTGATTCTGTAGATTTAGAAGATTTATCCGAACTACCAGCAGATGATATCGAGGAAGTTCTCCCAGATGATCCGGGATTATTACTAAAAAAACACTATTTCATCAACGAGATTGTAGAAGACAAGTTGCGTCGTTACATTTGGACTAATTGTACTGACGTTGCTATTCGTGATTCTATAATGATTCATGCACCAGAATTAATCAAACAGATAATCAGAAAACAAAATCTGCACATGATTTATCCTGGGCAAGAAGAATCAGCCTTTGGTGATTTAGTGCAAACGGCATGGGTGCAAGTTGAACGAACATTATATAAATTTAGAGCAAAACCGCATTGCAGAAACTGTTATAATCCAGATAGACCTATTGGCTCAGCTTTATACATACCATCTGAATCAGAATATGGTATAATTACATTCGAACAATTATTCGATCCAAAATACAGCCAGACAGGTAGCAAGAAATTTGTTGTCTTTGAAAAGCATCATCCTAGATGTCCTTATTGTGGTGCTATGCTAGATTCTCACCCAGATGTTGAACCGAAGCAAGGGACGTTTGGTGGATCTGTTACTGTTCTTTTCAGAGGAAACTCTAAAGTTTTTAATATGTGGTCACAGGTCAGCCGCACAGTCATTTTAGCTTTTGTTAAGAAAGAAGGCCGCGATCGAAAAAATTCATCGGCATATAAGGATCATATCTGTAGTACGAATAAGGTTGACGAAGATCGTTTAAAGAGATTCTTCACAGAGGCATCTCAAATCTGCAAATATAGTGCAGACAATATGAGGTGTATAGAAGCACTCTGCAACATAATAAAAAACGACGACAAACCATATGATGGATTAATTGGCAAGCTGGTTGAGCATTCTGGGTTGTCACGCATTCAAGTGAATAATTTTATTAAGATGCTAAGATTACGCAGCCACGAGTTTACAGACTCACCGCTAAGTCACGAAAATGAACACGACAAGCAGTTAAAGAAACAATTCCTCTGCCAGGATGAAGAATAATGGAAAAGCAAGATACTGAAGATGCCGTACAAAAGATTAATCGTCTGATTGACGAAAAAACGGTAACTGCCGACGATTTCAATAAATTTATAGCTGAAACAAATTCTACGAGCATTAATAAGCGAGTTCAGAGGCAGATGAAATCTGCCAAGATTGGCCCACGATCTAGTAGTCTGGGGCGTCAGGTTGACGATAAGACTGACCACGAGCCTGCCGACCACAACGATCCAACTTCAACATTACGTGGTAAGGGTGCATTACGTAATCGGATTAAACATAACAAAGCACATCCAGAGCAATTTAAAGAGGCAATTGAATTTTTGCAAATAAATAAGGGACTTGCACTATCTGAGTGTGAGTCTAAATTACGTGATGTTGATCGAGGATCTCTTTATATGCTTGTAAAAAAGCTATCGCAGCGGCCAAGTCAGTTCGACGATCGATGGCTGTCGGGCTTAAAAGACCTAATAGAGAATTATACTGATGGAAAAATTAATGCCTGAAGAACCATTAAAGGCTATGGATGATGAATTACAATCGTTATTGGCTGATTTAGAATTAGAGAAGCCAGCCGATGACGTGCAGGCATCAATAGAAGCACCGGCACAAACTGCATTAATTGTGCCTACTACAATTCCTGATCCAGAATTGAGTGATCCGATAGTAGATGTAGAACAAACAGATCTGCCAGATTTGCCAATAGTAGAGCAAACACCACAATCTTTGACAGATTTGAATAATGTAGTAGAAAAATTTGATCATGATTATAACGAAGTTCAGACTAATCTTAAGAGAGATCGTTGCAAAATCGATGAGGTCATAGATATACTATTGGTGCGTGTTAGAGCAAATACTGACGCCGAAACAGACACGATGTCGTTAGTAAAAGCACTTGGCGTTCTCGCTGACACGAACGGCCATTCAGTAAAGTTGCTTGATTCACGCTCTAAGTTGCTATCTGCGACGAAAGCTGCTGTTAATGCCATTCAAAATAACGTTAATGTATCTGGCAGTGACGCTGAATTATTAAAAATATTAAGCCAATCATCTGGAGATGAGTAATGGCTTTTACAGCTACACAAACTGAAGTTGTGCGTCGGTGTCAGAAGTCTACTATATTCTTCCTCAAGAATTTTGGTAAAACTAAGCATCCTACTGCTGGCATTCTACCATTAGATCCATTTAGTTATCAAATCAAAGCGCTAAATGCTTTTAGAAAATATCGATTTAACATATTCAAAAAATCACGACAAACTGGTGCCAGTAAGATTGCTGGTGCGTTTGCATTGTGGTTTGCGATGTTTTTTGCCAATAAAACGGTATTGATAGTTTCACGTACTGATGGAGATGCCATCAACTTTTTACGTGAGAATATCATTTTCTTATTTCGTTATCTTCCGCAATGGATGCAGGATGCCTGGAAGCCAACAAAAGAAAATGAACATGAAATATGTTTTGCTAATGGATCTCGCATTAGGTCATTGACATCAAACCCAGATGTATTACGCTCGAATGCTTCGTCATTGAATATTATCGACGAAGCAGCATTCATTAGAGATATGGGTGTGATGTGGGCAGCCGGTCAGCCGACGTTGATTCACGGTGGTAGTGTTATTGTGGTTTCAACGACTTCTGGTGTTGGTGGTTGGTATTGGAGCACATGGACTGACGCTGTTGCTGGTTTCAACGATTTTCATCCCATCCAGATTGACTGGTGGGATATGGATTGGGAAATACGCTATCGCGATGATATGACTGGCGAATTAAAAATTATCGCGCCTACAGCCGGATTACGCGATTGTGTGACACCAGAAGAAATTGAGAAATATGGACAAAAATGGTCTCCATGGCTAGAAGAACAATATCGCGGTCTTCAAGAACGCGGCGAAACATGGAAATTCAGACAAGAAATTCTTGCCGAGTTTATTGGATCTGGTAGTACGATTATTGACCCGAGAGTGTTAGCATATTACCAGACGATTCTGGCTGATGATTTCAAACGAATAAAAGGACCACAGACATATGTGCATCCAGTAAAAAACACACATATGTCTATTAATTTTAATGGCGGCGATAAACGTGAATTAGATAAAGATGAAGGGTTATGGATATGGAAAAAACCAAATCGTGGTAAGAGACCAATATATCAGGGACGTCATCTTGTAGATCCAGGAGAGCAGCCGCATCGATATTCAATCGGAATTGATATTGCAACTGGTAAAGGCCGAGACTACTTTGGCCTTGAAGTTCTAGATATAGATACGCAAGAGCAAGTTGCAGAGATGATGATACGCACCCTGCCGAAGCATTTCAAGCTTTTAGCCGATTATATTGGTCGATGGTATAACAGCGCTATGATGGTTATCGAGCGTAATAATGGTGGTGATGCTTTTATCGATGATATGCGTGACCTAATGTATCCGAATCTGTGGCGGAAAAAGGATATAAACGACAAACCATCAGCAACAGCTAGAAAGAACCATATTCAATTTGCTGAATATGGATTTTATACTGGCCAAGCATCGAAACCGACATTAAATAAAGCATTAATCGATTATTTGCAACCAGAAGGTGGATATAAGGTTTATAGCCGTCGCTTATTAAAGCAACTGCAGATTTATGTAAGGAAAAAAGATCGTGCTGGACGTGATACCGATAAGACTGAGGCAGAGGACGGGCCAGGTAATCATGACGATTTAGTTATTAGTCTCGGTCTAGCGTGCATAGGCATCAATGATGCCGCAACACAGATGATTGGTGGATTGATTCCATTCCAAGAATCAATGCAGACAGATCTTGGAATTCTAGAAAGTGATACGATTAAATTAGATCCATCAATGTTAGCACCGATGTCTGGTTTTTCTGAGCCACCGGTAGATATTAGCATATCGAATGAGATTATTAAGTTTGCTGAGCAACTTGGTGCATTACCAATCGAAACACAAAATATTCCACCAGTAGCGAATAAGAAATATAAAATTATCACATAATGGCATTGACAAATATAAGTCGGATATCATTATGCAGAATCTTAAATTACCACAGAATCTTAAACTACCACAAAGTCTCAAACTACCTTCGTTTTCTGTAAATAGGTCTAATTCGGATACTGTGAATTGGGGCTTGACCTGCGAAGGTATCATGGACCTTTGGAAGATAACGAAAGGTCAAGACATAAAAGTCGCTATACTTGATACCGGAATAGCGCAACACCATCAAGATCTCATAGATGCCATATTTTTAAGCGTTGATTTTACTGGAAGCACTCGCGGCGTCGAAGATGCTATAGGACATGGTACACATGTTGCTGGTATAATTGGTGCCAGATCTAACAATATGGGTATCATAGGTGTTGCTCCTGAGTGTAAATTACTGATCTGTAAGGTTGTTGCCGACAATAATTCGTGTTACGACCAAGCAGTTATAAACGGGCTTAAGTGGGCAACATGGCAAGGTGCTGATATAATATCTATGAGTGTCGGATCGCCAGCAAGTACTGACATGTTACATAATGCTATTATATCAGCATCAGAAAAGTCTATAATTGTTTGTGCTGCTGGGAATAATGGATCTGTGCTTGATGCTATAAATTATCCTGCTAGATATCCTGAGACGATTGGTGTTGGTGCTATCGATCGCAATAAACGTGTCACTAGTTATTCATCTCGCGGAGATCGTGTCGATATAGTAGCACCAGGAGATCAAGTTATATCATGCTGGCCACCCAATGGATTAGCAGCATTGAGTGGCACTAGCATGGCATGTCCTTTTGTTGCTGGTGTTATAGCACTGATAGCATCTGAGCGTAAACAAAATAATAAATCACGATTAACTAAAGATGAGATAGTCAAGCTGTTATCTGAGTCTTCGACCGATATAGATCATGCTGGTAGAGATAATATTAGTGGGTTTGGTCTTATTAATCCAGCAGCTTTGCTGTGTGAATCAGATAAAGACTATCCTAATTAGTTGGTTAGTTGTAAATATAATATACAAGTATCTTGGCTGCATTGTGCATAAGAGGAATACTTACATTTAAAAATATGTTGGTGAAAATTGTATTCAACAGGCTAGGTAATTATGCCCGCTAACTGGTTGGTTTGGGATCGTATCAGGGAATTTACTCGCGCCAATCGCATATATCAGCAAGAGCGGATTTTACAAGATCAATCATCTATAGATAAGCTTGCTGTAGGCGGAGATTTCTTAGACTTCTCTAGCCAAAATGCGATCCTCCAGCAAACTAACCTACAGATCAATCGCTTGGAGAGATATAAAGATTACGAGCAGATGGACCAAACAGGTGAGATCAGTCTTGCCTTAGATTTATACGCTGACGAATGTAGCCTTATTGATCCAGAATATAAACACGGCCTTATAATCAGAGCTTCAAATAGACGAATCAAGCAAGATTTAGAAGAATTATATTTTGATACATTGCTTATTGATAGGTGGTTAAGACCAGCAGCAAGATATCTCTGTAAATTTGGAGATGCTGCTTTCGAAGTTGTGACTGATAGAAACCGTACTGGTGTATCTTCGCTACGGTTTATGAACATTTACAATTTCACCCGTATCGAGACGAGATTTGGTGATTTGGTGGGATTCTTCTACCAAGATGAGATGTATCCAGAGCCAGTCTTTATGCATCCGTGGTCATGTATGCACATGAGGCTGACCAATTTTGAATCGGTTTATGCACCATATGGACGTGCTATAATTGATGGTTCTAGAAAACCATTTAAACAATTGAGGCTTATGGAGGATGCCTCGCTCATCTATCGTATCACCAGAGGACCAGAAAAACGGAAATATAAGATTCCTGTTGGTATGATACCTCCCAAGGAGGTCCCAGAATATTTGATGAGTATCGCAAGAATGTTCAAACGGCAGAGATTTTATAATCCAACTACCGGAACATTCGATGAGCGATTTTCTCCAATTGTTCAAGAAGACGATTTCTTCTTACCAATGCGTCCAGATGGTACTGGACCAGATATTGAAGTTCTCCCAGGTGGCGAGAACATGGATAAGATATCTGATATCGAATACTTCAAGAAGAAGATGATATCACCATTAAAAATACCATTCGCGCGTGTTGGTATTGGTGAAGGTGCTGGTGAACCAAATGAAAAATCATTATCACAATCCGATGCGGAATTTGCAAAAGCAGTGCAATGGGTGCAATCTGAAATGGCACTTAGCCTTCAGAAAATAGGAATTATTCATTTGGCTTTGCGTGGATACTCCGTCCAAGATATTAAGGGCTTCAGTTTATCATTAGCATCAAGCTCTGCTCTCGATGATCTATATAGAATGGAGACTTGGGCTACAAGAGTTGATGTAATGTCCAATTTGAAGGAGATAGGGTGGTTCCCGAAGAATTGGATTGTAACTAGATTCACCGATCTGTCGCCAGATGAAATTCAAGAAATGGAAGAAATGGAAGAAGACGAGAAAGGCACAGATGAAGACGAAGGTGGCGGTGGCGGTGGCGGTGGCGGTGGTATCGGCGGAGGCGGTTTAGACATGGGTGATGATGAAGGCGGCGGCGATTTAGATTTAGATATTGGCGGTGAAGAGGGCGGCGAAGGTGCTGAAGGCGGCGAAGGCATAGGAGAAGAGGGTGGAGAAGAAGAGGGTGGTGATGAAGGCGAAGAAGAGGGTGGCGACGAAGATTTTGAACTTGAGAGTAGGAAGGATGAGAAGAAAATATTGATGGAGATGCGTAAAGACGCACGTAAAAAGAAGCAATACAGTAATATAGTCAAAATATCACAGCATTCTGGAAGACCATCTAATCCATTCAGATATCTATTAGAATCTAAGGAATTAGATGGTCTTACTAAGACGGCACAAAAGGTAGATGATGATGGCGTTATTGTTGAAGATATTAATGGTACTGATAATGGTGTGTTAGTGGAATGGTCAGTACCAAAGAAAGATCGTGAATCTGCAATAAACGAGGTTAGAAATATCATTAAAAATCAAGTTGCAATCGTTTCTGATGATAATGATATTGACCAAAATGATCTACCCACTTAAACTTTAGGCAAACATTATTATATAGGACACAAATCGAACTTCGTGTTCGCAGTCAATAGGGAGTTAGTACATGGCCACCAAAGCCGAATGCCTCGTATTGGATAGTAGGAAGTTTCTTGGGACTATCAACAATTCCGCTCAAAGCAGAGTTGCTATCTATGAATCATTGATTGAGCAGCTCGGACAACGGGTTGGAGCCAAGTGGCGTCTTGCAGCACTCAATGACGGCAATCTGTTCATTGAGGATACTGCAAGTAATTCCTATTATGTTGCTGATCACCAGCATTTGCGTGGTGGCAAGATCAACATAAATAATGTCCGACCAGTCAAGATAGTCGAAGGCCAGAAGCAATCACTGTTTGAACAAGATTGCCACGGCTTGATTAATGCCATCGAGGCTAACGATCAGCGAGCGATGCGGACGACTTTCAATAATCTTGCCGCACACAAGTTCTCTCCATACACAATACCATTATCTGGTGTAATTCGTACTCGCGATGGTGTTGTTCGCAAATTGCGTGTAGAATCTACTGCGAAATCGTGGAGTAATTCAGATAAGCAGAAATTGGTCAAGGCTTTGGTTGAGAGTCTATCTGACTCAGTTGTCCTTGAAAGTGGTAGACTGATTAGTGCCACATTCAATGGCGATCGTCGCAAGAAGTTGCCAGTTAGCGAATGGACGTGCCGAAAAGTAGTTGGCACACATATGCGTGAGTCAGCTAAAGAAGCTTACAAATCTGAAGGATTCCAGAAGCGAATCTATAAGATCGCAAAGCTCATCGACAATGATAAAATTTCTGAAGCTGTTGCTGGGATTAAGAATTTCCTTGCTGAACAACAGGAATTCTGCTTGCTGACACGACAAGAGTGCCAAACTCTTGTCGAGAATACTCTAGCAGCAAGATCGGTGATGAACCAACAGTTGTGCAACGATACAGCAACTTTATTCTACCGCACAAACCTGAAGGTTAATCGTGATTCCATTCTTAAGGAATGGCGTGCTACAGCTGTTAAGTCACAACACCCGACGTTGCTTGAGAATGTAGTAGTCCTCGAAAAATCGAAAGATTTCGACGGTGATTATGATAAATTCGTCAATGCAACCTTCAATGAGGCTATGTCACCACGCGACGAAGAGGTGAAAGCTTATCGTACCGCTCTTGGGTTGTTGCGTGATAGCCCGAAGATCCAAGAAGATATGGAATTGAAAGAGAAGGTCAACGAACTGATCGAGAAACTATCAGAGTCAGAAGTTGACGATGCCACAGTCTACCTTGTCCGTGAGACATTAGCTTCAGCACACAAAGAGCTCGAAGCGATGGATACTCTTAATGATTATGACACGCAAGGTGGTTCTGAAACCAACGCTGGAATCGATCAAGGTGAAGAGCTTGGTAGCGAAATTGGTGGTAGTTTGGATCAGGCCGGTACAGCCGGTCAACCTAATATCATTATCAACTCGCCATTAATCCAAATCGGCGGATCTTCTGCGGCAGCTGCACCCGAGGCGGGTGCTGGTGGTGGTGAGGAGATTGGTGATATTGGTGGTGATGTTGGTGATGATATTGGTGGTGAAGAGGGCGGTGAAGAGGATCTCGACGAACTCGGACTCGGTGACGAAGACGAGGAAGAGGGCGGCGAGGACGATCTTGACGAACTCGGACTTGGTGGCGACGAGGAAGAAGAGGGTATGCAGCTCGACAGCAAGCAAAAGACCAAAAAGCCAGTATCAGAGCGGCTGATTGGCAAGGCTCTTGGGCTTTCCGAAGATAAGGAATGGCTTGAGAAAAAGCTTGCCGAGAAAGATGGTAAGGAAGGCGACAAGGATGAAAAGGATGAAGGAGAATGTGAAGAGACTGAATGTGATGAGAGTGCCGATCCTTATGCTATGGGCGAGTCAGTTGATTTCACAAGCAATATGGGTATTGATTACGGCAAGTCGATACTTCGCGACGAGATGTCGGATGTCATTTCTGGCATGTTTAAAATAGCCGAATCAAAGAATGTCGATATCAACAATATTGACGCTCATAAATTAGCATTAGAAGCGATTACTGCATCTGGTATTCGCATTCCTGAACATCGCGTTAATGCTACCATTGATAATATTGTCGAGCAATTTAAACAAATTGCTGAAGATCAATATAAGAGTGGTACTTTGATGCGTCGGCGTAATCCACGTCGTTCAAGTTTGAACAAGACCGAGCGCAAGAAACCGAGCGGTAATAGCGTCACGGAGATTGATGGAGAAGCACCAGAAGCAGATTCCGGATTGACTGGTAATGCTCCAACCAATGAATCTCGCGTTCGGCGTAATGTTGTGTGGCTTGAGCACGACGAGGCCGGTAAGGGTATGAAGGGTGATCTTGATGGTGTAAGATTTATCCTTGATTACGCTAATCCATTTGTCATTTTGAGTGAAGATGGCAATGTTAATATTCCGGTTCCTGAGAATCTTTTTGAGAGTGCACTGGCTGCTGCTGGTATCAAGAAAGGCAATGGTATTCCATTCTCTAAGTGGCTAGCAGAGGGAATTGAACAATTCCGACCAATTACTGAGGAAGATGATCGCGCACTCGACGAAGCTGTAGCAACAATTACAGCCGGTGGCGACGGATCAGTCTCAGTTTCAATCGACACTGGTGCTGATGGTGTTGGTGGTGATGGCGGCGAAGTGAAAGAAGTTGATATTGCTGGAATATCTGGTGGTATCGATGATAGTGATATTGATAGTGGTATCGGTGGAGAAACTGGCGAAACGTCAATGCAGCCAGTGACTGAGCCGGCAATCGACTCAGAACCAGAGTCACCGGAGACAGATACCGATGAAATGCCTGATTTTGAGACTGGTGAGACTCCTGAACCAGAGGAACCCGAAGAGACTGAAGAAGTCGAGGGCGAAGAGAAGATTCAGGAAGATAAGGATATCACAGACCCGAAGAAGAGCGACTACGATACCACAAAGCAAGACCATCGTGAGCCGCCAAAAGAAAAGGGTGCACAGAAGCCTCATGGCAAAGGCAAAAAGATAGAGGGATTCGAAGATGGTGGTGACGTTGATGTCAGCACTAAATCGGCTCCTGGTCTCAAGCCTGTCAAATCCGGCGAAAATAGAATCTAAACGGACTTGACGAGACACGAGCGAGAAAGTCAGGTTTGTCTATGTATAGTAGTAAGCATCATTGGGATGTTAGTGGTACTACGGAAGTTGAGATTATGTGGTCACCAGATGGTGGGTGGCTAGATATAGACAACAATCCATTACCAGATACTGTTCGCAATGAGCTAGACCAAAGAAAAATACCACGTACTGAAGATTATGCGGTTTCGTTAATTATAACCTGGAGATCAGTCGGATACTATGATCCAGGCGTACGAAGCGGCCCAATTGAACAGAGCTATGCACCAGAAGGCGAAGACGAGCGCACATTAAATGAGCCAGTTACCATAAGTATTCTTGGCCCAAATAACCAGAAGACAGAGATTGATCTGTCAGATAAAGCTAGTCATGATATGTTCGATAGTAGATTAGACGAGATAAATGACGAAGATCTTCCTGAGGAAGACGACACAGATAATGATTACGAATATGAACGGCGTAGAGATGAATATAACGAGTCACGTTTTAGTAAAGCATTAAATAAAGCTCTTTTCTCTTGATAAATCACAGCCAAAGATATTGTTAGTTTCCGCCATGTGGTAAATATTGGCGAGGTCTAACATGCTTGCTGTAATCACTGCAATCCTTAGTACTATTGGTAGTGCAATATCTGCTGTCATAAAGGTTGTTCCATGGCAAGCCTGGGCATGTCTAGCGATATTCTTATTTGGTGGATGGGTATTCTATGGCGGATCTTGCCGCGATTTTGCATGTAGCAGAACAAGACCACCAAAACCAACAAGATGGGAAGACATATCAGTATCGAAGGCTACAACTGGTGCTAGTCTTGAACATACATATGGCATTCATGGTAGAAGATCAAAGACAATTAGTTTAGCTCATATCGTTGCGCCATCAGATGGTAAAATTGCTGAAGATAGCCGTGCATCGCTGGAACATCTAGCAGGCAATCTTGTAAGAATCCCATACAAAGGTCTACTAATAAAAGATGTGCAATCACAGTCGTCGGAATCAGCAACATCTGACGATAGCGTAAATACAGAATCATTGGAGTCATCAATACACCCAATTGTTGGAACGATTTACAATCAATCTGGCCAATGCCTCAACACTGAGCAAGTAAGATTGGGTATGGCTAAATTGGCACCTGATGCTCCAAAGGATTGGAAGACTTTCGAGAACGAAGCAAAGAAAAATAATCTCGGAGTTTGGAAAAGCGAACACCATCACTTATTTAACCCATAGAGGTTATCATGTATCAACAGATTGGTATTGGGTTTGTAGTAGTATCAGTATTAGTGTTGCTGTACTACGTATGGGACAAGTGGCTTAAGGTTTCTACAACCACAACTACATCAACTACAGTACCCGCGACAACACCCACAACTACGACGGCAACTACTGCCATATCTTCTTCATTAGATACGACGAAGTTAGTTGCTAACCTTGGCTACGTCGAAGTGTTAAGTAAGGTATTGGCAATCTCGGCATCACCAGATGCTACAAAAGCCTGCGAAATTATCGCAGATGTTCTTTGGCAGGATGCGATTACGATTTGGAAGACTGCTCAAACTACGCCTGTAGCACAAACAACAGATACTACGAAAACAGCGAAAATCGCAACTGTTGACGGTACTGTAGTGGAGGTACCAGTACAATGAAGAAGGCATTACCGATCGTCGCAGCTATAATGCTGCTTGCTGGCATTGCGCTGATTGTACAACCAAGTTTTCTGACGTTTGGCTCTGGCGTGCCAACTAAGGCAGTCATAATTCGTGAGACGGATGTGACAAAACCATTACCAGAGGAAGACGTCGAGTTATTTGCAGCTGCCGAGAAACTTGGTGTGCTTGTTTGGGATCAGCATGTACTCGGAAAAGCGAAGAAACCTTCAGCAGAAGCAAAGCCATTTTTAGATGCTGTTGGGGAGCAGAAGTTGCCAGTTTTAGCCTTGCAATGGGACGGCAACAAAATAACTGTTGGTCCATGCCCGATGAAATTGGATGCACTCAAAAAAGCAATAGGTAAGTGAAAGGCTAAAAAACAATGAGCTTATATATTGATGACGATAACGCTGACGATGTTGTATCAGAGAGTGTAAGCAATGGGTTTGTTGCAGGCGCATTACCACGCGAGACACAGATTGGCGATCTAGCGTGTGCCGCAGTTTTTGCTGAATATGTTCCTCTCATTCCAGAAAGCGAATGGAAGAATAGAATCAGTGCCATGACTTCATCTGGTTCATTTATTGGCCAGAGATGGAGTAGTGATCCGAATGCAGATTATCAGAATGGTCTTGGTTTTTGCTGGGCATACAGCCTATGTGAAACAGCAATGACCGTACGTGCTACTCAAGGACAGCCCTTCATCCAATTGTCGCCTGAGTCGCTTGCTGAATGCGTCGGATATAGAAATAGTGGATACAGTCTTGATGGTGCATTACAATATGCAGCAGCAAATGGTATCGCCACGAGAGCTACGGTTCCGCAGCACAAAATCAATAAATCGCAATGGGACCCGAAGTACAAGGATGAACGTCAGAACTACATTCCGCTTGAATGGTGGGATCTTGGTGGCAAGGACGTTTGGGCGGAAACTGTTACAGCATTATTGCAGGGCTGGGCATGCTATGTTGGATATAGCTGGTGGAGTCATGCAGTTATGCTCGATATGCTACGTGTGAATAACGGCAAGATCGAAGTTCATTCACCAAATTCTCATGGCCCAGGAAACGACGTGTGGCTATCTGGTTCAAAGGCCATACCTTCAATGGGGTCATTCGTGTTACGCAGCATGACTTTAGCTGGTTAGCATGAAGAAAGCACTCATAACGGGAGTAACAGGCCAAGACGGGTCGCATTTATGCGATCTGTTATTATCTAAAGATTATGAAGTTCATGGCATAATACGCCGATCTAGTAGCTTTAATACTGAACGCATTGAGCCTATATATCAAGATCCGCACAATAAAGATGTGCGATTATTTCTGCATTATGGTGATATGACTGATAGCTTATCGCTCACCTCTATAATAAAAGATGTGATGCCGGATGAGGTTTACAATCTTGCAGCAATGTCTCATGTCCGTGTCAGTTTCGATATACCAGTCTATACAGCGCAATCGATTGCTATTGGTACCATACAACTATTAGAGGCAATACGATCTATAAAAAGTGATATAAAATTCTATCAAGCTTCTAGTAGTGAGATGTTTGGGAAAGTCGTTGAGACACCACAAACAGAATCTACACCATTTTATCCACGTAGTCCATATGGATGCTCTAAATTATTTGGTTATTGGCAAACAGTAAATTATCGTGAAGCGTATAATATGTTCGCTTGCAATGGGATATTATTCAATCATACTGGTCCTAGGCGCGGCGAGACATTTGTAACAAGAAAAATAACGCGTGCAGCTACACGAATTAAACTTGGATTGCAAGATAAGCTGTTTTTAGGTAATTTGGATGCTCAGCGTGATTGGGGCTATGCTGGTGACTATGTTGAGGCGATGTGGTTAATGCTTCAACACAATAAACCAGATGACTATATTATTTCATCTGGTAGAACAAGATCTGTTAAAGAATTTGTTGAAGTAGCATTTTCATCGTTAGATTTAGACTGGCACAAATACGTTGAAATAGATCCAAAATATTTCCGCCCAACAGAAGTCGATTTATTATTGGGTGATTCTTCAAAAGCTAGAGAGACGCTTGGATGGGCACCGAAAATTACTTTTGAACAGCTTGTTAAAATTATGATTGACAACGACATGAAGCATGCAAAGGTGGAAGAGTTTTTACAAAAATGATCGACTTAAAAAACGACAAAATAGTTGTAACTGGTGGTGCTGGTTTTGTTGGTCGCTATGTGATCGACAAATTAAAACTAGTTGGCGCGAAAGATGAAAACATATTTGTTCCGCGTAGCAAAGACTACAATTTGACATGCGAAACTAATGTTATTAGAATGTATAAAGATGCTAAACCAGATATTGTTATCCATCTGGCTGCTTCTGTTGGTGGTATTGGTGCTAATCGAGAGAACCCAGGAAAGTTCTTTTACGATAATATTATAATGGGTGTGCATTTAATAGAGCACGCACGTCATAACAGGGTTAAAAAGTTTGTTCAAGTTGGAACGATTTGTTCATATCCTTGTAATACTCCAGTTCCATTTTGTGAGGAGAAACTATGGGACGGTTATCCAGAACCAACGAACGCACCGTATGGGATTGCAAAGAAAGCGTTGCTTGTAATGTTACAAGCATACCGGCAGCAATATGGTATGAATGGTATTTGCCTATTACCAGTAAACTTGTACGGACCGGGCGACAACTTCAATCCAGAAAGTTCGCACGTGATGCCAGCACTAATACGAAAATTCCAAGAAGCAAAAGACAAAAAAGAACACGATGTCATTGTGTGGGGTAGTGGAAACGCTAGTCGTGAATTTTTATATGTAGAAGATTGCGCTAGGGCAATTGTTATGGCGACTAGAGATTACGACAATCCAGAGCCAGTAAATGTTGGTGCTGGATTTGAAATAACAATTTCTGAGTTGGCTAATAAGATAGCTAAAATAATAGGATTTAAGGGCACAATTTATTATGATCTTAATAAACCGGACGGGCAGCCAAGGAGATGCCTTGACGTCAGTAGGGCTTTAAATGAGTTTGGTTTTGTGGCAGAAACGTCATTCGATAAAGGGCTAAAAAAGACCATTAAGTGGTGGAATGACAACAAATGAAAGCACGCATTAGGACTTGCGAAGTTAAAGTACTATATCATAATATACTTTGCAAATGTGGTAATGGCAATATGATTGGTACTGGGATTGTTAAGTTGGTAGACAATAAGTATCAGCATCATCATGTGTGCGTTTACTTTAATACTGATACTTCAAAAGAATCTAGCCAAGTTAGTACAGATAATGGGTGTGGTCAAGCTGAGTGGTTTCCAGACAAATATCCTTTGCGTGAGGTGCGTGAAGTTCCAATCTGAGGAGTCTAGAAATGAAGAAGTCATTGCCAGTAATCGGCTGTGCTCTTTTGTTACTCGGCCTTTGGTTAATTTTTAAATGTGAAGCCAGTATTGATACTTCGGTTGCTCCGGTTACTCCAGCTATACCAGTTAAACCGACTGCAGATATCGATATAGGTCCAATCCATATCCATCCAAGACCAGGCAGTGATATTCCAGCACCACCTGTTCCAGATGATGACGTTTGCTCTAAGATACAATATACACCAACAGCCGCAAACCCAGTTGCACCTAAGGCTGATCCGGACGATTCTACTGATGAACAGCCATGCCCATGTGTTAATGGTAATTGTCCAAAGAAATCTATTGATGTGACTGTTAAAACAGATAATGTTGCGGTCGATGTTAAGAGTGAACAACCGACACAGAAATACCAAACATATAGGGTTCGTAAGAAGCTATTCCGATAAGGAGCCCAAAATGCTCGCATTTCTGAAGAATGATAGAACTAAATCTGTCGAATATTGGGAAGGTTGGCAGGCCGTCGAATTGCATAAACAGTGTGCCTACACAGATCCAAAACAGCGTAAAGAATGGGCAAAAGGATTTGCTGATGGCGTCATAGAAATGCGCGGTAGCAAGGCTTGGTACAAGAGTCGCACTATGATTGTCGGATTGAGCATGTTATTTGTTGGTGTTGGTTTAATTGGTTATGGCATATATAGTGGTGGCACTACAATTATTGGTGCTGGGACTGGCGTGACGGCCACTAGCGTTTTGATGGCGGCTTTGCGAATGATATCGAACACCAATATCACACTTGGTCCTGGTGGCGGTGGGCAATATACACCACCACCTAGCTAATGTTCACTTTGATGCCTAGATTGCAATTATTTCTGTCTGGGCACGCATAACCGCAATATAGTTCTCGCATTAGCCATCCATATCTTTTTATAAAGTCTGATATTCCCTCAGCCTCATCTGGAATAGCATTATACCATTTATGTCTTTCTAGATGCCTCTTTATAATATCAACTTCACATTTCAATAGCTCGTCTAGATGTGCACAAGGTGTATCTGCCATAGCTGTCTCCTCCTTCGTATATTTCAACAAACTTAATACAGAGAAGAACTACAAAACCTAAACGTAAATAATAATATGAAAGCTAAATGTCCATTTTGTCTTGGTGGCAAGAACGCAAATTGCGAGAAATGCCATAGTACTGGATCGATGAGTGTCGGATTTGCTGAGGGTAATATCTGGACCAGAAAATGCACTAATCCAGAATGCGGTGTCGAGAACGGAGGATGCATTGTAAAGGGTGATAAAGAACCACAAGAAGCATCTGGACCGTGCCCTTGGTGTAAGTGTCCTACCCATTGGTTATTTCTAGGAAATACTGATGAGATAGAACAAGAATAGCATTACTGAGCAAAAATAATATCAGAGGTCTGGGAGTGAAAGACCTAAATAACTACAGGAGCTGATCCTAAGATGGACAAAATTAAGCAGCTATTGCAAAAATGTGGTTTGTCACCTGAAACTTCCGCCGAATTATGCGGAGCTATCGACAACCACGCAAATACGCTGAAAGAGCAGTCGGACACAGAATTTCAAACACGCCTTGCGAAAGCAAAGAAGGTGTGCTTTGAAGAGGTTGAGGCCCATAAGGCTGAACTTTCTAGACGGCTCCAAATCTTCTTAGAAGCTAAGAACTCTACTATCGAAGAGCTCATAACCCGGCAGTCTGCTAATAAGGAAACTGAAGCTGTTGCCAAGCTCGAAAAAATCTATGCTCTCTTAGAGGGCATTGAGCTTGATGGCCAGTCTAACAGTGAACTTAAGGCTGAAATCGACAAGTTCAGAAAGCTTGCAGAGCATCTCGTAGAAGAGCGCAACGGCGCAGTTGCCAAGGCGAAGCGTTGTGTCAGCATTTCAGAGCGAGTTCTCAAACGCAACCGCGTTTTGGAGCAATCTTTGAGTGAAAACCGAGACACGCCGAAAACTGGCAGAATTGATGAATCACGCAACTCCGCACCACGTCGGACAACTCAGCGAACTCTCAAAGAGAACGTTGAAACGACTACTGTGGTTAAGCGTGTGGCACCAGTCGGAACCATGCAGCCTCCACGCAGCCCAGCTGAAGTGGCAGCCGCCATGGACGAGGTTATCTGAACAATTCGATCTTCTGATACATAGCCACGTGGCTAGTATCTTTGAAGCAAGCAACACACTAACAAGGACATTTCCCTATGTTGGCTACTAGACAAAACAAGCCGCAGGCTCGCCATCTGGTCGAATCACGTAATCGTCGCCAGATGATTACCGAAACAGCCGATCCGCACCAAGCAACTGTCTTGTACGAATCGACCAAGAACCCGACAGTGAAGCGTTGGGCTCCGGTCCTCAACAAATGCCGCGAAATTCGGCCCCAAAAGATGGGCTTGATGTCGGCTTTGTTCGAGAACCAGTACAAGCACATGAACCCGACCGGTCGTTCGATGATCTTGGAAGATCAGACGACCACCGGCAACATCGCGGACTTTACCCGCTTTGCGTTGCCTTTGCTCCGCAAGAGCTTCCCCAAGTTGATCGCTGACAATTTGGTCGGCGTTCAGCCAATGAGCCAACCGGCTTCATTGATTTTCTACATCCGCTACAAGTACGCCATGACCAAGGGCCAGACAATCGCTGGTACCCAGATCATGCGTCAGAACACTTCGCAGGCTTATGCGAAGCAAAACGGATGGGCACTCGATCCTTACTACTCTTCGCAAGAAGTGCACGGTGAGGACGCCACGATTCAGCCAGGCAACATGGTTGTTACACAGACCTTGGCCCATCGTCCAGTTTTGGCTGGTACGGTTGTGGTCGAAGTTTACGACAATCTCGCCGCCGCTGGCCCGAATTGCGACAACCCGATTCCTTGCCTCCGCGTCAGTTTCGACGCGAACGGTGCGCCAGACGTCGTGGTCAAGGGCGATTGCAGTGGTACGATGGGTGAATTGAATGTTGACATCACCCCAGGCGCTACGTCGTTCGATCATACGACCGGTGTTGCCAAGGTTACGTTGTCCGGCAGTCCTCTTCCAGCCGACGCCGTTGCTCGCGTTAACTACGAGTACGACCTCGAAGCGAATCCTTTCCAACCAGAAGTCACGTTGAGCATCGACAGTGATAGCGTTGCGGCTGTTACTCGTAAGCTCAAGACCTCGTGGTCGTTGGAAGCCGCTCAAGATCTCAAGTCAGTGCACAACATTGACGCCGAGAGCACATTGACGGACCTCATGGCCGATGAAATGGTCGCCGAAATCGACCGCGAAATCATCAACGACTTGATTATCGCTGCCGCTATTCGTGCGACTCATAACTTCGCCACCGCAGCCGGTGCTTCAGTCAACTTCACAGACCGTAATATCGCCTTGCTCTACAAGGTGCTCGAAGTTGCCAATATCATCCACAGAACCACCTTGCGTGGTCCTGCCAACTGGATGGTGACCTCCGCTGATATCAGCTCCAAGTTCGAACAGCTGAATGACTTCCGTTCGTCAGACGCCTTCGTACAAGAGGGTGTGGACATCGGAATCATGAACGCTGGTACGATCCAGGGCAAGTTGCGGTTGTACAAGGACCCACTCTTCCCGAACTGCAAGATCCTCTTGGGCTTCAAGGGTTCGAGCGTTCTGGATGCTGGTTACTTCTACGCTCCGTACATCCCACTGCTGAGCACTCCAACAGTTCTCGATCCGAACAGCCACACCCCCACCAAGGGGATTATGACACGTTATGGAAAGAAACTGATCGAGGATGGTGGCCTCTATTACGGTACGATATCTGTGACAAACCTCTAATAGTTTGTCATAATATTGTGAAAACGAAAATCTAGAGCCGGGTTGGAGAAATCCCACCCGGCTCTTTTTATAGATATTGACACATCGACTTGGCTATGATATAATGAAATTATGACACGTATTTAATGTGTGAAAATCAATATTTATCCAAGTCATAATGCCATCACCAATTCCAGTTACCGATCGATTCTCTGATTCTGATAAAGTAGAAGTTAGATATTTATTTAATAACGGTGCCACTCAGCAAGAGATAGCCGAAAAATTTGGCGTGTCAAGACGGACAATAATGAAGCTTTGTAATATTCTTGGTTTATCGAGATCTGCTTCTGATGCTGGGCACATCGGTGTAAAGTCAGATTTAGATAAACCTGATATTTTAAAAGCGATTTCAGATTTACGCGGATCGGGTAAATCTCTTTCAGAGATTGCGCTGTCAGTTGGGAGATCGACATCAGCAATCTCAAGGCTATGCGCCAATCACGCGATTATACAGCCACCAAAACCATATAATTATACAAAAATAGCCGCAGAATATCAGGCTGGCAATACATTAACCGAGCTATCAAAGAAATATTCTATTAGTGTCGAAAGCATTGATAGGAAATTGAATAGGATGGGTGTGAAGCTGAGGGCACCAATTATGAAGTTTAATGGCCATCGTAAGCATGATGTACCATTAAATAAGGATGAGATAGCTGCCGACTATCTAAAATTAGGGTCTTTATCAAAAACTGCTGAGAAACACGATTGCACTATGACATATGTGCGAACTATTTTAGAATCTCGCGGTATCGTTATAAGAACCACATCTGAAATAATGTCCGGGGAAGGCAATCCATTTTTCGGTAAGAAGCACCCAGAAGAAATAGCAAAATATTGTGCCGAAATCGGATCAATATCTGGAAGGGTGTTTTGGGAACAAAATCCAGACTATGCAGTTATTGTTTCTCAGAAGCAAAAAGAGTTATGGCTAGATCTTGAAAAAAGGAAAGCAGATTCCGAACTAATCAGTAGGCTGAGACAAGAAGGTAAATGTAATTCATATAAGGGAGCAATACATACCAGATTTGGTCAAATTCAATTCGATTCAAGTTATGAGTTAGCATTCATTGAAAAGTGTGATAGTGATCGTCGAATTGTTCATCTTGAACGCGATTTTGCATTAGTTGAATATGATTATAATGGTATACACATATTTATTCCCGATTTTCGAATTTGGCTTGAGAATGGCGATTTTCTCATCATCGAAATGAAGTCGATATGGCTAGCAAAACAGCCAAAAGAACTTGAAAAAATCAAAGCGGGATTCGACACTTTTTTGGATAAATTTTTTGTTTTGGATAATTCGAATCTTGATGAATTATCTGATAGATTGTCTGCAATATTACAACCGACCGAATTCAATTTTAATGACTTGATTGTTTTAGAAGTATCTAAGGCTGATTACTTGCGATTCTATGGTTGTTTTCATTATCTCGGAAGAACAGGTAGGCATGGTTTTACTATTGGTGCATACTTATACGACAGGCTTATAGCCTGCGCAACTATTGGATCGATCACGAGGAATGAGATAGCAAAAAAACAAAATGTACTACCATCACAAATTAGAGAATTAGCAAGATTTTGCATTCACCCAGATTATCATAAACACAATTTCGCAAGTTGGCTATTATCCAAGGTGACAGCTACGTATCGTAAACAGCATCCAGAAGTATTAAAGTTTGTAGCATTTGCAGATACGACTGTTGGCCATATTGGGACAATGTATAAAGCCGCTGGTTGGAAACTAGATGGATCGACAAAAGCAAGCTATCATTATGAGGACAAGTCTGGTAAAATCATTCATAAGAAGACTGTCTGGGATAGTGCTAAAAATAAATCAATAACAGAAGATCAATATGCGATATCAGAACATTATATGAAAGTGAAAGAATCGCCAAAGAATAGATTCACATATAATATTGATTGATAGAGAACACATAGTAAAGGCATGACCAAAGAGCAGGCGATAATGGCATTGGCCGATCCGACGTTTCCGGAATCAGCTTTCTATATCAAGGATGATGAACTCAACTAGTCGCTCATTAATGAAGAAACAAGAAGATATAAAACTCGATTTTCCGTATTATTTGGTACGCAATCAAACCAGAGATTTTGTAGGATAACAGACAATGAAGCAGACAAACAAAATGGAACAGATTGAAAGTTATTACAATGCATTCATGAATGTTTTTAAGGATATCAAAAAACCTAGTAGTTCATCTTCATCTGACTCTAAAAAATCAGCAAACGTCGCGGATGACAGGAATACGATTTTATTAGAATCGTCGCTTGTTGAAGAATTCACACGTGAAGTGATTCAAGAATATCTCAATACACACTACCCAAAGGCTCCAAACCGCTCAATATTCAAACTAAAGCGTGATGGTTGGCCAAACCCTCCTCTTGATTGGTATGATTCAATTGGCGAGTATATTGGAGAAATAAAGTATACCAGATACGTTTTTTCACATCTCGACGAAAGCCGTTCTCTTGGTGTTGGTATACCAGAATGGAAGATACGCAATTTACAGATGGCGTGCGGCTTTCGCGATTCTCCTTGCGCATCATTTTTTAAGTTCGCTTGGTTCGTTTATTGTGATATACGTGGCGAAGTGTATTACATATCAATATCGCCAAAGCTGAATAAAATCATTGATGAGGCTTTTGAAAAAGGAAGACCAATCGATTCCAAGATACCGTATGTCCACTATGGTAGATTAGAGAGCCGTGCGGATCGCTGCGATGCGCCTCCAGACTTTACAAGAGCATTGTTTGTACCATCTCAGCTATGGGTGCATATGGGAACTATTCCGGAAATTAAGATGCTGCAGATTAAATCGTCTGCTGCCTCTATAGCATTCAGAGCATTAAAAAAGCAAAAACATAAATAATGCCTTACGACGATAATGGACAGTGGTATGATTATGAAACAGAGCCGTGGCGTCGGTATAACGAGGAAGACGATCCTCGTGGAAATTCTGAGAATTGGGAAGATGGTGAATATCGTCGCCCACCAAATCCTAACTTCTTTTACCGCACCATCAGTTTACCAGAAGGAACAATATTGGCAAAGCAATCAGAAAAAGCGTATCTTATTAGTATGCCTGGGAATCGATCTGATGTCTGGATTCCGATTATGAGGAATGCGAGAACTCCACCAATATTACATGGTGACGCGAGGAACCTGACAGCGATTGATTTACCTGAGTGGCTATATAAAAAGAAAATACGACAATTTATGGCTATAGAAGAGCCAAACACCGAATCGTTTCAAGAATTCGATGAATTTGGGTAATATTATGCAAAGGCTCTATACTGTCACAGGCACCTTGTCTGTTCGCGATAGTGTTGTGCTAGAAGTGACAGCACATAGGAGCTCCGGTATTCGGTCTTATCATTGTGAGCTTGATGAGCCTATCTCTGGTATATTCGACGACGATGGTAAGGCTAAAGTCGTAATATTTGCCTGCGATGTTAGTGGCGGTGATAAAATCTGGCTTGATTCGAAAAGTGAGCAATTTATTCGAAAGCCTGGTAGACCGCGATCATCATGGGGTCCACGAGATCCGGCTACGAAGAAGGCGACATTACTTGAGATGGCCAGGAGTATACAAAAGCGACCGTCAAATAGGTCGAAAGACGAAATAGAAAGATCGCTTGGTGCAGCATTAAACAATTATACTTGCAAGACAAACGCCGGTTATGATGCCGATTTTGATGAGTTGATACGTGCGATAATGCCAGAATGGTTCAGGCTACCGAAACAAGAATATTATGCGTATCTAATGAAGATTACCAAGAAACCACGAAATAAAGTGAGTTGTAATGCCGCAAAATAGAACATCCGCTCCGCGTTTTAATGGCAAATTGAAAAGAGAAATCGCAGTAGAAGCCTTCAAAAAGTATGGGCCTAATGCGACTATCCAGCAAGTAGACGCACATTTTCAGAAGTACGGCTTACCAAATTGCGAACGATCGATGTTCAGCGCAGCAAAACGCGTGGCTGATGGTAAAGTGCCTCCGCTGCGCCGCAAATATCGACGTAATGCAGATGATGAAAAGGACATACTCGGTTTAATTATCAGAGCGAAGCAGTTGGCCTATGATCTTGGGGGATGGGATCATCTGGAAGAATTCATTGATGTTCTAAGTGATACTAACCTATATTAAGGAAAAACATGAACGCTTATTATACTTCTCAATTAGTCCGTGATGAACCGATGACCATCCATCCGTCAAGAATGACTATTTCTTGCACCTTGGAATTTAGACCTGTTCTTGCTGGAACTGTTGTTGCCGAAATACGTAAAGGTGACGGTAGCCTCATTCTTCGCATTCCTTTTGATGAAAATGGAAAGCCATTCAATTGTGTTGGAACCGAAGAGTGTCTACAGGGGATGGGGTCGTGGGGCACTATATGTGATAGCAATGCAAGGACAGTACAGATAATACTTACAAAATCGTTGCCCGACGATGCCGTTGCTAAAGTTAATTACGAATATACAATGGACGAACCGGCTGACGGACCGGCCTGATTAATATATCATATTTGTCGTGCTATAAATGGCTTGAGGAGTCAAGCTATGTTCGTATTCACTAAAAATAACCAGCCGGTAGTAATAAATGTCGCTGGCATCATAGGTCTCGTCGTTTCCGAGACGTCAACAGCGGCTAAACGGTTCATCGAAGAAAGCGATGAAGGGCCATACGACTGCATCGGAACATATGTTGTTAGTGATTTCAAGAAGTATATTGACGCCTCTTTTTGTAGCAATGTGTTCTTGGTAAGTGTGAGAGAAAAATCATTACAATTGCGGACTATGACGATCAAACAAATTCTTTTGGTTGCTCAGAGACAAACGTGTCTTCGCAGATCAGCAAAAAAACCAAACATATCAAAACCAAAACCATTGAAACGTGGCGTTCAAAAAACAGTTCAGCTTAAGCAAGATGAAGAAGCGATGCTGAGGGGGCTATCCGATTATGATTTCACTTCACTTGTACCTATTGTACAGACCATCGAGATCAAGAAACCGAAGTTTAAATCGGTCCGTTTAAAGCTGCCTGTTGATCTCGACGAAGCGATTCGCAACGCTACAAATACAAAAGGACGCATAGACAGCAAATATCGAGGCATTCTTATCGCTGCCGCTACGAGGTATCGCGAAAAATATCCGCTACCGAACATCTTTAAGAAGCCTAATAACAAATCGTATTCACAAGCAGAGCGAATCAGACGTCGAAATGAACCTACGAAGTTGCAACGTAGGTGCGTCGTATGCCGTCTAACCAATGATGATTTTCGCCTACTCAGCAACCTTGGATATGGACGACCTGAAATTGTAACAAAGCATCAGGCACTATGTGAATTAACTGAAATAGTTAATAAGATGAACTCGTGTGGAGAGTTCGACGGAATCAAGAGTAGACGGCGTAAATCGTGTCGTATAGAGATTCCGCCAGTGCTTGTAGATGCTATAACGACAAGACAAGCTGATAGTGGTGAAGGCTTTCAGACCATATTGATCGCCGCAGCAAAACAACTAAAGCAGAAATCGCCAGAAAATCTATGAAAATCGAGACGCCAGAAGATTTTATTAACCGTTTGTTTATCTGTCTGACGCACCAACCGTGTATGCAGCGTGAAAATCCGCTGTGCGAATGCACAATAGATTTAGCGTTTTTGATTGACCTTTTTAAGCGGCAGGATGGTCGCTGCGCGATCACGAATGTGCCGATGATGACACATTATGGCATGGAGGCCATCTGCATTGATCGCATAGACTATGACAAGGGATATATCCCAGATAACGTCCATCTTGTTTGTCAATGGACTACTCATGCCAGGAATCATGAATCTCTTATAGCTTTCAAATCGGTATTATCACATTTTCTAATAGCCCATCACGGCGACACAGTTGTAGTCGATGGGCGCAATATGAATCCAGGTTGTGTCTATGACAACTAAACAAGAAGCAATTTTTAAATTTAACACCATACTAGCCAAGCAACGAAAAAAGCTTGCCCGCGACAAGCAGATTATCGCTGCTATGTGCAATAATCCGTCGCCCAGTGATATGGTCAGTCATAGCGTCAGATCATCCAATAGGTTTGTCGAGCTTGTGGCATGCGTATCCGAGGTGGCTGAATATATCGATAACGTTTTGCCTGGACTTAATGATGATCTATCGAAGGCAACGCAAGAACAATATGATTTCATGAGGCAACGGCTGCACATACAAGAGAGGGAGTTAAGAGATCTGAGGAGAACGGCTGAATCGAGAAAAGCATTATTAGATCAGGACGCCGAAGTAATCAAACAATTAAGAGAAAGAGTCGAGTCGTTAGAAAAAACGCCCACGTACGAAAAAAAGACAATAATAGAATGTACGAAAAGGATTACGACTGAGCACAAAATAACGGAGTGTAAAAATGCATTTGGACTACAAATCCATATAGCCAAGCATGCGATAGATCGATTTAGAGAACGGACTGGATGTACGCAAGACGATACTTATATTGCAGATAAACTTCACGAAATGTTCAACAGGAGCACAGAAGTTGAACTTATGAAGAAGTATGCTGTGCTGACGATTATTAAGCATCACTGCAGAACCGCTAGGTATTTTACCTCTGATGGTTGGATTTTGGTTGTTGAATGGTATAAGAACAGAAACGTTTTAAGAACGATACATAACGGCCAAGCAAAACGCTGGCAAGCTAAAAAAGACTAAAAATGTCAAAACATAACACGGCGTTATTTGAAGTACGTGTTAATCTTCCCGATGGCGTCACATCGAGCCAAATGAAGCAATATATCTTGGAGTCGGTTCAGTCAATGTGCGGCTGCTTGTCGCCAGACGATCCGCTGTTTGAGCTTGATAGAAAAAATGTTAAAGTAGTGTCCTTGGGAACCTTTGAGACTTTGACTTCCATAATTCCTAAAAGCCACATCAATTGAGGTTACTGGTTGTTGGTGAAACGACAGTAATCTCTTAATTTGCCCGACTTAGTACCGATATCGACAACTAAGTGAAGAATTAATAGTATACACTCGTCGTGCTATAATAGACGGTCTGAGTTTATATTCGTTTATACCTCTGTGATGGGATGATTATGGGATTAGATCAGAAAACGATTGTCGTAAAGAATCGTGTCTTGGCTGGTGATAAGCCTGTGAAGACGATCGTTTTGGGCAATAGGACAGTCAAGACGATAACGCTGTGGCAATTTCAGAACGACATCATCTTAGATCATCTGTCGAAAAATCGACATACGCTCACTGAATCTCCGACTGGTTCTGGTAAGTCTTCAATAATGTTAAGTTATGCCGCTCTGTCGTCTGAAAAAGGTAAGAAGACAGTCATCATAACGCCAATGCTTGGAATCAATCATAATTTTCGCAAATATGTAGCACATTCAAGATTCTGTGCAAAAGGTAGCAACCGTGAATATGTCGTTCCACATGGTGGAATAGTTGAAGAGCCAAAGAAACATAAAACAAAAGCATTAAAACAATTTTTGAGCGGTCCAGACAATTCAATCTATGTCGCTACTTACAGAGCTTTTAAAATGGCTCTGGATACTGGTGCGAATGTTTCTGATGTTGTTCTGCTTGTCGATGAAGTCCATCATAGTGATGTCGAGAAAGATGCTAGTCATCTCGGATCGATATTGAGAACTTGTAATAAAAAATGCAGTGAAGTTCATTGCTTTACAGCTACAGATTTTCGTACTGACGGTGGTTGTCCAGTACCAAAAGATTTTCATAAATATCGGCGTACACTGGCGCAGCATTATTCTGAGGGATTTTGCCCCGATTTCGGAGTATTTGCTAGATTCTACCACAGTGTAAACAAAGTTGATTTTGAAAAGATGGCCAACGGCAAGAACATAGGTGATCCGAAGGCTTTATTAGAAGCCTATGTAGATGAATATGAGAAAAATCCGCTGCCGACTATGATGTATGTCGATAATGCGAAGCAGGCAAACGCATTACAGAGAATGTTGTTAGTAAAACTACCAAATCTTAAGATCTTGAATCTTGGCTCTGACGACGGTATTGCGTTAGTATCAGATAATGGTAAGTTGTGCAAGATTAAATTTACACACCTGTCTGATATGCCACTAGATATTGATGCTGTAATATCGATCAAGCTTTGCAACGAGGGAGTTGATTGGGCAGAATGTGCACAGACATTCTCACCTAGAGTAACAAGCTCACTTCAACTCTTCATGCAAAGGTGCATAGGACGGACACTACGGCGAAAACGGAAATTACATGTGTCGCCGTTTTACTCAAGAGTCGTAATATTTGAAATCAGTTTGAATGATCATGACAGAGATGAAGTTACGAAGGCATTCCTACCAATGGCTATCGTCTTGAAGGCGATATGTGAGGGCCTCGATTTCACCGATACTTTCATATTAGAACTGCCAGGAAAGCATCGGCACAGGTTTGAATCTGAACGAACCAGATTGAGAACAAAATCGAATGTATCTATTAATACCGAAATTTTACAGAAGCTTCTATATAAAGCAACAACAGGTGCGTCTGCCGCAGAATTGATAATTTTGTGTCACGATTTATATGCTTCAAAAGGAATCGAACTTAGCGGTGATGTTGTTACAGGATTGCTGATGCAAACTGGTGTAATCGACAAAGCTGATGTGATCGATCTCAAAGAGGCCATAAGACTTCGAGATAAGAATCTTGAAATAAGATCGTTCGCTGGATTCGTCGCAGAATACGCAGAAGAAATTGCTAAGCTTAGAGTAATTGGTGTTTCTGATTTTGTTGGAATTCTCAGTGGTCGGAATGACCTCGATGTAATAGCGAGGATGCTGGTTGATTATACTAGAAATTCAGCAGATCACAATAAAGAGCAATTATTTATTTTGGCTAAGAACGGTGCAGATAGACCGTCAAACAAGCACATCAATAATCCAGATTCTGAGGAACGCCGACTTGCAACTGCATTAGTAAATTATACTTGTGTGCATTCCAATACATACGATCATGAATTTGATATAAAAATTCACGCTATGGCACCGTCGTGGTTTGAAGATAAGCTGGCAAAGAAAAAACATGAGATTATTGATTTGGCGAGAAGTGGCGGTGAACGACCATTACAAAATAGTGATGACACCCATATACGTGCATTAGCATCTGTGCTATCGAAATTCACAAATTCGACACATCGTGGATCTATTTTCGACAAGAAAGTACGACGTTTAGCCCCACAATGGTTTATTAATACAGCATTAGAAAACAAGAAAAAATTATTGTCTATGGCTAAGCGTGGAATACGCCGACCAACTAACAATAACAATTGGCATTCTACTGACGAGGAAAAACGATTGTGGGCAAAGTTTTGCCGTTATATCGATCCAAAAGCTAACACTTACGATCGAGATTTTACTGAGAAGGTACGTTTTTTGGCACCACATTGGTTCGTTGACTCTGCAGAAGAGAATAGAAAAGAGCTGCTACGACTAGCTTACAGCGGTGCTGAGCGTCCTAGTACTGGGTCTGATGACGCCAACATGCGTCGGCTGGCTGTTGTAATGAATAATTATTGTCGAATTAATCAAGATTTTATGCATGAGATTCGCCTTGCAGCCCCTGCGTGGTTTATAAATACAGCAATCGAAAAGAAGGATAGATTGTTAGAGATGGCTCGCAATGGTGAAAAACGTCCGACAACTAATCACAAGCACAGAAATGCATTAGCCGTTGCGCTCGGAAGTTATACTAATCCAAAAAACAAAATATATGATCCTGACTTTGATCATAAAATTAGAACTCTTGCGCCTCGGTGGTTCGTCAAAACGATCGAAGAAACCGGTAAGAAGCTAATAGATAGAGCCAAATCTGGCCTAAATAAGCCTAGTATGCGCAACCAAGAAGAGAAAAGTATGGCGATGCTGATGCATAAGCATATTCCTTGGATTGATAAAGAGTTGCGTGTTATTGCTCCACAATGGTTCGTTAATTATGCACCGGATAAAAGAAAGAAAATTATAAAAATAGCTAGAGATGGCGGTGATAGGCCGTGTCAAAATACACCTCTCGGCATGGCTCTAAGTAGCTATATTAATAAGAACAATCGTGGATATAATCTAGAATTTCATAATGAACTCAAGAAGCTGCGTCCAGACTGGTTCGATAGTAGATCTATTAATGTCGCCAGAAAGAAGAAACGAGAATTACTACAGATTGCTAAAAATAAATCAGAACAACCTAGAAAGACCTCTCACGATCGCAAGATGAGGACTCTTGCAATATGGTTTTGCCGCTTTTCAAATAGCGAAGGCCCTTATTATGACCAGGCTTTTTGTGATGAGATCAATAAGCTTGCACCATCTTGGTTTGGTGCTGTTATAAATAGAAAATCGGAGCTTTTGTCGCTCGCTAAAACAGATTCGAGACGACCATTATCCCACACAAGCCTTGGGAGATCATTATATCATTATACAGATCCGCAACATCGATGTTATGATATTGGATTTGATAGGCAAATCCACGAACTTCGACCAGATTGGTTTATTTATAGAAAGAATGGTGATCGATACGCTGGTCCAAATAAATATCGCGATTTCTTGTTGGAAGTATTGAATTATTATAAATTCACAAAATTCACAACAGATCATGAATTTTGGACTCTTGGTGGATCGGAATGGCATGAATACCGATATTTGGTGAAGACTGGTATATCATTCAAACCGACTTCATATCATAATGTTGATCGAGAAGAATTGAAAGAATTATTAGATATATCTGTATGTCACCATCCAAATACAGAATTTTCTGATATTCATCGATTGTGGAATAAGCCAGCCGTCATATCGTATGATAGTACCGTCGCTTTAGTTCAATCCAATACTGGTATTTGGCAAGAGCTATGCCACCTCGGTATATCTGCAGCAAAGAAATCAGGAAATGCGCTGATTGTTTGGAATTTTATGGTTGGATACGCCAATAAGATGTATAATACAATAGACACAGATTTATATGACAATTGGATACAAATAATGGAAGATTTGGCTGAACATAGTGGTATCTCAGTTGATTTTTACAAAGACGGGCAAATCACACAACGTAAAAAATCACACACACCGATGCTTGCTGGATGTTGCAAGCTCACATTAGTGCAAGCAGCACAGAAAACAGCTTAATGGCTAAACAAAATGACGAGAAGACACGCATAAGTGGAACTAGGGAATGGTCAGTTGCATCTGTGAATTGTATGACTGGATGTGAGCATGATTGCCGTTATTGCTATGCTAGAGCACAAGCTATACGATTTCGACGAATCAAATCGGCGGGCGACTGGAAAACTCCTATCATTCGCATAGGTGAAGTTTCTAAAAATAGGAAATTGATTGCTGGTGGTCGCATTATGTTTCCGACTGCTCATGACATTACACCAAACGTACTTGATTCGTGCTTGAAAGTGATTGAGAAATTGCTGATGGCTGGCAACGAGATACTGATTGTGAGTAAGCCACATCTAAAATGCATCAAAAGCATTTGTAATCGATTCGAGATTTTTCACAAGAAAATCTTGTTTCGGTTTAGTATAGGTAGTATGGATGATCGAATTTTGAGCATATGGGAACCAGACGCACCAAATTTTAAGGAACGGCTCAAATCACTACGATTTGCACATGAGGCTGGTTACGCCACAAGCATTAGCTGTGAGCCTCTTCTTGACGTTGAAAACGTCCGAAAACTATTTGATATCATAGAGCCTTTTGTGACTGATTCCATTTGGATTGGAAAGATGAATCGGATTAGCAAGAGGGTTAGTGGAGTATCAAAGGAAGAAATAAAACGTATCAGGGACGGCCAGACTCATAAATCAGTTAAAAAGGTTTACATTGAATTAAGTAATGAGCCAAAAGTGCGATGGAAAGAATCGTATAAGGAGGCTCTCGGTTTAGATCTTGCCGCTACAAGTGGTTTAGATACATAATACTTTGCCAACGATTTATTATATGGTAGAATCTGAATATTTGCCAGTAAAACGACCAAGCCGTAACAGCAGTAGCCACAAAGAGCGAAAACTTGCAGAATCGTTACGCAGATATACTACAGAGAATAGTGTAAGCTATGATGTCGAATTTACTGCGGAAATTCTAGCTTTACAACCACATTGGCTTGCTCGCCGTATTAAATCAGCGCCTATAAAGCGAAAGCTATTAGAAATGGCTAAGAGTGGAGCCAGAAAACCGCTTAATCTTTCACATCCATCTGGGCCGTCAGAAGTTTTGGAAAGAAAACTTGCTGGTGCGTTGTGCTGCTATATACATAAAAACAGTAGTAGCTATGATCCAGAATTTGATAGACAGATTCGCGAAATACGGCCAGAATGGGCTGCAAAACCAAATTTAACAGCTGTAAAAAAACAAAAAATACTGGAAATGGCTAAGAATGGAGATAAAAAGCCAAACGAGAAATCAGAAGAGCATTTAAATAGAGTGTTGAGTCGCAGTATTAATAAGAATAGTAGTTGTTATGATCTAGAATTCGATATAGAGGTTCATAAACTTCGCCACGATTGGTTTGAAAATTCTGTAACAACAATAGTAAAAAAGCAGATGGTAGCAGCAAAAAAACAAAAGCTATTAGAAATGGCTAGGAATGGAGAGGGAAGACCAACTAATTTTAACCATCCATCAAGCCCTTTAGAAATATCAGAATCACGTCTTGCGATAGCATTGAAAAACTATACACGTAGTGGTCATGCGCGAACTAGTTATGATCCAGAATTCGACGCCGAAATTCGCACACTTCGCCCTGATTGGTTCGAAACTTTTATTAGAAAGCCAGACGGCTCAATGTTTAGAACTTCGTCTGCTTTAAAGAAACAAAAATTACTAGAAATGGCAAGAAAAGGAGAAGAGAGACCATCTTGTAAATTAACAAATTTAGGCACTGCTATTGCACGCTACACAAACAGTAACAAAACGCAATATGATCCAGAATTCGACGCCGAAATTCGCACACTTCGCCCTGATTGGTTCGAAAAAACGGCTTTAAAGAAACAGAGACTATTAGAAATGGCTAAATCAGGAGTCAAAAAGCCAAGTAGGTCGGGAGATATAGCAGAAAAGCGTCTTCTTTGGGCTTTGGCAAGCTACACATCAAAAAGTAGCGAATGTTATGATCTAGATTTCGACGTCGAAATTCGTGCACTTAGTCCTGAGTGGTTTAACAGGCAGTTACAGAAGGCTTAAATGGACTAGATATATAATACCCCATTAGTGGTATTGACAGCAATTTTTCGCCGTGTTATAATGGAATGCACCGGGGACGTCCCCGGTGCATTTAACTTATAAAGGGATATGAAATGTCAAAGAAAAAGAAGCCAGAACCGCACGACCAGAACGTTATAAAGCAGAACAAGCAGAAGCTTCTCGAACTTGCAAAAGATGGGGCCGATAGGCCAAGAAAGAAGAACGAGTTTAAACTGGCGTTACTACGATACTGCCGATGCAACAGCCCATACGACGTCAATTTTAACAGGGAAATTCGTTTTTTGAGGCCAGATTGGTTTGGCGGTTCCAAACCAAAGACTGCTTCGGTGATTAAAAAAGAATTGATGAAGATGGCGGCTGATGGATCTGCACGACCAAACAGCAGGAAATGGAACTATTATAAAAAGAATCCACTTCAAACTTCTTCGGCCAAGGAACGCAAATTAGCCGAAGAAGTTTATGATGCTGCCGTCAAGGAACAATATCTTGGACGTGCATTGATCAGATTTACTGACAAAAGGTGTAAGGATTACGATGCGAATTTCGATAAGAAAGTACGCACCATGCGATCTGATTGGTTCAAGAAATAATCAAAATAGAAGAATGTAATATGTTAACAGATTATCAAAAGAATTTGATTGAACAACTCCGTACTAGTGGTGTGTCGGTCGAAATGATCGAAACAGGTATTGGTAAATCTGCTGTTGAAAATAAATGTCGTTTATTGTGTATGGCCGCAAATGGAGAAAAGCGGCCTGGTAAAAACGAGACTCTTGGGACGGCATTAAAACGTTATTCAAATGCTGGCAGCTATGATTCTGAATTTGACGCAGAAATCCGCAAATTAAGGCCGGATTGGTTTGATGATATGGCAGCAGTTAAAAAACAAAAGCTGCTCGCAATGGCTTTAACTGGTTCTTCGCGGCCAAATAGCGCGAAGCATCATCTTGGTCGTGCATTGATCAATTACACAAACAAAAGTCGAAAGACATACGATGATAAGTTTGATGCTAAGATTCGTGCCCTAAGACCAGACTGGTTTAACAAATGATTAAGACTGAATATTTACCAGTAAAAAAGCCAAGCCGTGATAGTAAGAATTGTTGTGAGCGTCATTCCGCAGAAGCATTGCGCAGATATACTACACCTGGAAGTGGAAGTTATGATGAAAGCTTTGCTACTGAAATCTTTGCTATTCAACCACAATGGAAGCCTAACACTAATTCTAAGATCGACATAAACGAAAGCAAGCGAAAATTGCTTGAGATGGCCAAGAATGGAGAAAAAAGGCCGAGTATATCATCAAAGAACGTAGATGAAAGGTGCCTTGCAGGCATATTATATAGACATACTGCACCTAATAAAAACTACGACGCAGAATTCGCTGCGGAGATTTTTGCTTTGCAGCCGCGTTGGCGTTCTTGTCGTACAATAAGAAATGTACAAGAGAATATGCGAATGATAATGAAGATAGCTAGAAGTGGCGGCGAAGATCCTAAAAAATCGAAAGATGTAGACATAAAACGTCTCGGTGCGGCATTACGTAATTACGAGAAACACCATCCCGAATTCACCAGAAAAATTCGGGAACTTCGCCCAGATTGGTATGTATATGAAGATCCAACAATACCAAAAAAACAAAAATTGCTTGAAATGGCTCGTAGTGGAAAGAGAAAGCCGAGAATTTGGGAAGCTTCTGAAAAACGTTATGCAGCAGAATTATCCAGATATACATACAAGCAATGCTTAAGCTATGATCTGAAATTTGATATTGAGATTCGTAAAATACGACCTGATTGGTTTGATACATTGACTGTGGCGGAAGCCAAAAGACAAGAACTATTGAAAATGGCTAGGGATGGTGATGACAGGCCAAATGCCGGATCTAAAAACCTTCACATACGGCGTTTGGGTGAAGCTCTGAAAGCATATGTAAGCAGGAATCACGAATTCGCAGTAGAAATACGTAGGCTTCGACCCGACTGGTTTGGTAGAGCACACGATAGAGTGTGTAAAAATAAGCAAAAATTACTAGAATTAGCGAAAAGTGGATCTAAAAGACCAACTAACAAACTTGGTGGAGCTTTTATAACATATACTAACAAAAAAGTCAATTTGTCTTGTTATGATCCAGAATTTTATAAAGAGATCTATGCACTACGACCAGATTGGTTTGGTAAAGTGGCTGCTAAAAAACAAAAATTGCTTGAAATGGCCAAAAACGGAGAAGTGAAACCAAATAAGTCACATGCTCTATATAACGCAATCCATAGCTACGCAAAAAAGAGCGATCGCCGATATGATCCTGAATTTGATGCGAAACTTCGTAGTATTCGTCCAGACTGGTTTAAGCATAAATAATGATTGAATCTGAGTACCTACCAGTGCAACGACCAAGCCTCAGCAGCAAAAGTCGCGATGAGCGAAGACTTGCACGTGCATTATATATTCTGACTAGCAAGAATAGTAAATGGTATGACGCTGCATTCGACGGCGAAATTCGTCTTCTACAGCCAGATTGGTTCAATAAAAACGCAAGTGCAGTTAGAGAAAATAAGCGTAAATTGTTGGAACTGGCAAGAAGTGGTAATAATAGGCCAAGTATCAGTTCAGTAAATGTTGAGGAAAAGAGATTAGCTGGAATACTTAATGATTATCTAAGAAAACGCAATGGACACAAATACGATTCTGCTTTTTGCGATGCGATTAAATCAGCTGCGCCACAGTGGTTCAAAGACACGGCGGCAGCTAACAAAGCCCAAATATTAGAATGGGCTGCTACTGGCAAGAAAAGGCCGAGCGGAAAATCGCGAGATCCCGAGGAAAGACGACTAGGAAGTGCATTGGTGTGTTATTTTGCCGAAAAACGGCAACAGTATGATGCGATTTTCAAACAACAACTGATCGCTTTGCGTCCAGATTGGATAGAAAAGCGATCAGTATTAAAGAAAGAAAAACTCCTTGAATTAGCAAAAGCCGGAGCGACCAGACCAAACTCATGTTCTACTAATCGTGAGGTTGCACGTTTAGGCCAAGCATTAAATAGATATACTAATCCAAACAAACAATATGATGATGCGTTTACTAAGAAGATCTTTGCGATTCGACCAGAATGGAATACAGCCAAACTTATTGATGAAGCGTTATTAAACTGGGCTGAAAATGGTGGTAGAAGACCAAACAGGAGGTCTAAAAACGCAGAAGAGAGACGGCTTGGTAGAGCATTATCTAATCGTTTATCTTGTGGTGGCTCCGTAGCTGACAAGATTCGTTCAATTAGACCAGAATGGTTTATGAAAGATGCCGATAATAAAAGATTTAGATTACTGGAATTGGCAAGAAATGGTGCAAAACGCCCAAACTCATTTTCGGCGAACCAAGAAGAAAGTAAACTTGGCCAAGCATTGATTAGTTATACATCTCCATTTGGAAGAAAGAATTTAACTAATCAAAAGTTTTATGAGCAGATTCTCTCTATAAATTCAAATTGGTTTAAGAACACAATTAATATTCAAAAAGGTAAGCGGTCTATAGCTAGTTCATCGATCAATAAAGATAAACTGTTGAATATGGCTAGGAGCGGCAAAGATAAGCCTTCGAGATCGCAAAAATGTCCTGAATTACGTAAACTTAGCGCGTTATTATATTCATATACCAGTGGCTACTGCAAGCAATATGATGCGGCATTCGATAAGAAAATTTCAGAGCTCAGACCAGACTGGTTCCCTATACGCAAAAAAGGCCCTTTCGCAAATTAACATTTATATCATTTCGTGCTATGACCAGCTGCAAATTAACATCAACACAGTTTCACGTTATAACCAATCATGAATAAAACTATCACTGTCCGAGAGAGCATACTTGCCGGTGGCATCAAAATCAAGTCTATTGTGCCTGTCATTGTTGATAAGGAGGTTAATAAATCTACAATAGAACTTCTGGAATATCAGAGACGAATGCTCGATCACATCAAGAGCAATCGTTACACGATAACCGAATCGCCGACAGGCAGTGGTAAGACGGCCATAATGCTATGTTATGCTGCGTCTGTCAAACAATACAAGAAAGTTGTCATCATAACGCCGCAGCTTGGTATTAATTATAATTTCACAAAATATGTCAAGGACTGCGACTGGTGTGCTATCGAGAAAGATGGAATAGACAAAGACGCCAAAGAAATAGCAAGATATACAATAAAGAAGGGTTCGATTTATGAAAGTGATGCTCATAAATCGAAAGAGATGAAGGATTTTTTGAGATATAATAGTGCAATTATTCGCATCTCAAGTTATCGAGCATTTAAACTGGCTCTTAAAGACAAAACAATCGACTTATCTAATGTAGTCTTGCTTGTTGATGAAGTCCATCACAGTGATATGAAGGACGAAAACTCTCTTGGTTCTATTCTTAAAGATTGCGTTAGCAGGTGCTCTGAGGTTCATGCTTTCACGGCGACAGACTTCCGTAGTGACGGAGGGCAGCCGACGTCAGAGGAGTTTGTTAGATTTAGACGACTGTTGAAAGATCATCACCACGAGGGATGCTGCCCTGATTTCGGCGTATTTCTGCGATTTTATCATGCCGTTAATAGGGTAGATTTTGATCAATTGTCGAAGACCGATGATATATCTGATAAGCCAGAACTCCTGGACGCAATGAATTACCCAGAATTATTAAAAGCATACGTCGATGAATATAAAAAGAAACCGCTTCCGACAATCATGTATGTCGATAGTGCCAAGCAGGCATTTGCACTTAAGCTAATTCTACAAAACAAATGCAAGGATGCTAGAGTGCTCAATTTTGGATCAGACGACGGCGATATACTTATTTCAAACAGGAAGAAAGTACATTCCGATAGGCTCGCTGATCTGGCAAATTCTTCAAGAGGCTATGATATTATCATAGCCATCAAACTTTTTGATGAGGGTATGGATTGGGTCGAATGTGCCCAAACCTTCAACCCACGATTAACTGGTTCTCTACAGCGATTTGTACAGCGATGTATGGGACGTGCTTTACGATCAAAGAGAAATTGCCCAAACCATCCGTCGCCCAATCTATCTAGGGTCGTCATCTTTGAGGTTAGTCTTGATGACGAAGATCAGGATGTGGTCAAAAATGCCAATTTACAGGTTGCTATAAGAATTAAGGCTATCTGTAGTGGTCTAGATTTTACCGACACATTTATGTTAACGGTACCGCAGCGATATCGTGCAGTAGTTGACAAAGAAAGAGAACAATTCAGATTAAAGGTGAATATGTTGGAGAACAATGATGTTCTTCAACGAGTCTTGCGAGAATCAGCCTCTGGTGCATCTGCTGATGAGTTGATAAAATTATTCCACGATCTTCATGCCAAACGCGGTATCGAGGTAAGCCCCATTTTAGCTATCAGCATATTGATGCAGAATGAAGTCATCCCCAAGAATGATCGTAAGGCGCTTGAAGATATTATTCGTAAACGCGATCGGCGACTTAGTAAGATGTCTTTCAGTGAGTTTATGAATGATCCGGAGATCAAAGAGGAAATCAAAAAACTGAAAGTGATTGGTATCACAGATATTTTTGGGATCATCAACGGAATGAGTAATTTCGATGAAGTCGAGAAGTTATTATTTAAATTCAACGCAAATTCAGCAAGAGAAAACAAAAGAAAACTTATTGCATTGGCGAAAAGTGGAGGAAAAAGGCCGAATAACAGTAGTAGAGATCGCACCGAAGAACGTCTCGGTAGAGCGTTGTGCAATTATACTAACAAAAATAGTTGTTCACATGATTCTGATTTTGATACCAAGATTCGTTCTATTAGTCCGAGATGGTTCGAGAAAACTTCGAAACTAAAAAAGAATATGTTAATGTTGTTAGCAGAAGCTGGTGAAAAACGCCCAAACCAGCACGCAAAAGATTTGGAAGAAAGAAAATTGGGAGTTGCATTAACCAATTATACTACAGTTGATGGTACTTACGATCCTGTTTTTGATACCAAAATACGTTCCATTCGACCAGACTGGTTTGAAGATACCACTAATACAAATAAAACGAAATTAATAGAATTAGCAAACATGATCGGAATCAAACGCCCAAACCAGCACGCAAAAGATCTGGAAGAGAGGAAATTGGGAGTCACACTAACGGATTACACTACCAAAAGTAGTGATACTTACGATCCTGTTTTTGATACCAAAATACGTTCCATTCGACCAGACTGGTTTGAAGATACAACAATACTAAAAAAGAATATGTTAATGTTGTTAGCAGAAGCTGGTGAAAAACGCCCAAACCAGCACGCAAAAGATTTGGAAGAAAGAAAATTGGGAGTTGCATTAACCAATTATACTATACAAAAAATTGGAAAAATTGGAAGTTACGATCACGTTTTTGACAAACAAATCCGAGAGTTTCGTCCAGATTGGTTCGAAAATACAGCAGACATAAAAAAAGCCAAATTACTAGAATTGGCAAAGAGCGGAGCCAAAAAACCAAAACAGAGTTCGAAAAATCTAGAGGAAAAAAGCCTTGGGAGTGCTCTTAGCCAATATATTAATCGCCCCAGTGGATTGTACGATTCGGCTTTTGATAGGCAGATCCGATTTCTTCGTCCAGATTGGTTTACACGCAGTAAGAAGCCACAGCGTGGCAAGTATGCCGGTAAAAATGAATATCGCGAGTTCTTAGTTAAAGCTCTGAATTATTATGGCTTCACCGAATTCTACGATAATGAATTCTGGACTCTTGGTGGTTGTGAATGGTATGAACTTAAGCATCTTGTTAATGCTGGCATTAAATTTGGGCGTGATGCTTATCATAATGTTGACAGAGGTGTAATCGACAAGGCACCAGAAGGAGTTTGTGCTCATCCGAACCGCGAGTTCTTATCTATCCAAGATTTATGGAGTAAATGGAAAAACCCACGCGTTATTAGCTATGACGCGACAATCGGTATGGTTAAATCTCGCACTGGATATTGGCAGGAATTGTGTTATCTTGCTATTACCGCTGCCAAGAAGTCTGGATGTGTCTTGTTTTTTTGGAATTTTATGGAAGGCTACACAATACACACTAGATATGATCCGATCAAAAGGGGTGTTTATCATCAATGGCTACAGTTACTAGACGGATTTGCTGAATCAGAAGGATTGGAGGCTGATTTCTATGGAGAAGGGCAGATTACTAAGCGACCAACATCAAAGACACCAATGCTTGCTGGATGTTGCAAACTAACTAGAATCGACTCGGTACTGAAAGTTGGATGATAATGTCTGAATATCTTCCAATAAAGCGGCCAAGCATTACTAGCAAGAATCGCGAGGAACGAAAACTTGCACGGTTGCTTCGGAACTATACCTATAAATTTAGTGGAAGTTATGATTCAGAATTCAATGCTGAGATTCGTGTCTTGCAACCTGGTTGGTTTACCACTATAATACCAACACCTATTGAAAATAAGAAAAAGTTGATGGAACTTGCTGGTAGTGGAGCTAAAAGGCCAAGTAGCTCATCTAAGAACCGTGAAGAAAAAAGATTGGCTGTAGCATTAAAGGGATATACCGACAAGCATCGATCCGGTGATCAAGATTTTTGTGTACGAATTCGAGCACTTCGCCCTGATTGGTTTGATCGATCTGCTATAAACAAAAATAAAATATTAGAGCTTGCGAAGACTGGAAAACCGAGACCTGGGGTAGGATTACATTCTGATATACTAGAGAGAAGATTGTACGATAGATTTATCGATTATACAGTAAAAGGTGGAACTGGGTATGATCTTGATTTTACTAAGCGACTCCAGCTTATACGGCCAGATTGGTTTGAAGACAAGGTAGCCTTACGTAAGGATGTTCTACTTAAACTCGCTGCTAGCGGTGCCAAGAAACCGGATCGATATTCTAAAGATCTAGAAGAAAAGAAGTTAAGTTATTTGCTTGGTGCTCTTACTCAGAATGGTAAGCGGTATGATCGTGATTTCTCGAGGCGTATTCACATCTTGCGTCCAGATTGGTTCGAGGTCCTTAAAGACATCAGGAAATTGAAATTGTTAGAATTGGCTAAGAGTGGAGCCGATAAGCCAAGATATATAACAGATGATATGGAAGAGAAGAGGATGTTGATCACTTTTTATTATTGCACAAACAAGCGTAGCAAGATTTATGACTTTAATTTTGATAAACAGTTGCGTGTTATTCGACCAGATTGGTTTGCGAACGCAATTGAGAGAAATAAAGCAAATTTGATAACATTAGCGAAGAGCGGGGCTAAAAGACCTACCAGACGCTCTGGAAAACTAGGCTCAGCGTTGTGCTATTATATCGACAAGAATCACGCTAGATATGATCCAGATTTTGATAAACAAATTCATACAATCAGGCCAGAATGGTTCATATCAACAAGTACTGCTGTTAAAGCGAAATTATTTGATATGGCTATTTGTGGATCAAATCGACCAAACAAAAGATCGGTAAATCAGGCTGAGAAAAAGCTTGGGCATGCGTTGGCGTATTACACTTGCGGCAGACATTTTGATCCTGACTTCACTAAACAGATTCGTGTTATTCGCCCAGACTGGTTCCAAAGCTAATATCGAGAGATATGATGATATCAGAATATTTACCAGTAAAAAAACCAAATAGAAAAAGTAATAATCGCGATGAGCGAAAACTTGCACAGGCGTTACATAATTATACTCATAGAGGTAGCTCATATGATGCCGAATTTGATGTTGAGATTCGTACCATACAGCCTGGTTGGTTTACAGACTGGAAAGAGCGGAAGAGTTTACAGAGTAGTAGGCATGAACGCAGTAGTCGGCGTGAGAGATTATTGGCACTAGCTGCTGCTGGGGCACCGAGACCAAGCAGCACTTCTAATGATATCATTGAACGCAGGCTTGGGCAGTCATTCAATAACTATGTAAATAATGGCCCAGGCCGAGACGAACAGTTTGCCAATAAAATTCGTAAACTTGCTCCTGGGTGGTTTAAAGATTCTGTATTAATCAAAAAACACAAGTTAATAGAATTGGCGAAAAGTGGTAAACCAAGGCCGAAACAAAAACGTGCCAGCCATGACGAGTCTGTTTTGGCTAGCGCTCTTTGTCTATATTGCAGCAAGAATTCTAAAAGCAATTATGATCCTGTTTTCAAAGCAGAAATTAGTAGTCTTGCTCCGAGTTGGTTTTCCAAGCGAATAACGCCAGATGAATATAAGGTACAACTTTTACAATTAGCGGAAAGTGGTGCAGATAAACCAATTCCGTCGACAAACAAAAAACTTAGTCATGAACTTCATAAATTTACAAATCACAAAAGCGAGCATTATGATGCTGTTTTTATAGATAAACTTAGAAAAATATCGCCATTGTGGCTCGAAACCAAAGATGAAAAGCAAAGAAAGATAAAAGATAAGCTATTAGAGATGGTTAGAGCTGGTGTTGATAGGCCAAATGTGACAGCGAAAGATCCAATAGAATATCGACTATATTGGAGTTTGAGGAGATTCACCGACAGCAAAAGCCCACAATATGACGCCGAATTCACAGAAGGAGTTCGCGATTGGTTTTGGTATCGCGAGTTAGGGATTAATAATAGACCAGACCATTATAAGGGTCTAAATAAATATCGAGATTATTTATTGGAAGTACTACGATATTATGATTTAACGAGATTTTCCGCTAATCGTGAATTTTGGACTCTTGGTGGTAGAGAATGGCACGAGCACAAGCATCTTATCGACGGTGGCATAAAATTCGGACCTAATTCATATAATAATGTTGATCGTAGTGTGCTCAATAAGCCTATTCCTAGTGGTGCTCATGCCTATCCTGATACAGAATTCCTACATATACAACAATTATGGCACAAACCGTCAGTAATATCATACGATTCAATTATTTGTTTGGCTGATTCTAACACCAGATTTTGGCAAGATTTATGCATACTTGTAATAGATGCAGCAGGTCGTTCTGGCCAGGTATTGTTTGTTTGGAATTTTATAATAGCACCTAATAGTATCTTGGAGAACGAGACATATAAACGCTGGATGCAACTCTTGATTAGTACCGCTGAATCTAGTGGATTAAATGCTGAATTTTACGACGAAGTCGTAAGAAAACCACAAAAAATACGTAAATCACTAACAAAGATGTTCACTGGATGTTGTAGACTATCAATTAAGACAGTCACAACGGAAAAGCAAAAACAGAAAGCTAGAGAGAAGCTGCTCAATCAAATCTGCGAAGTCCTAACTAAATATCCCACACTCAATATTGATGGCTTCGGTGACGAACGCACAAAAAATGACACTGATATGTTAATTAATAGTGCAGACGACATAAAATTCATTGCAAAATTGCTTGCTGATGTACGCAAAACACACAAAATTAACAGTTTTTGTGAGCCGAGTCTCGCTTTGAAAAGTCTTGTCGAACCATATTCACCCAATAAGTCAATCTCACACGGTGCATTTATAATTGGTGCGATGGTGGCAGGATTTAATGCAAGAATATTTAATAATGGACCGAGCGCACAATTTGATTTCTCACCAAAGGCACTACGTGGCAAGATATCGGCAATGCAGGAAAATTGGTTATATACCAATAATATTAATAAAATGCAAGCGTTGTCACTAGTGGGGCCATACAATGGTGTAACGAAATAATTTCCTGTTCGATGGATCGATACAATAAGGTCGCTAATTAAATGTGCTACTGTGTCGTGCTATAATCGGCCAGCTTCTCAATAACTCGAAAGGATAATTATGAATAGCGATAGTCCATATATCAACACTGGTGCTATGGCTTTGGCTGATGGTAGGGCGCGTCTTATTGATCCGAATAGTACACCAACTCGACCGAACTTGTTGCATGCCGCTTTGAACATATTACAAAACGGTACACCAGAGCTAATTGCTGCCGTCGATGAAGGCCGTATGTCTCCGACGCGTGCATCGCGGATTGCAAATCTTGATGCCGAGACGCAAATCGAAGAAGCTAACGCAGCTTTTTTTGAACACAACAGGTTTCGATCAAGATTACACGGTAAAGGATCAACCACATCATCTGAGGTTGATATCGATACGCCAATTGACACTAATTGGAAAAAATCGCAAAATTATGCGATGCAGGCGGCACGATGTGCTATAACACAACTGGAGCCAATACCAAGGAATAATAAGTTTAGGAATGAAGCATTTGACATTGTTGTCAAATGGATTAACAATAACCGGAAGGATAGAAAATGAAACCGAAGTCATTATCGCCGAAACTCGCTGCAACCAAAGATTACGGTCTCTTTGAATTATCGAAATTCAACAGAGACGTTACGAAAATTAACAAGCTCATGGCATCGATGCGTGAGCATGGGTATATCCCAGCATACCCATTACATGTCACAAAGAATTCACATGGCAAGCTTGAGATCAAAGCCGGACACCATCGGCTTACTGCCGCTAAGGAATTGGGTATACCAGTCTTTTATATTATCTGTAATGATAATGCAACAATTCATGAATTGGAAGGTGCAACTCGCCCGTGGTCTACGAGGGACTATTTGGAGTCATATTGCCGTCTAGGCGACAAACAAAGTGCGCAATATCAGATTGCCGCCGATTATGTTACCCACACCGGAGTTACTATAAGTTGTGCGGTATCAATCTTGACCGGCAAGTCTGACATGTCAGAATTCAAGAGGGGTGACTTCACTGTTACCAAAATGAAGTATGCCCAGCAAATCGCTGATATTATCAAACGATGCAAAGCTGCCGGGTTCGATCATGCATCGAACACCCTTTTCGTCACTGCGATTCGCATGTTGCTGTTGGTTGATGAATTCGATATCAACCAATTCTTCCATCGTTTCGAAGTAAATCGCGCAATGCGTGATTTGAAGCCGAATATCGATGGCTTTTTAAACATGATTGAATCGATTTACAATAAGAAGAGTAGTAGCCGATTGCCATTGGCGTTCATGGCTCAAGAATGTGCAAGGATTGCAAAGACCAGTAAGAATCCGAAGAAGCCAAAAAACGACGAATGAGCATCTATGTATTTCAGTAACATAAACCGAAGGTAAATCATTATACAAGGAGTATGCTATGAAGGGTTGTATGTATGTTGCGTTGGGGCTATTGGGTGTAGCGCTGTTGTTCGTTGTTATTGGTGGTTTGTCTTGGTGGGGTACTTATAGCAGTCTTAATACCGGATTCTATACGGTCCAGGAGAAAGCCGCCGATGTTGGATCGACGCTCCAACGTCGATATGATCTGATTCCGAACCTCGTCAGTGCCGTGAAGGGCTATGCGAAACACGAGAACAGTGTTTTCAAAGACGTGACAGAAGCACGTGCCAAGGTGGGCCAGGTTAACATCAATACTGCTACGACTAGTCCAGAGCAAATGAAGAAATTCGCTGCCGCTCAGGGTGAAATGTCGTCGGCGTTATCGCGATTGCTTCTTGTCCAGGAAAAATATCCTGATTTGAAGGCCAATCAGAATTTCCTTGATTTGCAATCGCAGTTAGAAGGCACTGAGAATCGGATTAACGAGGCTCGTCATCGTTACAACAAAGCCGTCAAGGACTATAATATTACTTGTGGTGGTTTGTTCAGTCAAATTGTAGCTAATGTTCATGGTTTCAAGAAGGCTGAGAATTTCGAAGCCGCCGAAGCAGCCAAAACAGCACCCAAAGTGGAGTTCTAGTAGTAAATGAAACGTCATGCCCAGTGTGGTTTTACGTTAGTCGAGTTGCTTACCGCTGTTGCGATTATACTAATATTGTTTACATGGTTAGCAACAACCACAACATCATGTAGGGCTGCTACTGCACCAGTGCTGCGTGGTCCAGTCAATGATGACGCCAAGATTCTCACTTCTGCTCAAGTAGAGAGTTTAAAAAGTACTCTGCTGGGCCAGGAGAAAGAAACTGGCAACCAGATAGTTATTCTTACTATTCCAACTCTTGATGGTAGGGACATTGGACAATTTGCCCTTGAAACAGCCATTAGTTGGAAATTGGGCAAGAACGGTAAAGATAACGGCGTATTATTCGTCGCTGCTGTCAAAGAGCATAAGACATGGTTATCTGTTGGTCGCGGATTAGAAGGAATGTTAACTGATGCTGTATGTCGCCGTATTCTCGATCAGCAAGTAAAACCACAATTCAGGGCTGGTGATTACTACGCTGGCATCCAGGCAGCGGTAGCATCAATTGATGCAAAAATTCACGGTAAAGTGGAGCCAGCGCCAGTAGCGCCAAAAGCAGCGGCTACCACTTTTTGGCATACGACAGTTGGTATAATAATCATTGTGATTCTTGTTATAGTTCTGATCATTATATTGGTTGCTCTCGGCGGCGGTGGGTGTGGTGGAGGCTTTGGTAGTTCTGGTGGCTCTAGTTCGAGTAGTTGGGGTGGCGGTGGAGGTGGAGGTTATTCTGGTGGTGGTGGCGATTTCGGTGGTGGTGGGGCAGGCGGTGGTTGGTAACTTACAACATAAGGGAAACATTATGGACAGAGTTCAGATTTTGCAAGTTGGAACTGGCGTTGATATCCAGTATCTGAATAAGTGGTATTGTTCCAATAAATCTGGTAGTGAACAGTTATTTTTGCAGAAAAATGGCAGCTGGGGTCGTGGTAAATTCTACTTCGACTCGAAACCAGAGATTCAAAGACTATTGGACTATCATCATCCATCTGCAATTGTCAATCAAGACTCAGATTTTGAGAGTTCCAAAGATGACGACGACAATTCTTCATCATTTGGATCGGTGTTTGGAAGCGGCAGCAGCGACGACAGTAGTGACAGTAGCAGCAGCGACGACAGCAGCGATTATAGCGGTGGTGGCGATTTTGGCGGTGGTGGTGCCGGTGGAGACTGGTAGTGTTCATTCCTCAATATAGAACAGTCTGTTCTGATATAAACGTCACAAAATGGGACAATCTTGTTGACGAACCGCTAGATACACCAGAAGAAGCCTATGCAAAGATATGCCAATATATCCATTGCATTCCAAATCGTATAGGGTACATAGATGCACCTGAATGTGGAAATATACGCACAAATCTGTGTCATGGCGGAGTGTCGCTGTTTGAAGATCCACGATGGCCACGCCATCAATATTGCATAGTTGAAGTTGTGACGCCACCAGAAACGAGCAATGATATACGTGCGATTTACTTAGATGACTGACACACCAAAACAAGAAGCATCACTGCCAGAAGCACCAACACCAATAAAAGATGGTTGGTTTGAAGAACAAGAAGATGGAACTTTAGACTATATTGCAGTCTTAGAAAACGGTGAGATTTGGCGGTGTAAAAATGCATATCTGGCTAGTATTAGCTTTCCAGGGCTAGAAACATCAGCAAGCGATGAAATCACAATATCATACTGCGAAAATAAAAGAGCATATTAACGCAATCTGCACAAAGTATCCAGACCTGAGTACCGGTGGATTTTGTGCGACACCAGAGACTATTGGTACTGGTTACGACGCTTTACTAGATGACGCGGAAAATATAGCGTTTGTCGCCGAATGGTTGTCTAGTGTCGATAAGATAAAGAAGATAACGAAGAGATGTGGTAATAGTCGCAGGTTAAGGCATTCAGTCGAACCATTTACACCGCACAAATCTCTCAACCACGGTTCGTTCATAATCGGGGCAATAATCGCCGGTTTCGATTTCAAAAGAACACACGACGGCACTGGAACTGATGCTTATTTTAACATATCTGCTAATTCACTACAGAGAAAAATGGGTAAGAAACTATCTATAGAGAGTGGCCATACCTGCCATTCGACATACGCAGGGATATAATGACGGAAGAAGAATGTGAATCACTCATGATGTGTATTAGGCACGCTATCCATGCTATGGACGATGCTGCAGAAGAAGTTAAAGGCATCAAAGGAACAAAGCTGAAACTGTGGGCCAATAATCTTAAGGGATATCTGCCCGAAGAATTGAAAAAGTACGAAGATAGTTTGAAACGGATATAATTGACTAGTATGTGTCTCTGTGTTATAATGGAGACGTATTTAATATCTCTGCCGCTAATTGGTAAATCTTGCTATCATTTTAATAGGAGCTTCTATTATGGGTGGAGCGCGTGAGACTACAGTATCGTCTAAGGCCATCGGGCCAGATAAAAGAAAAAAGACGATCGGTGACATTCGAATTCATGAGTCAAATGGCGAAGTCCATTTTCACTCAGATACTTCAAAATTGAAGGTTGCGATTCCAAGTGGCATTTGGTTTCGTGACTGGGCAAATTTCATCGATCACGGCGGCTCATATTCGTTCGTCGATCATGAACGCAGTACAAAGTTAACGATTGCGTTCACATGCTACGATGGTGTCACTGATGCATGCATTTCGGTTGATAAAATCGAAATGGGTGATGCTTTCAAATCACTTCAAGAATTCACCTTTGGGAAGAAAAATGGCTAGTATATGGCAAGAGATCCATTGCACTATTAGTGGCGGTGGATGTGGTGGCTTCGTTCTTGTCAAACTCGATGATTCGATAAATCGAGTTGTCACTCTTGTTTGTCCAAAGTGCAAGCACGAACATCAAAGAGTCGTCAGAGATGGCCAGATTGTTGAAAGTGGCCGTTTTAATAAAAGGCCAGAAGAAGAGTTGTGCCCGACTATCGCGGCGTGGTCGAAAACTCCTCGCACACGATGTATGCAGAAAATTGTTGAAGAGGGCAATTTCAGGAAAGAGCGTGATGGTGTGATTATCGGAAGTGACAAAGATTTTTGTGCGCCTCCGTACGATTTAACCGAAACAATTTTACGTGAGTCTTGGACAGATCGACATTTAGGGAAAGTTGGAACATAACTATGGTTGATTTTGTTGAATTTCCAGTCATTGATGGCGGTCGCTTGATGGAACAAGTCCCAATTCCAAAGCAACTACGTGTATTTGATGGAGTTGTTCCGCCACCGAATCACGGCATCTTCCAGATCATGAACCCAAAGGATGGCGATAAGAGAGTCGTCTGGGATTCAAATAGCTTGGCTGAAATTCAAGCAGCTAAGCAGATGTTCGACGATTTGAAGAAGCATCTAACACCATATCGCGTTGGGGCTAATGGTAAAGCGAGTTCGAAGCAGATGGATGAGTTTGATCCACTCGCCGAACAAGTCATATTTCTACCGATCAAAATGGTCCAGGGAGGTTAATATGCACTATAGTCCAACGAGTACTGGTTATTACAAGCCAAATGCCAATAGCAATATTTATATGAAGATGGTTGACTGCACAACTGTGGCTACTCCATATTATTATAATTACAAGCCAACTCATTCTTCCAGCTATGATTCGTGGGTGCAAGAGTATGATTTACAGCCAGCGACTGCGGGTTACCAATTTTGGAACTCAGATGGCAATAATTATATTGTTACCAGCAAATATATAAGAATTGGTAACTACGCCTGTGGTGATTGGTCGGCAGTAGCGGCTGCGCCAATCCCTCTTAGTGATCGATTTCGCCAGATCATCCAATCTCGTCAATGTCCATTATTTATATCATCACGTACACCTGTCAGAGCAGCATCAGAAGAGCGTGAATTGCGTGCTCGGCAAACTCTTCGGCGAGTACTTGGTGATGACGGATTCAAAAGATTTCTGCGTAATGGGTTTGTATCTGTTCGCAGCAATTCGGGAAAAGTTTACCAGATTTATCCCGGCCACGGTATGACTATCGTGTATGACCATGGCGTTCCAATTGAGAAATTGTGTGTTGTGCTGCGTGGTGATTTTACACCAACTGACAGTCTGCTCACTAGATATATCATGATTCTGCACGACGAGAATCATTTTAGGTCGTACGCCAATGTTTTTGCAGCACCAATAAAAACATCTCGGCAATCTATTATCGATACAAGATCTCTTCCACAAATACTGCAGGCGTTAAAGACCGCTGCATAATTCTGTATTTTAAGCTGGTATGGGATCAATATTATACCAACTCGAAAAGTATAAGCCAAAATCGATAGAATCAGCCAAAAACGAGATCGTTGTTGGCGATGATCCGGTCAAAAAGGCAGCTGATGACGATTTATGGCAATTAGCATGCAATATACTCTATCCCGAAGTATCGCGGTCTAACGTCGATATATGGGAATCTGAGGTAAAACGGGTAGTTTTTCTATTATCCGATATGCCGAAAAGTGAGTTGGCTGGCGTTCTATTTTCGAGAGAAATCCAGGGAATTTACCATTGCTATTATTACCATCAAAAGCAGGTAGTCGGCGAAGGCACCACAGATGCTTTCTTTATGTCTTTCTTGCGTCGAATTGACCCAGTAGAATATCAAGCGATATTTGAAAAAGCAGCAGACGAGACATCAAAGAAGCTAGCTATGGTGCGTATTGCACTTGCGACATCTGGCGGCAGTAGTCTTGATATTGTCTCTGGGTGTGATACACATTCTGGCGAACATTGTACAGGATATACAGTACATCAACATACTAAGAAGATCGATGTTCTTCCGTTAGAATTTAGACAACCTGCCTTTGAGTATTTAGGTATTAATAGCATCGCCGCAGCAGCCAATCTTCAAGAGATACTCACAAGACACGCAACAATAGATCAAATAATTATTGGTCGAATGGGCTATCTGATGTTCTGGAATTGGAATAATCGCGGTACTAAGTCTAACATACCATTATTAGCAGCACCGCGAAAGGCACTTAAATAGAAAGAATAAAATGAGTGCAAAAAACGAAAGAGAATATAATAGAAGAACGAAATTGATGAATGAATATAGAAAATTACTGACAGTCCTCCTATGCGACGATGTTAGACATCTCGACTTTATTGTCGAAGCAGTTAGAAAGAGACTTTCTGAACTTGACGAATCATTGTGCGGAGAATAGAAAATGGCTAAAACTTTGTTTATTCAGCTTCGTAGTGCCGATGACAAAGATGTTGAGGGTGCTGCTTCAATCTACAATGGCAAGGAAGAGTTACCACCTGGTCAATGGTCGGTGATGACGTCCGAATCGACAGAATCGACAATAATGGAACAAGAAGATATGCCAGAACATTGGCAAAAGCAAATCAAAATGTGGGGTGAATGGGCCGATAGAAATTTGCCGATTGGCGGGTAAGATGTCAAAGAAAAAACAAGATCGTCCATATCGAGCTACGACTGATGAGATGAGTGATCTCAACATTCATAGGCACACAAAGAAAAGTCAGAAAGAAATCAGTCAAGTCATATGCCCAGATTGTGGTGCCTGGCTTGAGATTGTAAGCTCAGAGCCGCTTCCAGATGATATAAAAATTCAATTCGTTAAACACAAAATCTAATATGGCTGATTTTTGCAATCATTGCACTACTAAACTATTTGGTCCTGGTACTCCGGCTGACATCGATGTTTTCAAGATTTTTGAAGCATTAAAACCAGACTATTATCAATCTGGTTTTATCTGTGAGGGCTGCGCACTCGCTGCTATCATGAAGACTGCAGATGGTAAGCTAAAGGTGGGCTATTATTATTTTGGCAACGAACCTCATAAAGAGATTGAATGGGTTGATTATGAGAGCAAGCCTGTGTGATATGGTGAACGGTACATATGTAGATTAATTGGTTGCAGCACCGATTATCTCTTGTTCAGAAACACGTGTCATAGTCGCAGGCCAGCGATACAAAGCTTCAATATCTGAGTGGCTTTGATTAGATTTACCACGTACCGATATGCAACCAACAGTCTGTGCAATGCTTAGCATCAAAGGAATATCTTTTGCTCCGACTGCCATTAGAAAATATTCTCTTGGCTTTTTGTCAAAGTATAACATTGCCTTTTGTAGCTCTTGATTAGATAATTCACGCCAAGCAGTGCGGTCTAAGAAACGTGAATTCAGATTTTGTTTTATTCTAGTCGGCTCAACACCTTTGAATGTGAATAATGCCTTTGGGTGATCGCCATAGCACCACGTCTCGAACGCATCGCTGAATTTTACAGCATCTTCAATTGATAAGAATACGAAACCTGGAATACGCCTTACCGATTTTGAATCATCGAACATCCACTTGTAATACTGCATATTAATGCCCAACGGGAAGTATAGCCTCTTTATAACCGTCGCCCGACATCGGCTTTCCAGTCCCCCATCGGTAGGGTTTTGTCTCTGGACCGACTGATTTGGCGGCATTACACTTCTTCCCC